TGAAACCCATAGGGTAAAGAACCCCACCATCCCACCACCCCCAAGCCCCCTACCTCCCTCTCTCCCCCATGAAAAACATGTGTTTTTCCAGGAGACAAAAGGAGAATAAGACGCTTGAGAGCAGTGGACAAGTGGGGGAGAAAATACATAAATACTTTAATATTTTCGCCCAGCTCTAAGATAATAATGATTAACGTGGACAGTTATTCTTTGAGACAGGCTCCATCGTAGAATATGAATACCATATTCTATAACGATTATCTTAGAAGATTGTATCTTTTTGTTATGTAGCTTGTAAAAAGTTACAAAAGTATTATATGGGCAGAATAATAGAAGATACCCTACCCATATATGAGATATACAATTACTGAAATTGTTAGTATTGTAATAATTTACAACAAAACTTATTTAGCGGCTAGAGTTCTTAAATTAGATGATAGTTTATCTTGAGCAGACATACCACCACCGAATGCAGAAATCATACCACCAATCTTAGATAATAGGTTTTGGTTGTTTTGTCCTAAGAGACCTTGGACGGATTGTAAGATATTACCGATATCACCAGCTGGGTTTATTGCTGCTTGAGATCCTGCCGGAGCTGTTTGTGCATTACCTCCTGCAGTGTTAGTAGCAATTTGTCCAAGCAAGGAAATGATAGCTTGTAATAACTGCATGATTTGTTCTGGTGTTAGACTACCAGTAGATGGTGCTTGTGTTACATTGATATTAGCTGTATCTCCTGCAGATTGAGATGCTTGTTTTTGTGTATAGTATGAAGACACACCAGATAATACAGCATCCCAAATACCAGAGCCTTTACCAAATTTAGATTTCTTTTGCTGTTTAGCATAAGCAGCAGCTGCTTTAACTGCAGCGTTACCTTCAATCTTAATTTGTTTAGATTTACTGATGCCTTTAGCCCTACCGTACTTACCAGCACCATAATCTAGTGAGGAGTCTCTAAGAATATCTGCTTGAGATCTTGTAGCACTACCTGTAGCAACAGCACCTTGTCCATCACCACCGGTAGCGATATAACCATTAATATTCTCAGCACCGAAGTCATTAGCTATATCACCTTTAACGATAAGATTTTTACTGGAAGAGTTACCCCAATATCCACCTTTACCGTCAGCGATAACTACATGGTCAGCTTCAGCATCGCTAGTCAAAGTATTTATTAATGCTACGTCACCTTCATTACCACCAGCAGACGCAGGTTTAAATGAGTAAGGCTTGTTTTGTTTAGCCTCTTCTTCTGCAGTCGGAACGTACATATTGATTTGTTTTACACCAGCTTGCTCTAGGTATTTATTAACGAATGTACTACAACCGTTATTACCATACCCTTGGCTATTAACCATAGAGTCAGCCCAGTTAGAAGCTGCTTTAGTGTTACCACCACCAACAACTCCGCCGAATGCACCACCTCCACCGCCACTAGGAGAACCGAAGAATGCATTGTAAGCTTGAGTAATCTTATCACCAGCATCACCAAAGATAGCTTTCATTAATAGATTACTTTGTCCACCAGTGGCACCTGCTCCACCAGCAGCTCCGCCGATAACACCACTAGAGGAAAGGTTACCATTAGAACCAGCTATTGCACCATCGTTAGCATAAGCTTCTTCAGCCCAGTCTAGACGACTTTGTATTGCTTCTTTACTATCAGAAGATATTTCATATTCTTTATGGAATAAGTATGCTGCATCGGATGCACTAGCACAATCATTCAAGCTAGTAGTAATACCCATTTTATTACATTCTTGAGCAATGTAAGAGCACTGTACGCCTGGGTCAGATGAGGATTTACCATTAGATTTAGCGAAATCAGCCAATCCTTGTTGGCGACCAGCATCTGTCCATTGGCATAACCCATAACCTGTAGCACCATCTACAGTGATTTCTGGAGCATGGCTACCACCCTCAACAATATCAGGATATAATTTAGATTCTTGCATCATGTTACCAAGGATACCACAAGCAGCAACCTTATTAAATCCTAATTGTGTAAGCATTTGAAGAATTTGTGGACCAGCGCCACCATCACCTCTACCGAACTTACCATGGCCCCAATGAGGAATGAATGTTCTGCTTCTACCGTATTTACCACGACCTAGACGACGAAGAGTATTCTTAGAACGTCCACGTTTACTAATACCAATAGCTGTATCAGTATTATTTAATACACTACCAATAGGGTATCTGTAATTATCACCAGGTTCTTCAGGGTCTTGGATAGTTACAGTTTTAGAACTAGCATCATAACCTGTAGCTGTTACATAGTGAGGGTTAGGACCAAATGGATGATCTGAAGATAATTTACCATTACGGCTTTTACCAGACAATACTACAGAACCACCACTCATTAAGCTATCAGCTACATTGGATTTAGACAAGTTATCTGCATCCATACCTTGGGATTTAGCATATGATTTAAAGAACCCTGGTTTAGTACCATCATTAGTTTCTTTATAACCATTCTTAGCAGCATAGTTTACTGCAGATACAGGGTCAGCACCACCCATACCGTGTTTTGCTGCTATAATAGCATTTACACCAGCTATTGGACCACAACCAGAATCTCCAATTGTTTGTCCAGTAGACTCAGTAGAGTTTTGATATGGTAAGTTAGCAAACATTGGATCGTTTTGTTTAAAGAAAGTACCACGACCATATTTGCTTTGACCAGTTTTAGATGCTTGGTTACCACCTACACGGTCTGCTATACCTTGGCCAATAGACATTAGACCATTCTTAGCCCAAGTCAAGTTATTAGATATACCATTTTTTACATAGGTATACTCATTAGAAACTTTATCAGCTATAGTACTAGCACCAGTTTTCAAGAACGTCCAAGCATCGCCAGCAGCTTGAGTTACTTTACCAGGAATAGCACCAATATCAATACCTTTGGATTTAAGCCATTGGTTTGCACCTTGTACCATATCTCCTAAGAATCCTGTAACTTTACCGACAGTGTCTTTTACTGTAGTACCGACAGCTTTCATACCGTTAACTATTAATTCACCAGCTTTACCAAACATGGTTAAGATTGGTTGAGCTTTAGCCGATAACCATTCGACGCCAGTCATAGCTTTACCACCAATGTATAATAGCTCATTACCTATAGCGTTAGTTGCTGAAGATGCTACATCTTTAGCTTTATTCCATACATATTGAGCTTCATTGGATGCTTTACCAGCAAGATTAGCAGCTACACTTTTAACTGTTTCTTTAGCACTATCGATTTTATCGCTAACCCAGTCTTTGACATCTTTAGCAGTCTCTTTAGCTTTATCCCATAATCCTTTAGCAAAGATATCATTGTATTCTTTAGCTGTAGAGATTTTAGATGGAGCACCTTTAGGGTGAGTATCAGGATTATCATTGTATTCTTGAATACGACGTTTAATATCTTCACGGAATGGTGTCATATCATAGAATATACCAGCCAATACGTTAAAGATATCTTGTTCGTCAATCAAGTTAAGACAAATATTACTGATAGTACGAGAAGCACCAGCTATAACTTTAACGCCAGTATCCACATTAGCATCATATGCAATATCAGCAATATTATACCAATCCCATACACCACCAACTATACCAGAGATAACGTCATAAGCTACCCATACAGCACCGACACCTGCACCGACAGCTAATGCTTTAGACGCTAACTTAGCAATACCAGCGGCAGCACGTTTAATCAAAGTACCAGCTACACGTTTACCGGCTTCACCTGCCATCTTAGCTATACGACCAGCAACTTCTTTATTAGGCATAACACTACCAATCTTATTAAGCATGGAAGTTACACCGTTAGAAACCCAGCTGAATATCTTACCAGCAATACCTTTAGTGGATTCGGCAGTTTTACTCATCTTATTTGCAATTTGAGTTAATTTGGATTCATTCTTAACAGCAGCTTTACCTGCATCAGTAACAGCTCCACCACCAGCTTCAGCTGCAGTAGAACCACCGCCTGTAGCTTTATCCCATACAGCACCAACAGCTTTATCGGTAAGATACCATTGTCCAGCATCCATTGCTATATCAGTTACACCATAACCGCCTTTATCGTCAGAATCGACGTTTTGAGTGGCTTGCTGTACTTCCTCACTGGAAGCATCGTAATTTGCTCCTACAGGAATATCACCGTTCCCAGTTACATCGTAACCGGCCATATTAGGATCCATAGTTTCTGGTTCAGCAGCACTTGCTGTCATAGAATCAAGAGCATAATCTAAACCAACAGTAGCAGCAATAGATGCAGCAAGTTTAGTTTTAGGTCCACCAAATTTACTAAAGAATCCACCTAGTTTACCTTTAAGACCACCAGGTTTCTTTCCTGGAACTTTCTTATCAGGTTTACCATAACCACCACCAGGAGATATATCACCACTAAGGCCCATATTCTTAGCCATTTGAGAATAGTTAGGTCCACCTTTACCGCCAGTAGCAGCCATAAGTTCCATAGCAGCCGCTGCACGATTCATAGCATTAGCAGCAATAGCCATCTCAGTTTCAGTCTTCTTAGAAGAACCTCTAAACCAAGTGAATAGCCCTTTACCCATAGAGAATATAGTCTTGCCTACATTAACTAGAGGCCATACCGCTTTAGCCATAAGACCACCAACAGCAACTGTACCTATTAATTTAGATACTACACCGACTTTAGGGTCAGTGATAAAATCAGCCATACTATGGAATAAGTTCTTAGTGATTTGAGGAATGACTTCAGTGACTACAGAAGATACAGAATCAGCAATAGGCTTAGCATTTTGTTTTACTGCTTCGATAATTGCAGGCATAGCTTTAATTAATTGAGGAGCAAATAAACCAACAATACCAGCACCAGCAATACCTTTACCTAGGTTCATTAATAAACCACCCATAGATCCACCAAGACCTATAAGACCAGCTAATGCGCCTTTAAGTTTACCAAAGATACCACCTTTGTCTTTATCTTTCTTCTTATCGTCATCTTTACCATTCTTCTTATCGATGCTTTCTTCTAGTTTTTCAAAACGTTCATCTTCACGTTTCTCTTTAGCTTCTGCTTCTTTCTTAATATCACTATTAGATTCGGTATCAGCTAATTTAAAACCACCATCTGTAGTTTTAACTACTTCACGTCCTTGAGCATCATAATATTTATCACCAGATTTAGTATACCCTGTAGGTAATGATGCATCAGCAGAAGCAGCATCTTCTGGAGTTGCTGTACCATTCTTATTTATATTGTATTCCCTCATGATATCATCATTGATAGGTTTACCAGAATAAATAAGACTAGCGATATTTGCTAATTGTAGATTCATCTTATCCAAGTATTGGACAGATGTATCCATAGCTGTAACTATCTTTTCATTTACAACTTCAGTTTTAGAACCCAGTGTTTCATCTACATCACGTTCACTAAGTTCATTATTGACTGTAGATAATATATCATTAGTTGTACTTCGAGAATTTAAAGCACCTTCTTCAAGGCCAAGAGACTTTTCAGTTTCTGCTTGAATCTTAGCACGTTCTTCTGCAGAAATCTTTTGCATATCAGTCATTGCAGCGACTTCATCATAAGTTTTTCTTGCTTCTCTTAATAAGAACTCTTCAGTTTCTGATGGTAAGTGATGATCTAAGATAATTTTCTTAATCTTAATCCATGGTTCTCCTTTATCCAAAGCTACAGCGATTTCATCTGCACCTTTCTTAGTCCAACCATTCTCTAGGTCACGTTTATTACCATAGAATCTTTCTCTAGCAGCTTTAATAGTATCGACTTTATGGTCATGAATTTGATCACCATCAAGCATAGCATATAAGGAGTTACGATAAGTATTTAACTGACCAGCATCCATACCAACTAACTTAGTATCCATAGTTTGGTATTTATATCCGTCTAATCCACGTTGTTGCCCACGTTCTAGACGTTCTCTAGCAGACATACCTAAAGCCGCACCAAGACCTTGCATTTGTTGACGGTCAATTAGTAAGTCACCAGCTTCACCTAGTTTACCAAATCCAGCAGCTACTTTACCTTTAAGCCAGTTACCACCAGCTTTAATTGGTTTGAATATAGAACCTATCCAGCTACCAATTTTAGATTTTAATGGTTTTAAGAAGCTTTCTTCTAATTTATGCATGAATGGAATACCAACTGTCTTTTCGATAGCTTTTCTCCAAGCAGTTCCAATTACATCCATGATATTAGTTTTACGCCAAGCCATTTTAATCTCACCAGCTAAACCTTTGAAGAGCGTAGCTGTTGGTTTAACGATAGATTTACCTATCCAGCCTTCCTTGGTATCGGTAATGGATTTAGCAAATAGTTTAATTGGTGCAGTAAGAGCAGTTTCTAGTTTACCAACTACACCACCACGGCGTTTACCATCAAATCCACGTTTACCTAACATGAAATTTTGGAATTTGTCAGATGTAAGTAATAAACTACCACCAGCACCAAATGCAATATTAGTTAAGAAACCACCTGTAGGGTCTAAAACTAACCCAGCTAATGCACCAGGAAGCATAGTCTTATAAGATTTCTTTAAGAATGCTTGTTGTTTCTTAGATAAGATACCGTTATTAGCACGACCAATAATATGACCATCTTTATCTTTTAACTGTGTACCGAATAATTTATCAGAAATAGATTGGTTATTCTTAGCAAAGCCTATAGCAGCACCAAGCATAACACCACCAACAGGACCAAAACCAGTTAATAAACCAGCTACAGAACCTACGGTACCCCATGCACCCATATCAGGAAGATATTTCTTCATTAAGGCTTGTGTCTTACGAGAGAATACACCACCTTGACGAGTACCATCTTTACCTATTTGGCCAAATAACCAGCCTTTAATGGTTTCGGATTCTTTTAGGATATTACCAGCAGCACCAGCTAAACCACCAATAATAGTACCGACACCTGGAGCGAATAAAGTACCAATTAAAGCACCTGCACCACCACCAGCTAGACCTTTACCTGCAAGCTTAGCAGGATCCATAAATAATTGCTTATCTTTTTCAGACCAGTTTTTAAATGCATCAGAGCCTAGGGTTTCTTTGATCATATCACCAATACGACCAAACCCATCTCTCCACATAGTATCAAAACGTCTACGTGCAAATTTACCAAACTTACCAAATGAGGCTGTACCGTCAGCATGAGATAAAATCTCTTGGCCATCAGCACCAATAAATTTACGTTTTAATTTATCTTCTTCATAACGATCTTTGCTACGACTAGCTTTATCTCTATCAGGATTAAATGGATTTTGATCAGCTGGGATAATAGCTTCACCAGGAGAAACCGTAGTTAAAGAGTATGCTGGTACATTTAAAGTACCATTATAGTTTTGCTCTGTTTGTTTAGCAGCTTCTTCTTTAGCCTTATCTTCTTCACGTTCTTTTTCTTTAAATAACCGCTTAGCTTTTTTGATACGGCGGTTAATTTGGTCACTCTCACCTTTGGTTCTAGCGTTTTCAGCAGCAGTTTCTAACTTATTTAAGAAAGCTTCACGTGATTCTTTACTAAGAGATGCCATTTCCATCTCTTTGTCTTCACCAAAGATATCTTTCTTTACTGATGAAAATTGTTCTTTTACTGAGCCAAAGAAACCATCTTTAGAATCTTGATATGAGCTTTTAAATGACTCTTTATCTTCGTCACTAACAAATCCACCAAAGAATTCTTTAGTATGATTCCATGCTTTCTTAGCTTTAGACTTAAATGGTTCAAGAATCTTTTTCTTTAAAGTATCTACAACCGTATTAAAAGTCTTATCTATCTGATAAGCCATTCGATTAAAGAAACCTTCTATAGGTCTACCTTCTTTATCCTTAAGACCAGTGTCTTGTTTAAAGAAGAATTTATAGATATGCTTATCAACCATACCTATTGCACCAGCTACAACACTACGTGGAGATTTATAAAGAGCTTTTAATACACCTTTAAATTTCTCTGCAGCTGTTGCAGATTCATCACCAAAGATTTCTTCCAATACATTTTCTTTATCAGGCTTTAACTCATCATCATCGCTGTATCCAACATCATCTGCTGTTTCAGCCCAAACATTTTCATCACCAAGTATGGGACCTTCTCCGTCCTCAGAAGATGATTTACTTTTAGAATCTGTTTTTGTATGGGACTTATTAGTATTAGAACCACGTTTATATTTAGCTTTAGATGATTTTGATTTACGTTTACCACCACCAATACCGCCATTAGTACGTATTTCTTTTAACTCTTCCCATATATTTTTTAGATAGTAAATAGCACCATTACCATCTTCATCAGTCAATAAGCTTACACCACCAGTTAGTTTACCACCTTTGCCTTGTTTACCAGCAAAGTTTTGTGATCCATCAAATAGTTTAAGCATTGTATCGTGAGGAGTATTTTCAATCGTTGACATCATTCTATTAAAACTAGATATAGCGTCATATACTTCTTTTGTAGCAGTAGACATATCGGCATTATCCCATGCCTTATTTGCTACATCTTTATATTTACCACTATATCCAGAAATAGTTTGATTCTTATAGAAATAATCAGCTAGTTCTTGTAAGAACTCTTTCTTATTACCTATAGCATCAATATCTTTAGTTATACCACCATTAATAGCACCTTTTTCCATTTGTGCTTTAAACTCAGCAACAGCAGATTTCTTGGTGTATTCTTCCATTTCTTCTTTACGCTGTTTGATTTTATCCATGGTGGTCCATTTACCAGAATTATAGTCATATACTGGTGCAGAATTACCTGTAAGAGCTGCTTCGATTCTAGCTAAATGTCCAGGGATTACATCAATAATAGCTTTCTTAGTTATACCATCAAATGGAACAGGCCCTTTCTCGAACTTATCAGTTTTAAGTTTAGTGACCATCTCTTGTTTAGCACCAAAAATACGACCAATAAGTCCAGCAACACCATCACGTTCTTGTCCTGCTCTATGAAGCTCTGCAAGCATATGTGCGAATGTACCAGATAAGGTCTTATCCAGTTTCTTCATTTGAGCACGAACGTTCTTCCCAATGATACCTTGACCAATAGCAATAGGAATGAAAGATAATGGATTAGCCAGCATCATTTTTAAATGATCTGGTTCCATACTAGCAAGAAGACCTATAGGAGAAGCATCCAATTCATCTTGTGCATTCTTCTTGATATGAGAGAAATAGCTAGCTAAATCAACTCCACCATTAGAACCCATAATATTAGTGATATCGAATTTTTCCTTACCACGTTTTTCTGCTTCTTCTTTAGACTTTTGTCTAGCTTGGAAATCATGACGTTGCATATCTAGCATTTCTTTTAAGATAGCATTGTTTTCACGATTCAATTTAGTAGACTCTTCGAAGTATTTACGAGAGTTCTCTAAATGCGCTTGTAAGTTATTTTGGTTAAACGACATAATATTGCTTAGAGTACCATGCATACCTAAGATATTATTATTTAACCCAGAGAATAGTTTCTCTTGTTGAGCAAACATCAGTGCTGTACTTTGACGTACAGCACCAGCTACATGCTCAGCACTTTTTACAGTAGCACCAGCAATAGCATTTGTGCTAGCAGCAGTACTAGCTTCTATAGTTTGTATAGTGGCTTCTGTATCATGATCAAGACTAGGAGTATTATCAGATTCCATAGAGAAATCATCATCGAAATCCATATCGAAATCATCCATACCCATTGACTTCATCATTAAGTCATCGCCACGTTGCTCATTATAGAAATTACCAGTTTTTAAATCCTCTAAAGCAGACTTAAAAGCAAAGTCCCCTGCCTGGTAAAGACCTGTATTAGAGATCATTTGACCAGCACGTTTAACTGTACTTTTATAATCTTTTATACCATGGTATACTTGTTTCATAGTATCAGCATTAGTAGACAAAAACTCTGTAGCCGAAGGCATCTCAGCTTTAATAGTATCTTCTACTGTAGCAAATACTAAAGACTTACCAAGGTTCTTTAGATAATTAGTAATTTTAACTTTTGCCAAGTGTAATTCCTCCTTTCTTGGATTAATGGTGTGTTCTTGACATACGGCAAATACCCCATATAGGACAGTGCCTATATGGGGATATTTGTGTTTGGAGTCAGTTAAGTTAGAAAATTGGAGTTAAATGTAATAACTATAAGAGGAATCCTACCTAGATAGTAAGGTTGGCTAGAGGTATGAAAGCACCTTACTAACTAGGAAGAAATTCAATGTGAGTATAATTATAATTGCTCGTATTCTTGGCGATGGCATTATACTTCTACTCACTATTTTGTTATAGCTGTATTATTTTTTAACCCAAGCTGGACAAGGGTTTTGAACTTTGATACTTTCATAGCCAGGTACTTTAACTTCGGTTTTAACGTAGATAGCTTTACCATCTTTATCAATACCCTCTTGTTTAGGGAAAGAACGAGTAGAAGCTTGTACATCTTTGAAAGATAAAGTGATATTGGATTTTTCACGACCACCTAGTTTGAAAGTACGGCCAGTATTACGCATATATTCAAATGGGAATGTTTTAACGATGTTTAACATACGTTCAGCATCAGCTTTCTTAGCTTCATAACCAGCCGCTAATACTGTAGCTTCTTCTTTAGAGATTTTAGTTGTAGAAGAGATAGCATTAGCTAGGATATTACGGTAATCATCAGCGATGCATACTTCACCAACTTTACCAGTGGAATCATATACACCAACTTTGAAATTGGTGTCATTAAGCATAGCAGCCATTACACGTGCTTCATCTTTATTAGAAGCAGAAGCGTGTTTCAATTCAGCTTTGATTTGTCCCATTAATTCTTTTACAGTACTCATGTTTTGTTTCCTCCATAAAGAAAATTAGTTTTATATTATAAGTCTTATAGACGTATAAACATTGATCTTACTTTTCGTTTCCCTTTAGATTTGAGAAACTCATTTAACTCAATAGGTGTGCTTTGATTTAAGAAATCAATAAAGCTCATATTTCCATTTTCTAACATATCTTTTTTGCTCTTATCAGTCATAACTGTACCTCACTTAGGCTATATAAGATTAATAACTTGTTTATCTAGTAATAATTTATTAAAAGCAGAAAGAACCCCTATAGGACTCATAATCCTATAGGGGATCTTTATTTTTTGAGATCAAGTATACTACAAGGTTGAGTATTATAACCCTGCACATTTTTATTGTGGTGACTAGCTGTAAATATTGTATTACGGGTTAGTATATTTTGAAATTGAAGAACCCACCACAATAATAAAAGAAAATGAGTAACGTTGTATAAGATACCTATAATTGTTTAATACTAACTATTTATCCCCTTACTTGACTTGGAATATGATTTATATTAATAGCTAATGAGATCACAAGAAAGTTATATAATATTTTAAGTTTGGTTATGTCATAACATTTTTCAATTCGGATTTCTATTGGGAAATAGATAAATAAAAATGATCTTATTATACTTTATAATATAAACTTCCATTCTAAGCTTAACTTTACTCCATGGATTTTGTATAGTATTAAATAATATAACCAGCTTATATTATTTACTCTATATAAGTGTTAGATTATTTTGGAGTAAGCTATATAGTATAGCCTTAACAAGCTATTAAACGAATAATATACTCAGAATTAACAAAATTGGAGGTTAATAGAATGGCTATCTTAGTAGACCGTATACAACCTTTACGATTGATAAACTCTAAGTTTTATACCCCTATCAATAAGAAGAATAAACGTTTTGGTAGTTGTATATTTCTTATGGCTAAATCATTTGATGGTGTAAAAGATATAATGGATTCACCATTAGTAGAGAACTTAGCTATGTTTAGTTCATACTATGTGGAACCAAACTATAGCTATTACGTTACACCATTAAGACAAGTACAAAGTGAATCTGGTGAACTATTAGATTATCAACCAGACTTAGACCTTGTGCTTGAGGGTGACCATATAGTTACAGAAGACTATATCCAAACTTGTGATCATTTAATCTTGTTTGGTGAATCTGTCGAAGGTCCTATGACTAATAAACGTCTATCTAAAATGCTATATAGAGAGCGTTTTAGAAATAGAAAAGAAATCATGGCATACTACGATACTATTAGAGAGAAGTTCCCTAATATCGTATTTACCAAACTATCTATAGATAAGTATATGAATAGAAACTTATTCTATGACTTGACTTATTATACAGATGCATTCTTTACTAATAAGTATAATAAGAAGTTCCCTAAAGACTATGGGACTGATATCTTATTTACATTAATGGCTAGATTCGTTAATGATAAACGTCTTGGTTCTTATACAAAGAAAACTGTTATAGTCCCAGTACATGATTGGGCTAAAGACGCTGACCTATCTAGTTTATTTAGTATCACTAAAGATATCAATATCTTCTCCATTATAACTAGATTATATACCACTAGCTCTTATGAACTAGAATACTTCAAAGGGGTTGATTTTATCTTCCTAGGTAAAACAGGATGGTTCAAAGTTAACTTTGATGATTTCGATAACTACGCTATCTCTAAGTTTAAACAAAATATCCGTAAACTTATTATGAGAGAACCAGTAGAAGACACTGAACGTGAAAACAAAGAAGAAATCAAAATCAAAGTTGCTGATGCTATTGAAAAGCAATCTGGTATTCAAATCAATAACGTAGATGGTTCTAAATCTAATATAGTTAAAGACGTTAGAAAAGCTGATGTACTTGATATGGATAAACCTAAAGAACCAGAAACTAAACCTTTGGACCCTCAGTCTTCTAAAGAAGAAGAGAAAGCCCAAGAAGATGTATCTAATCAGCTTAATGATATAGTAAATGCCTCTTCAGATGAAGCAGAAGCTATTAAGAAAGCTGAAGAGGAAGTTAATCTTAAAGTGGCTTTACTTAAAGCACAAGAGACTAGACATACGACTATAGATATTTCACAAGCTAGACGTAAACGTATGAGCCTATTGAATGATAAGTTCTTAAAATCTAGTCTAAATAATAAACCTATCTCTCAATTACTTGAAGAAGAAGCTGACCAACCATTAAGATCTACTGACATTCCAGAAGTACAGACTATCGATGAGCAATGGGATGGTTTAAAGAAAATCAACTTTGATAAACAATATGATTTAGATGCTGATATAGTTAGAGCTATACATGCATTCACAGAAAATAAGACAATCCCTATGTCTATTATTAAAATAGATAAAGATGATACATCTACATCTGAAGATTCAGTATGGACATATAGAGTTCAGCTTGAAGATGCTAATGGTACTAGACATAATCTTACATTCGATGTACCTAAGTTGATTGATAATCGTTTTATGCGATTACGTGGTAATGATAAGACCATATCTGGTCAGTTAATCAATCTTCCTATTATTAAGACAGGCCCGACTACATCACAGTTGGTTACTAACTATAATAAGATTATGATTAATAAGTATGGTCAACAAGGCAAGTCTACAAATACTACTGCTGCTATTATTAGATCTTTATATAAGATCTTGGAAAATAAGTACAAGGGTTGTACCACTATTAAGAAAATAGCTATAGGTTCTAACTTAAAGATTACTGCTAAATACATTCTTCCTATGGAATACATTGATATTTCATCACAGTTCTCTTATATTGAGTTTAAAGATGGTACTAAGATCTTATTCAACCAAGATGAATTACGTAATACACCAGAGTTTAAAGACCCAGGTGAGGGTATACTTGCTTATGGTATCAATACTAAAGATAAGACTGTATTAGCTGCTGAAGATGATGATGTAGTTAGAATGATTAATGGTAAGCTTATGACTGATGCGGCTTATCAAGAACAGTTCAAGAAGTATTATAAGCAAGGTAAAACAGTAGCACATGCTAGAGCATCTATTAACCAAATGAATATCCCAGTTATCTGTGTAATGGCATATTCTGTAGGGTTATCTGAAGCATTAAATAGAGCTAAAGTACAATGGAATGTCTATGAAAAGAGACCTACGGCTACAAAGAACTATATTAAGTTTAAAGATGGTTTCTTAGAGTATGATGATTCCCCAGAGACTTCATTATTAGTATCTGGTTTATTTGAAATCAATACAGAAGACTATACTATAGCTGAGACTAATGGTGTAGCTATGTGGCTAGACGTATTAGACCAATACGGTGGTAGAATTAAAGCTAATGGTTTAGATGCATTCTATAACTTAATGATGGACCCTATCACTGTTGAAGTATGTAAGAAGTATAATCTCCCAACTGACTATATTACAGCATTAGGTTATGCTAGTAGCTTATTAGCAGATAATCAGTACAATAAGCATACTGATATTACTGGTAACCGTTTCCGTACTAATGAACGTTTAGCTCATTTTGTTTATAAGTCTTTGGCTACAGCATATCAATTATTCTTAGCTGAATATAAGAATGGTAGAACTGATAGCAAGATGTTTATGAAACGTTCTGCTGTTATAGACTTGACTTTAGCAGACTCTACAGCATCTGACTTAAGTATCTTAACACCATTACTTGAAATGGAAACCGCTAATACAGTTACATTCAAAGGATTATCTGGTTTGAACTCTGATAGATCTTATAATCTAGAGAAACGTACATATGATAAATCTATGGTTAATAAATTAGCCATGTCTACAGGCTTTGCTGGTAACGTTGGTATTAATAGACAGACTACGATTAATATGGCTATTAATGATACACGTGGTTATATCTATAATAATAAAAACGAAGAAGGTAAGATGAATGACGTTAATACGTTATCTATTACAGAAGCATTGACACCATTTGGTTCTACACATGATGATCCATTCCGTACTGCTATGACATTCATCCAAACTTCTAAGCATGGTATGAGAACTAGACGTAGTGACCCATTATTGGTAACTAATGGTGCAGACCAAGCATTACCATATATGACATCTGATACATTTGCTTTTAAAGCTAAATACAAAGGTGTAATTACAGAGTTGACTGATGACTATATGATTATTAGATATCCAGAACAGGATATGGTTGAACACGTTGACTTACGTAATCGTATAGAAAAGAACTCTGATGGTGGTTTCTTCGTTAATCTTAAATTAGATACCGATCTTAAAGTTGGCTCTAAAGTTAAACCTGGTGATATTGTAGCATATGATAAATCCAGTTATTCTGATAACGTTGGTACTGGTAATCTATCATACAATATCGGTACATTAGCAAAGATAGCCATTATGAATACTGATGAAGGTTTTGAAGATAGCGCTATCATATCTGATAAATTATCTGGTGATATGTCTTCTGATGTAGTATTACAAATAGACGTAAGACTTAATAAAGAAGATATAGTAGACTTCATTGCTAAAGTAGGTACACCTGTACAAGAGGGTGACACTTTATTTACCTATCAAATAGCTTCAGAAGATGAAACATCTAATGATATCCTAGCTAAACTTAAGTTAGATGGTGATGAAGCTGGAGACTTAGGTAAAATTAAAGTTAAATCTAAAGTAACTGGTGTATTACAAGGTATCAAGATTTATCGTACTAATGAATTAGAAGAGTTATCTCCTACATTACGTAAGACTGTAGAAGACTATGAATCTGGTATCAATAAAACTAAGAAACGTCTTGAAAAATTGAATATATCTACAAAAGAATATGATTCTACTGGTAAATTACCTGCAACTGGTAAACTTAAACATGCTGAAGATAAAGTTCTTATTGAATTCTATGTGAAGTATGATGATACTATGGGTGTAGGTGATAAACTAGTATACTACTCTGCATTAAAAGGTGTAGTAAAGTCTATCTTCCCTAAGGGTAAAGAACCTGTAAGTGAATATCGTAGAGATGAAAAAGTACATACGCTACTAGCAACACATTCTATTAATGGTCGTATGGTAGGCTCTGTACTTATTATGGCTGCTATGAATAAAGTTCTTATTGAGCTTAGTAGACATGTAAAAGATATTATGGGTATTCCTTGGGATCCAGAATTGTAGTATTATAGTCCCACTAGGTCTGTAAATTGACCTAGTGGAACATCTTATTAAATTTTTATTTTTCTTTTCTAAGGAGGTAAATAATATGCCTGACATTGAAAATAAGACAACCTCAGAAAACAAGGTTGAATATAAAGTTTATGTCAATACAAGTAAGAAACCTTTATATGTGCGTGAAACACCTGATGACCGTGGTCTTATGCGTGCATTTGTACGTCCAGGTGAAGTAGTACATATTTATGGCTTTGCTCCTGGTATTATTTATGCAGTACCACCAGAAATCTCTAAAGAACGTGAGAATGTATGGGGTAGAGTTAGTGAACCTGGTAGGCCAGAACGTTGGGTACGTATCTCTTCTACATATGGTACATTTGACTATTTAGAAGAGGATACTTCTAATATTGCACAATTCCCACCAGTAGACTCTCGTACTTTGAAATACAATGATATCGTTGGTATTAAACCAGGTTCTGTAAATGCATATGGTCAAAAGATTGCTAAAGAACTTTGCTTACCAAACTGCTATCATGTAGTTTATATGCTAGATTCTTCTCGTCGTTTGACTTTGCTAGGTCATCGTGTTAAAAACGGTATTAACCAATGGATTCCAACTAAAACATTGGTTATGGTTAAACAATATGACCCATATGCTCGTTACAATAATGAAAATGCTGATGGCATGTATGCTAAAGCACGTGCTAAAGCCGAAGAGGATCCATTCCGGGGAAAATAAACGGGGAAGCTGCACTGCCCCATGGTATTTACTTCAAAGTGGCATCCACTGCTACAGATATGGCAGATAGAGCATTAAATAATTTACGTAATGAAGGTTTAGATGGTATCGGTGGAGATGCTGATAAACTTAAAAAAACAATGTCAACTGTACTCAATTCTAGTAGTACAGAAAAACTTGCATTAGGTAAGCCTTTTAACCAAACAGATTTGGCTAACTATCAAATGTTTACCGAGGCTGCTGAACGTCTTGGTACTGATAAGATGTCTGATGGTGAAATACAGTACTATCGTATGGCTAAAGAGATATCCAATTATAGTAATATGAGTCCTCAAGAGCAAGCTACTATTCGTCAAAGAGCTGCCGAAGTATCAGCAGATTACTGGGGTACTGGTAGTGCTGAAAATCAAAAGATGATTAAAGGTAACATTGTAACCGAATTGGGTGTTGCTGGTACAGCTGTAGATTATAGTAATGGTAGTGCTACTAAAGGTGCTAATAAAAGCCCAGTTAAAGCTGTAGCCGGTCAAGGTAATGCTGGTATGACATTAGAGCAGGGTTATAAAGCTGGTAGAGATGCTATTATAAAGAACTCTGGTAAAGATGTAGCTGCTGGTCAAAAACGTGAATATGAAGATTCATTAGCATCTACTGCTGATATGGCGGCTGCATCAAACTTTAATGCTTATAATATCAATATCAATGAATTTGAAACGTCTCAGTTATATCGTGTATTTGGTATGCCTTACCAATGGATGGATATAGCAGATAGACGTATTCCTGGTACTGATATAGGTAGAACTTTTGGTGCAAAAATAGCATCTAAGATACCATTATTGATTATGACACCAGGTCTACCAGAATTCTTAGCAGGATATTCTAGTAAAGAAAAGAATGCTTTGATTCAGAAACTATCTGGTGGTGCTGATGGTATATCATTACAGTCATTAGCTGATGGTATAGTTGGTAAGGGTAAAGAAACCAAGTATTACCAATTACGTTTTGCTAAGAAAGAGTATTTTACTTATGTAAATGCTATGACTAATGCATTAGCAGCTTACTTAGGTATATCTGATGAAGATTCACCTTATGGTGGTAAGATTGGTAATTTTGATTGGTCTACTTTAACATCCACATCTTCATTGTCTAAACAGTTATCTTATTATGGTGCTGTAGCATTCTATCTAAATTCAGAAACATCTATTTCTGAATCTTTTAGTAATGATACAACTCAATCACAATTAGCATCTAAAGTTAATGAGATGTCTGGTATGGTTAGAGAGCTACAATTCATTACTGGTTTAACTAATATCTCATTCTATGATAATGCTAATACTAGTAGCGGTAATGTAATCAATAATACTGCATCAGATAGTAAGAATGCTGGTGATAGCATGTTTGGTAGCTTTGGTACTTTCATTGATAACTTAAAGACTGGTGCTAAAACTGTATTTGCTGGTGGTAAGCTAGTATTCCCAGAAATATGGTCAGACTCTAGTCATAGTGTAAGTTATACAGTTAATCTTAAATTGACTACACCTGATTTTGATAAATATAGCTGGTTCCTAAATATAGGTGCACCACTTATTCACCTAATATGTATGGCTGCTCCAAGACAAATGGGTGCTAATGGTTATGCATCCCCATTCTTAGTCAGAGCATTCTATAAGGGGTTCTTTAGTATAGACAGTGGTATGATTGGTTCACTATCTATCACTAAGGGTACTGATGGTGGATGGACTATTGATGGTTTACCAACTGTAGTCGAAGTATCTATGGATATCAAAGATTTATATCATAGCATGAACATCATTGCCCCTGATGTAATAGGTGATTTATCTGGTAATCTATCTATGGAAAGTTCATTAAAGAATGTAAATGCTTTAACTTACCTAGCTAATATGGCTGGTGTAAATATTAACCAAACAGATATTGGTCGTGCATTTAGATTATCATACTGGTCTATCAAAGGACAAGCTACACAATTATTATCTAATGGTCCAATGCAAGCATTAACTCAAACTGTAATGAATAGAATAATGCATATGTATAATTAGTTTAATATAAGAACAAAAACATCCCGATAAGACCATAAGTGTCTTATCGGGGTTTTATTCACAGAAAGGAGGACACTTATAGTATGAAACGTAAAACAAGACATGAGAAGCTCTTACAATATGAAGAGAAATATGGAGAAATACCTAGTGATCATTATGATAGACTACAATATATCTCTAATGAGTTAGGTATTAATAATAAACAACAAGCTGAGATTATGGAAGCATACCATAATGCTATAGATAGTACACAATATAGTCATATTAGAGTTATACTATATGAAGAACCTGAGGGTGCACCAAGACCTAGGTTCCAATTAGTTAATAGATATAACTTAGCAAATGCTGCTTTAAGTAATGGCTCATTTGTTAAGGTATATTCACCAACTGGGTTAGAAGATAATAGTAGTATGCGTCGTATGATTGACTCTGGTGAGTTAAATCAAATACAACAAATGCTATACACTCCAACTATAGTTGAGTTTAATGCTTATCTTAAAACACCACAATATTTTAATAAGAAAGAAACTGCATTAGCTGAAGTTGGTTTAATAAGACCTCTATCTAAACCAGACTGGGATAACATCGGTAAGAAGTATTCTGACATGTTCAATTCTAATATCTGGTTAGATGATACTCTAGTTATAGATGGTTCTGTACGAAGATTCTATTCAGTAAAACCTAGGGTTGAGATAGATATATACTTTATGGATAAAGTATATACTAAGAAGCAAGCTAAAGGTATATCTAAGTCCTTAGAGAATCAAGGTATAACTAAAGAAATAGATTATATTATTAAATAGGGAGGAGACTATGACATTGAAACAGATTATAAACACCTGGGCTAAAAGATTATGGCAAAAGCTTAGAGGTAAAAAAGAAGAACCTAAATATGATTTATACCAAACACCAAATGGGCCAGGATTCTTTGTACCTAAAGGGACTACACCACCACAGTTTGGTAAAAATATTTCTATTCAGATTCCTGAGAATAGAAAACCTATTAGACCACCAGCTCCACCTAAAGAAAAAGTTAAAGCTGATACTGATGGTGATAAAGTAGACTCTATGATATACGGAGTAGAGATGATGCGTCATTTAGACTTAGATGAGGACGATCTAAAGCTAACTAAGGAAGAAATCAAAGAAGTAGATGCTAAGATTGATAGATGGTATAAAAAATCACCTAACTCTACAGTAAATGGTATAAAAGATATGGCTGAAAAGTTTAAGGATATTCAAAAGAATCCTAAATATCATGAAGATATCTCTCCATTACTTAGTGGTGCAGCTGTATCTAATAAAGAAGTAATTGATGGTATAACTAAAGCTATACGTGAAGTTACAAAGCCAAATAAGGACACTAAGAAACCTGTACAAAAGAAACGTCGTAAACGTACTAATTCTAAAAAGAAATCTGGTGAAAAGAAATGAGTTTTGGTAGCGGTCAATCAGAAGAAAACAAACTAAAGGGTGATACACAGCCCCCTTATGAACAGTTTGAGAAATGTGAAAGAAAAACTTGTGTATACTTAAATAATAATGGTAGATGCATCTGGGAAACATGTAAGTTTGATAATGAAGATCCGGGGTATGTACAATACTGGGACTTTGAATGTCAAGCATGTCATAAGATAGACCAACGTGATGTACGTGATATGAAGCTAATGTTTTGTGATAGCTGTCTAGAACGGCTAGCTAAAGCTGAACGTTTACCATTCACCTGTATTATCTGTGGTAAAACACAATCATCTCCGCCTAAGGGATTCTCTACCCCTATATGTAATACATGTTTACGTAAGTTAAGAAACTCTGTACATTGTAAGTATTGTGGAAATGCCTAATTAGTTATATATTATAACTATAGGAGGTAATATACAATGCAAGAATTACAATCAAGATATAAAGCTAGCGTAGAAGGAATCATTATATCTAATATGATTCCTTACCGTGTATTAAATGATTTAACTATTAGAGAGTTTGCTAATAGCGATGCTACAGGTTTGAATATCTATATAGACTTGTATCATATCTTTAGAGACTTCTATAAGAATAATATGCTTCTTATAGCTAAGCATGACTTAGTGGCATATATAACTAACTTAGTTGGTCACTATAGAGACTTTTATAGAAGATACTTTGGTGTACATACAAAGTTCTTCTTAATTTATACGACAGGATATTTCCCTACAGCTGTAGATGAGTTACCAACTTATAATCAGAATTCATTAAATGATTATGAAATGTCTATAGGCATCAAGGAATATCTTGAGCATAATATGTACGTACTGAATATACTTTGTAAGTATCTTCCTGATATATACTTTATTGAGTCTCCAGTAGACCCATCAGTATCAATCTATTCTATTATGAATGATGAGTTTGCTAGTGGTAACTATAATCCTAATATCATTCTAAGTAGATCGGTAATGAATCATCAATTGATTCCTATATCTATGACACAGACTGTACAGATTAAGCATTTGTATAGATATGGTGAATTAGAATGTAAAGCTATCAATATTGATAATTGTATCTTAGAATATATTGATAGTCTTAAACGTAATATATCTGAACCAGAACTAATTGGAACTATTCCTAGAGATGCTTTAAGTTTAATCATGGCATTATTAGGGGTAAAACAACGTAGTGTAAGCGGTACAGGTATACGTACTGATAAGATTATTAAAGTAGTACCACAGTTCTTAGCTCATAAACGTACTAATTATATTAGTAGCTTTGCTGATATAGCTGAACTATGTCAGTTATTGAATAAGAACTTAGACCCTAATAAAGTATTTAGTAACTTTAAAGCAGTTGATGTATTACATCAATACAATAAGTATATATTAGCTGGTAAACCAGTTGAGGATATCAGATGGAATGTAAATCTAATAGATCCTGATATGGTGAAGAGTCTTAATAATAAGTACTTCTCTAACCACCCATTGGATCTAACTAGACTATAGTCCTCAACATTCTAGTACAAGGGCCACTATCGGTCCTTGTACTTTATTTTTTTTTCTTGAGGTGATACATATGCAGCTCACTTATGAATATATGGCTAGGATAGATTTCAACCATCGTGGTGGTAATGAATCAAAATCATATCCTATAGAGCAAGAGAATATAAAACAGATTATCATCAATAAAGAATATGATGATCTTAATATGCCGATTATAACGGTGACTATGAGTGTCGATACGAATATAGTTGACTTAATGATTAAAGACAATAAAGAATCAACTATGATATTGACTATTAATAAGAAGAATACTAATACACAGTCAACTACAAATATAGTAGAGGCTTATATAAAAGAAGAATGTACATATCTTATTGAGGGTGATGTAAACCCTAATAAAGAATGGGATAATAAAGCCCCAACTAAAGAAGAAGCTGAGAATAAAGATAAGTTTAGGCTTATTCGTGTTGGTCTACTATCTAAGAGATTGGCTGATGCATTACAAAAACCAGCCAATCTAACTGTATACGATTCTAATATGCAAGATATAGTTATGCAGTTATTAAATAATGGTATTCCATTACTAATGGAACCATTTGATTACAAAGACCCTATTCCTCAGTTGATATTGTCACCTAAAGAATCCCTATCGAAGTCTTTAGACTACTTAAACAGTGTAAAAGTATTCTATGAGACTGGTTATAGATTCTTTATGGATTTTGATAATACATATCTTGTATCTAAAGCTGGTAAATCTGTATTACGTAAGAATGATAGATATCCAACCATTAAGATTGATGTAAAACCTTTGATGGGTGAAGATGGTATGGTTCGTGGTATAGAAACAAATGATACAGATAAAGTATATGATATGATTGTGCCTATGAATGATACTAACTTTAATAGTGATGATCTAATAGACAAATCCATGGAAGGTATCGCTGCTGTAGTTGATGCATCTAAACAAAAACAAGAATCATTCCTAAAGAAACATAAAGGGTTTGGTGGTATCTTAGGTGCTTATAAGAATATCCTTAATATCATGGACAATGTAAAAGTCTTCTCTGGACAAGTACGTAATGTAGTCCAGAATATACATAGAACTACATATGAGATTAAGGGTAGAATGATTGAAATGAAAGAGCAGGTTGATGATTTTAAAACAACCACTCTAGACCTATACAATCAAACTAAAGCAACTATAGCATCTTTACCACAGGAAGCATTACAACAAATCGGTCAAATAGATGATGTAAAGAATATACTGACTCAGATAAATGAAGCTAATGATAAGTACGGTAAATACATTAATAAATGTATACCTAACTTTGATGAGTATGTAAAAGCATATACTGGTCAGATATATAATATCGAAGGAACTAAAAACTATGTAGGTGGTATTAAACCTATAAACTTCCAAGATAATCTAGGTAGTTTACAAACATCTTGCTGGGACTTTAAGAAAGATGCTGAGAAAACTGATGCTACACATAAGAAAGGTATGGCTCAATTCTCTAGAGGGTTTGTGGGTTGGTCTCAAAATATAGGTAATATATCCACAACACTAATGGATTTACCAGATACAGTTACATATTGCATTAACCCAAAAGACCCAGTAGATTCTAGACAATACAAAGAAGTAGATTTAAAACACTTAAAGAAATTTAGTGCTCCATTTCAAGAGATGTTTACTAGTGCTGATGCTTATGGTAAAGGAATTACAAAAGATACAGCGACTATGGATGCCTCAAACAAGCTAAATAGGAATGCTGGTGCAACGATAAAGGCGTTTGTAGACAAGGCCCAGGGTATACCCACAGACTTTAGTAATAAATTGCTTGAGGGTGGCAATATGGTAATTAAGGACTTTAAATCACAAGCTGATTCTGCCAAGCAAATGTTTATAGATAATAAGCAAATGTATAGACAGCAATTCAATAGTATGCGTGATACATTCAATGTAATCAAACAAGGTGCACAATTATCTATTGATAGTTTTAAAGACTTAGGTGATATAGGCTCTGATGGTGAATCCTTAGTAAGTATTGCTTTAGATACAGTAGAGACATTAGCTAAACAAAAGATTATTCGTTTACCTAATGACAATATCAATATCTTAAAGAATATTAAACATGCATTAGACTTACAAAAGAGTACCATTACTGTACATAAACTAGAATTAGACAATGATATATTCAATATCAATATTAAATATATGATTAGTAATGAAACAGAAAAGACTACACGTAGTGGTGAGTATATACTAGTTTCTAAACAAGAAGTATATGATAATAATGGTACTACACTTGTAGCTAATACAATTCTTACATTCCACAAACTTCCTTCTGGTAAAAAGAAAGAATAGACAAAAAGAATCCCATATAGGCAATGCCTATATGGGAGTTTCTTTTATTTCTTTTCATCAGATTGATTTTGTTGTTGATTACCATCTTGGTTTTGGTTATCACCAGAGTTGGCATCTTTATTGTCATTGCTATAATACTTAACGTGTTGCTTAATCAATTTATAGAAATCAGAAGCAAAACGTTCAGCAGCAGCAATACGTACAGACATCAAAGTTGCAACAGTAGAAGTTACACGTTTAGCATAAGCTTGTCCTTCGCCATTGCTCTTAGGTTTATCTGGGTTATCATTAATAGTACCAGAAGTACTTTGATTATTATTAGTATCACCCATAGTTTTTTGCTGTTGGTTATTATTAGCATTTCCGCTATTGTTAGTACTGGATGTATTTTGGTTACCAGTAGAACCACTATTAGTAGTATTGCCACCATTAGCATCATCTTCTAAGAATAAGCTATCATTATATAAATAAGATGCTTCATTCTTAGCCATACCAGCATTAACCAATTTAATCAAGTTATCTACATCTGCTAAAGCTTTGTTTTTATCAGACTCAAATAACTTAATCATATTATCAGCATTCAAACAATACTCAGCAAGAACTTTCATATCTTTAATTTGATAAGGTTCAACTTCTTTAGAGCCAAAGAAGAATACTTTACATTTATCTTTGAAAGATTCTCCTTCGGTGTTACCAACTAAAGAACTTTCTAATTCTTTAATAGCATCATCTACAGATTTAGAACCACTATTAATAGCTTGTAAGTCTGCAGTGATCTTAGATGCTACATTGTTAATCAAATTAGCATTTTCTAAGTTAGGTTTAGCTTTATCGTAGTTAAACATTTTAAGGTCACTAACAGCCTTAAACTCTTTATCCATAAGAGCCATATTCTTTTGAATAAACTCTTTAGAGATTCCACCAAACTTCTTGAACCAGTCAACGCATTTATTAAAGATATTTTGAATGAATTCTTTAATCTTATTTAAGAATCCAGTAACTTTATCAGAAATGCCTTCATGAATAGATTGAAGCTTGTTTTCTACATCAATATTCTTAGCGAATACAGATGCTTCAAGAATACATGCTTCAAGATTTACAGATGTTTCACTTAATTTGATCAAGTGTTCAATTTCAGCTAAACCATCTTTATCACTAGAAGTCAATGCCACAAGAGATGTAGCTAATTTGATATCAGAGTTTTTAGAAATAGCTTCTGGTGCTGTTAAGTAAATAGCTTTAAGTAAAGTTACACGATCAGATTCAATAGCTTTTTCAGCCAAGAAGATAGCATTATTGTATTTATACAAATCAGCCAATGCCATTTCTTGTAATTGATGTAACAAAGCTTGTTCAAGCTTAGCTACTTCACGTACAGTATCAGCATTGATTTCACCCATCTTCATGGAATCTAATTTACCAAAGATATAGTCATATTCTTTGATAGCATTTTCTTTACCAGTCTTAAGATCAGTAAGCTTTTCTTTTTTATTAGTATCTAGTGTTTTTAATAATTCGCTAGCATCTTCTAAAGTAACTTCACGAGTTTCAGTAACAGGATTTTCGACTTTCTCGATCAATTGCATATAAGTCAAATGATCTTCTTTACCCATTACAGAACCACGAATACCAGACTCTAATACATTGAAGTTTTCACTGATAGTTTTAATTACACCATCAAGATCTTCTTTAGGGCTATGGTAGAAGTTCTCATAGATTTTGCTAATAGATTTGAAAGCATCTTTAACTGCTGGAGTATACTTAGCTTCTTCGAAGAATAACTTCTTAAGTTTAAGACCTTTACAGTCAGCTTGGTTAGCAAATTCTTTTAAGAAACGTTTATCTTTAGAACTTACATAAGCCAATGTAGATACGGCATCATTATAGGATTTACCATATGCTTCTACAATAGACTTTAAGTTCTTACGATATACGTTATATAAGTTCTCACTTACAGCTTTGTATTTGACTACATTACCATCAGCGTTTAATACACCACGATAAAATTCTTGTAGCCCTTTAGCTTCGTGGTTACGGATATCTTCTACTAAGGAATACATAAATTGTTTACGGGAAATATCACATTTACCTGTAACCAATTTATTATTAGTAGCATCCATAATATAACTAAAGGAGAATTGTTTATTTTCCATAAGTTACCTCATTAAGCACTAAGTTTGTTACTTAATAATGAATGTAAAGATTTTATAGCTAGGTCTCTAGATTTAATAATATTACAGTAAGTATCACATCTAGTCATCTGTAATGATGTATAGATGCTTATATTATTAGCTATAATATTTTGTATATTAGAATTTTCAGATACATCACTATTATTGAAGATATATTCCAATTGGGATTTATATGCATTGATATCATTGATAATGCCATCTCTAAATTTAGATTCATCCATTCTAGAACGTACTTTTTCATAATTACGTAACTGTAATATTAGCTTAGCACTAGAATCTGTGTTTAGATTATTGGCATTACGCTTCATATCTTTAAATAAGAATACTATACGTTCTCTCTCGCTATGGATATCATTCTGTAAAGCCATGATTTTATCATCATCTCTTTCACTTTTAGATATCTCTTTTGATAGAGTAAATATTAGTTCTTTGATATTACTTAGTATAGAATCATTTAATGAGTCTTTTATATCATTACCCCAATCTGATAAGTTATATAGATTGGTATTATGGTTAATAGATTCATTAACTGTAAGCATAGTCTTCAAATCATCTATGAATTCACTAACTGGCATCTTTTTAAGCATACCAATAGTTTCATTTACTAGATTACGTACTATTTGGTTAGCCTTCCTAAAATAAGACATAAATACTTTAAAGTACTTATATACATGATTCTTAAAGAATGATATAATCTTTGATATGATATTGTATATCTTCTTAACAGTACTAAACATGCCTTCTTTTATAGATAAGCATTGTATCATTGTATCTTCTAATATAGAATTCATAATATAGGTGGACTCTAGTAGACTATCTATAAGTATAATCTTTTCTTCATCTATAGAAAAAGTTTTTATATACATAGCACCACCTAAAAAACAAAAATAAATTATAAGGTATGAGGATTACCCCCATACCTTATAATTTTATTTACCAGGAATATCTATTATTTGTGGTTAGCTGCTTTAGCCCATGCACCACGTGCGCATTTCAAGTAGATTTTCAAAGCTTCTAAGTCTGCTTTAGTTTGAGTTGTGTAGTTACGAATAGTTGTGTTAACTGCACCTTTAGCTTTAGCAAATTCTTTGTCATCTTTAGCTTGATCTTTGAACCATTTTTGTAATTTGTCAGCAGTATTTTTAGCATTTTTAAGAGTATTTTTGTGTAAAGATTGGATAGCATTACCGTTAACCAATAAAGCCTCTACACTATTTTTAACTTTAGCGAATTCAGTTTCTGCGACACCACCAGTGGTTTCTTCTACAAGTTTAGATACACTTAATGCTTCAACTTTGCTATCACCAGTTAAATTTTTCAAATTGGTTTCATTAACAAGGTCTTTACTAGTAGTTTGGTATGTAACATTTTTAGGGAATTTAACTTTAGCTTCGCCAGCTTTTTCGTTTTTAGCTACGGCATCTTTATATTTGTCGTATACTTTTTTATTATCAGCAACGAATTTGCTAACGATTTTTTGTACGAAGTCGTTCACCCAAGTTTTGATTTTTGCATACCATTTTTTGATGAATTCAACTACTTTGTCGTAAGCATTTTTCAAAGTTTCTTTGATGCTTTCTTCAATAACTTCAGGTTCAGCACCTTCAGCTAAAAGTTGTTGTTCACGGAAATCGGAACGGATAAGATCTTGGAATACTTCATGATCAAAGTCAACACATTCAACCATGATTTCATCAATACCATATTCTGTTTGGTATAATTCTTTATTTTCTAAAACAACGCTATCATCGATAATAGCAGATTCTGTGTAAAAACCCATTTTTTACCTCCAGAAAAAATAATAAAATTAACGTTAATTTTACAATGCTCTATACCTTATTGTTATTATATTACTTTAAAGCATAGAGTTATTGTGCGGAAATATTACCAGTCTTAATTGAATCAGCATTTAGGCAAGCATTGATAATGCTCTTAGCTACAAATACCTGATTACGGATAATCTTACCCTGTGCATCTAATAATTTAGAAAGTAGTTTTTGGTTAGCGTTCATTACCATATTCATGGCAGTAACTAATTTAGTATCAACTAAAACTTTACCACGTAATTTAACAAGCTCACTTACAGCTTTATCAGCTTTACGTTCAATCTCACGTTCAAACTTATCAGCATCAGATAATTTAAACTCTCTAGAGAACTTGATAATCTTTTCGATATTCTCTACTACATCAGCTTTAGTGTATTCAGCATCTGTACCAGCATCGATAATTGTGGATAGCTTAGTATGAGCATCTTCTGATTTGGTTTTAAAATCATTCATTAGATCATCTAATACTTTATCGGTATTATGACCGTTAATATTAACACCAGTAGCATTACCTTCTGCAATCTTAACGAAGTCTTGAATATGATAGTCGATTACATCGGCTGTATCTTTCAAGTAGATTTTATCAGCTAAGAATGCAGACTTGCCACCAAATACTCTAAACTTGATGTCATCAGGTAATTTCTTAGCGCCAGCGATAATAGCTTCTTTCTTTTCAAGCTTATCACGTAGCTTACCATAATATTTATGCACAAACTCTTTAATCTTTCTAAAGTATTTAGATACAAATTCTTTAATCTTTCTAAAGATAGTTTTTAGTTTGTCTAAGAATTTACGTAAGATACCCTCTTTAACTACAGGTGATTTCTTTTCACTATCAGAAGATTTATCATCTTTCTTATTATCTGTAGTAGAAGTATTATCATCATCAGATTTGGATTGTTGCTTATTGATTACCATTAAGGCAGTAGAAGCGTTATTAACCTCATTTACAATAAGTACAGCCATCTCTTCTACTACAATAGCATCATCAAGGGCATTAAAAACATAAGAATCATTCATATTATTTTCCTACCCCTTTCTCTTCTTCTATCTTCATAGCAATCTTACCAGCTTTAATAAGTGTACTAGTAGCGACAGTTAAGATATATTTATTAGTTTCTTGGAAGAAAGTAATACATGAGTGTACAATCTTACGATATTCTGTAGAACGAATGACAAACGCAGTTGCTTTGAATTTGTCTTTTTCGTCCATATCAGTTTTATTTACACCTTTCATGTATAGATCACCAAGTTTACCAAATACTTGACCAAGACTATTTAAGTTTTTAACAATATCAAGATTAGAATTTATGGATTTAAGATATCTTCCATCATCTAAGCACATTTCTAAATACTTAGTTAAAAGATCTGAACCAAATTTAACACCAGGTAAAATTTCTTGAATACCTTCACCTGATTTAACATAATCTTCTTCGAATAAGTATTTAGCACGAAGCTGTTCGATAACCGGTTTAGTACGGTCTAAATCAAATTCTTTATATAAAGAATCTAATACTTCATCTTTACTTCTAGAAGTTGTATCATTTTTAGGACCATGTTTAATCAAAGGTACTAGTGTTTTAGTTATATATTCTAACCCACCTTTTTTGTACCATACTAAATTTATACCCTTAAGTCTTTCAGCTACTTCTTTCTTATGTTTTTCAATAAGCTTACGATATTTTCTCAAAGCTACGGTATATTCACCAAAGAGTTTGATTTTAATCTTTTCCCAAATACCCTTGAAGAACTCATATGCTTTTTTAGCCCATTTGATGATAGCGGCTACTACACGCTTAATTGTATTCTTGATCGTATCCATCACAGATTCAGTAACAACAGAGTCTGTTTCACCAGACTCTGTCATAACTAAAACTTGGTCATCTTGTTCGAGCAAGAAGTCCCGCATTTCTAATTCGAATGCAGAGACCTCCTCGATAAGATCTAATGGATCAATCGCTTCATAGTTTCCTAGAACGAATGCCATTAATAAACCTCCATATCAATAATATCATCAATATCAAAAGCTTCTGTTTTAGAAACTTTTTTAGATAATAAGAATTTACAGATATTATGTGCTACAGTCATATTACGACGGATAGCTTCAAATTGCTTATATACGGTATGGTTAGCTGCACGAATAGTACCCATATGGATTTTAACCATACTTTTACCAGCGTCTGGTAAGTATTTACCAAAGCCAATTTTAGTATAGTCTAAATGACCAAACTGTAACAATGCATCGTTATATCCAGTATTTAAACGTGCTAATTTAGACCAGTCCCAATTTAAGAAATCGATAATTTTATCAATATTCTTAGCGATGTATTCTCTACCAATATCCATAGTATCTATAGCACTATCTTTAACGATTTCGTTATAGATCTTATCAGATAATACATCTTTACGGTCACCAATAATAGATTTTACAGCAACCTTAACTGTATTTACAATACCTTTAGCCATACCCTTAACCGTAGTAATAGGATTGATATGACTAAATAATGGATCACCATTTAAAGTATACACTTTAAATTTCTTATCATATCGGCTACTAGCAGCAGCCGCTTTGATATGCTTAATATTTTCTGCTGTCAAGATATCTTGGAGATCGTGCAAAAAGTCTTTATTGAATTGGTTGATTAACCGCATAAAGCTTTTAGTTACAGATTGGATATATGTTTGTGTAACACTCTCATTCAATACACTATTTTCATCATTAACTAATGCAGTGTATTGTTCCATAACCAATTCTTCAACATCTTCTAAACCAGAAACGTATTCATTAAGACAAGTATCGTCTAAATTAGAATCTAAATCTGTACATTCTTCATTCATGAATTCTTCTGCATAGTATTCATCTAATTCAGCAACAGCTTCTCTCATAGCAGCACGGCGGTAATCTGCAAAGTATTTCACGTAGTTGTAAATTTCTGTTGCAGTTTTATTCGTATTCTTAACTTGAGTTGTAAATACATTAAGCATGCCTCGGTTAACTTCACCGACTATTGATAATAAACCGGTTAAAGCTTGATGTGCAAGATCAGCGTTTGGTTTATCTTTAAATTTACCTTCTAAGTTTTTAATAGTTGTATTAAGACGGGCTTCAAGTTCTTTGATAGCCGTTTCTATTATATGTGTAGCATTATCTGTACCACGTGCTATAAATTTACCACTAGCAAATTCAGCAATATCTTTAAAATGTTTAGATACATAATCCATATCTAATGTCATTGTTGTAGGATTACGATTAGCTACAGCTTGTTTATTCTCTTCGAATTCTTCCTTAATATTATTAAGTATCGCAACAGCAGCATCTCTATTTGGTGCTTTGAAAAATTGATTTACAGCATCAAGATAACTATCCTCAACTCTCTTAATAGATTCATACCCTTTATTGATAATATCATTATATAATTTAATGTCAAAAATAGTATCGATTTTACCATCAAACCAACTAGCAGTATCTACTACAATTTCGAATTTCTTATTTCTATCTAAACGTTTACGGCGTTTAATTTTAGCACCCATAAATTTAGATTTCTTAGGAGCATCATCTACAGGAGCAGCTGCTGGTTCAGATGTTGTTGTGTGTGTAGTACTAGATGTATTAGAGCTAGTACTAGTAGTGCTGCTAGTTGACGTATTAGAAGATTGTGTGTCTTCAGCATCATCTTCTTCATCATTATCAGCATCTTTAGAATCAGTATAAGACTTAGGATCTTTTAAAGTTTCTTCACATGCTTTAACATCTGCAGGTGTTACTTTAGTATCATTCTTCTTTTTAAATAGATCTCTAAATTTCTTAAGGTACTTAACTACAAAGTCTTTAATAGCTTTAAAGAACTTTTTAACTTTTTCCCAGATATTAGACAATACACCTTCATTGACATAGTCAGTATTATCCATATCTTGTAAGTCGGCTAATGCATATTCCAGCATAACCTCTTCTTCAAATAAACATATTTCGCTCATATTTAAGCTCCTCTATTAATAATGCTTAGAATATATTGAGAATCAAAGTATTGACGATCCTCAATTTCTGTTATATATTCATCATCAATGTTCAAATCAAGTCCTTCTACGTCTTCATTAATAAGATCAGAACCATAGAACTCATCAAGCTCAGTATATTCACGTAAAGACTCATATTTACGATAATCAGCACACGCTTTTACGTAATTATAGATTTCTATAGCTACTTTGTTAGCATGCATAAGTTGAGTGGTGACTAACTTGATTACAAAATCAACCATAAGTTTTGAGCTACTCATTATAAGATTTAAGGCTTTTATACCTTTATCAAAATTATAATGTGGTTTTAACCCAATAGGCTCCCCGTCTTTTTCTTCCTGTTCGACTGTATTTACTGAATATTTGAGAGTCTCTACTCGAGCTTCTAATTTTTCGGTAAACCAATTAACACTCTTTTTTATTTCTTTGATAAGATCAGAAATATATTTTTGGTCCATCATTTTAATAATATTTTTGAAGTTTTTGGTTACAAAATCCATGTCGATGATATCATCAACTTCACTGTATACACACGTTTCTTTAATTTTTTTATAAGCAGCTTCGACTTCAGTTAAAGCCTCGTCCGCTTTGTCATCTACGAAGTTTTTATAATCTAAATTAATAGATCTGAGCATTTCCCATATTGGCCCTTCGGCGCCTTGTTCTGCTATACCTTTATATATTTCTTCTTGGAATATAACCGCTAAATCCTTAACACGTTCACCATTAACCATAATAGTTTTAACTTTAAAAGTTTTGTCTTTAGATAATTTAGCACGGCGAACAATCTTGCGATTAGACTTAGATCTGATGAATTTTTTACCATTCTTTGCAGGCTGTGCTGGTTCTTCAACATCATCCATTACAGGATCAGTATCACCATTAGGCGTACTATCTTCTTTACTATCTTTACTATTATCAGTATAAGCTTTAGGGTCTTTTAAAGTTTCTTCACAAGCTTTAACATCATTTGGTGTTACCTTAGTAGATTTCTTTCTAAATAAGTCTAGGAACTTATTGAAATACTTAACTACAAAGTCTTTAATGGCTTTAAAGAACTTTTTAACTTTTTCCCAGATATTAGATAATACACCTTCATTGACATAGTCAGTATCTAATAAAAGATCTTCTGTAGAATATTCTACAATATGATTCTCTTCATATATAAAATCAAGTTCCATTTATACCTCCGGTATTACTTCACTTAGTAAAATGCTAGTTATATATTGGGATTCATTATAAATACGACGATCTATATTTTCAATATACTCATCATCTATATTACAATCTAACCCATCAGCATATTCTAATAACAAATCCTGTGCATAATAATCATCTAAATCTGTAAATTCTTTTACCAATTTATACTTACGATAATCAGCACAAGCTTTTACGTAATTATAGATTTCTGTAGAAATATTTTGTGTTACCAATATATGACTACATAACGATTTAACACAAAGTCTTATCATATCCATAATAGCTAAATACGCTGAAGTTAGAATGCGGGATTTTGTTTTAACAATTGCACGATCAACATCTGTCTCGTACTTAAAAACAGCTCTTTCGGCATCATGCCAACTCATCTCAGGATCAGGACGATTTTTATAATATCTATTAATCTCTTCTTTCCGATCAGATGACATCTTTGTATCAAGTTCAAATTCATCCTTTATAAGTTTTTCTGCATTTTGAGCTCCTAAAGATATCTTAGAATTAACAAATATTTCTTTAGCAAGCGTCCTACTAATATCATTTAATGCGTCATCTACTTTTTGAAAGTTATCTTTCACCCATTCCATACTAAATTCTATAGTAGTAGATTTACCATCATAATCTTTCTGATTTTTAAAATTATCACAAAGCTCCTCAGCATATTTTTCCAACTCCTCAACTTCACTGACACGTTTAGCATTTTTTACTTTTCTAACCGTATCCATAATTTTACTTGTAAAATCAAGAATCGGTCTATTTACTTTACTAGAAGCTCTTTCGTAGATAGATAAATCTAAAGCATCTTCTGGTGTACGATATAAATCATAACCAAACCCTTTGAATACTGCTTTAAATTTTTTATTCATACTAAGCTTATTTCTTCGCTTAATATTATGATTAGTTTTAAAGCTACCAACTTGTGTAGTTTTACCACTAGCATCAGTCCATCTATCAGTAGACGATGTAGCCTCTGTGTCGGTACTATATGATGATGGGTCATTTAATGTATCTTGACATGCTCTAGTTGTAGCTGGGTCATTAACTTTTTTCTTAGATCTAATTAGGCTAACTAGTTTATTCCACATTTTGGACAAGAATTCTTTAAGCTTTTTATAAGCAGCCCTTAACCATGCAATAATACTAGTTATAATAGGCCCTTCATTTATTATCTCTATATCAGATAGAGTGCTTGATAAACAAGCACTCTCATCTGCAAAGTAGTCTAAATCTATCATAGTATCACCCATTCAATAAATCTACTAAGTAATATTCTTCTTGGATATTGCGTAACTCAGCATCTTCAAGGAATGCATCATCTAGATTAGATTCTAGAATAGATGAATCTATGCCTAATTCAGAGAACTCTGCGAAATTATTGTAATATTCATCTATCATAGCCATCTCTCTAATACGAGCGTAATTGATAGATTCGGCACAGTTATTTACATACGTGAAGATATCAATAGCACTACGATATAGCATAGTGATTTCTTTAGAGAAAGATGATACTAAACGAGATACAGTTGTGGAAATAAAATTTAACATAACAGCAATCTCTTTAGATCTTGAATTTGCATTTGAGAAACTCGCTAAATCTAGTCTGGCATCTAACTCAGCATCAAATCGTTTCTTAATATTTTCTAATTCACGTTTAAGTGCATCAATATCTTTCATTAAAGCTGATTGGTACTTGTCTACTGCAGATTTAGCTGTAGTGCCTAAAGCAACATCACCAATTTCTTTAAAATGGTCTTTGATGAATTTCATATCTAATCGTCTATCGGTGAATACTACAGTAGCGGCATCAGCAGCATCTTCGAACCATTTTTCATAATCTTCTTTTTCAGGTGTTCTGGCATTAAACATTCCAGCACCTGCATTTTGAGCTGTACGTTTGATAAATTTTTGTATACCAGATTGCATACCTTTACCAATTTCTTTAGATTTTTCTACATACTCATCTAATACGAATGTTTTAGGTAGAGGAATAGTTGTATCTACAGTTACAACGAAAATACGTTTAGGATCTAAACGCATACGTCGTGCAAATTTCTTACCATTGCTACGTAAGAAGTTCTTTTTAGCAACTACAACTTTACCATCTTTATTCGTTGTGGTATCATAAGTATTACCTGCACCCGTATCAGCTTTGGAAGCTTTAGATGGGTCTTGGTCTACAGTGTCAGTAACTGGTTGATATGCACTTTCATCGTGTAAGATATTATTACACTTAGCGATAGCTTCTTTAGTTACTTTCTTTTCTTTAGCTGTACCAAATAAGAATTCTTTTAGCTTATTAAAGTATTTCATAACGAACTTACGAATCGTTTCAAATACTTTCTTAATTTTTTCTTTGATCTTAGATATAATTCCTTCACCATCACCCTCTAGGAGTAAGTCGTCAGAATTATCATCATAGATCAAACTTTCACATACCAATGCAAACTCATCAGTAATGTCTTGTAATTGATAGTCTATCATTGATTTATCCTTTATACAATAACAAATTCAATATCTAATTGATTTTCTTCAGTATTAGCAGTATTGACATTCAAGAACTCAGGAATACGTCCAACTATCATTTCATCTCTACGATAGATATGCTGAATACCAGGACCATATCCATTGAATTCTAAGAACTCAAAGTAAACTAATACGTCTTTATACTTATCAGTAATATACGTGATAAGATTAGGTATATGAAGATCATTGATTTGAGTAGTATCTTCGATATATAATCGAATATCATTCTTAATCAATGTAATCATCTCTTTAGTACTAGTATTGATAAACTTAACTCTGAATCGTAAACTTAAGTTAGTTCTATTCAATGGTTTACCATCTTCTACATAGAATAGTTTAGATGGACCATATGTATTGAATAGTTTAAAGTCAATACCGAATGAGTCTTCTAGTACATTTAAACACTGATTGATATGTACACGTTTCTTCTCTAAATCTAAGATAAACTTTTGTAATTTCATCTCAGTATTAATGAAAGACCAACCAACCATAGGAACTTTATCTATAGTATAGCTTAGTGTACCATTATCCAACTTAGTGACTTTAACTTTAGATTCGATAATATCAGAATAGTTATACATAAAGTCTACACCACCACGAGTGTTGTAGATATTAGTAAGACTATATCCATCTAAGTTACCACTAGTAAAGATTTGTTCGGACTTATATGTACCAGCATCTTCACCATCTTTATTCTTGATGAAAGTGAATACTTTAAACTGAGTATTATTTGGCATATAACCATACAAGTCATTATCAGAACCAGCTTCTTTAAGATTTAAGATCTTAAGTTGGTTTAGTGTATCAATAGAGTTGTCTGTTTCCATATCAAACTCATATAAGAAAGAAAACTCTGTTTCATTGTACTTCTTGAATTTACCTTGAGTCCAACGTACAGGTTTACCATCTTTATAGAATACACCTAGGACTTTAAGATCTACACTAGTAATCTCATCAGGATCTAGTTCATTGTCTTTATGAACCACGCCAATATTTCTATCAATATTTTGAACTAGCTTAACTGTACACTTGTAAGTATTCTTATCAGTGAAATATTCTCTCTTCCAGTTAAGATTATTACAAATGAATTGGTACTTGGAAGCCTTATTGATATACTCAAACTCAAGAGCTTTCTTTGTGTCCATATAGTTGATATAATATGAAGCATACAATGGACTCTTGTTGATTACAATCATAAATGGATTGAAGTATAAGAACTTAATCTTATTTATAGATTCTAAATCTTCTTTTGATCTATCATAAATAACTTTACCACTACCACCAGCTTCGTACTGAATAGTATTACCAGTATTGAAGATATAGTTTTCACTAGATACGTTATCAAAGTCACGTCTAATCAATTCTATAGGAACTGTGTTAGTTGGAATCATTTGTGTATCAGTGCTAGCTAATAGATAAGCATAATATAGACGGTATAATGGAGATTCCATTTTCTTGAAGAAGTATAGTTTATTCTTAGGTAACCCATAACTTAAAGAGTTAAAGAAGTTATTAACGTCTTTAGAGTTGGTTACGCTACCACGAGCTAATGCTTCTTTAGGAATCATTAACTTTAACTCATCAATAGTCTTCTTATCCAAACCATCTTCAGATGCAGGTAAACCTAATGGATCACCTATTGGAGTAATAACCATGAACAAACGGTCATAGTTAAATCTATCACTGATAGGATATAACTGGATAGGGTCTATATACTTGAAGTTGCCTTCGGAACCCTTAGTGGTATATAGATTAACAGAAATCTCAGAGTTCATACCAGGAATATTAGAAGTATCACTAAATACTAATCTAATAGTCTTCTCATCTATATATGTATAACTACAGTAGTTGACTTCACTACCAGTATGTAACCCTTCATATATAGGTAAGAGCTTAACTGGTTGACTACCATAGTTCTTAATAGTTACATCGAAACCAGCTAACTGATCATCGAATGTAAACTGATAAGTTTTATTCTCAATAGGGTTTCTATTAAGAATTGTAGCAGTGTTTTTCGTATACGTATATTGACGTATACGACATCTTACTGCAATCTTTTGTTCATTCTCATCAAGAATCCGACCAACTGGTGGTAAGTATGGATCAATGATTTCAAATGAATCAATAATTGGATTATAAGCAGATAAGTCATACTGTGCAGTATATACATAATCACCGTCTGGCAATACCACACGACGAATTAAGATATCATACTCAGTATGGAATTCAAACCCACCAATATTAATAGCTACTTCTCTATCAAATGTAAATACATCATTACGCATATTAGCTAATAGTACGTCTTCAGAGATAGTAAATACTATATCCATATATGCAGGTCTAGCATTAATATTCTTAATACCTAAACCTAAAGCATGAGCAATAATATTCTTTTCGAATTTAGCTCTAGTTGGAATAGCTTCATTACCAAACTCCGAAGCCATGATGATATTATTTTGTAGAGATGTAGAGAATACGTCACTTAGATAACCAAATATACCCATAGATAGGGTAAGATCATCTTCTTGGATATGTTTTTTCTTGACAGCATCAATATATGAATTAAGATCATAAATATTAGAGTTCGTCAATAGTTCATTAGCCATTAATCTCCCCCTTCCTAAACGTTATATTTCTCACGATATCTAGCATATTCTTGTAAATTCTTTCTAGCCTCATCATACCCTCTAGGGTTTTTGTCAGTGAAGTTATAAGAATCAGATGGAGCTTTCCATTTAAGTTTATAGAACTTGTATTGATTCTTGCCATCACCATTAAGACCAGCAATATATGGAGCCTGCATCCAATCACCAGACCAACCATCTAATGCATCTATATAACCACCACCAGCAGCATTACCACCAGAATATAGACTACATAGTTGATTGAACTCGTGTAATGTGTCAACTTCCATATCGAAAACAAATGTAGATTTAAAACTAACTGTAAATCTTAAATCAGAACCGTCTGCCATGTCACTAAATACATCACGTGGTACCGTCTTAGGGTACACACCAACATACTTAGCCCAATAGATGATATCTTCACCACCAGAATCTTCAGATACTATGAACTTATACATAGACATTTGGTCATGAATAATACGTTGCATAGCATAAGCTTTATTAGGCTGATTGATTCTACCAAAGTGCTTCAATCTAGAATATTCATCAAACAGCTTGAAAAACATGTAGACCTCTAGATACTTAGTATCTAGAAACTCTACACTGAATTCATGGTTTTCATCACTCTCTATTGAAGTCCCTCGATAGAATACAGAAGAACCTAAAATATTTCTAGATGTCTCATAATCATTAGCTACACTAATAGCTGGTAAATCGACATTAGAAGTTTTCTGGTTTGAAAGAAGATTAACGAATGGCTCAGAACGGTTTTGAGAATAGCATAGTTGATGCAATACCTCAGGATATTTAGTTGCTGCTTCTACAAATAGTGGATTATTGGCTACAGAGTCAATGAATGTTTTAGACATATCATTACTGCCACCACTACCAATAGAAAAGTTCTTATCATGCAAGAAGATTTGTAAATCTGGTTTTGTAAAGAATATATATTCTCTAGTCATACCGACACGATTATACGGATCTATCTTAGAGAACCTAGCAAATCTATGATATCTATCTAGAGATGTCGGATTGTATATACCATTCTTTTTAATGAATTGCAACATCATTTGGGAATCAACCGTAGGTTTAAGATTCTTATATTCTTGATTATTCTCGGTTAAAGTTTTACCCTGTTTGATGTCAGTTGTTTCATCGGACATTCTCAGTCTCCTTTCTTTATAGGATTATAGAGATGTTTCAAAGATATCTTTAATTGTATACTATAACTATGAATAAGAGATAAGAGTCTAGCTGATAACTCATTAGAGTTAACTCTCCCTCCAACGTTTTGTTTATTGGACATCGATTAAAGGAAGAGGTAACCACTATGAGCAGCTATGATTATTACACTAACGAGTTCGTTAACGATTATGGTTCAACTTATGATATGTCATATCTTGGTAAATATGTAGAGATTAATGAAGATATTATTGTAAATCAGGTGGAGAATATAGATTTTCATACAGCACTAAATGGTGAAACAATAAGAGACCAGAATGGTAATATATATTATACTAGTAGAATAGTTGATGGTTTAAGAAAAGACCTATTAGACTATGCTATTATTATAGATGAATTACTATCATTAGTAGGTCCTGGTAGATTTTATAATTGTGGATCTAGCACTTCTATGAGAAGACCTGAACTATTATTTGTAACATATGATGACCGTAATATACTCGCTGGTGAGTATGCCAAAGAATTTGATTACTATGATAAGTTGCATTGTATTACTGATGCAACACCACAGTCTATTTTTATTAAGTAACTATATTTGGCTAGGCTTTTATTTTTTGCCTAAATGGGGCTGTTTTAACATAGTAGTAAATTTCAATATTGAATTTAGAATACGTATTTTAAGGAGGACTATAATGTCTTACATTCAAGAATCAATCCTCAGCGACATTATTAATCTATATGATAATATTACAGTTGATGATTTTAGTTTAGACAAATTATTACCTACCCAGGCTGGTGGATATAAGTCTTTCAAGTCTATTAATAGTGCTACTAAAGACTTGGTACTTACATTTCCAGTTATGTTTAGCCGCAATATGGAATTAGCATCAGCTGAGCTAATTGCTAGAGCGCTTGAAGTTAAATATGCTGGTTTGGTTAGGATGCTCTTAACTGCTATGGCTATCACGAATTCAACAGATGCTATTGATTATATTAAAAATATTCATAGCAATATGCAATTCAATGATGGTATTGATGTAGATGATTATCTAACTATCAATAGAAAACTAAATAATGAATCTGGTGCTATGACCATGTTTACTGCTGGTACTAAAGCTGTATATGAGAACTATAAGCATAGTTTAAAACATAGCTTACCTATTGCTAATACCATTATCAAAGAAGCACCAACCCCTGCAGAAATCTCTGTAGCCAAAGCAAAACTATCTAGAGGTATACCTAGTCATGGTTATGAGGGTCCTGTTTTTGACCAAAGTAAGTTAGACAAGATTAATCAAACTATGCCATTGATGATGAAAATAAACTTCATCTCTAAAACAAATGGTCACCCTATTAGTGTGCCAGCATATGTAGGTATCAAATGTAAATTATTTGATGTAGCTGGTTTAGATATTATCCAACGTATCGTATCTAAGAATTCTTCTGCTATTAGCCTATTCAACTTTATTCGTGCTACATCTCAAGAAATTGGTTTCTGGAGAGACTTTGTATTTGCATTGAGTAAGGCTAAAGTTGATGCTATCTCTAATGCACGTAATGGTTCTTCTTCTAAAATGTGGAAAGCATTAGAGCAACGTGCTACCAAATCTAAACTTAACCAATTCTTCCGTCAAAAGAATGATGCTACAGCTATCACTTCTTTATTGGTAACTACTGATGAAGTTGAAGAATTGAAAAAGAATAATGATATCGATCTTTCCAAATCTAATGTAGCTAGAAAGATTATGTCTGATTATAACTTACTCTGTATTGGTATTGTAGATGAAACTACAGAATCCGTAGCCTTAATCTTTGATACAGGTGATGATGAATACGAATTAATGCGATTCAAATCCTTAAAGAAAGAAAAAGATATAGATGCTAAGCAAATCGTTAACCTATTGACTAAAATGGCCTAGGAGGAGGACACATGACCAAATACTTTAAAGAAGCCTGCTCCTATATGGATTTGGGTGATAAAGAAACATTAGCTATTGTGTCTGCTGTAAATGAAGCAGACCAACGAATGATTATGATGAATGTATCCAATAAGATCTATGATTTCATTAAGCTTAAAGCTAATGAAGTAGACTTTGGTGATATTCCATTATCTAAAGGTGATGTACAACGTTTACGTCACTATAAACTAGTGAAACAAACACTAGACGCTTTAGAACGTCTTTGTGCTTCTCGTAATATTCAATCTAAAGCATTAAAGACTACTAAAGAAGCATTAGCTAACTTAGAGAAAGATAAATATGCTTACGTTGGTGCATTCATGCGTAACTTGGATTATCCTTGCACTATTTATAATTTCACTGTGTTGTCTATAATTGCTTCTACTAGTATGATGGTATCTGCTATTACAGAATACATTATGGACAATGAGAGTACAACTAAGTTCGCTATGGATTCTAAACACTTCAATGTGTTAGACGACAATGTAGTTATCAAGAATCTTGAACGCTTTAATGAAAACTCTCGTAATGGTAAATTGGCTAAAGCATTATCCTTATTCACTAAAGCACATGCTCGTGGCATCTTAGGTACTATGGCAGCTATCTCTATGATTGGTGCTGGTATTTACTTGATCTTCAATATCATTCCTATCTTACGTGAAATCGTATACTATTTCTACTTCTGTAGAACTAGCTTAGCTGAATATCTTGAAGTACAAGCAAGTATGTTAGAAATCAATGCTTCTAAGATTGAAGATGATGATATGAAAGATGCAGCTGAATACCAACGTGGCGTTGCAGTTAAGTTCCGTCGTTATGCTGATAAATTAGACATCAATGATAAAGCAGCTACAGCTAAGATGTCTAAAGAAATCAAAGAAGAAGATTCTTCTAAAACTAAATTTAAACATGATGACATTAGTGACAGCATTCCTGATTCTGCTGGTGCTAATAGCAGTCTATTCTAGGAGGTTAATGATTAATGAATATTAAAAATAAACCTAGAGGAATTACATCTGGTTCTTTATTTTTTGAAGCAGTACAATCCGCTAGACGTGAAGAAATCGTAAAAGGTTTAAAAGAATTAGAATACCAACCAGTACATGAATCTGCAGTAGCAAGCAATCTATATGATCAAATTGCTAATCGTAGTAAAATGACTAAACGTCGTCAAGACTTCTCTAATTCTGTACGTAATGGTCTTATCTTTGAAGCTTTGAATATTTTATTCGAAGCATCTGCTAGTTATCCAATGATGTCTGAAGATAACCGTGTAATTAGAAACAAAGTTATCTCCAATTTCATTGAGCAAACTGGTTCTGATAAAATCTTATCTACACTAAGCAAAACAAATGCATTCACTGCACAAATTGCTAAGTATGTAACAGAAGCTCATAAAGCTATTATGGAAGATAATGAAGAAGCTTTAAAATCCAATGACTTAGATGAAGAACCTAAAGTTTCTCCAGATGATACTGAAACATTCGTTGATAAAGTAAACTCCGATGAAAACAAAGAAGAAATCCAAGACATTGGCGATTCTGTAAAAACTCATGTAGCTAATGGTATTGAACAATTCATCATTGCTAATATCGAAGATAAAGAGCACATCAAAGATGTATTACAAAACGTAGAAGACAAAGTTGCAACTATCCAAGCAGCTAATGCTGAAGAGGAAGAAGAGATTAAAGAATCTACTATCCAACGTGGTAGATTGCAAATTAAGAAACGTTTGGATACTCGTAAAGTAGGTTTATATGAAGCTATGGTTCGTGACCTATCTAAGAAAGCTTTAGCTAATCCAGGTTATGGTATGATTACTGAATCTGGTACATTAGATATGGATAAAATCACAGCGGCTTGTGAAGCTACACTAACCATGATGGTATTATCTGAAGCATTAGGATTCTATATTCCTAATGATATCCAAAAACAATACGACTATCGATAAGAAACACAAAAAAATACCCTGTATAGGCATTGCCTATACAGGGATTTCTTTTCGTTAAAGTTAATCTTTATAGTTATATACTATAAATGTGTATGGTAGATACAGCTATCGTTACTAGCTGTATCTAAATATATCCATACACGGTGTGTTCTCCACCGTCAAAGGAGGTGATCCTATGACCGGAGCACAAATGAGATATTTTAATCTCAACGCAGGTTATAAAGCTAATTTTGCACTAAAAGTAAGATTAGCTTTATCTGTGGTACACAATTATGAGAATGGTAATTCAAAAAACTATTCTCATAATGAGTATATGGATTGCTTATCCTTTATTAAAGGATTAGAACCATAATACTCTAAACAAAACAATGTGTAGAAGAGGTTCGCAGCCTCTTCTACATAATTGTTTTATTTTTTGTAAAAAATTAAAAGTCTTCTAGTTCAGACATAGCTTCTTGTACAGCATCAACGATTTCTTCAGTAACACCTTCATCATCAGAGTCACTGTCATCTTCTGTACCAGCATCATTCATCAATTCGATTTCAGCTGCATCATTTTCATCATCAGCATAGATATCGATTTCTTGAGGCTCTAAACCTTCAACTGCATCAATGTCATCACCATCGTTATGAGTATCATCTAATTCTACATCAGAGATAGCATCAGTTACAGTGTCAATAACATTATCAACTACATGATCATCAGCACTACCAGATTTAACAATATCAATTACAGCAGTAGCATCACGGTCTAAGTCTTGTCTAATTACATCAGCCATTGTTACAAAGCTCCTTTTTAATAAAAATCATCATAATCATCATCGTAATCGTCGTCATCATCGATTTCTTCACCATCAATAACACGATCAAGATTGCTATCATCTACATCATCTAAGTAATTAGCTGTGTAGTCATCACTTGCAGGATCTACATCAACATCACCACGATGAGTATCGTCAATTAATAGATCCAATGTAGTATCTTCACTTAGAACGTCTAGAAATAGTTCACCTTCTAGATCCTCTAGGAAGAATCGGTCTAAATCATTCATATTTTTTAACCTCCATAAGGACTATGAAATTATGAATATGTTGGACTTACCCTCTTTTAGCTATATCTGTACTAAGTAGATTACATTTATCCATTAAGATATAGATAATCACTGGTAGATAGTAGAATAGTTCATTTAGAGGTCTATCATAATTGAACTCTTCTAGCTCTCTTAGAACCTCTTCAGTGAAACGTTTATCATTTCTACGTAAGAAATACTCTATAAGAATATTCTTATAGAATCCAGGTTCTGTTCTATCATAAGCATCTGCTTGTTGAATACGTCTTACTGTATCATCATCATAAGCACTGATAGGATAATAAGCACCAGGTCTATACAAATGTACGTAATAGTATTCTTCTAAGCATCTAGCCAGCATAGAAGTTTGGTCTGTAACCAATGTAGCATTAAGATTTGGGTTACATAGTACATCAACTTTACCTTTCTCTACGGCATATTGGAATGTACGCTTATAGTCTAATGGGAAAGTCTGTGGCATATATAGTTGGTGGTCCATAAATAAGTATGGCAGTTCTGGAGAGTTCATACAATCAGTACGTAATATAAACTCTATCATGAAAGGATCATAGAAATTACGATCATCATACTTAAAGATATATGCTTGAGTTCTATCACTATAGAAGTAGCTTCTAAAGATAGCTCTCAAACTATTACAGATATTTTCTAATCTAGTGATATAATCATAGTCTGTGCTTCTAATAAGCATAGATAGGTTAGTACCTTGGTTACCGACAACCATTTCATACTCATCTGTAGCTAAGTTATCTAGCTCAGTAGTATCAGCATCCATAAGACTTAGTTTATAGCTAAGCTTATACATATTAGCACCATTAGGCATAGTATCTAAAGACACAGCTGTAATCTTAAATACAGCTTTATCTTTCATATGGTTAATGATGAAATAGTCTTGAGGGAATGGTTTGAACGCATTAGGTACTAAATAAGCATCTCCTTCTACGGAACTACCTTCAGCACCAAAATCACCAGCATCAATATCTATGGCAATTCTATCTATACCAAATAATACTACATCATTGATCTTATTAAATCTAATGCTACTATCTTTATCAGTATAACTATACATCATAGCTGTACCTTCATCGACAGTTGTCTTTTCAGTATTGATATTATAATACGTTACTGTAGTCGGAGCCTTATCTATGAATGTATAGAAGTTATTATCAATTCTATCGACCATACTATTTGTCATTGAGTTGACAGTATTGATATATGTCTTATTTGCTATTTTACCCATAGTTATTCCTCCTTGTGTACGATTACCTATCTGTTAAAGACAAAAAATAAACCCAGTATGAGGTATTATCCCCATACTGGATTAGAATAATTCACATTCTTCATCGATATCTCTTAATGGAACACCAAAGTCTTTCTTCTTCTTATTACTATGGAAATATACATCTCCAGTGAAGTAGAATCCATGTCTTTTGATATAAGACTTAGTGACTTCTTTGGATATCATACCAGCATCATCATTATCAAAGTAGAAATGCCATTCCATATTGAATAGACCATATCTACTAGCTAGATATTGTATAGCTGATATATAGTTAGAACCAGATGTGGCTAAATATATACCAGGCTCTTGATTACGTACGTTGAAGAATATGGACAATATATCAAATTGGCCTTCTGAGAGATGAATTTTAATAGGCCCAGTGGGTATACTAAGGCAACATGGGATTGTGTAGCTTTTAACCATTTCATCGTTCCCAGACATATTGATTATAATGTATCTGGGAAGTTCATTATCATAAATATGACGTAAAACTATCCCAGATTGGTCTGCTGTAACGAATCCAATATACTCATTATTGAGTATAACGAAATCATCATCAGTCATTCTCTTATACTTACGTATCTTATAATATATAGCATCATTTGATAAGTCAAATACTATACGACTATCTATGTATCTCTGTATAGGATAGTTCAATCCTAAACGACCATTAAGATAATCAAGCTTCTTCTGTATAATCTCATTAGGTAGCTTATTACCACTTTGCATGAAATTATCATATAGCTTATTGTAATTTATACTAGAATAGTTTCTCTTCTTAGTATACGTGGAATGATCAGAGTTCTCTCTTACTTCTTGGTTATAGATATTAACTTCCTTAATGGTATTAATATCTCTTACACCAAGTTTCATTAAGATCTCTTGATCAACTATACCACGTTCATTACATTTAAAGCAGTTATACATTATAGGTTTGTCTTCTTGGACGCTAATATATAAATGCTTCTTACTAGCACTAGACGTATGTCCACAATATGGACATCTAGCTACTAGTTCTTTTCTTTGGGCTGCAAACATTGAGCCCTGTATGCTATCTTTCAATAGCTCTTTTAAACTATAGATGTCCATATCATGGAACCTTTCTATTTTACTTTAGTACAGTTTTAATATCTTTATTAATCGTATTGTCTAAAATATATTGAATCTTTTTAAGACCCTCAATCATAGTATCGGCATCGTTGATAAATTTAGCACCAGGGAATTTCTCTTCAATACCTTTGCGGATTTCTAATATACCATCAGCCACTCTGTTTAGGTCAAGTTCTTTTACATGATAATCTTTATCTAAAAAGTCTTCTATATCACTAAAAACTTCATATAATTGACAGTACACAAAGTATTCAAATAGAAAGCCGATTACGAATAAAGACTCGTTAGTGATAGTATATTCTATTTTTGCATCATACCAAGCACCTTTGTCTGAATATACCCACCAATCATCTTTCATTGGTCTATATATTTCATCATTATACTCAAACTCAAATACATTACCTTGATTACCTTCATAGTACCAATATAGTTCATTGATGATACTACCTATTTTAAGTTGTACATCTTTCAAGTCTTCTAAGAACTTCATACCTCTACCTCAATTGATTCTTAACGTAATTTATCAAATGCTTTACTAAAGCACTCAAATAAATTAATTAACACTTTTGCATTAGATTCATTTACCTTATAGTCGTATTCTTTAGCAATCCAGTCTACTACATCAAGTACATCTTGACATAGTGTAAGGAATGTAACACCTTCACCAGGGAAGTCGTCATTAAAGAATACGTCTAATATACATAATGAAGATGCTCCTTCGGCAAAACTATACCGAATAAGAGCTTTAAATCTACAAAGTCTATATAAAGACTTAGTATACGATTCTACTGTTTCTTCTTTACCTTTGAAATTAGACAAAGCTAATCCATTAATTGTAGTTTTGAATTCATAAGTATCACCATCTTTTACGATGCTTAATACATCCTCTAATAGATCGAGCATATCTTGAGCATAATCATCAAAAGACGATTCAATTTGTGCAATCTCTGCTAATTTACTGTAACTCATTATTTACTAGCCTCCGTATATATGATATCAAGATCTAATAATGCTTTATGAGCATCTTCTAGTTTATCAGAGATATCTACATTATATGCTGCCAGTATAAATTTTTCAGCATTAGTTAATATGTCACTGATATCTTTAAATGTGATATCTTTTCTATCTTTAGATAGGAATCTTATTCTACCATAATCACTAAATAGATCATATAGTAAGTCATAAGCTACACCACTTGAGTATGCATCGATATCATCATAGAATAGATTAATGTAATCAAGAAATCTAATAGAGTCTATTAGAGCATGATACACTTCAATCTCAGAAGTTATCCTTACAATGTCTTCACGTATAGCATTACCGACTTCTTTCTCACAAATAAGAAAGATATTATTGTCTGTAGTTCCTCTGGATGTGAATCTACAATGGATATCATCTTCTACTGTAACTGTAAATGGATTTTCATCCATTACATATGATAAAGTCTTTACAGCGACCTTTACTTTCTTATCAATAGCAGTCTGTTTATCAAAATAGCTATAATGCATGATCATTACCAACTTTCTTTATCAATAATACTAACTAGCATTGGGTTATACAAATTATTGATAACTCGTTGAAGAGTCATTATAACTCTTTCGAATTCATCAGAAGACACATCAAACTCTACATTAGGGAATTTCTTCATAACTTGTACACGGTAATCATGCAAAGCATCAGTAATTTGAGATGCGTCTACTTTACCAAGACAATCACTCATAGTATCTGCCATAGCTCCAATAAATTCTTCAAAGCTATTATAGCTGATATCATTTAGAATCATTAGCACCTTATGAATACTAAAAGTGTCAATTTGTTTTATATTGACAGTTGGTGGTGCAAATCTTTTAGTATTATCTTCTGACTCATCTTTATAATAGAAGTTATCATCAGTTCTATAATCTACCCCTGTAGGCCAGTATGCTACATCGCCAACATGGAAGTCTAGTAGATTGGTAAAATCATCATCATATACTTCATTAATATATTCATATAAGAAACAGCAGTATTCGCTGATAAGGTCTCTAGCATCATTGTAATCGTTATATCTGCTACCAATTACAGAGTCTAATTGTTCTAGTTTATCAGTTACTGATCTTGATTTCCTTCTATCCACAAATACATTAGATAAAGCGGTTAGTTGTTGCCTAGTTTTTGCTTTTAGAATAGCGATAGCTGCATTATCACTATCTTTATATGCTTCATCATATTTTACAAAGAAGCTTACTGCTTCATCTGCCAATCTGAAACATTCTTTACTATTAAACTTTCCACCAGGGATATTATCTATAGCTACTTTTAGACTTTTATACCTAGGGTTAGCTGGCGTATTCCAGGTAACAAATCGTTCAATATGATAAGTTAGCCAATATACTTTGTCAATGAACTCTAATACACTACCTTTGATTAATACTTTCTTTTCACCAATGTATTGTATAGGTTCATTGTTTTCATCTGTGCCAGAGGCACTACTATGGCCTCCGACACCTTTTAAGATTTCATTTCTAACGAATTCTCTAAAACCACGACATCTTCTAACAACGTCACTGATATAGTCGTCACTTTCAAATAGTTTTCCATACATAATAGGATTCTCCTTTGCTCGATAAAAACAATTAACTTTCTAAAATCTATCCAATCATCAATACATAACGTAAGAACTCATCATTGATTACATCAGAGTTAGACATGATAGGTGCACCAGTATTCTCTTGATTATGATAATCAATGCATGTGAACTTAGATGATAGGATAGTAGCTAAAAGAGCCATAATATAGTTTTCTGTTTTCTCGCTCTTATATCTGTCAATAAGCTTCCTATACTCAGGAGAAGATTGAATCTTAGTAGATTCTTTCTTATTAACTGAGTTACGATTTACACGTTTAACTACTTTACCAGATAGAATAGCTGCCATAGTATATAGGCCCTTTTCGCATAATATTTTTCTACTAGCTATAATAAGTTTGATATAGCCAGTTAGAGTCAATGACTTTAATGCAGATGGATCTCCAAAGTATCTTAAGAATAGATAGCTAACTAATTCCCGTTGTAGCTCATTTACTGGAGATACTGCATCTTTAGATAACTCTTTTTGATAATAAGCTATTTCTTCAGGGTCAAATGGACCAAACTCATTATCAATAGTTTCCATAACCCGTTCATAGTTAACTTGGTTATGTAATAGTAATGACTCATTTCTTTTACTCATATGAGCTTCAAAGATATCTAAGTCACTACTGCTTTCATCATCACGTTTATCATGATTAAATCTATTGAAGACATAATCATACTTACCATCTACTATCTTAAAGCTCAATGTCTGTTCGATACTAGTATGGTTAAAGTGAACTACGTTTCTGATGTATGTGTATTTTGGGAATAACTGAATGATTACGTTGTTTAAGATATTGGCCGCTTGTTCATGTACACCAACAGCTGCAATCTCTAACTTAACCCATAACTTAGTATTCCGTTTATAGTTAACCATTACACCATTCATTACTGTTTGGTATAACTTATTAACTAAATCCATTTCTGGATGCATTTCACGAAGAAGAATATTGTAGAAGTAGATTAAGAACTCATCAATATTCGCTACTTGTCTATGAAATGCAAAGTGTGTTAGTAATGGAATAAGTATCACTTGGAATAGACTTACTTCCATCATAGCATGGACGTGTTGGTTATTGTAGTTTAATACAATATTACGTCCTTCACCATCGAATGAACGAAGCTCTAATACACAGTTAGCATCATTCATTTCTTTAACTTTCTTACCAATATTAGAATCCAGAATTAATCGTCTGATATCCCATTCTAGATTGGCTTTGTTATATTGCGGATATGCATCCATAGTTGCTTTGATGTATGCATATGCTGCTAATAACTCATGCTCAGGATCATAGAACTTTTCAAAGTAATTGATATACTTACAGAAATGCTCCTGCATGTCAAAATTAGCCTTAGGTATGCTATAGCCTCGTTTAGATTTTAGGTTAAAGATATCCAGATGCACGTTTAATTCTGGATCTTGTCCTAACTTCTCAGCTATAGGCATATATAAAGCGGAAGGTATTTTCTTTACAATTTCATCTTCTGGTAGTGGATCCCATCGATCCACCAAAGGAATATTATTACTGCCTTTTACAAATAAGTGCGGTTTTATCACCTCCATAGTTAACTTATTTGGGTCTAGTACTTTACTTTCGACCTCAAATGGTAGTTTGGTAAACATCGACATTCTGTAATCTTTTAGTTTCTCAGATGCTTGCATTTAATATTAACCTCCCTAATACGTGCACAGATATAATATATCATTATATCTTACTTTCGTTTGACAGATCCTGTTGATTTTGTGCTACGTATTGACTTACTTGCTTTACTAATTCCAACTCTCTTTGTATTGCCTATGGTCTTAGAAGAACCACGATCTCCACGAGCAGTAGATTTCCCTGTTGTTTTAGAAGTGGTACGTTTAGTCTTAGTACCATATTTCTTTTGCTGTTTTACACGTTCAGCAATTTTAGTTTCAGCATCAGTAATCTCTTTAAGATTTACTGTACCATCTTTATATTTACCCTTATCAGTAAGCTTATACTTATTAATAGTCAAATACCCAAAGTATAATATCTTAGCATAGTTAATTACTAGATTAGGGTTAGTTGTTTTAGGTTTATCACTAATAGCTTCTGAACTATATTTCTTCTCTAGTTCAGGAATAGTTAAACCATTCTTATGATATGCATAAGAGAATGTGTATGTAAAAGCTGGGTCATTACTAAAGAATTGTACTTTGTAATCTTCTAGCTTAGTATCATGCTCATCACCAGCTTTAACTGGAGAGAATTTATATATAACGTCATAAAAGAATCTAGGAATATTCTCTGATGGTATCTTCATGATACACCAGAAATTGCCTTGTTTATCTTTTATGGCAGAGTATTCAATCTTATTATTGTAGTCTACTAATACCTTAAAGAACTTCAATGAGTACATAGATGTCAATGCTGTTCTATTACCAGCAAATGATGCACCTGTACCTGATGGGTTCTTAATATATTGACGTAGAGTCATTATCTTTTTAGCCATAATAATTCTCCATCATAAACTACCGTAGGTTAGAGTCAGTGACCCTAACCTTGATAGCTGTTCATTATTTATTTTTCTTCAGATTTCTTCTTTTCAATTTCACGTATAGCATCATACATATTATTCGAAGCCTCTGGAGTTAAGAACTGATTACATGTGATAAGAATAGTCATCAATTTGGAAATGATAGTCAATACTGCAATGTCAGAACGAATAGAAGTAACTACGTCTTCAGAACGTTCACCTGTAGTAATATCAATAGGCATTCTAGGTAATAGTTTATCTTCACCACCTAGAGCTGCAACCATCATTTGATGTACAATACCTTGATATTCATATTCACTATAACTTTCATGAATTTCAGAACGTTTAGTGCCATATAGCAATGCTACAAGATCCAAGTAAGAGTTATAGATGATAGAAGAGATAGCTGCTTCTAATGTAGGATTTTCATCAAAAGCATTACCGTATTTCTTATATACATCTTGAGCCGCAAATAACCCTTCAAGATTAGATGCATAACCAAAGCCATGGATAGCTGCAGACATACAGTTTAATACAGCATCTTCAGCAGCATCAAAACGATTATCACGTTCTTCTTGAGTAGACCCACCGATATATAAGTCTAATGTATTAGCCTTAAGAGAGTTAAGTCTACGCTTAAGTGTACCAAGAGTATTTACATCTTGTCCATCACGTTTAGCTTCAGCAACTTCACGTTCAGCATGATCAATCATACCTTGATATAAGTCACTATATTCAGTAGTACCTTGTTTGTACATTTCACAAGGATTGATAATCTTGGTCTTACTGAAATCAGAGATTACAGCATCAGCACAACCAAAGAAGTCATGTACTGTTTCATTAGTTGGTGCAAGACCTTGTTTTTGTTCTTCTTCTTGAATAGACAAGTCTACATACTTCTTGATTGTTGTAGCATTACATAGACGAGCTAAATCAAGAATCATATTCTTATCTGTAATATTAGGTACAAATAAGAATGGGATTTGGATACCAGCAGATCGATACTTATAGATAGCTTCAGTTACAGCATCCATAGTAGTATCAATGTCACGGGTAGTTCTAGGACATAAAATTACTGTTGGAATCATACCCTTAATATCATTAGCTTTGATCGGATCCATAATATTACGCATGATAATATTTTGTACATAGCCAATCATTTCTGGTGTATCTACAGGGTCTTCAAAAAAGTAGATTTGTGGATGGTTTAGTTCAGCAAATCCTTCTTTGTTGTTTACATAGACTTTATCACCATAACCAGTGTTAATAGTCATACCGTCATATGTGCGAGTATAGTCTTCATCGATAGAAGAGTGTTTAACTGTGATAAATACTTCATTACCCATCTCTTTATAGATATTAGCGATGATAAGAGATAAGTCTTCATCACCATTAGTAGAGATTTTAGCAATACGATACATATCATCAGGAGTAGCTTCTTTAGCTCGAGATACAATAAGTTCATTAATCTCTTTTACGATGGCTTTGAATGTACGTTCAATCATAACTGGTGGTACATTATTAAGCTCATCGTCATAAATCTTGATATTTCCCGCTCCATTTGTTGCCATGAAGTTAGGTTCTTCTTTGGTAACAAAACGTTTGTAAATGTTGTACGCAAGAAGTGTTGCAGAGGTGGTGCCATCACCTACTTCTTTGACAACGTTATTAGTCAAATCTACCATAATGTCTGCTAGACTACTTTCGATTTGACCTAAGAATTTAATATTCTTAAGAATAGTATTACCATCTTTAGTGAACTTAGGTGTAGCGTCAGTTTGCATAATCTGAGTAGCACTACCATAAGGACCAAAAGAAGTTAATATAGAATCACGGATAATCTTTAACGTTTTAAGATTAGTTTCATGTAGACTATCTTTAGATACGATATTAGAAAGAATTTGCATCTTTCTTCCTCCTTAATTTATACAGGTTTAACCACTGAAGAATATATGTCTACTGTAAATATAGCATTATCATCACTATACTCTTCCATAAATTCTAAGTCAGGACTTTCTTCTTCACCTATGGTGGTTAGATTGAATCCATAATTAGCTAAAAATATAGTCTTTCCTTCAACTTTAGGGGTTATAAGTCCAACTGTATCTTTATCTTTTATATATAAAGCATCATAATCATTACGAGCTATCTCTTTTGAATCAAATACTCTAATTAGTGGAGATAACTCTCTTACAATAGCTTCTTCTTTCTTATTATTAACTATAACCCCGATATCAGCTACAGCACCATCAGACTTAATTAATACAGAAAAGAACTTATAGAACTCTGTAAAGTATATATTACGTCTGAGATACAATTCCATAGAGAACTCTTCTTTAAGTTCTTCATATAAAGAATCAGCAGAATCTCTATATTCTGGTTTAAGTAGTATATAGATAGGATTCTTCTCTGTTCTAGTAAGAAGAAGCAATCTAAGACTTATAGGGTCTTCTTCTAATACTGTGTCAAAGTATTTAGACTTACCATAATATCTTTGTATTAGAGTTGCTAGTGTGTAATCCAAATCAAATAGCATCCCAAATTCAAAGATTGCTTTTATTTCAGACATAATAATACCTCATAGGATAATAGGGAATAGTCTTAGACCATTCCCTATATCTTTTCTATCTATTATAAGTCATCTAAAGAACCGTTAGAGAACCCACCAGAGTTATTCATAGTATTAGAACCAGAAGAACTATTACCATCACCAGATAAATCATTCAATAATTTACCAACTGGAGAGTAGTCATATACTGCACGAGCAGATGCATAAGCACTACCATAAGCCATACCATTATAGAAGTCTTCTAAGATAGTAATCAAGTTTTCTAATTCAATGTATTTGTAATCATCTGTATTGTGTTCACCATCCATATCATCACGATTGAAGTTGTGTACACCGAAATAGTAATCCGCATTAATTTCATAGAAGATTTCCATTTCAATTTTAGATGCATCATCAGAGAACTTACGAATTGTAATGCATGGGAAGTCTGCTTTAGCCACTTCGAATTCTTCACCAGTGGATACAGTTACAAGTGTTTTACCTGTAGTTACACCAGCAGATTTAATAGCACCATCAGCATCAATAAACTTACGAAGTTCATTAGCTAAGATACGTGCTTTAACTGGTGTCAAGAATGCATCAGCACGGTTATCACGGTCCATTGTATAGTACTCACCATTGTTACCATTAGACTTAACTAAATGAGCAATAGTAAGTTTAAGCATATTATTCCAATAAGAAATATCAATACCAGTAGGTGCTTTATCCTTGTTACCATCTGGCATACGGAAACGATAACCACAGTATACGTTTACAGAACGATTGTTGCTACCATTACCAGCTTTACGTGTGTTAAATAATGATTGTCCTAGAGCCATTTTAAGTTTCCTCCTATAGAAAATCTAACTTAATTTTGATTACGAATGTGTTATACTAGTTATAATTTCCTACTTAGATAAAAATAGGCTACCATAGAGCAATGCTCTATGGTAGAACCTGTTTTGTTATTAGTCATCTTCGCCGTAGTTTACATAAATACGTCGATAGTTACGTTTATATACTTTCTTAGCTACAACGTCATTACGCAATTTGTTATATCGTTCATATAAATCAGCGAATGCTTTACGTTCTCTGTCAGAGATTTGAGGATTATCGTCATTAAGAATACCATCGATAACGCTCATACGACTATTAATTCTATGCAAGAGTAATAGAGCATCGTCCTCGTCATTAACGTTTTGAAGAGTGACAGCATAATCATAATAGTCTTCCTCAATGTCTTTAATAGAAGACATTGTGAATTTCTTGGTCATACTTTGGTATTTCATTTTAACGTCGTCAAATACAGATTCTAAGATAGAAGAATCATCAATTCTAGATAACGCAGTAATCATATGATTCATTTCACGTTTAACTAAACGCACTGGAGTGTAAGAAGCAGCTTTACGTAGTAAACGTATAGTACGGATACGTTGACCTTTGATATCATTGTAGATCCGGATTGTCCATGCAATAATCGCAGAAGGAGAACCACCTTCGGAGAACATGTTTAAGTAGCCAAACTTTTTGAGTTTACTAATAGCACTATTAAGTTCGTTAATGAACCCACAAGACATAATAAAGTCATCAATAGCAACGTTGCTAGTCAAGTCCGCCGTGAAGATTGAGGTTAATTTATGTAATAAGTCTTTCAATCCAAATGTAAGTATAGCTACGTAGTTTACATTGTCTGTAGTACGTAGTACATCATTTGTAGTATCAAGATACAAATCAATCTCTTTTACAGCACGATCTATTGGACCAGATGAGTTAATCATTGAACCTATATCATGTAGAATAATAGCGAGGATCTCTCTATTAGTCAAACCTAGCAATGGATTAAATAGTTTAGAGTCCAATTCAACGTAGTACTTCTCAATAGTAGTAGTATAATCAGATATAAGTAAAGGATATACATCCTTTTCTTTTAAGACTGGTTGTACATACACACCAAAGAAGTCTAAGTCTGTGTTATTAGTGTATAAGACACCCTCACATTTGACATCTCTGAAGAACATGTTTAATTCATATGCAAAGTTTCGAAGGACATCAGGATCAGCATCTTGTTTTAATGAATCAATTATAGTTAAGAGATCATTAAAATCATAATTTGTTTTTGCTTTATCCATTCTTATCCCCTTGTGAAAACAAAGAGTGAGCCTATAGACTCTCAGTCTATAGGCCTGCTCTTTTACAATAAACCACGAATGCTATACTAATTCACCATCAGCATAGTATTACTGAATGTGGATATTATTTTTCAGTTTCACGAACTACACGATCCAATTCGAATGGTTCAACTTTAGAAGTTACACCTGCTGCACGCATAGCATCCAATTCTGCTTTAGCTGCTTGAGCTGCTGGAGTCAATTCAGCTTCTACAGAGTAGGAATGAGGGTTGGAAGCCAAGTCGTATTTTACAGGGTAAGGGTAACCAGTTGGGGATACAACTTTAGTGCCGTCATGACGGATGGAATCATAGAAACCATGATCGTTCATGTCGTAACGTTCGTTGTAATCTTTAGTTACAGGTTTAGTATTTTGAACTGTATCACGAAGACCGGAAGCGTTCAAGATACGAAGACGACCTTGTACTGGTTGATAGGAGAAGAAGTGGAAACGTTCAAACGCATGTACAGCTGGGAGAGCGTAGTTTTGTTTGTTACGGATTTCGTTGGATAAGTACAATTGATAATCGTAAATAGTGTAGATAACACGGTCAGTGTTACGAGGGTTCAATACGATGATCAAGTTGGAATCGTTACGAAGTTTATCGGAAGAAACGAAGTTGTAAACACGTTTGTCGGAAGTTACAACTGTACGTTTGTAATCCAATTCTACAGGACCAATGCTGGATGGGGATTGGTAAGTGTATTCTACTGGAGTAATACGACGAATCAATGCAGGAGCACCGATAACGGAAACAGTTACGTTAGGATCGTTCAATACTTGGAGCAATGTAGTTACATACATATCTAATTGGTCCATGAACATTGTACGTCTCCAGTTTACTGGATCCATGTTATAAGTGTCTGGTGGGCAGAAGTCGAATGTAGCTGCAAGTTTGTTAGCTGCAGGCATAGTTTTGAAGGACAAGTCCAATTCTTTACGGATTTTGTCATCTTTGTAGTTACCCAATACGTCTTTGATCAAGCCAAGAGTTTTGGACAATTGGTCAACGTTGTATAATGCTTGAACGTCTTTTACTTCTTCAGGAGAAATAGGAACGTTGATAGGGTTAGCATTAGGGATTTCTACGATTTGAGTTACAGCATCCCAACGTACGGATGGAGTATCGATCATAGCGTTGGAAGTGTCACGTTTGGAATCGATGATTACACCTTTAATGTCAGCAGAACCAACACAGGAAATCATGAATTGATTGTTTTTAGTGTAACCAGTGATGTAGCCTTCAACTACGTCTGTAGTACCAGGTTTTACGAAGTTGAATTTAGTAGTGATTTGACGATCTAATTCACCATAGCCAGGTTCGAAGCGACGAGGGCTAATAGCGATAACCAAGTCACCAGTATTAGCTGCAGTTTTAACGCCTACAGTTTTGTAAGTTTCACCAGCAGCATTTACAGCTTTGGAGTCAACTACGATAGCATCGCCATCATGAGCGTTAGTACCGTCGATTACGATACCAGTGATAGCTGTAGTAATGGAGTATGCATCATAAGCTTTGTTGAAACCATCTTTAGCACCATAAAGAGCCAAGTTCAAGGATTCACGCATAGCTTTTTCGTCAGCACCACCAGGGATGATAGGTTTAGTTGGGTTAACTTCTACGAATACACGACGTGTAGGAGCAGAAGATTCCATCAATTCGAAAATACGATTTTGTTCTGTGAACATATCGATTTCAGTACCATCAACACCGATCATTTTGCGCACTTCCATGCTCAAAGTGAACTTAGGAGTTTTAGCTACAGCTTTAGGAATAACGCCTTTATCGAAAACGTTATTCATCATCATATTTTTGTGTAAAGGTAACACAAGACCCATTACAGGGTTGTAAGAACCGATGGAAGCATATTCCAAGATACCTTGACGGTCATTTTCGAAAAGTTGTTCCATCATCATTTCGTGGTCACGAAGACCTGCTGGATTGTCAGCAAATTCGTCTGCATCAGCAGATTCATTTACGAAGAAGTTTTTAAGGGCACGAGCAGCGTCCTTATTACGCATTAAACGAGCAGACTCAGTAAAGAAGTCTGTTTGTGTTTCGCTTGCGATATTTTCCGCCATTTCTACAATGGCATTAGCGAATTCGTATTCAGCACCTTTATGGAAAGAACGGCTGGATACAACATCGCTAGATTGATTACCTACAACTGGCATATTTGTAGTCTCCTTTCAGGATAGTTTAATTTAAACATTAATGCTCAAATTAGCGCATTTTAATATATTGTTATATTAGCTAAACAGGGCAGACTGGTCACTCAGTTTTTTCTGTATCGTCTTCTTTAACTGTAGTAGCAAGTAGTTTGACAAGTCTATCTAATATAAGCAGCGAGTAAAATAGTTCAGACTTATTCTCAATATAGGACTTAGTCGCAAACGTATTAATGATATAGTGTTCAACTGTATCACGTAATTGTTGCGTAAGTTTAGTCACACGTAGTACTATATTGATATTGTCTGGAGTCTTAGCAATATAATCGATCTTAGTAATAAACCGATTGATTTGATCATACAAATCCATCCATCTAGTCTTAAGTTCTTTTATTGCTATATTTTTCTGTTCTGGTTTTAGATTGTTGAAAAGGTTATCTTCAATGGCTTTGATATCAGTATCTAATTTAGGGTCTCCACCAGTACTACCATCGTCAGTACCAGCATCACCTGTACCATCTCCAGAGTCATCAGTGTCTCCACCGTCATCTCCTCCGGCATCAGGTACATCATCACCATCTTCGGATGGAATATCGTCTCCATCTTCACCAGAATCTGGTTCGATATCATCACCATCACCAGTATCATCACCTGTGTCGTCAGTACCAGCATCTGGAGCATCATCTCCGTCTTCAGTTGGTACATCTTCACCATCTTCTGATGTATCAGGTTCAATATCATCACCAGTATCGTCACCACCATCAGCGGCTCTATCAGCAGTGTCTCCACCGTCATCATCCGCTGGAATATCATCACCTTCGTCAGGTTCTACTCCATCATCTTCTGGTGCATCATCTGCAGTATCCCCACCATCTGTATCACCATCACCGGTATCAGTATCATCGTCATCAGTAGGAACTTCATCATCACCATCATCTGGTTCAACATCATCATCGGTGTCGTCATCAGCTGTATCATCTGCTGGTGGTTCTTCTTGAGTATCATCATCTTCTGGAACTTCATCTCCATCTTCAGGAACATCTGGTTCCATTGTATCATCATCTTCAGCAGGGGTATCTTTTTTCTTCTTATTATCCTCTGCTTCAAGGATAATAGAATTAGTTAGTTCGTCAAGGAATCCCATATATTATCCTTTCATAAAAACTCTCATATTTATTCTAAAATCATTTAACTTGGTTGACTGTTGCCCATACATCTCTATTAGATCTAATACATTTCGTACCCCTACTCCAGATTCAAGGTCTCGTTTCACATATCGGAGCATTGATGTAAGTTTACTAGTACCCTTAATAATTATAGGGTATTCACATAGTTCTGGATGTACTGTAAATATAGGATACAAATCTACACCTTCTATGACTATCTTATGTGGTTTAGAAATACAGAATTCAATTATCTTAATAATCCATCTTCTACGCTCAATAGTAAGCTGTTTCTTTTCAGGGGTCATAGGGTTCTCCCCATCAGCAAATACTCTTGCCCATGTATAAATGAACTTTAGGTATTTAGGGTTCTTATTAATAAACTCATAAAAAGTTTTATAGTGCTTCTTACAATAATCAACCAACCAATCAATACTTTGTGGATAGATTATAGCGTCCAAATTCAATAATTCAGCATTATGCTTTTTAGCTAATTCGAATGATAGTGTTGTCTTACCAGATGCTGGGTAGCCTAGTATAAAACATACATTGAATCCTTTACCACGGTCAAATCTATCAAAGTTTACATATATATCATCATCACTAAAAAATAATGGATGATCTATCTCTGATTTAAACAAGCTCATTATTAATCATCCTCATCTTTAGATTTACTAATAGCTTCACCGTGTTTAACTACCATAGTATATCCAAGCTTTTCTTTTTCACGGATAAGTTTTTGTTTAATCTTCATAAGATTACGAATCTTTTCTAATTGGTTCTTTTCTTCGGCATCTTTAAGATAACGGTTACACATATTGATTTCGATATCTAATTCATCCATAAGTTTTCTACGTTCATCAGCAGAAGCTTGACGTCTAGTTACCCACCATCCAAATAAACCAATTACAGATAACGTTGGTGCTACCATATATAATACACCAGTAGTGATAGCTAGTTTAATAATAGTAGAAGCTTTAGGGATAAACTTATCAGCAATAACTTCTTCCCTAGCATTATCTTCTGTATCTTTAGTTACAGCAGACATTAAGTTCTTAATAGCAGCATCAAAAGTACGACTAGCCATCTTTTCATTATCAGATAACTCAGTGAGCTTCTTATCTAGTTTTACACCAATAGCTTTAACTGTATCTAAGAAACTCATTTCCATATGTACTTTTTCTGCAGTATCTAGATTAGCCTTACTAGGTGTAGTAAAGATACCTTTGATATCACATTCTAAAGCATAGTATAGTTCACCTAATACGTAAAGATACTCTTTCATATCACGGCGTTCTAATTCTTCTACATACCCTTTGAAGATAGCTACTAATTGATTGTAATCATAACCCTCTTGGAGAGAAGATATTTTAGTTACAACCAAATCAAAGATTTCTTTACGAATATAGTCAGATAGAACTAGGCTCTTAGATAGAATCATAGCGAACTCTTCTGGCTTAGTAGAGTTACAGATAAACTCTTTATATTTGAAACCAGTTTCGCCATCTAGTTTTAATGCTCTCCAAGTACGGATAATATTACTACGGAGCAATTCATTACCACCGTCATCATAGAAGTCTTTATCAATATGATCAGTATCTTCTTCAGTAGCTTCAGTAACTACAGAAGAATGCTTGATAATCTTTCTAAAGCTTTCTTGTAATACATTATCAGTATCTCTAACGAAGAAGTATCCAGTAATAGCTTCTAGTACAGCATATCTATCATAATCACAGTTATACTTATCTAATAAATAGAAATAGTTTTCTAGAGTAATCTTATACTTATCTTCAATAGGAAGCTTGTAAGTATCAATTAACTCAGCAAACTTAATAGCATACACTTTAGATTGTACTTCATTGAATACATTCTCAGAGATAAGCTTATCTGTATTGAAACGTTTATTAATCATTGTATGATTCTTAATAACTCGGTCATAAGTACATAGAGCATTAGCCTCATTAAGAATCTTTTCTACAGCATGAATATAAGCATTCTTTTGATGCTTAGTAAGTTCAGTACTTTCATTGATTGCATCCGTACGGTTAGCAAGAATATTCTTCATACTTCTACGGATACGTTCAGGATCTTGTACTCGACGTACACCTTCTAATACTCGGCCAAAGTATTTCTTTACATGTACAGGGTTATTAATCTCTAATGCATCAAGATATAAACCAATAGATTTAGCTACTGATTCATCTAAGTTAGCATCCAAGTTTAAATGGTTCTCGATTGCAATTTTCAAATTTTCCTCTGTAGGATTTCTCCTGGCTTTTTCATAAGCATAAGCCATGATAACCCCACTAGGTTTACGCTTACTTTCTAAGTATGCTTTACGTTGTCTTAGTCGTCTTAGCATTTTTACGTTTTACCCTCACTTTCTATGAATAATTGATGATTATATATAGGTTCTCTAATTAATTTACCCAGAATGCACTTATAAGGGAAACATATAGTTAATTTTAATCCCATAAGAAGAATCGGAGGTACTATATAGATGTCCATTAAAAACATCCCATACATTATCCACGAAGCTCCTATGGCTATCGCATCTTCTGAAATTGTGTCTGAGAATAATGGTAAGATCATTGCTCAAACTATTTTACAAGACTTAGGTGTACAAAACCGTAATAGACGTATTTACTTACCTAATGACTTATTGCCAGAATTGCGTGCTAGTCGTGCTATGGAGCTTCTTGAAACTGGTAATCTTAAAGGTGAATTAGGTCACCCTATGAGCCAAGAGTTATCCCGTCAACAAACTATCGATCCAGTATTAGTTTGCTGTAAATATCTTAAACTCTGGAATGAGGGTAATCTTATTAAAGCTCACGTTACTGGCACTAATAACCAATACGGTGACTACTTCAATAGAGACCTTATGGATGGAGAAAAACCATCTTTCAGTTTACGTGCTCTAGGTACTATGCAAGTTAATGGTGGTAAGTCTTATGTAAAAAATATTAAAGTTATCACTTGGGACCGTGTAATCTACCCTTCCCATAAAGTAGCTTATGTAGAAAAACTTATTACTGAATCTGCTGATGTAGATACAACTTCTATAAATAGTAACCAAGTTATAGTAGAAGAATCTTACCAAGGTTCTATTATCCCTATTACTAACTGCCCACAAGTTAAAGACTTCATTAAAACTGAATCTGCTAACTTAGATATCATGGCAGAAGCATTTGGTATTAGTTCTTATGATAGCGTTGCTGTTACCAAAGAGGGTACAATCCAAATGTTTAACCAAGATGGTTCTACATTGGTTATGAAACCAGAAGACTACATCTTAAAAGAAATTAGAAGCTACGCTGAAAAGAATTTCTAAGAAAAAAATAAAAAGAATCTAGGTAGAGTCATTGACTCTACCTAGGTTTTACTATCAAAGCTATCTTATTTGGAGTTACAAATCTCCAACCCATAGGCCAGTAGTTATCATATACTTCACCATAATACTCAAAGAGTTTATGGGATGGTATGTATATACCATTACGTCTTACTGGTAAATCACCAAATTCTTTTAGCCCTGTATATAGATCACAATCTCTAGGGATATTAGTCATATCCCCTAGCATTACATAGTTCAAATATATAGGGTATGTAGCAGGATTTCTGTAGACAAAGTTCTTATGATCAGAATACTCGTCTATATAATAAGTCTTTATAAAGTCTACATCTATTTGGTAGCCTAATAGTTTAGCTAATTCATCTAACCTATTAAGCATAAATGTACCAGTTCTATACTCATTCTCTGCCTCACATTTATCAACCAATCTATTTTGGAAATGTAATTGATAAATGTCTAGAGCCTGTTCACAGTGAGATAACTCATGTAAAGTAATCTCAGTGACTCTAGTTATATACCGTTCTATAGTATCTTCATCTTCACCATATTTGAATATGGTTGGTAAGCTTACACTGATCTTACCAAATACAGATGTATTTGCATAGGCATCTGGATCTTCTCGTAATGGAGTATCCAGAACATGTAATGTAGTGTATGGGTGGGATGGATTAATAATCCCGTTGTACTTAAGATAAACTTTAATAGCAGCTTTCCTCATTAATTTAGAGGCCACTTCATAAGAAATACGCATAATATCTATCACCTCAACATTATGATATATAACCAAAATAACCATTAAAGGAGGCAAATAGGCATGGCATATAATAGAATGACAGACGTCATTAATAAGATCGAACGACGTCTAGGTACAAAGCCATTAGGATTACCGCCTGAACTAGCTAAAGATAAATGGGCTAGTGAAGTAATCATTCCAGATACACTATCTACGTTTAGTAGATATTTCCCTCATATGATTAGAGTCTTGTTGACTAAAGACGATCAACGTGGAGACTATTATCTTCTTGATAGACATATTCCAGAGAACTATGAAATTCTTGGTGTTAAAGATCTTATGTGGGAAGACTTGGATACTACAAGAACTGGTGTACAGCAATATGGTACATACGTTATGTCAGCTAAAGCATTAAGCTTTGATGATATGATGCTATCTCAACAATATTCAAACATTGCATCATTGTTTAATAATAACGTATACGTTGAATACATTCCGCCTAATATGGTTCGTGTAACTATGAATATGGCAGGTCAAGTATCCAATATCCTAGACCAAATGACTCTAGGTGTATTCGTTAAACACCCATCTAACCTAATGACTATTGAACCAACTAAGATGGAAACATTTGAACGATTGGCTACAGCTGATGTAGCAACTTGGTTATTTGAATACTTAAAACACTTTGATGGTATTGAGACAGTATTTGCTAATATCGATCTTAAGTTATCTTCTCTTGAACAACAAGCATCAAGACGTGAAGAGATTGTACAGTTCTTACAAGAGAACTATGTCAACCCAGCGAATGGCAATCAACCAATTATGTACACAGTATAATAGAAAAAATCCACTATGAGGAAATTCCTCATAGTGGATATTTCTTTGTTTATAATGAGATATTATTAGTTCCAAGTAAACCAGTTGTACCCATATACTTAGCCATAGTACTAGCATGTAATAATGGATTATATGTAGATAAGAATCTTTTAAATCCTTTGATGCGGTTTATAGTTACATTGAATGAATCTTCTGAAGACTCATTAAATACAAAACTTACACCAGCATAGAATGACCCAGTCTTCTTATTATCAATAACCACAGGTACACAGTATAATGATGCACCTCGGTAGTCTTTCATAAGCATAGGTCTTACTGTATTAGAATTACATCTTAAGTCATAAGATACTCCATCTTTACCACGTACGTAGTCAAATGGTGAACCCTCTGCATTTACATCACAGACTTCAAGAATAGTATCTATTAGCTCACAGAACTCATCATAGTTCTCCCAAGTTAAATCTATAGATACATTATTATTACCACGTTGAGTCAAAGACATATAGTACTTATATCTAAGATTCGTGGTTATCTTATTACCACTATTAACTATAGTATACTCATTATGTAATGGACTAAACTTAGTATTACCATTTCTTAGTGTTGTAGTATTGAATGCTACAGTAATCTTCATAATCAGATTATTACCAAAATCAAATACTTCCTCGCTTATCTTAGTATATGATTCAAAATTTTCCATAGTGCTTCCTCCAAGAAAAATTAACCGTCATAAGATAGTTAAAGTCCTTGTAGAATACAAAAAATAAAGACGGGATTGGCTACCCGTCTTTATAAATTAAGCTGAAGCTTTATCAGTTTCGACCTCTATCTTACTAGTGTAAGGTAGTTCCAAAGTGTAGGTGTTTGCTTGTTCATCCACCTGTTTCAATACCAACAAGCCATCTTTTGATGCTTTTGCATCATAATATAACGGCTTGCCAGCCTTAGATGCGAGTGCTAAGATATTTTCTTTTATCTTAGCATTTTCGAATCCTTTTTCGATTACAACCCTAAGTTTCTTAGGGATGGAATCATAATTGACTACTTTGAGCAATTCAGGATCAACCTTTTTCTCTTTAGGCTTCTCCTTCTTTTCGGTCTTGGTCTTAGGTTGCTTTTTGTTATCAGCCTTTTTTGGCTCTTCTTTTGCTTCGGACAGATTGATGACTCTATCGGCATATCTAACACCGTCGAAAGTCATCAGCTGTTTAACCTGACCAGCATCCGATAATAGATCAAACATTGGCTCCGCTAGCTTTAATGTATCTTTATTATCAGATACATATTTAGCAACAGCGGATGCTAACAGTCCACCGATAACCAAATCGTATTCTTTCACTCTATTGAGTGGTAAGAATAATACGATTCCTATTTGGCGGACTAATTCGTCCATCTCCACACGCACAGGATCTTTAGAGATTAGGTCTTTGATAAAATCATTATCAACCACCTGCTCAACTAAATATCCAACACTTTCAGTAAGATGGTCTAATGGTTGCATAAAGAATGCCTCCATTAGCTCAGCTGCTTTTTTGGCATCATCTTTAGCGATACCTTTTACAACAACCTCAACGCAATATTGATCCATCAATTTTAATTCTTTCATGGTAATATCCTCCTTTATGTAAAATTAATTAAACTACCATAGAATTACAGTTATATTATACAACTGAAATTTCTTTAATAACGAAAAATCCGATATAGGCATTGCCTATATCGGAATCCTTTATTTATCTTTATCTTTCTTATATACGCTATTTATATCGAATGTATCTCGATAGTCTATAAACATACGTTTTGCTTCATATTGAGCTTTTACATTCTCACGAATCAACTCAAGTTCTTCAGCTTTATTATTCAATGTATTGAAATCTAGTTGGATTTCTTTACAATCTGAAGCATATTTCTTAAATATAGGTTTCTTAGCTCTATAATACTGTCTAGTAGATGTAAATCCTGTGTCTACAAACTCAATATAGTCAGTATCATCATTTCTAGTTCTACCTAGTGTTTGTCTAGCTAATACTTCAGACTTGAATGGTTCATTTAAGACAAATGTAGCTCTAAGTCCACGTATATCTAAAGCAGCACCAGCAGACTTAGTTGTAGAGAGAATGATAGTCTTAGATAAAGCTATTTGTTTCTCTGCTTGTGTATAAGTGGATGTGAATATACCAACATCTCCACGATACTCTGGATAGTTCTCTTCTATCCAGACTTTAATCTCTTCAATAGCTTGGTTAGTCCCAATATATACTAAGACTTTACCACCTATACGTAGAATCTTATCCATCATAACAAGCATAATCTTTCTAAACTCTTCAGTATTGACTAATGAGTTCATATACTTATTACGATCTAATCCATACATGTAATTATAACAGTTAGCTCTCATTTGTGGAGTCGGTCTGCTATTATATAGAATAGCATGGTATCTTGTATGTGGATCATTATCAGCATCAAACAAGTCTATCTTAGGTACATTCTTAAAGTATAGCTTATAGATGGTATTCTCATCACTATTACTCCGTATAGGTGTAGCAGTAAGATATAAAGTCTTCTTTGTATTTGTAGCATAGTCTATACTAGCAATATTCTCAAAGTTAAGATGTGCTTCATCGAATACTTTCATATACACATTAAGCTTCTTGAATAGTTCACCGATAGAATCCCATCCAAATCGTTCACCAAAGTTCTTCAGTGTAGAATGGGTTACCATAAATGCTTTATACTTAGATAAGTCTGTAAATCCTTTAAGAATCTTGTGTATAGCGGCTGCACCAGTGATTATCAGTACCTCCCTAATGTCGGTATTGGTATATTCTGCTACACAGTTTTGCCACTGTTCTAACCATGCCTTATTTGAGGCAATTACGCATATCTTTACATTCCAATATGCCATAGCTGCTATAGTTACATAGGTTTTACCAGCACCAGTATTTAAGTTTACCGATAACTGTGTCCTATTACTATTAGCCATATATTCACCCTTAGCGAGAATGAATCTTAGAGCTTCTTTTTGTACATCGTCTCTAGGCATATACTTAATAGTGGTCATAGTAGTCTGCTCATATGGATCACTATTGTACTCACGTTCCATTTCTACACCTAAAGTTCTAGCTATAAATCCTGTATCAACCCCTCTAGGGAGATACATAAGTTTCTTCTCTTCGTCAAACCTAACTCCTACGTATTTATATGTATGAGTCAAAGGATCGAAGATAGTAAAGTACTTTTCTAATCCAGGTACTTTACCTGGAGTATAATCAGTAACTACTATACAGGTATTTCGTATTATAGCTCTCATAATACCTCCTTTAAAGAGAATACAGTATGGGAATAGCTCCCATACTGTATAGTTTCTTTAGTCTTCAACTTTAACAAACATGCTTTTGACTTCTTTCTTAGTATCATCTATAGATAAGTCTCTAGCTTCTTGATTTAAGAACTCTTGAGGGTTAAGCATGTAATAGTAATCTATAGAAGATGGAGTTTCTTTCAAGAATGTATTAGGGTTCTTCAATGTATCCTTAATACGTTCATATGCTAAGGAGATAATCAATGATGGATTTTCTCTCAATGCTGTGCTTAATGCAAGTAATTGATACTTGGCTTCAGGATAAGACCAATCGGGTTTACCCATAATATCATCAGCCGCTCTAACTAAGTTAGCAATGATAACCTCAGTATGTACACTCATTACATTAAGACCACCCTCAATGATGGTAGCATTAAACTTAGTAATGATTTCAGGTAATGTAAACTTAGGAGTGATGCTTGCAATATTGATAATACGTTGAGCTTGTTCCATTGTTTTAGCTAATTCATTATTTTGAATACGCATAAAGAATAATGGAGTCTCTTCATTCAATAATGGCTTAGCATTCTTCTTAGCCACATGTAATCGTACATCGAAATATTCACTATCATCATCAGGTATACTAGAGTTAACCATTCTACCAAAGATATCACCAAGATAGAACTTAGATACATGATCTATATCAATTTCTTCACCACCATCTTCATCGATGATCATGAACTTATCGATATATTCATTTAAGATATCAGTATCTTCACGTTCTTCACGGATAGAATCATATTCTTCATCTGTAGTATCTTCAGAGATACTATCTTTATAGATACGAATCTTAACTTTAGATAAATCTACTTCTTCTTTAGGGAGAATACGATTATCAAAGATAGTAAAGTACTTTTGGAACTTAGCAGGCCATTCAATAGTTTGAAGCTTAACTTCAAGAAGATGTTTAGCTGATAATAGTACTTGAGTAAACTCTCTACTGATAAGCTCTGCAGCGAATTTACCGATATTGATATTATTATTAGTATGAGCTAACTTACCATAGCAACGATAACAAATACCATGGCCATGTACAGCAGATGCACATGTAGCTGGACTATATAGATATACAGTTTTACCCTTGAGGTCTTTCCAGCTATCTTCAGTAATAAGTACATCGAAACCATTAGGTTCTAGACGACACCATCTGTCTATATACTTATCGAAGAAGACTTTATTATCAAACGTAATAGGAATTAGGTTTTGAGTATCACATTTGAAGTTCTTGTCTTCATGGAGATAACTTTCTTGAGCTAATAGACCAAGAAGACGTGCAAAGTAACCTGCATCACCAACGTTATCTTTAGCTAAGATTTGTGCAATACGTCCGCCAGCAGATTCAATAAAATAGGATACATTATTATTTACACCACCAGTAATAAAGCTATTGGAAATGATGTATGGATATACACCACCCTCACCATCTGGCTTAGCACCAATGAATCCCATAAACTCTCTCAACTGTTTAAGGTTGATAGTTTCTTTTGCTCTAAAAGCATTAGCATAGATATGGTCATATCCAATATACTTCTTAGAGTTCTTTACATAATCCTGAATCTTATCAATCAACTTATTACCATAAGACTTAGATTCAGATAAGGTTACCTCATCTAAGTTAGGATAGATAAGGTTTCTGTATTCAGGAATATTCTTAAGCATCATAACTTCGTCATGTAAGTTTACACTATTAACGAAGAATGGTGCAAATTGGTCCACGAAACTAATATTGAAGATCATATCAGCAATAGCTTGATTCAAAGTCTTCAATGGAATAATCTCTCTATATGGACCAATGATAAGTTTATTAATATAGCTTTCGATAGCTCTACCAGGGATACAGTTATCGAAGAATAAGTGTTCTGGCTTAATAGTATCACCGACTTTAACGATGATATTCCAGAATATCATATTAATCATATAGTGTGCGAATGTGAGTTTAATAACTTTACCACCAATTCGTACACCAATCTTTTTAGTTCTCACTAATTCAGATTCAATCATATCTTTCAAGATATTTAGAATGCTTTGGTAGTGAGATTCCCAATTATATATATTAATCTTTTCTACGTCTATAACTATATCTTTACCTAAGACATAGTCAGCATAGATACCGTAATTAGCTAGGTTATTCATAAACGCTCCTCCTTATAAAATAAACCATGTATATTACTACTACTATAATATACATTTATATGTCCGGAACGTTGTTGATTTTTATAGGTAAAATACCCACTATAGAGCAGTGCCCTATAGTGGATACTTTGTGATTATTTTTTATTAGGTAATGCTTTAACTTTGGATGCGGATTTGATGAATTCACGTTGACCAACTTTAGCAAGTTTAACTGCTGCATTGTGGTATTTTTGAACAATCTTAGCAATAAGTTGACGTTCTTTAACACGGTTAAGAACCAATTTAGTCCACAATGGATCTTTTTTGTCTTTAGCCAATTGATAAGCAGCGATTTTTACACGGCGAGCCATATCATCTTGACGGGACAAACGAACCATAGTCTTTTTGTTAAGAACTGCTTTTTCCAATAAAGCTTCAGCTTCAGCGGATTCAACGAATTCTTTACGAGCTTCGTCATCCAATTTAGCAAGCTCAGTGTACAAGTAAGATGCTGCAGTAGCTTCAACTACGCTTTGTGCTGTATCTTCAAGTACAGGAGCGTCTTCTAACATAATGTCGTCATCAAAAAACATGAGATAATCCTCCTTAATATTAAGAATTGATTTAAAGAAAAATATTTTTCTTGGATTTATATGGTTTTGGTAACCACGATTACTGTATTGTTATAGCTATAGCTAGCAATCTGGTTTAAAAATACAAAAATACATAGCTTAAAACACCAAACTAACCAGGAGGTATGAGCTATGAAACTAGATTTGAATGTGATTAAGAAATACAAAGAGGAAATGACTACGTTATTACGTATGCAATTCCCGACATTGACTATAGATGAAATACAGTTCTTTATTGAAGACACTATTGAACGGAAGTTTAATAATCCAGATGTACGTATAGATAATAACTATAAAGATATTGTAGTTGACTTACAGTTAACTGATTTAGTTAATAAGATAGAGACTGATAAACCTATCTTAGTTCCTAATGGGTGTTTGTTTAAACAACACGAAGAAGGCTTTACCCCATTCTATAGATTATTAGAGTCTTATGTAACTAAACGTAAAGCTTATAAGAAGAAGATGTTTGAATACCCTAAGGGTTCAGACGAATTCAATAAGTATAATCTATTACAGTTATTAGCTAAACGTGATGGTAATGCTACATATGGTGATATTGGTTCACCAGCATCAGCATCATATAACTTATACGTTGCAGTTGGAACTACGGCTACAGGACGTATGCTTATCACTCATGCTATTAGTCTATTTGAACAAATCTTCACTAATAATCTTAAGTTCCAAAATATAGATGAAGCTGTAGTATTCTTGAATAGGATTATTAAAGAACCATCTCATATCTATAGTAGAGAACTAGGATTGTCTAGAGATATTCCTATAGAAGAAGTCTATAAAAAAGTTATAGAGTCTTGTGGTGTATGGGTTAATGATACAGAAGAGCATTTCAGTAAGTATAGTGATATCATTTGGAATATCTTGATGTATCAATCTCAAGAAGTACTTAATAAGATATACTATAAGAATAACTTATATAAACTTGTGGTTGATTCATCTCATGTACAAGACTTAGTTAAGAATATCTTTAGTGGTATTAACGAACCATTTATGAATCCTAATGAACCACCAGAGAATATAGTCGAAAGTCTAAATAAGCTTACAACTATATTTATGGAATGGTGTTATATGAGATACATTGTATCTGATAAGTTTGAAAGATGCTCTACAATGACTAGGGATATTGTATTACTTACAGATACAGATTCTTCAGTAATTAGTACAGATAAATGGATTCATCTTGTAGATAATATCTTAGTAGACCATGATTGTACATTAGTCAATGACCTCAAGGAAGTTGTAACTAAAGAGAGAAAAGAATTATACAACTTCTATACTGATGAAATCGAAGAAGTCGAAGAAGAAACTAAAATCACTGAGGGATATGATGCAGTACGTATTTCCAGTGTAAATATCTTATGCTATATCGTAAGTAAGATTCTTAAATCTCATTTCCATCTTATTGCTGAGCAATATAATACTTTGACACCATACAAGGTATGTCTTATTGACATGAAGAATGAGTTCTTATTTAAACGTGCATTACTTACACCAGCTAAGAAGAACTATGCTACAATCCAAGAGCTTCAAGAGGGTAATATAGTACCTAAGAATAAGCAAATGGACATCAAAGGTCTTCCTATCAATAAGTCTGTATTTAAAGACAGTATTAAAGATGAGCTTCAAGGAATACTTAGAGAGAAAGTATTGCTTAAGCCTGAAGTAGACCAATTAGAAGTTATTGGTTTATTAGCTAAGATTGAAAAGAATATCCATGATAGTATCAAGTCTGGAGAGAAAGACTATTACAAACCAGTATCTGTAAAATCTATTTCTTCATATGCAGACCCTATGAGAATACAAGGTATTAAAGCGGCTATTGCTTATAATGAAGCTATTCGTGATGAGGGTACTGAACCAATAGATTTAGATAGCAGAAACTATTTAGAGATACTTAAAGTTAATATTAGAGAGAAAAACATTGGTGAATTACAGCAGTCTAATCCTGCGGTATATGAAAGACTTATTAAGTTCTTTGATAATAATAGAGCAACGTATAAGGGAGAGATACTTGCCGTTGCAGTACCAGCAGATGAACACTTACCAAGCTGGGTATTAGACTATGCTGATTATTTTGAAATCATCAATACCAATATCAAGAACTTCCCATTAGAGTCTATTGGTATAACTAGATTCGAAAAGGAAAATGTAAACTATACTAATATTATAACTATTTAAAGGGAACTGTGTTGCATGGCAAATTTATCTAGAATAGACGATTTGATATATTTCATTGCAGACTGTGGCAAGTTTGAATATGCTCAGACTATAAATGAGGGATGGAAAGCTTGTAAAGATGATAAGTTTGATAAACTTGAATATCTTATGAATGTATATCAATCGGCAAAGACAGCTACTTGGTTTAAAAACCAACGGTATTCTGCAAAAGTAACGTTTGTTGGGTTATTCCGTAATTTTATGAATATACTAGACCCTAGAAGTAAAGAGTTTGAAGAAATCAATAAAGAATACTTCAAAGCTATTAACGTACAGAAGACTACTATTACACAAATTAATGGATTGCTCAACGGTAATAAACGTAAAAGAATGTAAAATATACCCAGTATAGTCAATGACTATACTGGGATATCTTTTGTTAAAATTTAGGGTCAGTAAGTACATCCCCATCTAATGTCATAGTTAAAGAGAATAATGCTTGAATACATTCATTAGTATTAGCTATTACTGCTTTACAACCTAAGTCAATAAAATGAACATTAGACTCTAATTGCTTTTTAAGTTCAGCATTAGCTTCATCTGTGAATATACCTTTGATTGTTACCATATCACCATCATAGTCACCACCAATAGATTCCAAATAAGCATTACAGATATTCATTGTATCAATAAACTTATTTGCAGTATTAGTACCAATGTATTCATCACGAATCTTAGGATAGTTCTTATAGAACTTACCATCAAATTCTATACTTTCAGTTTCAATAGTAGATGATAATTTACATTTAGTAGAGAACTGGTTATAGAATGTATCGATAGGGAAACGTGATATAAGAATCATTTTATCTTTTATAGCTTCTGTAGCAGCCATAAAGATTACATCACACCAAGTTAGTTTACGTTGAAGCTCTTTTGCTACACCAGAATCTTTATCTTCAGCAATATCTTCAACCCGTTTGAAACGTGCTTTAAATTTCATGTATAAAGTCTTACCCTTATAACCAATACGTTCCATTTCCTTAGGACTAATAGGTGCTTCTATTGGTCTAAATCTATCAGAATAACCATGAATGAAACGGTCTAGCTCTTTCTTAAGAACTAGATCATTGAAATAAGTTTGCCAATCATCTATCCTAGGATATAGGACTTCTCCTTTAGAACCAATACATTCGTACACTGTACGTCCAGCAAATTGCTCTTCAAAGAATCTTCTCATATGGAATAATACAAATGGGAAGAAGTTAGCAGCTGCTGAAGTCATTGGTAATACTGAGTATTCTAAGTTAGCTTCGATATCTTCAAGATTTTCGACTTTAAGATTTGGAGAAGACATAACTAAGCGTGTAGCATAGTCTGTAGTCTTACTAATATTAGTACGACGTAATACACCAAACTTACCAGGAATACCACCATTAGGATTAGATTCTGTACCAGAACCAAACCAGTTATAGATTTCTAATAGTATATCTTGGATACGTCCCTTATTAGCATCACCAATATTAATACCATAGTATTTAGATTCTTCTAAAGACTTAGCAGATACTAATACGTTTTGGTATAGCTTATTAATATCACCAACAGAGATTTTACCACCATCACTTTTAACGTCACGGTAGTATGGTGGAATGATTAGTAGTTTAGTAATGAAGAAGTTCTTACGGTTACGTTCCAAGAACTTAATAAAACGACTACGTTTAGTAGAACCAGTCTCTCTAAACTTAACCTTGTCTATATTCTTATATAAGAAGTCTAAACCAGTTTCACCATTCTCATCTTCAACAAATTGACCATCTGAATCTATTTTAAAGAACTTAGTGCCTTTGACGATTTCTTTTAGTTTACGGTCAATCTTACCCCAAATCTTATATACTAATGGTGCTAAGAATCTACCATGTAAATCAATATAAGCGAAAGTCCCAGCACGTGTTTGCTTAGTGATACCAAAGATGATATTAGATAGTAATCCATCATCTGTAGGATTACCATTTACATCAAAAAATATAGGATTCGTTATAGGTTGTAGATTATTCTTCTTGACGAAGTCATCCATATCTAATAAAGAGACCTCTAAATGATCTCCTCTAAGTTTATCTGCCATATTTTTATAACCTCCGTAGTTATTAATATGTAGAAATCCCATAGTCCTATATGTGGACTATGGGAATTTACACATCTAAACTCTACTGAAAACCATTTGTATTTCAGTTGGCTTATGACATACACAGGAAATTGCAATATTCGTGTTATGGCGATTTATTACCTTCCCATTGTAATCTGTTTCAATGCTTTTAAACGCATCAATATTTGATTTATTACCAAATATAGTAACTGCTACACTATCTTCACATAAGTCAGACTTGACAATTTTATTACCAAGACACCCATATGGTGCTAGCATAAAGTATAAGATATTATTCTCGGTAAATAGACGACAAAATGTAGATAATGCATCTGTTTCTCCCATAATAAATTTAGATGAAAACTCTAGTAAGTCCATTTATGTCTCCGAAAATATCAATTAAAAATAGAATCATAGACAGCTAGTTCAGCATGTCTAATATGACACTGTTGATGGTGTCTCTTATTATAGTATTTATCTCTTCCGATAGCTTTATATGAACAGCATTCTTTACACATTTGATTTGTACATACAGCACATTCGCTTTTAGACCTATCATAGATATAGTTAGCTTCGAAAGAGTTATATATTTCAGGTATACGATTATACTCTAATAGATCAGCTTCTACAGTATCGGTATATATACCCTCATAGATAGCACAGCAGGTGGTTATTCTTCCTGATGGACTAACTGCTAGCATATTACCATAGTTACAAATAACGGTTGGATCTTGTTTGTTATAGTAATCATGTAGATTATACAAATCAATATCAGTATCTTTTACATAGTTAAGTGTATCAGTAAGACTCTTTCTAAAAGTATCCACAACTAGTGGAATGGTATAAGAATTATAATTACGTATAAAGTAATATTCAATATTCTTATAACCTAATTTGTATAGAGCATCGAAAGTCTCTTTCATATTATACACTTTATCTGTAATGGCATATCTGATAATGATATCATTAGCAAATCCAGATTCACTTAGTTTCTTAAGAGTCTCTAATGTATTAGATGGTTTATTACCCTTAAGTCTTCTATATGAATCTTCTCCGTCATATGAAATACTAATGGTTCTATTCTCACCTTGAGTTGCTATTAAGAAATCCCTTATAATCTCAAAGTTAGTACCATTACTATATAACCGCCAATCTATTGTAGTGTCTTTATACCTAGTGATTCTCTTTAAGACTCTTATAGCTTTCATAACTAATGGCAATCTATCATGTGTAAATAATTCCCCAGAGTTAAGCCCTATAGTTAGCTTATCTGAAATATTAATATTCTTAAGCATCTCTATTAGGTCATCCCATCTGGAGAATCTTTCACCACTATTTGTATCACCATATAAGAAGCAATAGCTACAAGCCATATTACAGTCTTTATTTAGAATCAATTCTAAGTTTGATAAAGTGAAATCATCTAAAGTATTAATTGTTTTCTTAGGTATAGTATACATTAGATGAGACCTTCTTCCATCATTTGCTCATTAAGATCATCAGCTTCGTCTCTAGTTAATCCTTCGAAACCAGGGATATGGTGACCATTTTCTCTGGCTATGTCCATCTCTAGTAGCTGTCTACCAGTGTATTTATTCTTATTAAAGCTTTGCTTTTTAGCTTTGGCTTTAATATCATCTTCTTTTTGTTTCTTCTTAGCAGCTACACGTTCTTGGTACTTAAAGTATCGTAGGGCTACCATATACCATACAGGAGCATTCATAATCTCCATGATAGTTATTCGTCCACGATACTCATAAGATAACCTATTGACTTGGTCTAGGAGTTCAAAACTTGTACTAGCCGATGTCGTATAAAAACCAATTGTTGAGCTGGAGCCTCAGCAGCTTGGATTTCATCACCACATTCAGGGCATGTAGCCGCTGGCATTTGGTAAGAGATATTAATAGATTCAGCATATCTATCAGCATACTCACCAATACGATCACTGATATCATTTAAGTCAATATCACTTAAAGTATTGAAGATTTTGTATAGAGAAGCAATACGATATTTGTATGTCTTAACTACATCATTCTTATCTGTACGGAAAGCAATAGGAATCAATGCTTCTTTTTCTTCATCAATACGATATAAGGATTTAATAGTAGCAGCCATGCCTACGAATGTATCATACTTTTCAGTCATAGCTTTATCTACAAAGTTGATTTCAAATAGGATATTGTATAATGTGATAGGGCCTACACCGATAGCATATTTATCAGAGACTTCCATTAAGTCCTCTTCTAAAGTACAATCTACAGATGGGTCTTTTTGGTAAAGCTTATCGAATAGTTCTTTATCTTTATCAGAACCGAATTTAACCATTTCCATGATTTCACGTTTTTCTGCAAAGATATTATCACATTTAGTATTTTGACATTGGAAGCCAATGATATTAGCATTTTGGAAGCATGCTTTATATACAGCGAAATACAAGTGGTCAATATCAGCATAGTGAATTTTCTTACACCAGTTTTCAAAAGACCCAGCATTACATTTAGGATGCAAGTGTTTCCAAATCAATTCAAATTGAGCACGTGCAGCTTCAACGTTATTACGTCCTTCTTCTGTATTAATTAAGTTTTGGATTTCAATAGCGGACAATGGAGAAACAGATACAGAAATACCAGTATAAGGTAATACCCAAGTGTAGTATGGAGTTTCTTCAGCTTGTTTACTTAAGATATTACTTGCTGGCATAGTAGATTTAAGAATCTTGAATTTAGATAAGTCAGTTTTTGCTTTATTAGGAACTAGCATAGTACGTAATTGATCTTTGAACGTAGCCATACGTTTGTTTAATCGTTCTTCACGTTCTTTTTCTTCAATTTCACGCATTTCATCAGCTAGACCTAAGTCGTTAATAATATCATCATCAATGATATCTAATTCTTTATCATCATCTTCTGGATCAACTACAGTTTGTTCAGGTACTGTAGGTTGGTCTAATAGTTCAGCTTCAATATCATCTACAGTTTCTTCTTTAACTGTAGCTGGAGTTTCTACTGTTTTAGTTTCAACTTTCTTAGCTGGAGATTTCTTACGTGCTTCTGCTAAAGCAATAGCATTACGTTCTTCGATTTCTTCTTTAGTAAGAGCTTCATCAGGATTTACTTCAGCATTCTTATCATAAGTAGAAACTACACGTACATCTCCACCTTCGATTTCTTTACGTTCTTCGTATTCATCAGCCATACGTTGAACTTCTTCGATAGCTGGACCGAAACGACGTTGGAATGCTCGACGAGTTTGTTCATCGAAATCATTCATTTTCTTTTCGTATTCTTTTTCAGCAAAGTTTTCATTTTCATACTTAGCTACATCTTCGATTGCTACTTCTTTAATAGCATCTTCTGTAGGATTACCTAAGTTGTATAGTGGGTTATCACGAATACTTGTAGGTTTTTCTTCTTCTACAGGTTGTGGTGTTACAGGTGTATCTTCAGCTGGTGTTTCTACAGTATTATTTTCTTCTGCAGATACATTAGCTTCAGCTTGCAAATCAGATAAGGAAAGAGTTTTCTTTTCCATCTAATAGTCCTCCTTAATTATAATTGGAAATATCTTTTAAAGTAAGGTTATCCTTATTAAAAACTAGATTGACAGAAGATGTGTCAATAGTCATTCTAATAAGTAATACATTTACGTTGATAAATGAGCAGTCTACTGTAATAGAAGACATAGGAGCAAGATAAGTTTGTATTTGATTCTTAGCTGTATCTTCTAGTTCATGCAGTCTATCACTATTTATAAACTTATATCTACTATACAAACCAATACCACAGTCTGGGTTGTTTTGTAATGTACCAGGTTCTAATAAGAATAATCTAATAATATCTACAGCTATAGCTCTAGCATTAGTATACTCTGTTGGTTTATTAAATGAATCTACTGATAAAGCATATTCTTTAATCTTAGATGATGTCTTATATTTATTAGTATCCATAATGCCTCCTTTCGGCTTATTTGGGTAGCTTTAAGCATCTTATTATAAAGTTAGCCCTGTGAAAACATACATGTAAACTGCCCTAAAGGAGGTACATATGGCAACGAAAAGATTCAAATGTCCTTTCTGTGAGAAACGTCTAGAACGTGAACCATTAGTAAGACATATACAAAATAAACACCAAGAACTAATCCCTGAGGGTTACTCTGCAGCTAGAATTGTATTCAATACAATTAATAAAAAGTCTAAAGGAACTTGTGTTATCTGTAAGAATGAAACACAATGGAATGAAAAGACTTGGAGATATAATAAGTATTGTAGTGAGAAGTGTAAGAAAGAGATGCGTAAACGTGCTTTAGAGAATATGCATAAAGTATATGGGAGATATACATTCATGCATGATCCAGAGCATCAAGAAAAGATGTTAGCTAATAGACGTATATCTGGCACTTATAAATACTCTGATGGAACTATGTTTACTTATACTGGTACATATGAAAAACGTGCTATTGAATTCATGGATAAAGTTTTACATATCCCTAGTGATGATATTATGATGCCTGGTCCAACTATCCAATATGTAGACCAAAATGGTGTTACACGAAATTGGATTACGGATATATATTATATACCATATAACCTCATAATCGAAGTTAAAGATGGAGGTGATCATCCTAACACAAGAAGCATGCCTGAATATAGAGCTAAACAAAAAGCCAAAGAGTTTAATATTATCACTTTAGACAAATATAACTATATTCGTCTTACTGATAATAACTTTGCACAGCTATTAGCTATATTCATGGAACTACGTTTCAAGTTAGAAGATCATGATAATACTAAGACTTTTAATATTAATGAATTCACTTCATGGTGTGAGAATGCCATCAAGGAGCTTAAAGGAGAAGATTAATGTCTAATCTAAAAGAGTTCACTGCTAACGTTGGTGGAGTTCCACCAGCTAATGCTAGTGATCAAATCGTAGTACAATATGGCTATAGTAACTCTTTTACTGGTGATGAATCAGTAGAGGGTTATGGCTTAACCAAAGACTTAGAAGATGATACTATCAAAGTAAAGTCTTCTGATGGTACAAAAGAATATAAGAAATCAGAATTCTTAAAAGACCGTAAGTTTAACTTATACCGTTTCAAAGGTGAAGATAAACGTAAACTAGAAGCTAATAACTTCTATGAACAATTGACTGGTATGGAACTAATCTCCCATGACCAAATCAAATACAATAAAGATTTTGAAGAGATTACATTTGAACCAGATAAAGCATTGGTTGAAATGTCTTCTGTTATTGCCACTCTAGAGCAAGAAGCAGAAATGGCTGAGATAGACTTTTCTAAGTTACCTGATGACTATATGCCATTAATAGGTGAATTAGAGAAGAATAAAGCCAAAGAGATAGTTAGAGATCATCCTGATATTGATGTAATGACAGATAATGATGGATACTTTGCTATCAATGTAAAGACTATGAATCGTACTGATTCAGCTATTGATTTGAATGATGTATTATTAACGGATAATGTATTATCTGATACACCATGTAGCAACTGTGATAACTATACTAAAGAAGCATTCTTAAACTGTGACCCTAATTCATTTGTATTGGCTACACCAGAATCTGAGAAAGAATTAGATGCACAGATGGATATCTTCTACGGTTTAACTAATGACCAACAACGTTTCTCTGATGATGTATCTATTCGTCTATTTGGTAAAACCAATTCAGATAGATATGAAGAATTAAAGAAACAGTTCTTGAATCAACCTATTAAATATGATAATATCTCTATCAAAGAAGATGCTGAAGCTGACATTAGTGATGAAGAAGTACAATTAAAGAATAGTGCTATTCTTAATAGAGCAAATATGTTTGGTATCAATCTTGCTAATAAGGGTAGAGAGCTTCATTCTGCTAAAGAATGGTCTTTAAATACAGGTATCTATATTATGAACTTATGTAAGTCTATAGTATCTTTAGAAGAGCTATGGTCTTTATATAAAGGTATGCCTATCCAATTACAACAAATGTCTGACTGGAAACTATTAGAGCTAGTTGGTTGTACTAATGAAACGTTCTATAACTTTATGAAGTCTCATCTTCTAAATACAATGGAACTCAAGTATCAAGATATAACTCTAATTGAAGCTACAGATGTTTGGGGTAATCAAATACAAGACCCAGTATTACCAGCAGGTGTACCATTCTTTACACCAGAAGAGATTGAAAGTAAACTAAAAGAATATACTAAGAAGCATAGTACCGATACTGATTGTGTAGATATGCTTGCTTGGTTAGATGCATATAAAGATATCTGGCAAGGTATTGATATCAGTTCTAATCGTAGTAAACGTCTAGCATTCAATAAATGGTTTACTATGGTTAATAAAACCATTAAACAATGGAGAACTTCTGAAAGTGAAGAAGAACTTACAAGTGCTACAGAGAAGCTATTAGCTTTAGGTGTACCAACAACTAAGTTCTTACCATCAGATAGTATAGCTTATAAGAAACGTTTACAGTCTGTAGCTAAGCAGAAAGTGATTGATAGAATCTTACGAGAATCTGCTATTAATGAAGCTAAAGATATCCCTATAGAGTTTAATAACTATGGTGATCTATTAATTACTAAACCAGAAAAGATTAACTTTGATGATGAGTTCTTTAAAACACATCGTCTATTGGTAATCTATATGACAGCTGGTAATATGGATGGTGTTAAATTCGAATCAGCTAAACTATGGTATATGAATACATGTATTGAGTCTATGCTAAACAAAGGTCATAAAGATAAGAAGCTAATAGATACAAGAGCTAGAATCTTAAATGACTATACTAAGTGTATGGTGTATATACTTAATAAAGAAACTAACTTTAACTTTACTAAGTACTATAGCACAACTAAATTTAATGACAAAGTTATCCGCATCAAAGGGTCTACGTTGAAATATACATTGGACTATCTTAAAGCGGTACTATTCTTAAGATAAAAAATAATAATTGGTGGTACATAACTATATATGTACCACCATATATTGTGCTTGGGAGGTAATTTACTATGATACTGACATTAGGACAAAAGTTTCTTAAATATGATGATAGTGAAAATATTAAAGAACTTTATAGAGTAACGTCGACTAATACTAAAAACTTTTACGGTGTTACTGAGATTATTGGTAATACTGGTAGAAAGAGTATAGCTAGAGATGTAGTTAATAAAGAGTATAAGGCTCTTAATCCACATTGTAAGTTACATGTAGAAATAGCTGTATTGAAGAATGGTCAAGAAGATGTAGTTATTTCCATATATAATGAAAGAGAATCTTATGGTTACCCATTCTATATCTGTAGAGTCGGATATAGAGATTCTGTAACTGGAACTTTACAACCTGGTAAGTGTTGTACTAAAGCCTTATTAGAGAATAACTCTGTAGAAGAATATGAAATGTCTTATATGAATCTAATGAGTGATGTTAAAGAGCTTCATTCTAAGATGACTATAGACTTATATGTAAATGATAACCATAGTACTATCATTCCACTTATTGCAACTAATACAGTTATCACTGAGAAGATATTTGATATCTTAGTTGATAGAAGCTTTGGTATTACATATAATGATACACCTATCGAAGGACTAACTAAATTCTTCGAAGGTATCAATTTCCAATCTTACTTTAGAGCTAACTTTAAAATTAAACGAATTGAACTATCGTTTAAAGATAGATATCTTACACATGGTCAATTGACTCGTGGTGATATCTTCGTTCTTGAATCTGTAGCTAGAGCTATATTCTTAGACTGTATAGTTACTGAGTATTATCATGACATAAATCTGTATAATATCAAAGGTAAGTATATGCTAGTAGAAGACAAGAATGATAGGCTCTATATAGTCAAGTATATAGACAAGAATGAAATCCAAGGAATATATCTATAAAGCCAAAGAGTTTTATGGTTATATAATATAAAGGTGTGTACATGGGTATTGTGTAGACAATTACAGTACCCCAAACACCTAGGTAATTTTCTATATATTTATTAACAAGGAGGAAATGACTATGAGTTATTTCAAGCCAGGGTTTGTTCAAGACCCAAATTTAATGCAACCTCAGTTTACATCCATGGAATATTTAGTGGATGCAATCAATGCAGGTAACCCTAAAAACAGCGAAGACAATTCTGTACAGAACGAAGATGTTGATATCCAATTGGATTTCGCTGACTTCGATGCAGACTATGCTGGTAAATTAGTTTCTACTAATGAAATCTGTTCCCAAGTATCTGATATCCTTGGTCGCATTTTTCCTGATTTCGCTGGTTGCCGTGAAGCATACAGCAATGGCCGTATCTATATCGAATTAGGTTTCGATATTAACTTAGGTGCTGGTCAAGACGGTATCCGAGCATTAGAAACTTTAAAAGAGGCTCAAGCTAATAATCAATTAGATGAGCAAACTCAACGCATCATGGCTATGACTAATAGCATGCGTAATAGCCGTACATCTAACGGATATATCGACGAAGATTTCGCTGGTTTCCGTATGACAGACATGGCTATTACTATCTTGAAAAAGATTGCTATTTCTGATTACAACCGTGATGACAAACATAACAAAGACTTCCGTACAATCAATATTGCGTACGAATACGATCAGTATTCCAATAAGATCAGTTTGATCGTTCGTGGTATGACATTGGAAAAAGCTATGTCTTTGGTATATGGTGACAAATACCAATACAAAGTTACATTGGGTGCACAATCCCGTCGTAACGATGTAGGCTATGTATTAGAAGTACGTCGTATCAAACAATCCAAAATCAACGAACTTCAAAACCGTTACGTTGGTACAGTTGTTGGCAACGACCGCTTCGTAAAACCACGTCGCTAATAATCTAATTATGTAATACACTATGGTAGGTAAACATATGTGTTCACTTGTTTCGTTCATCATCAACCTACCATAGTTGTATATAAAAAATAACCCTGCATTAATTTAGGACATACACATTTCCGTGTGCAACCATTAATGACAACCTAAAACGCATATTTCATATAATAATGCAGGGTTTATTTTTTCTTTGAGGAGACTATAACTATGGAAAAGAAACAACTCACATTCGAAGTTGTTGAAGGTGGTATTGATGCTATTGTAGAAGAACGAGGTAATACTCTTATTCGTTTAGCTGAAGTATCATGGAATAATAGACCTGCAAAACTTGAGGTCCGTAAATGGATGGTCAATACTGATGGAGACTTTACTCCTAACAAGGGTGTAGTATTCTCCACACCAGAGGGACCAACAGAACTAGTCCACGCTCTATTAGAGAATGGATTTGGTGATAATAAAAAGATCAAAGAGATTATGGAGTCTCGTGGAGTTGATCTTAATGTAACTATTGAGGAATCCGAAACTTCTGATAATACAGGGTCAGATTACTATGATCCTAAGGAGATTTTGGAGGACTAATCAGTGGCTTCTGATAATACAGTTTTATACAAAAACGGAACGGTATATGATAACTCATATATCTTCTCTATCTCAGAATTGATGGGTAAACTATACCGATCTAAATTCTGGTCTCAAGAAAGAATTGATAAATTATTTAATAGACTAGGCGTAGATAAGAAAGACATCAAAGGGTCTACTTATTGTCATGCCTATTCTATACCTAAACTAAATAATATTTCCGATGAGCACATCTTAAGTTATATTGCAAAATGCTACCATAATAATAAAACTGAGTTATTAGATATGGGATTTACTGAAGACGAGTTCAACTATCTTATCGAAAATATTAATACCATTCATAAGATCTATACTATGAATGATAAATATATTATATCAATATGCTAAGAACAATATAATGAAGTGGTATTTGCAGATGTCACTTCTTAAATCCTTTCTTTACAGAATATCCACATACAGTATACACCCTAACTAGTATTACTAGTTAGGGTTATATTGTTTTTATTTTTTATGCATATATAAACAATTCTATAATAGAGAGGCCTGTGTTGGCTAAGATCCTGCATTCTCTATTGTATACAACTATTGGTGTACAGGTTATTAAAATCTCTCACGACTGTGGTATATTGCATTATACTACTTGCTTGAAAACTTCGCTCCAAAATAAATAACTTTAAATATAAAATCTCTCTCTTATATAATAAAGACACAAAATAGAACACACTACTACGAATACGTTAAATCCACCACCTGTACACCTATAGCTGTATAGATCATTGATCTATACAGTCTTAATATTTATTTTTAAAAACTAGACAAACAAATCATTAATGATGGCTAAGTGCTTACAAATAACTTACAGCTAATTTGGTTCAATTAGATTATAGTTAACAAACATACATACATTTTGTATAAATTCTATCTATGTAGATTTTAACAGTGTTCTTCATAGATGGGTAAACTCCGCTTAAAAAGAATAATATTATTATATCAAGCACTAGCCATCATTATCCTTAAGAAAATAGAGAAAGTTCCCTATATAGGCATTGCCTATATAGGGTTTTCTCTGTCTCTTAGATACGGTAATTATTAATAAGCTTTTCAATATTGCCTAGGAGCTTATGTAAATTATGTTTAATATGGTCACTAGTTTCTTTAATACCATGTGTACCATCTGCATCAAATGTATCAATATCTGCCATAATGGATACTATACCATTATTGAAAATAGTAAACGTATATTTAGCAGTTTCATCAAATACACATATACCAATAGCATTTCCACATTTGCGTACTTGCTTACTTAGTTGCACTGTGTCATTAAGATGGATATTTTGCTTAGTACTACTAATGCTAGGATAAATACAATTAGACATAGCATCAGATACAATACCAGAAGCTAGTTGTACATCTTCAAGAAGATACTCAAAAGTGATAAGATTCATAGTTGTCCTCCAGGTTAGATTTATAAAACGTAAATAGCTATTATAAGTGTTTAATGGACTTTACATTTATATAACCTAAAGAAAGGATGTGATCTTCTTTATGAATCTAGATATAACTGGTGGTCAAGGCAATCCTATGAATCAAATGATTCCAGCTAACCAGAACGTTGTAGACTTCTCTCAACGTAAAATATATTTCCAAATGGGTACTAGAAACCAATCTTTCCTAGATATGCATAAGTATCTAGAAGCAGTTGGTATAAAGAATAATAAGTTCATGCTAACTCTACTGGATCCAGACTTAGCATATATAGACCCACATGATCCAAATCTAAACCAATACTATAAGTCTAAAGTCTTAGCTGAGTGTATGGTAAACTTCTGGTACTTTGTACGTGAAGTTGTACGTGTACCAGCTCAGGGTGGTAGTGGTAGTGGTTCATACTACACTTTAACACGTGGTGGTATGGCACTATACTTCTGTACTATATTTAACTACAATATTTTCCTAGACTTACCTCGTCAGCAAGGTAAAACATTGTCCGCTTCTATATGGTATCTATGGGCATTTAACTTTGCTACATCTAACTCAACGTTTGCATTTATGCATAAGTCTTTAGACGGTTCTAAAAAGAACTTATTAGGTCTTAAAGACTTACGTGATTGCTTACCACCTTACTTACAAATGACAGAATCATTTACAGTTGGTGATAAGAAGACTAAAGCCCAAAACTCTGTAATGACTTTGTCTCATAGTATTAACCGTAACCGTATTATCACTGTAGCATCTGCTCGTACTCGTGTAGCTGCACAGTCTTTACTACGTGGTATGTCCGTACCATTATGGTGGGCTGACGAATGGGCATTCGCACCATATAATGAAGACATCTATCTTAATGCTATCCCTGCATGGAAACGTGCCGCTATGAACTCTGAAGCGAATGGTGCACCATTCGGTATACTATTCACTACTACACCAGGGTTCTTGACTGATGAAATGGGTAGATATGCTAATAATATGCGTGAAGATGCTACACCGTTTAGTGAAAACTGGTATGACTTAACTAAAGCACAGATAGATGAGATCAAATCTGCTAATATGAGAAGTAGTTTCGTCTATATCAGATTCACTTACCAACAATTAGGTCGTTCCGAAGAATGGTTCAAACAAATCTGTATCGACATGCAGAATAAATGGGAAGCCATTCGTCGAGAAGTTTTGTTAGAATGGGCAGATTTCTCTGAAAACTCTCCATTTACTCAAGATGAATTAGAAACTGTAGATAGACTTACTATAGACCCTATAGCAACTATACCATTAAACAATAATAAGTTTACTTTGAATATGTATGGTAAGCTTGAATATAAGAATAATGGTGAACCAGTAGACCCACCTATCATAGGGGTAGACGTATCTGGTGGATATAAACGAGATAGTTCTGCTATCACTATTATAGATTCCAAGACTACTAAAGTTATAGCTATCTTAAAGTGTAACTATATCAGTCAGAAAGACTTAGCTAAGTGCATATATGAAATAGTTACTAAGTATATGCCTAATGCTGTAGTCAATGTCGAACTTAATGGTGGTTTTGGTGCATCTGTAGTATCTATGCTTATGAAAACTAAGATTAAGAAGAATCTTTACTTTGAATTTAAAGAACGTATCTTAGAAGAGGTCAACGAAGGACCTGGTAAAGTTAAACGTACTAAGAAATTAGTAAAAGTATATGGCTTGAATTCTAGTAAATCTGTACGTGAACTATTAATTCAGATCTTAAGAGAACGTATGGACAATCATAAAGATAAGTTCATATCTAAGATACTATACCAAGAGTTCCGTGGACTTGAAGTTAAGCGTAATGGTAAAGTTGACCATTCTGCAACTACACATGATGATGCTACATTCTCCTATTTGATGGCTATGTATGTATGGTATGAGGGTAAAGATCTTAAAGAACGTTTTGGTATCAATAAGACTACCATTATGACAGATGCTGCTACTGAAGAAGAAGTATTCAGTCCAGAAGCAGAAGAACTAATGGATATCACTGATGATATCGTTAAAGTTCAAAAAGATATGCTTACCACAGATGATACCAAAAAAGACAATATGGATGTCATTAATGAGCTCCGTAAAGGTCTTGGTATTACATTTGATGAATGGGATAAGAAACGTGAAGCTGATGATGAAAAAGAACTCAAAGAAGCTATGCAAAACCCAGTATTCTTACAAGCATATGCTACTAAGTATAACATGACTAAAGACCAAGTTGATGTATATCGTGATGAAACAACAGCAACTTTACCAGCATCTGCTTTTAATATGCTACCAGATGAAGAGTATAGTGTTCTCCAAGGTAACTTAGCCAACAGATTCAAGAATCTATAATACAATTTCCACAGTAGGGTACTTCCTTACTGTGGAATAATTTTTAAATAGTACCTAAACAAAGCAGTAAAATTAATTAAACCCTATTAAGGAGGAGAAAACGATGTTTGGTATCCATCAAAATGAATATGATATTGCATCTGAACGTGAATTAGCAGAGATTCTATCTGTATTCAATTCAGACTATATCTTCGATGTGGTAAGTTCTAATATTGCTAGACGATATGAATGCCATATAAGTCCTATGCCTAATATCCCTAATGTATTCAAATACAATTTTGAAAATATGTATATTAAATTCCCTATGGATAAAGAGAATACTAAAGCTAGGGAACAAGAAATCTATAATGAAATCATTGACCAAGTATGTAAAGCAACTAATCTCACATTCCAACCAGCTATTGATGGGTTGGATGCTTATTTTGCCGCTAACTGTATCTATGATTTGATTGTAGCAAGATTCAGTGATCATATGGTTACTGCTATCACTAAGCTTATCATCAATGAAGCTAATAATATTTGTGATGCTTTAAATGTAGATGAGCTTAAAAAGAATAAAGATGCTAGTACTATCTACAACAGAATGAACTATAAGAATGATAAACTTGTAGTCATTCTATCTAATATGGAACTAGTTCTTAAATATATCGCTGGTTTAACTATTACATTCGATCAGTTTGTAAACTTAGCATATGATGCACCTATCAGTGACGTTATTAATAGTAACTTCAGTGACAATGGTACTATCTTTAAAGATGCTATTGATGCAATCTTATCTAGTAATCAATTATTACCAGACTATATCACTAATATTAGATTAAATCTTCAAGGAGTAGAACTATAATGGAAGAAAATAAAGTAGTAGACATTAATGACGTTACTGTAGTTACTGAGAATGAACCAGATACAGAGATTCTTACACCAGAAACACCTGTAACTGAAACTACAGAGAAACCAGAAGACAAATCTCAAGAGCAAATCCTACAAGAAGTTGAAAATGAGATTGATGAATTAGAGCTTGATAAAAAAGATATTAAAGCTGTAGATGCAGACTTCACACAAATCAAAGTAGATGGCTTTGAAGATGCTCCTGTAGAAGCTATTGCTAAAGTAGCATCTGTATATGATAAGCTCCAAGTACCTGAAGGACAAGAAGAACCTAAACTAAATCTTATTGTAGAACTTGGTGACCAATCTGTATACTTCCTAAATAAAGCTAAAGAACATGAAGTACCAGAAGATATGCTATCTACCTGGTTATATGGTACAGTAGTAGACTTTGGTCAAGCTTGTACAGTACAAGCATTTACTGCTATTAATGAAAAGATTGAAAAGATCACTAATAAAATCAATGATTCTGGCTTAGCTAATACAGCGGCTACAGATTCTTATACTGGTCTTGTACAACGTTTTAAAGATGGTATTGAAAAAGCAGAAGATCCTGAAATCAAAGCTCAAATGGAACACCGTTTAGCTTGTTTACAAGACTCCGAAAAAGCAGAATACATCTTTAACTACTATAAAGCTAACCATTCTGCTTTGAACCCTACAAAGTTATTAAAGAACCGTAAGCATAATCACGATACAATCACAAAAATGCTGAATAAAATCGGCATTAGTAAACTTGATTCTAGTGTAGTATTTACTGCTGCACAAGAATTAGGTTTACCATTGTATCCAATCTATGCTGTGGAAAATGCTCTTGCTAAAATCAATATCAGTGATAAGGGTAATGTACTATTCTTATTCTATTTCTTACTAAACTTAGCTAATGCTATCTCTGCACGTAAAGCTAAGAAGGAGACAGAATTCACGAAACAAATAATTAATAATTTCGTGTCTCTTATCACTTATCTTGACCAAGCGATGAATGAGTACATTAAAGAAAAAGAAGCTAATCGTCTTAATCGATTGCAAAGTAAAGGTAAGCCTAAGAAACGCAAATAATTATTTATTATAAGGAGGCTTTAATGGCAGACTATTTTAAAAATGGTCCTAAGTTCCTAGAAGTCGATCCTACAAGAGATATGCCTTTTGTAAAAGTATATGATGCTGAGTACACCCGAGGATACCAATGTCCTCGGGTTGAACTCATTGATGTAACACATGAGATCAAACAAGCACTGCTTGTTCGATTTCAATATGCGACACCTGAGCATTGCTATGCTTGCTATCTTGAGGCAGGGTCTCCGACTTTATGGGATATAGACTATGTGAAAGATGGCAGATTGGTTAAATTAAGTGGCCGTGTTAAATGTTTTGAATTCTTAAAGCACAATACACGTGCACCATTTACTTATAACCTAAACAAAATGGACATGGAAGATCCAACTGTAGTTATCCAGTTTGATTGCTCTATGGACTATGACTCTAGAGTTGTATCTATTGATATTACCAAACTTCGTAGATTACAATTCTCTAAAGCAAATTACGATTTCTTAACTGATGGTGTAGCCATCAAAGTACCTAATGATGCTTACAACTTCATGGATCGTAAGTTCCCTATCATTAGTAAAGAGCTAGACTTGTTACCTCGTCCTTTGGATACTAAGAATACTATTGTAGCTGATAATATGTTTGCATTATGCTATGAATTAGCAGATGCTGGTACATTAGATGCTACTAATCTAGTATCTGCAAACTCAATGTTTAGAGAGTGCCGTAAACTTACTAATGTTAAATTAGAAAACATTGGTAAACTCACTTCAGCAAATGATATGTTTTATAATAACAAAGAACTCACTTCTGTAGATCTAAGTGGATCTACAGACCTTCGTTTTGCTGATGGTATTTTCTATCAATGTGAGAAACTTGAGTCTGTAAAATTGGATGTAACTAAATTAGAGACTGCTGATGTAACATTTGCAGGATGTAAAGAGCTTAAAGATATTGAATTGACTCCAGCTAAAAGTCTTAAAACAGATCTTTGGTTAGCCGATTCTAGTAAGATTACAGATAAGACTGTAACTAATATCATTAATGCTTTATCTCCTGATGTAAAAGATAAACATATTGCTTTCCCTAAGAATACAGAATGTCCTAAAGACGTAGCTAGACTAGCTAATGATTTAATCACTAAAGGTAATTGGGTTCTTGAAGGACTTGTATTACCACCTAAAGAAGTTTGGGTTAAAGAGACTATTGAGAAAGAAGAGGAAGATAACGTGATTGTTAAAAAAGATGGCGTATTAGACCAAGTCGAAACAAAAGACGATATTGTAACTAATAAACCTGAAGATAAAAAAGAAAATACAACCCCTAATCAACCTGGTACAGATGACACTACACATACTGTAACTCCAGGAAAAGAAGAAACTACTCCTACTGAGGGTACCACTACTGGTGGTAATACAGAAACTCCTGTAGCACCTGTTACACCAGTAGATCCAGTAGTTCCACCTAAAACAGAAGAACACACAGAAACACCAGAAGCTGGTCATACAGAAGAAAACCATGAAGCTACACCAGCAGTTCCTTCTACAGGTGAAGAAACTCATACAGAAACTCCTGTAGTTCCTGGTACTACAGAAGAAACACATACCTCTGAAGAAGGACATACAGAAGAAACTCATACTGAATCTCCAGTAGTTCCTTCTACAGGTGAAGAACACCATGAAGCTACACCAGTAGTACCTACAACAGGTGAAGAAACTCACGCTGCAGTTGATGATACTAACCCTGTATTACCAGCTACACCAGCAGTTCCTTCTACAGGCGAAGAAACACACACTGAAGCTGGTCATACTGAAGAAAACCATGAAGCTACTCCAGTAGTACCTGGCACAACAGAAGAAACACATACTTCTGAAGAAGGACATACTGAAGAAACTCATACAGAAACTCCAGTAGTTCCTGGTACTACTGAAGAACACACTGAAACTGGTGACGTATCTACAGGTGAAACTCATACAGAAGCTGGTACATCTGAAGAGACACATACTGAAGTTCCTAGCACTACGGAAGAACACACTGAATCTCCTGCAGTAGGTACAGGTGAAGAAAACCACGAAGCAACTCCTGCTGTACCTGGTACAAGCGAAGAAACTCATACTTCTGAAGAAACTCACACCGAAGTTCCTGGTACTACAGAAGAACACCATGAAGCGACACCAGCAGTTCCTTCCGCTGAAGAACACACAGAAACTCCAGTAGTTCCTGGTACAACTGAAGAATCTCACACTTCTGAAGAAGGACATACTGAAGAAACTCATACTGAAACTGCAGCTCCAACAGGTGAAGAAGCTCATACTTCTGAAGAATCCTCTGCAGTAACTACAGGTGAAACTCATACAGAAGTTCCTGGTACAAGTGAAGAACACACTGAATCCCCTGCTGTTCCTACAACAGGTGAAGAAGCTCACACTGAAGCTGGCCATACTGAAGAAAACCATGAAGCTACACCAGTAGTTCCTGGTACTACAGAAGAGTCTCATACATCTGAAGAAGGACATACTGAAGAAACTCATACAGAGTCTCCTGCTGTAGCTACAGGTGAAGAAGCTCACACTGAAACTGGTACACCAGAAGCTGGTCATACAGAAGAATCTCATACATCTGAAGAAGGACATACAGAAGAAAACCATGAAGCTACACCTACACCAGTAGTTCCTGGTACTACAGAAGAACACACTGAAACTCCAGTAGGCACAGGTGTCTAATATAATATTTTAAAAATGTAAGGGAACGAGTGATATAATGGAAACACATATTTTGACTATTGATGGTACCGACTTAACCCAAGTAAAAAATAATGAAGAACCTGGTGTCGTCCGGGTCAAGACAATTAGCTTTGTCATTTGTAGTATAATTAATATGGTATCTATATATAGTGATATGCGTCCTAAAGTATCTGGGTTTGGGAAATTAAATCAATATAGGGATAGTATCGCTACTAGAGCACATTTAAACCTAGTCCGAAATGCTTTAGATAGTATTATTAGTGATAGTATCATTAATATATTAGATACTGGTATTGAAGATAATATGCCTATAACTATTAATGAGCTCCTAGAAGTCTACACTAGTGCTAATGATAAAATCTTTGATAAGTTCTACAGAAGAAAAGTGATCAAGTATAAGAACAATGAATGTTTACATGTGTATGACTTATTAAAGTGCTTTACCTTAGTTGGTGCTATGTGTATAACTCTAGGAGTATATGATAGTAATCCTGAATTTGTAAGTGATGTAAAAAGTAATTTGATGTATAACGATAAAGTAATTATAGATAAAGGGTATTTCATGAATCTATATGATCTAGTCAATAAAATAATAGAAAAAGTTGAACTTAAGAGATTGGACTATGGTATGCATATATCTAATGATACTCTTAACTCTAGAACGATTGGTACATTAGTAGCCGAAGATGAACAAGGTGCTATTACATTAAATGAAGCACAAAAAGCAATAATGATTCTAGTCCGAAAATGTATCATTCTTTCAGACATTCTATAATTAATTTTTTTTTGAATTTTGTTTCTATGTAGATTTATTTTTTAAGTCAAACACATCCATATTAGTTATATAGAAACGTCTAATCAGAAAAAGCATAAATACATTATAACTTAAACAAACCACACAAAAATCCTATCCTACCCTGATAGGCGAATAAGGCAATCATTCGTTTTAAAAGACACTATTAGCATGACAATTTGTTACTTATCTTACCGATCTGTGTGCTAATAAAAAAACAAAGGACCCCAGTATAGGCAATGCCTATACTGGGAGTTCTTTTTATTTAAGATCCAATATAGTTTGGATCATATGATCCAATCTATATGCAACACCTTTATCACGGTCTTCCAATATAATTATATTTTTCTTATATTCGACATCGAAACGATCGACAGATGTGTTCTCAGATTCAATAGATTTTAGATTATTTACAATCTTTTCTATATCATCTTTAAACAGATTCTTAGCATACTCTGTCGTAGTCACCGTGATGAGATTATCTTGCCCATCATTCTTATTGACATATACTGTGACACACTTTATTTCACAGAAATATTCGCTGTCGACAGTAATAGTACGACATATACAACGGAAGTCTGTGTTACAGTCTAATAGTTTTACATCCTGACCTATACACACTTCAATCATACCGTTTTGATTGAAAGACATTCTAAAGGGTCTATTGTTATTGGGCTCATCCATAATTTCTAATGCCTTTAGCTTGTTTACACTTTCAATACCTAAACGAGCTAATTGTCTAAGTACTACGCTATTGATATTCATATTGGTTTCCTCCTTATAAAATAAATATAACCAAATACGTATACAGTTATAATATACAATCAAAAAAAAACAGGATTACGAAACCCTGTAAAACTGCTATACTTGAACAACTCATTAAGAAGGAGGTATATATAATGGCAATACCTAAATTTTTAACTAAAGAAGGAGACTCTCTTATCTTTAACGGTGATGGAGAGCTAGTATTCTATATCCCAGAAGATTACTTTAGATCTGATGGTAATATGAAATATGCTGAGTTTGCTGGTGAATACGTAAATACATTAGGCTTATTCAACTATGAAGTATTTGATAAGAATGGTAAATCTGAAATAGGATTAAAGATGTTTTACTTCCCTATGGTAATATCTTGTATGCCTAACCAAGTAGATAAAGTCAAAGACTATGTAATAGATAAGAAGACACCTATCCCTAAGGACTATCGTTTATTACGTTTCCATAAGGGTGATATAGCTATCTTAAATACTAAGTCTCCAGAAGATATCACTAATGTGGAAAACATGTTTAAGATCTTCTTGATTACAGGTAATATTCCTAATACAATTCCTTATGACCAATTACATACATTCTTAATGGATAGTATTAAGTATAATGGTAGTTCATTCGGTCTATCTGCTCAAATGTTTGGTATGATTATCTCTCAAGTATGTAGATCCGCTAAAGATGAATCCATCCCATTCCGTTTAGCTAAAGATCCAAATATGAATCATTATAAATCTATTTCAGTTAAGATGGTACCTAAATATATTTCACCATTCTCATCTATTACATCTGAAAACTGGGATGATGCTGTAGTCAATGCTATCATTAATGATAAGACAGTTGATTCTCCTATGGAAAAAATCCTTATGGGGTAATACACCCTATAAGGCTTATATCCAACATAGATGTAAAAGTTTAGTAATATTATAATATGACTAACCTGTAAAATTTTTTGATTTTAAAGGAGGAAAACATATGATTGGTACTACAATCATTCTAGAAGATCAGTCCGATATTCCTTCCCTACAGATATCTGACAATACGACAAGACCAGTGGTCTTTTCGGCTTTCACTTCTGATAAGGGTACAGAAGACTATATTCATATCCAAGGTAATAAGTTCTTCGAGCAATATGGCGAGATCTCTTTCCAACGCCATGGCCAACCTTTACTTCAAGCTGCTAACGTTATCAACAATGGCGGTATCTTGTATGCAAAACGTGTAGTGCATCCTGATTCCACATTAGCTAACTTTGCAGTAATTGCTCATCTTAAAGAAGATAAGCAACAATTGTTCCGTTACCGTCATGATGAAAACTTCAATATTCTTCGTGAAGAAGTTGAAGAAAACGGTGTTCGTGTTTTGAAACCTATCAAAGACGAAGAATACTGGTTAACTTCTGACGTAGCATTGTATCGTGAAGAAGCTGATCGTCCTCGATACATCAAAGAAGAAATCATGGAATTAGGTGCTGCTGATGGTTTTGATACACCTATCACTGACCCTACTACTATTGATTCTGATCCTCGAGTACAAAAAGCTATCATCAATACTTGCTCTATCAGCTACTCTGTAGAGTCTATCGATTCTGATACTTTATTGAAAGAAAAGATCGGTAATGACATTAAGAAATTAGCTGACTATGTATTGAAGAAAAAAGGTAATGCTCTTACAGTAGCTGAAAAGTTCACTGGTGAAGCTATTGCTGCTGGTACACGTATGAACGATTACTTGTTATTCGTAGTAACTGACAATGGTCGTGGTGTTTCTAACAAACGTATCCGTGTATCCTTGGATGCTACATTATCCCGTACAGCTGAATCCGCTCGTTACAAATTAGACGTTTATGAGAACGATGTTGCTTTAGAAAGCATGATCTTCTCCTTGAACCCTGATGAATTAGAACGTGGCTATAACTTGTACATTGATTCTGTATCCAAACGTTCTGCTGCTCAAATCAAAGTACATGCATACGAAGACCAAACTAACTTGTTCTTCCAAGCTGTCGCTAAGATGACAAATATTGATGAAAATATTTTGAAAACAGCAGATATCTTAAATGGTAAAGACTATCGTGGTCAAGAATTCGCTAAGATTCATATTAATGACAAAAACGAAGATGGCCAAACAACTACATTCTTAAACGTTTCCGAAGGTCACTTCCTTAAAGGTGGCGACAACGGTAAATGGGGTCGTTACCCTCTAACTTATAGAGAAAAATTGAATGCAGATGATGCTCGTAAGTTAAACAAAACTTATCGTATTCCTTACGATGAAGAAATGAAGAAAGCTTTCGATGGTACATTCTCTGATGATATCTTCAATACTGATAATACTCCAATTGACGTTGTAGTTGATGCTAACTATGCATTACCAGTTAAAACTGCTATCGTAGAATTGTGTAAATTCCGTCAAGACGTATTCTTCTTCCGTGATTACGGTATTGGTATGAATACATTATTGGCAATCAAATCTAAGAAAGATATGATCGGTGGTATTGATGCTAACCGTTCTCGTTTCGTAGCTGACTATTGCCAATCCTATGACATCTATGACCCTTACACAAACAAACAAATCACTGTAACTATCGGTTACGATATTGCTCGTTTGATTTGTATGCACTTCGGTAATGGTCGTAACTTGGTATGTGCTGGTGAAGCTAATAGCTGGATCATTCCTAACGTTATTGACAAAACTGTATCTTTCATTCCTAAAGTTACTCCTACATTGGACCAACAAACAAAAATGGAAGATATGCGTGTAAACTATGGTATGAATATTAACAACGTATTCACTATGGTTTCCGAATACACTTCTCAAGACCGTTACACTCAATTATCTTTCATCAACAACGTACTTACTGTACAAGAATTGATTAAAGAAATTCGTAAAGAATGTCCTAAATCTCGTTACAAATTCATTACTGGTCAAGACTTTGAAAAATACAAAGCTGACGTTAACCGTATTATTGAAAAATTCAAATCCAAATTTGCTTCTATCGAATTGGTTATGGAACAAAATACAATCTATGCGGCTAATAAAATTGTATACGCTTCTATCAAAGTTAAATTCAAAGACTTCGTACAATACGAAATCTTCCGTATCATTGCTATCCCAGTTGCTGATAACGTATAAGGAAAGGAGAACTAAACAATGGCTTTTACAAACGGTGAAATTCCTTTCATCTTTGATGGTACAACTGATACCAAAGACCTAACAGGCTATGCCCTTTTCCGTGGTACTACAGACTGGGCTAACTTACAACAATTCAACCAATTCGAATCTGGTTACTCCTTACTTATTGTATTGGATATTCCTCGATTCTTAACTGAATTGGCTGACCGTAATACTCGTTACAAAAAACTTATCGATACTTACGTTCATATCTTGGAATATGAATTCCGTGGTTTAAGTGGTCTCGATAACATGCAATCTGAAACTGCAGAATTGACTAATGGTATCCAATCCATTAACGTAATCAACAAAGTTACAACTCCATCTGCTTCTCAGATCTCCATGCGTTTCTTTGAAAAAGCTGGTTCTGTACTTACTAAAGTACATGAATTGTACTTACGTGGTATTAAAGACCCAACTACTGGTGTTAAACACTACAATGGTCTTATCGAAAAAGGCGTATTGGATGCTGGTTTCGAAAACGAATGTTTCACATTCATGTATATCGTAACTAATAACACAATGCGTCATATCGAAAAAGCATACTACTTGGTTGCAGCTCAACCAACTAATGCTGACTTCTCTGAATTGTATAACTCTGAAAAGGGTCAATACGAATTCAAAGAATTGTCCATTGAATACAACTGTGTACCTATCTCTAACTGGTACATCAATGAACGTGCTCAACAATTACTTGACTGGGTACGTAAAGGTACTATCTGGAATGAATCCGAATTCCGTTACAGTGGTACTTTCAATGCATACCATAAAACTCTTGTTAGCAATGGCACTGGTAATACTGGTGGTACTACTGAATTCCAAGGCTAATATGTACTAAAAAGAATCCCTATATAGGCATTGCCTATATAGGGGTTTTTTGTGTCTCTTAGTATCCACCAGAGCTATCATCGCTACCATCATCATTAGTAGCTTTAGCTGCTAGTTGTAATTTAGTTTGTTTAGCCACTCTATCTACCATATCTTGGTCGATATACGTACGTAGCATTTCTTTCTTAATATTAGCCATAAACAATGGTTTTTGTTCTTCGGTGAAATCGTCAGAATAAGAATCAGTTATAGCTTGAACCATATCATTCATATTATTAATCATAGTGGATGTATTAGATGTATTTAAGTAAGATGGTTGTGGTAAGGATACATTGATAATAGCCTTAGAATCATCGTACTCAGCTCTATACAACTGTGTCATAATACGACTAAAGAATGCATTAGTAATGATTTGGTCACTGATTACAGTCTTTAAGAACTTACTAGATGTCATAGATGCTTGTACTGCATAGTCTAGAGAGTTTCTAGCATTTACAATTTCTACAGGTACTGTAGTAGCATCTACAGCCATATCTTCAAGCTTCTGCATAAGTTCAGTTTGAGGGTCAATGTTTTGTCCTTGCATTATTTCGAACTGTACAGGGGATTCACCAGAAGCATTTGTAGGAATAATGAAGTCGTTGAATTGACCAATGATATTCAATACGTTATTCATATTCTCAAAACGTCTAATATTAAAGTTAGTCATCTTGATTTGCTTCATAGTTTGAAGAAGTAATTGGGAGATATTAGTATCTACACCAGAGTTCTTTACATAGTATACACGTCTATCATACCCACGAGACATAGTAGCTAATGTATTGGAGATATACATACCAGTATATAGTTTAGCTGGAATCATAGAATCATTTAGAAGTGAGATACCACGATGAGACTCAGGATCAAATTTATAATAGCAATGAACTAAGTCATCAGGGGAGATGAATGTAATGTTTAATGCATTCTCTCCTTTAAGAGTCAAGCTATTATATTTAAGAATAGCATAGATTTCTCTAGATAGATCTTTATTTAGTTTAATGAACTGAGCATCAATCATACCAGAGATTTTAGCAGCAATACCACGTAGCATATTATCATTAATATTACCAGAGTTCTTTAACGCTGCTGTCGGAGATTTAGACATAGCCATACTATTCAATGGATCAGTAATACCAGCCATAGGGTATGCTGTATCCTTATCTAAGAAATTATTGGCAGTTCCTTCGATATAGTAATATCCTAAGCAGATATCATCAATATAGATAGGTACAACATTTTCACGTTTAAGTACTTTCATTAAAGCACCAGCAGCTTTAATATCTTTACCATACTTCTTAGCTTTATTAGGGTCAGTAATACCATCTGGAGTTGGTTCAAAGAAGTCTTTTACGTCTAATTCATCTTTAGGCGTAAGTGCATTAGAGATACTTGTATCTTTCTGTAAAGAGGCTTTCTGCACGTCACTCATAGCCTCCAGTACAGGTACATAGGCTTCATTAAAACTTTGCTCCTGGATACTTTTGAGTCTCTCAGTTGCCTTGATATTGGCTACAATAGACTCGTTAAGTAATCCATTATAATAAGATAAGTTTATTTTAAAGTCGTTAAAATTGATTTTATCACGAGAATCTTGGTTTTGATAAGTATTAATAAAGTTTTGGTCAAACTCTACAGATTCTTTAACCACATCTGCTGCTTGATTACTATTGTATAATCTAGTAATAGCTGTAGCATATGGAATAATGTATACGAACTCTTCACCATACTTCATTGCATTATAAGCAATATCTTGGAACTTCTCTGCTAAGTTATACTTATGCTTAATAAGCTCTACGTTATTAACTATAGTCTTTTGGTTACTAACCATAGAGAAGTTAGTTTCTGCTAATGTAATATAGTCTTTAGCAAAATGGTCAGCAGATAATACGTTGTCTAATAACGTACTTAATGCCGCATCTAACTTAGGCATATACTTACAAATCATATCGATTTCAGCATCATAGTCTTTAAGATTCTTATTGTTAAAGAAAGCATTATATAAAGACCCACTAAGCTCCATATCATTACCAAAGATTTGGTTCATATCATCACTACTAGCAGTACCACCACGAGAACGTAATAGTTTAGCATATAGCGTAGATATATTATTTAACCCAGTCTTATAACTAGAGTCAGAGATGATACGTTCTACTGTATCAGATATATTTGCATCCGATGCATCTAATTCATCTTTAGCATCTGGTTGAGTCATATAAGCTCTTCGATACAAACCATTGAGCATATTTAGAATAGACTTAGATAAGTCACGTTGCTCGGCTGTATCTTTTTTAATATCATCAGCCATCATTTACCTCCTTGAAAAAAGTAGCATATTAGTAGGATGTTTCAGCATTTAAAGGCTATGACCCAGAGAGCCATAGCCTAAAATACATACTAGCATAATAATTTGAATACTTGGTCGATAATATAACCATTACGTTTGAATAGTCTAAACACTAATAGCTTAAACTTAGACGTAGTTGGAATATCATATAAGTATAATTCCATCTTATCTCCTTTAACGATAGGGAAGATACCACGAGAAATCATACATACATAATCTCTTTTCTTAGTTTCCACTACTAGTTTAATAGCACCATCACTAGCTTTAGCATCTAAGAAATATTGGAACTTGTCTACAAATCTTTCATTATTATATTGGACTTCTAAGTTCTTTGTATCCATATAACTCAAGATAGTATAGTACTTATCTAAGATATCTTGACGACCAAACTCATAGTTATCATGTAAGAATGTAAAGTTCTCTTGTTTCATACAGTTCTTGAAATCAAGACAATTAATATTAGCATTACCCTCAATAGGTTTATTTGATGGTGGTGCTACAATTTGCATATAAGACATACCAGGACCAAATCCAAGTAGCACGTTATCATTCTCACTATTAAAGATGCTATCACATTTTAGCATCTTTATAAGGTTATTATAATAGTCTACGTTATACTCTTTCGCCATTGTCAATCTCTCCTTTGGATAATTCTTTAGGTTTAAACATAGATTGTGTTTCTGTATCAGAATGTCTAAACATGTTTAAAGTTGTATATGTATCAGGTTCAACTTCACCAAGTATACCATCAGTATAAGCCATGAATGGTTTCTTAGTTTGAATTCTTGGTGCATTTATCTTGATGATATGTACCATCTCTTCTATATTAGGCATATTAAACCACTTATGACAGAATGTGATACTATCATCTGTAGCTATGTCTTCTATGAACTTAGCACCACTTAGTGCTTCATCATTAAACTTAATCATACCAATCTGAGTTGGTGCTGATAGATTGAACTCACGAATGATACTAGGATATAGAGAACTAAAGTCAAAGTCTACTGAGTTATCAAATAGTAAGACTGGTTGGTCATTAATCTTAATCTTAGCAAAGTCGCTAATAAGATTAGGGTCTGCTACGAATGCACCAGGGAACTTCTCTTTAGGTTTCTCTTTAAACTTATTGATATTATTACCATGAACGAACCCATCATTGTAGTATATCTTAACACGTTGGTTATTAAGATATACAGTTTGTCTATGAGCTTTAGCATATCTAGTATTTGTATCAACTGTGGTATTGTATACGTAGTCAATATCACCAGTTTCTTTTTCGATACATACCTGAACTATAACGTCGACTACGTTATAGAAGATATATGTCTTGAAGTCTTTGAATGGTAACTCACCAATATCTCTAGTTATATGATGATAATCTAACTTAGCTACACCAGCAACTTGTTGACCGATATCATTTAACTTATTAGACTGATAAGCTGCTTGTCCTTTACGTCTAGAAGCAAACTGAATCATTTGGTCTAAGTATACTGTATATGAAGATATCTGTGCATAGTCGCCACGTTCAGCTAATGCTTGACCAGCACGTTCATCTACATAGTAATAGCATTCCTTAGTATAGAAGTCTGGATGACAAATATAGTCAGATGCTTTCTCACTAAATTGGTCTTCTATACGAGCAATGATATAAGGCAAATCGAACGCCATGTTCCATGCTAACATGAAATCAGGTTTATCTTCATTAACCTTATCGAATAAAGAATGTAATAGTTCCTTTTCATCATCAAAAAACAAGGCACACCATTTCATATTCTCTAAACCAAAATGTTTAACCCTATCATTACCACCAACTGTAGAACGAATAAGACTAAACAATTCACCATCTAATCCACCTTTTCTATACTTTAGTTCAAATTCTTCTACAAGTACATTACGATGGTCTCTAAGAATATAAGTATAGATATTATTACCAAAGATATAAGTTACTGCAGATACAGGTGCTTCACCTGGTTCTGGGAAATCACCAGCAATCTCTGAGATATCAACTTCAATATCGAAATATGCTTTAGTTGGTGGAACTTTAATTTCATTAGGGAATCTCCGACTAAACCAAAATCTATAATGGTCTGATAATTCCATATCAGATAAGAATACTGTATTACAAGTATGCAACTTAGTATTAGCACCAAAGTCTCTAGACTTGATATTATTATAGAAGTATTCTATATTACCTGTATTGTCTGCAATAGATTTAAGAAGCTCACCATTATTACACTTAACTGGTATAACCTTATCTCGTTCAATGTAATCATAATGATGAGTTATTGATTGTGGGTCTTTAGCCACAAAGTATATGTATTCTGGATTTTCTATCTCACATCTAACTTTCTCACCAGTAGAATTATCTCTGGCTACCATAACTATATATGGAGATGTCCACCCAGCTTTGTCTTTCTTAGATTTTATATAGAATGAGTTCAGTAACGTTAAGTCTGACCCATCAAAATATTGATCGTATATATGAAGCATGATTGTTTCCTCCTATTAATGATATGTGGTCAGAGTTGTAAAAACTTACTATTCCCATTGAAATCAAGCTAAATAGGCAAAAAATAAATAAGGGGTGGCAAGACACCGAAAGGGAGTGTCTTGCCGAAGTTCAATGTGATACTGTGGTAGAGGGGTGATTATATTCATTATTGTATAGGGAATATTATAGATGGGTGCATAAATAATTTTTCCGTTCATTTTCAATGGTTATATTATATTTTAAAGGAGAGTACCCAAAGGGAGTAGTTGGGTATTAGAGTTTATGCACCTGTGGGTGTGTTAGATAAGATAATAACTACCACAGTATCACCATTATAGTATATAACTGAAATTATCTTTGGTTATTGCTTTAGCATGCTCATTTAATAGTAAGTATAACTCTCTGGTTATAATCCTATATCCAGGTCCACCACCGTATAGATATTTGATAGCTTTACCACCATCAAATATAAAGTCTTTTAATGCTTCATTGATAGTATGGTCACTTAAGAAGTCTTCTATTGGCATACAGTTGCTATATGCTGTATACTTCATATAGTGCTTAAAGAATGATATAATCTCTTTACCATCTTTATCAGTTATTACAAAAGAAGCTTGCTCTCTTTCCTTATTTACATCAATAGAAAGATAGAAGTTCTTAAATTCAAATATAATATCATTAGGGCTATATTTTATATTCTTTAGAATAGTTACTATAAACTTCTTGTTTATATCATAGATTAGTTGACTTTTCATAGATATTTCCTCCTGTTAGTTATTACGAAGTTAACGTCTATATAAAAACCAATATGAAGCCTTATAAGGAAAGGAAATAAAAATTATGGAAAGCATGTTTACTACAGCCACTGATGTGGATAATAAAGAACTCAAAGTTGAAGTCACTCCGCCTAAGAAAAAGTTATTTGGTGGTATGAGAGATAATAATAGTATCAAATTAGAAGAGCCACCTAAAGAGTTAGTTGTTCCAACTAAACGACGTGGTCGTCCACGTAAAGTTAAACCTTTGAATGGTGAAGATGGTGAAGTTAGACAAGAAAAAGCAGCTATCTTAACTACTAATGTACCTATTGCTGAGATGTATGATGAAACTAATGATATGCTTAGAGAGACAGTATCTCAACTAGGTGTATTACAAGATGAACTTAAGACTGAGTTTAATCAATTACGTATGTCATCTCGTCTTAAAGGTAAATACCAATATATGACTGATATGGCTAGTGTAATCTCAACTATTACTAGTACTAAGTTAAGTGCTATTAAAGCTATCAATGATAATATTACTACAGCAGCTAAATTGGAATTGTCTCGTGTTAAAGATCTTAAGATTGATGCTGGTGATGATAATGCTGCTATTATGGGTCTATACAAAAACTTATTGGATGCTCCAAGACAACAATTGGAATCCACTGGTTTTGTTCCACCACAAGCTATCCAAGGTATGGACTTCCCATCCTTTATTGCTCAACGTGCACAAAGCTTTGATTTGATTCCTCCATCTGATAGAACTCAATTATCTCCATCCCAAGAGTTCACTCCAGAACAAAATCGTATGATTATGGAATCTAACCCTAATACTAAAGTCGTTGTAGTGTATGATAGACGTACAGATGCTAAGTACTTTAAGATGATGAACTTAGCTACAAAACAATATGTAGAAAACGTAAGTCTGCCAGATGACTTCTTGCTTGAAGCTATGCGTATTAACTTCGCTACCGGTACAGCTAGAAACTCCAATACTAATATGGACTTCCCATTAGTAGTTATTGGTAATGATGGTCGTATAGAAGAAGCACCATTAATCTCTCAGGCTAGAAACGGTAGTTCCGCATCATTCGATGATGGATTCTAAAAAAATAAAATAAGATAAGGGATACAGGCTTAATACCTGTATCCCAACTTATTACTTTTGATGAAGTTCAGGGTCGTTGCGATATGCTACATACATAGTCGCAACGAATGGGGCAAGTAGCCCCATGAAAATATACATACCAATTACCTCTAATTGGGCAATTGTCATGTAGTTTTCAGCAGTCTCTCTTAGAGCTGGACTAGCGGAAACTGGGAGAATCTCCCAATTCCACCAGTCTATACCTGTTAAATATACTAGCTTTGTAGCAACTACAAAGCCAAATACAACTAGGCATACAAAAGTAAGGTCTAAATAATACTTTTTTAATAGAGTAATCATGGTTAATATCTCCTTTTCAATTAATACTAAATATAATACAACCATTCTATTACCACTATATTATACAACTGAAAATACTAAGTTTTACGATTTACTAAATCACTAACAAATAAGTATAAAAAATAATACATGGGTAAGAATGTTCTATATCCTTACCCATGTATACTCCTTATCTATACCCCATATTTGTGGTATAGACGCATCCTCCATGGTGGTACCATGTGGACGATTGGAGTATCTTTGTCTGGTAATCTTTCACCAGATTCAGTCCCAACCGGGATGCTTTCAGAAGCTAGCCGTCTAGCTTCTAGCTCAGGAATCTGAGCACAGATAGCGAGAATAGATTCTCGTTCTCTAGTCATAGGAGTCACCTCCTTTCGGCAAGTAGGATATAATCCTACAAGTGTATGGTTATATTTAGATACAGCTAGTAACGATAGCTGTATCTACCATACACAATTATAGTATGCAATTGTAAAATAGTTTACTTTATAAAAAATAATATACCCAGTATAGTCATTGACTATACTGGGATTTCTTTTGTCTTAGAATTGGGGTAGATTGCTTATAATACACCCTATGAATGCTAGCATATACCATAAAACTATACCAACACCATATACTGTAATACCACGAGAGAAACGTATACAAGTCTGCTTAGACTTAGCTCTATTACGTAATATCTCTTGCTCAGTATTACCATTCATTGAGTATTTAGACATACTGTAGGTTATAAAGTTATAAGTCATCAGAATTAAGAATATAGCACCTGGCATAAATATAAATGCATACCATTCCCTAAATGACGGGAATGTTTTTACATTTAAAGCTATCAGTAGTAGTATAACTACTATACCAATAACATATCCAGTTCTCTTAATTATCTCTTGTGCTATTCTTTCCATCTTATACCATCCCTATAATATTAACTACAATCATCTCAATCACCCACATAATATATATTGCTACTAGAAATACCATAAGCTTTCTTCCATAGTTATGACAAGTCTTAGTAACCATAGCATAGTCTATTCTAGCTTTCTTGCTCTTATCTATATGATCAGCTATTTCATCTACTCTAAGCCTGATATTCATATATAGTATTATTCCTATAGAGCCTAGTATCCCTGGTATATATACTAATAGGATTCTATATAAATCTTGCTGATAGTTTATAGCCCAATCAGCTCCTACTGTCATTATAGCATGGAAAGCTATAAGACACATTATAAGTTTCATTATGTACCTCTCACTATATTAAACACAAAGATACTGAGTATAGTCAATGACTATACTCAGCTTAACATTAAATACCTCCGTGGTATGTAATCCACCAGTGGAATAACCCAGCTAGCATTACCATAATAAATATATACTCATATTTCTTATGAAGTATTTTATACAATGCTAGCATAAAAGTAAAAGCCATCAACACCGGCAAGATTATATACATCAAAATGGTTAGCATTTTAGAACGCCCCTAACCCTTTAAATACCAAAACTATAATATCCACTATAGTAACCAATAAAGCAACTACAAATACCTCTCCACTACCATTGACAGCATTCTTTAATGCTTCTTCGATAGCAATACGCTTACTAGTATTATTAAGAAGATTAGTTTTAATCTTACCACCAGTAAGCTCATTAAATTTAACAAGACCATCTTCTAAATGGTTAATGATGAACTTATTAGAAGAAATATCTCCGCTTTGTACAGAAATGATATACCCGCCTATTACTATATTAATAAAAGCCAATGCATATATTTCTTTATACACTAATATAGATACTAATATATTAGAGCATATCAATGTAATAAGCTCTGAAGAGAAAATTTCTAGGAAGATTTTACTTCCAAAGAGACGTTTTTCCTTTTCCATCAGGTTTACCTCTTACTAATTTAATACTTCGAACCTGGAGCACAATGTATGCTACCATTAATATTAATGTACTAATCATAGCAAACGTATCATTTAACCATGATACATTAATAAGTAGAATTAATGTTAGGATTATAACCATATACCAATTATTATTACTTCTTTTAGTAAGCTCTTCCATAGTTGGCATAGTATTGAATAGTTTGAACAACTCCAAAACTTGTTCAAGTCCATTAATAACTTCTGCACGTTTAACGTCTGATAATGTTTCATCTGTTTTCGCTTGTTCAATTCTGTCTTTAACCGTTTCTGGTGTTTCGTTGCTATGGTTTACCAGCATATCAGCAGTCACACGTATAAGACGAATATTATCAACGTATCTATTGTGATACCAAGCAAAGCAGAATAGTACGACCAATGTGAAACACATAATGGTTCTGCTTAACCAATAAGGGTCTTGATCACCATGTAGCATAATATATGTACCAGACCCACCAGATAATAATGTAAGAAGAATGTATTGAATCTTACTCATTATTATCACCAACTTTCGTAGTCTCTACAAAAGCAATCATGGCAGCTATAACTAGCATACCAATAATCATATAGTTTACATCTACAAACCATCTAATACCATTAAATAAAGTTTCCATTCTTTTAATCATCCCTTCTTTTAAATAAATTACCTATCTAATACTATACTTACTATAAACCCAGCAGTTACACAAGCTATCATATGAAATAGTCTGTCATACTCTAGGTCCATATAAGCCCATACTACAGTTACTATTAGTATTGTGATAATTAATGGAAGTATATCCATGAAATTATCAAAACTATACTTTCGCCTCATTACTTAATCTCCTTTCTAAAATATAATATAGCCACTGTATCGTAATTATATTATATAATTCAAATCCTGATTACAAAAAAAAATAATTAAGTATTAGGGGTGGATAAACCACCCCTATATTACTTTTAAGCTACACCTAAATCTTTACGATTATATGCTTCGATTATAGCATTGGTTACAATCTTAGTAAATTCGTCAGCATAATCCATTACACCATGGAATAGATCTCTAGCTTGTACTAGGTCTATTTGGTTATTTTTCACCAAACCATTCATAGTAATGGTAGACATGCAGCTTACATACCCTTTAACGTAAGCTGAAAACTCTACTTCGTCTTTTACAAAGTATGGTAAGTCCATGTCAAACTTATCCTTCATGAACAAACGAATTTCTAATACAGAGTTATCTTTATCAAAGAACTCTTTTACTCCAGCTTTTAAGTTTTCGAAACCAGAAACGATTTCTTCAAAAGTCATAGAGTCTAAATTTTGTAAAGCCATTAATACAGTCATGATTATTTCTCCTTTTCAAATATAAATATAATATAACCATTGTATTACCATTATAGTATACAATTAAAAAAAAGAGTTTTACGATATCACCACATTGTAATTTAATATAGAGTTCACACCCTAATATAAATATATTTTTTTAATTCCACAGGAGGTATATAAATGAGAACCGCAGATAAGCAGTATATTGATATTGTAAAGAATATCCTAGACCACGGTACATATAGTAATAACCGTACAGGTATTCCAACATATAAGCTACCACACCAAATCATGCAGTTTGATTTACAAGAAGAATTCCCCATCTTATCATCTAAGTTTGTAGCAGCTAAGACTGCACTTAAAGAGCTATTATGGATTTGGCAAATGCAATCCAATGATGTACGTGAGCTACAGAAGATGGGTTGTCATGTATGGGATGAATGGATGAGAGAAGATGGTACTATAGGTAAAGCATATGGTTATCAGATTGCTAAGTATAACCAATTAGATAATCTCATCAATACTATTAAAACAGATCCAGATAGTAGACGTATGATAGTTACCCTCTGGAACATAGAAGATCTTCCAGATATGGCATTACAGCCATGTGCTTATGAGACACTATGGGACGTGCAAGGAGATAAGCTAAATTGCATACTTATACAAAGATCGGGAGATACCGGACTCGGAATACCCTTTAATACGACACAATACGCAATGTTAGTTCATATGATTGCATATGTATGCAAACTTAAACCTGGCAAATTTACGCATATCGTAAATAATATGCATATATACGAGAATCATATAGAAGCTTTACAAGAACAAATTAAACGTTATGAGTCTGGCAACTTACCAAAACAAGAACCTAGATTGATTATCAATGGTAGTGTACAAGACTTCTATGACTTTACTCCAGATAGTGTAATTGTGGATAACTACTTCCATATGGGTAAACTCCCTATGGTAGTTGCTGTTTAAAAAAAATAAAATAAGATAAGGGTAGAGACAATGTCTCTACCCTATTTGTTATGCTTGACGGCCAGGTTCCATGTTGAATACTGACCATTGAATACCAAGTTTTTCGATCTTTTTCAAGATCATTGCCACCTTACGGTGACGTCCTAGCAGACGATAGCCTGCTAGGATTGTTTCGATGTTGCTTGGGATTGCTGTAATGTAATTACAGTTCCCTTCTTCATCCCGGTACTCAGGATAAAGATCGTCTCCATTGTAGGAGACATTTGACCAACCGAGTGCATTTGCCAATGCGATTGTTCTATCCTCGCCACCAATACGCTCCATGTGCCATGGAGACATAGAGTTGTCTTCAGGGTCAAATAGATCGTATTTCAAACATTGGAGCATTTCACGCTCCAATTTTGTTGTAGGGATTGCAATTGTGGATACGTAAGCGTTTTCTTCAAATTGGCGTTTTACAAATTTCATGATGATATCTCCTTTTCTTTTAAACTAAATATAATATAACCATGAATATTACAATTATAGTATATAACTAAAATAGTAGAGATTTACGATATGTACACCATACTCAGTATCATAGAAAAAAGAAAATAATATGGGGCCATTAGGCCCCATATATTATTCAATATCATCCTCAAACTCATTATCAAAATAATAACTAGGAACTTGGTGTCCCCATAAGTCTGGGGCGTATATTTTTCGCCGCTTGCATTCTTTTAGAATGCGGGCAACTTTTCTGTGCTTGCCCGCTAATCTATAGCCTGCAATTATTGCGTCTAAATTTGTTGGCTTCTGATTTATATCGTTACCATACTCATCAGCAAATCCACCTCTACTATTATGTGTTGCATTTGGATACCCCAATGCATCGACAAGATCTAATGGATGACATATGGCACACTCTTCAGGGTGCCAATTCCCGCAAACGTAATCGTTATCTAATAGGTCGTACTTCAATTTTTGAAGCATAACCTTTTCGAATTTTGTAGTTGGGATAGCAATACCGTTTTTAAATTTCATGATATATTCTCCTTTCAAATTAACTAAATATAAATATAACCATGAATATTACTATTATATTATACAAGTAAAAAAAACAGTTTTACTATAATGACAATATACACCCAGTATCATAGAAAAAAGAAAATAAGAGTAGGGTGGAGATATTATCTCCACCCTAATATTTTATTGGTGACCAGGTGCCATATTAGACACCTCTATACCTCGTTTATTGCACTCTCTAAGGATGCGTGACACCTTACGGTATCTACCGAGCATTCTATACCCGGCAATGATCACCTCTAGGTCTTTTGGTGTTTCTACGATATTGTAGAGTTTGGTTGACATATATTTGTCAGCACCATTGTATTTTACACCAGAATGACCTAGAGCATTTGCATATACAATAGCTCGTTCTTCGCCCAATCTCTCAGGGTGCCATTGGCTTAACCAAGTACCATCTTCGTATAGATCGGTCTTTAGTGTTTTTAACATATTCGATTCCAATTTTGTTGGTACTACACGTACATTATTAAAATTGTCGAATCTAGTTACTTTAATTTTCATGGTTAATATCCTCCTTGTAAATAAATATAATACAACCATTCTATTACCACTATATTATACAACTGAAAATACTAAGTTTTACATCAAAAAAAAAAGAAAAGATATAGGCTAGGGATAATATACCCCTAGCCTAATTATTATGCGATTGTCTTTTCTAATTCTGCTTCGAACTCAGTTGTGAGTTCTTTGATATAGTCAAAGAAGTCCACAACGTTTGAATTAGATAAATCTAAATGCTCTTCCATCAGCTCTAGTTGATATCTATCTAATTCTTTTATCACAGATATCATTGTTGCTGGGTTGGAGATATCACTTTCTGTTAAATCATATAGATTTAACAAAACATGATTAATCTCATTAACGTCTTTAGTATCAATTAGATACTTTAACGTTTTGATCATATGGTCTTTAGCAACCCTAGCCCCACTTTTAGCTTCATCAAATACTTTGGAAGAATCGATTGCGTTGATTCTTTCCATCGCTGTTTTAATGTTTGCTAATTGTTCTGTTGTACATTTTCTCATGATAATATTCTCCTTTCGATTTAATATAAATAATATAATCATGATATTACCATTATAGTATACAATTAAAAAAAAATAGTTTTACGAAACTACAAATATACCCTCAGTAACATAGAAAAAAGAAAAGATATACAGGATAGTACAATGTACTATCCTGTATTAGTATCTTAAACGATATTAGGGATTAGCGCAAAGTTCTCCTTGCGGATTTTATTTACATCCCAAAATGCATCACGTAATGTTTTATTGGTTGAGACTTGCTTGTTATTTAGATAAGTATCCCACTCATCATTTTTATTCAACTCAATCTTGATATTGAACCCATCAAGCTCGAAACAAACTTCACCATCTACTACTTTTAGGATACCACCTAAATCATTGATATACTCAAAAGTATCTTTTGCTTTAGTTTCTCTGTATATTTGATCTATAGAAACTTTTAGTCTTAATAAGATACCTTCAAAGTACTTCTTGATGGTATCATTATCTGATATATCCGTAAGCTCAATAATCGTTCTTACTGGAGCTGTCGGAATCTTAGAGTATGTCATTCTAATCAACTCTACAGTTTCATCAGGTTTCATTATCACTTTACAGGTGTAAAGACACCCATTAAAGCTAAATTCTCTTGATGTGGATTTTCTTATAAGAGTACCGCCGCCTTGCTTAGGTACATTAATATCTTCCACTTTTGGCTCAAATCCTAAAACTCTGTTGAACGCTAAATCTTCTAATTTCATGATTAAATTCCTCCTTTATTTAATAATAATTATAACCATGATATTACCATTATATTATATAACTGAAATTCTTACTATAACGATAATTTACTTTTCCATACGGTTTTCGACAGCTTCCCAGAATTCTTCATCAAACTCAGGATCTTTATATGGGTTTGGTCTAGGTTCTGGGTCATCAAAATAGTGAGCATGTGTATGAGCACTGTAATAGAAACTATCATAACAGTCAATGAAATCGTCTAATCCAAATTCACCAAGCTCAACCATATCTAAGAAATCTAAAGTATATTGTAGCATATACAAATTCATCTCAGCAGGTTTAGTTGCACTAAAATTGACAGCCTCAATAACAGCTTCACATAGTAAACGAAGATCTTTGATTATACATTCATTTTCATCAATAGTTGCATATTCTGGATCTTCTGGGTCACATACCATATAGTTGAATGTGAAGTATTTATCACTACAGCTAATAGGATTATAATCAACAGAGAACTGTTTACCATCTGGATCGCCTATGATGATATCACATGATGTACCATATCCATCAGTAATAGCATGGTTAATGGTCTTCACTATAACATCCCCATAGTTTTTAGTTGGGAATGTTACAGTAGTTAGCGTAGTGAACTTTGTTAGTTGCTCACTTTCTATTCTTAAGTTAGTATACTGTCTTGCTGTGAAAAAGTTACTGCAATCCAAAAGTTTAACAATAGCATTAGCTAACTCTTGACAAGTATTTTCTTCCATCTCTCCAATAGTGTATTTCCATTCCATATTAATATTCCTCCTGTGGATTATAAATAGCATCTTTAGTTGCTAAATAAAAATAGTCTTGTGCTAAGTCAAAGAATTCTTTATCATTAATTTTATTGTATTCAAGATAATCAAATTTGAATTCTGCCATTAGCTTAGCCATATCATCAAATATAGCACGAACGATATCCCTATCTAATTTATAAGCATATCTGTTTAATACGGTTACTGGATTCTTACCAAATGGATCTAATACAAAATAATCCACTCTAGTATCAGTAATATATCCATCAACACATTTGAATTGTAATACAATATATACATTGATATCTTGTAAATGAATACCATAACCGATATAATTATTATTTGTATCAAGTATATTTACAATTCTATTCTTCTTAATGAAGTAATTGAAATCCTCATTATCAAATGGGACACGACTAAAGAAGTCATTAAATAATCTTGGTAGATATCTTTCATATTCCAAGTCTTCTTCTTTAGCTATTCTTAAAAACTCACTCATAATAACACCCCTTATTAAAAATCGAAACCATAAGCAGTTACTGTTTTAGTATAATAGATATAGTCAATAATAGAATGCAATTCATATGCGTCTGTACTATCTATACCAATATCATTATACTTAGAACTAGACATTAGAGTCTTCCATACATACTCTAATGCTTCACGTAATACTTCTGCTTTTATAGCACCAATAGAGAATTGTCCTGCTTGGATACCAGTAGGTAATTCTAAAGCATAGAAGATGTAAGTGAATCTTTTAGTTTCAGCATCCATTACTTCTAGTAAATGGAATTTCATATTCAAATCTAATAGATTCATTGTACACTTACAATTAGCATATTGAGTTTCCATAGTTTTCACTATTTCCATTGGTGGTTCAATATCTACACCCTCAGGTGTTTCTCCACCAATAGATAATGGACTAAAACTTCCAAAGAACTTATTTAAGTACTTTAGAATCTCATTGTTGACAAGATGATACTTGCCATCATAAAGATCTTTAACTTCACTCATAGTTTTATCCTCCTAATTAATCTCATCCAAAGGTCTAGCAAAATCAATAAATATACACGCTTGATATATACGTGTAGCCATATCAAATATATGCATAGGTAAAATATACGGTTTACCATCAGAAGCACTAGCAGCCCAATATAATAAGCTATCTACTATCTTCTTTAGCATCATCGTATCAATCTTATGTAGTTCATCAAAATTATTATAAATAATATCATCTACTTTAATGGTTTTAAAACCAAATGGTTTATCATATAGACGATATTCTATAGCCACATTAAGATCTTTTATGATCAAAGTAGCTTCTTTTCCATCATCACTTACGATAATTTCAATACGCTTATTTTTAGCATTTTCTACAGACTTCTGTTGATCTCTACCTAATGGTAGACAGCCTATAAAATTATGAAAATCTATAAACAAGTCTCTTTTAGTACGCTCTGTACTCTTAATTTCACTAACAATAAATCCACTCATTTTAAATCCTCCTTTAAATTAAATATAACCAATGAGTCACAATTATAGTATATAACCATAATTCTTATTACTCTAAGAAAAAAAAAGAAAAGAGAGAAGAGTAGGGATTCCCTACTCTTCTTCCTCTTCCATTCTATATGGAACTTGATATCCCCAAGTATCCATATTTCTAATAATTTCTTCATTGAAGACTTTGTTTCTTCTTTTTACCTCCTTAAGTATACGGGCAACTTTGCGATGTTTACCACGCAAACGGTAGCCTGCAATCATTACCTCGATGTCTCGAGGAGCTGCAGTGATGTCGTAATATGTTTGGTAGCCTTCGGCTTCACACCTAGGGTCAAACCGACACTCTACGGGTTTATCCTCACCCCAAAACGTTAGGTTAGGATAACCTAACGCATCTAGGTATTCGCAGCTTAACGGATAACCTAGTTTTTGTGGCTCCCAGCCCCCATATACATCATCCGCTAGATCGTATTTTAGTATTTTTAAATCTAAGCGTTCTTCCTCAGTAGTAGGGATAGCACGTACAACTAAATAATCTTCATTTTGCCACCAAGGGATAATTACGAATTTCATGGTTAATCTCCTTTTCTTAAATAAATATAATAACCATAATATTACCATTATATTATACAACTAAAAAAAACAGTTTTACGAAATACTAAATATACCCTTAGTATCATAGAAAAAAAGAAAAATATACAGGATAGGAACAATGTCCTATCCTGTGATATTCTTTTTAGATAATGTTTTTGAAGAGAACAGGTTTCTCTTCTAATTTTGCTTTATACTCTGCCATCACTTTAGCCGCTTCGGCTAAAGTCTTACAAAGTACATTGTCTGCACCATCAGGGCAGACGTACCAGCTATTATCTTCAAACGGCGCAATAGTGCCTAAGTCTTTAAACTTAAACACTGTAGTATCATTTTCAATGAATAAAGTACCGTGCAAATTGAGCAATGTTTTCATCGCTTCAATTTTGTTTGGATCACTTTCGATATCGTGATCCATAGCAATCACCATTGTGAGATACTTGGTAAAATACTCCTCAATTTCACTATTGGAATTCGGTACCCATTTAACAATTTCGACCGCTCCAATATAATTGGAAAAGTATTCTAAAGAAGCACGTTCGACTTTACCACCATCACCAACATCAATGATGCCACGTTTTGTAACATTGTTAGAAATAAAGAAAGTATTTTCAAACCAATGTGTGATTTCGACCCCGGAAGTTTCTTTTAATTGTTGTAAATACATGATATATATCTCCTTTCTAATTAACTAATAAATATATAACCATGATATTACCATTATAGTATACAACTAAAAAAAAAGAGTTTTACGATTATAAAAAATATACAGGTACTGGAAATTCCAGTACCTGTAAATTTGTTTTACTTACTGCTATTTTCTCTAATGTATTTGATAGCCTGGTCTATAGTAAGACCAGCTTTTACAATAGAATAGTCTTTAGTTGTACGTACATCAAAAGCATATTCTAACAAGATACCATCATAGCTAGAAATACACAATGGAATATATTCAAAGCATAATTCCATTGTATTTAGTTGTGATACAATCTGTTTATACTCATTAGTGTATGTCTTACCAATAATAGTAAGAATGCCTTCGTTATCACGAATGAATTGCTTATCTTCTTCACTGATATATCTTAAGAGCTTACGCATCTTAATAATACCATCAATAGCTAATGGGATAGATTGAGATAAATCAGATGTCTCATGCTCATCCTTAATTATGGATACATATCCAATACCATAACTATTACCACCTGGTATAGATTCGATAATAAGCTGTTTAATATTATCATCTTCGAATATTACAGATACACCAATATCTGCACCGAATAATGTACCCTCACCATAATAAGACTTTCGTTCATAGCTTTCATCTGGAGCCATATCAAATTCGATATTGATTATCTCTTCGATAGCAGCTAACGTATTTTCAACTATATTTGTTTCTTCCATATTACTCACCTCGTATGAAATTGTTATTTATCTTTACGTGCTTCAGTGATAGCCTTAATTACGGCTTCTTCTAAGCTATCGCATGATTCACTAATCTCATAGTTATTCCCAATAGTAATATTAGGCTTATTATGACTAGGGAATGATACCCAAATATTATTATACTTACCAGTTTCATAATAAGAGATAAGAACCATATTACTATTGTGACATGTAATTTCAATATGAGCACTAGGCTTACATGTACGTGCTAATAGCTGATACAATGTCATACCATCATCAATTTTCATAGTATCTAGAATTCTAATAATACCAGCTATCTTATTCATAGCATTATAAGCATAACCGACAATATTATCAAACCCATCAAGAGCTACTTTGATACTAATATACGGAGTCAATGTGTTAGATTCGATATATAGTCTAGACTGTTCGTTTATATTGCTTTTTGTGACTTTAAGCCAACAATTACAATCAATCTTTCTATTGGTTGGTAGACTGAATTCACCGATATATTCAACATAAGTCTTATTATCAATTATCTTTGGTTCTTTAACATTGAATAGTTTAGTCATCAAAGAAATGAGATCTAGTCTCCACCAGCATTCAGATATATTTTTAGGGTAAATATCTTTTATTACAGATACTGCTCCAGATATAGAGTGTGCAGATTTTGCATACATAATCATACCATTGAATCTAGTCCATACTTCATATAGATTATCATCATCAGAAAGCTCTTGTACTACTCTATAGTCGATAGATGTATTAGTTTCTGGTAAGATGATAGTATAATCAAATAGCCCACGGCTTACCATTAGAATATTGGATTCTAATTCTGCTAGAGCTTCTATATTACCATATTCATTTATGACATCACTTAGATTGTATGCTAAGTCTGAAATATATTTAGCTACTTCAGAGAAACTAGCATCATCTATAAGACTAATAGTCATTGGTGTAACATCGATATTTATTTTCTTACTATATCCTTTAGGTGGTGTAGTTGTTTTTGTTTCAGCCTCTATTACGGCTTGTGGGATATTTTTATTAGATTGAATAGATACTTCGATTTTGATTGACTCATTACAATCAGAAATATCCTTATCTAATATAAAGACGTGTTCGTATTTACTAGCGACCAATGGTTCCACCATTCTACTACTAATATTAATAAGTGATTCTCTAAGTTTAGCTACGATTTCTTCATTTTTCATTTTAATTACTCTCCGTATCTTGATCTTAATAAATTATGTAGAGTTCTTACCTTAATTAGCCAAGGATTATTACTAGTATCTGGTACTACTTTACCACTCATGAATAAGCTATCATACAATTTTTGCACGAATGCTTTAAAGTAATGAGAACTGTAAATAGCTTTACCATAGATACATTTACCATGCTGATGAAGACTAAGTTTATACTTATCCTTATCTTCATAGGTTAAGATATAATCACTCACTTCAATATACCATGGGTTTATACCATGCATAGTTCTAGATATAGATTTTGGTACAGTTTCTAAAACCTCATAGGTCACTTGGGCTAATTCATCATCAATACATGCCATTATTTTCTCTCCTTTCGTTTCATAGTTACAAACTTAAAACTATAATGTCTACGGTCTACAACTTCAGATTCATTTACAACTTTCACTTTCTCCCATTCACCTCGTTTTAGTTTAGGAAAGAAAGTGTCAGCTGGTAGCTTTTCATTCACTACTGTAGCTATAATATCAGTAGCATCATCTAAGAATAATTTATAGATTTCTCCACCACCAATGATAAATATATTAGCCTTTCTAAGACGTTCAGCTTCAGCTAGTACTTCTTCTTTAGAATGAAATACTTTAACCTTGTCATTGAATCGTTGTTTAGGCACATATGATTTATCATTAGTAAGAATCCAATTTTCCCTATGTGGTAATGCGTTAGGAAGAGATTCATAGGTTTTTCTACCCATGACTACAGTACAACCTAGAGTTGTTTTCTTAAAATGTTTTAGGTCTTTAGGTATATGCCATAATAGCTTACCATCTTTACCTATACCGTTATTTAAGTCATGTGCAACTATCATTGATACTAACATCTCTTCACCCCATTATCTGATTTCTTTCTCAACTATTATAGCTGAAGCAATTAATAAAAATATATTTACAAACGTCAATCCTAGTATAAGCATTATACATAGGGTATATAGAAACGTTTCTGCCTGTACCCCCATAATATACGGTAAAGACCCTTCACCATATAACTCTAGGGATATATGGTTAAGGATCTTACACAATACAAGTACAAGACAAGTTATTAATGGCCCACAGAGAAGAATAACTATCTCTCGTTTAATGAAATTCTTTAGTTTTTCCATGCTTTCTTAATCCTTTTGAATAAATACGACAATATGTACCATATAACCTGAGGTGTCCAAATTACCATAGCCACCAAACCAGTAACTAAAATTGCAGGACCTATTATATCGTAGATTATATAGTTTATACTATTATGTGCACGGGTACACCCTATATATGAGTATACCCATGCAAGACCTGCAAATATACAACCAATCGGTGCTAGGATAACTAGTACAGTAGCAAGGAATCGTTCTATTTTCTCTTTTATTCGGATAAATGATTTCATTTATCTCACCTCAACTGGTCTAGCTGTCATATCTATTACACTTACCCTGTCTGAATACTCCATATTGTGGCTGATTAGGAAGCATTGTTCACACCCAACCATCGAAATAAGATTTCCCAGTAGGGTAATAAACTGAATACGATTTTCAGTGTCTAAACCACCATCAATCTCATCTAGCTTAAGGATATTATAGTCTGTACTAGCATTAGCTAATATAGCAAAACTAATAATCATAGATAGCATACAGATTTGTGATGTACTCATAGAAGAGATATCATCATTCATCAATCCACTACCTAAGCATGGAATTCTAAACTCTGTTTCATTAATAACGAATGGTTGGATAACGAATTCACCACCAAAGATACATGAAGCTAATTCATTAGCCTTAATCATGATATCATTCATATAAGCACCAATAAATATAGTCTGAATACCAGTATTCGGAGATACATAGTACTTGATAGCTTCGATACGTTCGTAGTTATCAGTATACTCTTGCATTTCTTTATGATATTCATCAATAAGAATCTTATTATGAGCAATGTCATCACGTTGAGCTATAAGCTCATTGTAATTATCCTTGCATCTTTCTGCCACAGCTGATTCTTCAAGAATCTTAGCATTAAGCTCCTTGATTAAGTCACGTTTAGCTTTAGACTCATTAGCTTTCTTCTCCAATTCTCTCATTTCTAGATCAATCTCTTGGATTCTATCTAAATGAGGAAGATTAGTTTCAGATTCTCTAATAGCATAGTCTGTTTCCATAACTAAAAGATCATAATCAGCTCTTTCACCTCTAAGATCACTTAGTTCTATCTCATAGCCATTACATTCTTTTGTCATTCTATCAATATCACTATTGATTTCATCAATGATGGACTTATTAGCATTATACTTAATAGCTGATTCTTTAAGAGAGTCTACTATCTTAGATACAGACTCTTTAGCTTCAAGTAAATTATATGAGTTAGTCACTCTATAGATATACTCTTCTAAGAACTTAGCTGTAGTATTATTAGTAATAGATTCAATGAAACCTTTCCAAATACCATCGGCACCTATCTTAGATAGATAAGACTTATTGCTTTCAAAGACAACTTGCAAAGCTTCTAGTTTATCCATGAAAGATTTAGCTTCATTGGTAAGATGTAGCGTATTATTAAACTCTTTTAGTCTGTCTTTTACATCTTCAAGCCTATCAGTCAATGTAATTAAAGCCTTTTTAGGTTTCTTCTTCTCAGCTTCAATAGCTTCTACTATGAATACACAGTCAGTAAACTTACAATCTTTAGGTTTAAGCTCAAGATTCTTAGTTTTCTCTACTAAAGACTCATAGAATCCAATATCTGCTTCTATAGATATACGTTCTTTAGTACATGCTTCAATCTCTTTAGTTATAGTAGCTAATGTACTCTCATAGAAAGATGAGTTTCTAGTTACTAATGTATCCACATCTTCTCTAGTAATATGCTCATATCTATCCATAATAGCATAAGAGAAGTTATTCATCATATCGAATAGCTCTTTAAGTCTATCATATTCAGATTTATTATCTATACAATAGTCTAGTTTAGCTATATCATTCTCTATAGCTTTAAGATTAGCTACAGCTTCATTATATCTACCAAACTCTTCTTCAGAGAAATCTGCATCAATAAAAGTCTCTAATCTAGATTTCTTCTTATTGATTTCAGTATTGATATTAGCTATCTTTCTTTCACATTCATCATGAGCATTATTTGTACGCTCTAATGCTTCTCTCCAACGTGGAAGATTATCTTTATCTTGCTCTAGTTCACGTTCTAATTCCTTAATGCGATTAGCACGTTCTTCTACAGTATAGATATTCTCGATATGATGTCTAAATATCGGAGACTGTTTTAATGTATTAGTAAGAGCTATACGATCTTGCTTAATAGATTCGTATCTAATATTAATAGTCTTATACTCTTCTAATAACTTCTCTGCATTGTTTTCATCTAGTTTAGCTTTAAGAATAGCTATACGTTGAATAGATGCATCTCTATCAGATATAGCTTGGCTAACTTGTTTAGTTATTGTATTATATCTAAGATCTAAATCCTCCTTGTTACCAATACGGTTAATCTTTGCTGTCAAAGATTGTATTAGACTCTTATACATAGAATGCTTCTTGGATATAATCTTATACATAGCATTGTATGCTTCAATACCACTAATAATCGAAGACACAAACGACTTACGTTCAGCTGGTCTCTTATCAGCTAACCCTCTATCTTCAGAAGATAGTTGGCTTAATGCCAAGAAGTTAGAGTCTAAGTTAAATAAAGAATAAATGATATCCTTAGCAGAACTTACATTCCAAGTCGGATTCAGTTCTTCTTTACCATTAGGTCCATATTTATAGACTTGACCCCTAGTCTGTTTACGTTTACCCTCTTTGTCTATAGGGTGAACATATTCTATCTCATAAGTTATACCATTGTGTAAATATCGTATAACCTTTCTCCCAGTTACCCCAGGAACAATAGCATTAGAATCATCATTAATTGGTGTAAGCGATTTAAGCAATGTACTCTTACCACTACCATTGGTGCCACGTATAATCACGATAGGATTCACATTTTGAGACAAATCTATCTCTAATATATCATCACCACGTCCATTATAAATGCCTATATAATTCTCTAATCTTATGTATGTAATACGCATAGTATATCCCTCCTTATTAGAGGTCTGTTTAAATATCACTAAAAATTAATATACAGTATGGGAACAGTGTCCCATACTGTATACTTTGTTTTATCCACGAGTTAACTCATCAAGAGCTTTAGGCATAGCCTGTGTAGACCAGTCTATTGGAACTGGTACATCATATCTCCAATCGATTTCATATTCTTTACCACACTTGGTACATTTGAATTTGAAATCATGTTTATAATCCATAATCCATTTATGAGGATCATCATGCTTATTGAGGATGCTCAAATATGGAGTACGTTCTCCCTTAAGGGATATAAGATATAATGATTCACTTCTACATTCAGGACACTCATGGGCCTGAATAAACATTGACTTAGCCATATTAGTTCTTCTTATTACGATTCTTCATGAATTCTTTTTTAGCATCTAAGATAGCTTTTTCATTTAGTTTTTGACCAGGTACAATGAAATCACCATTTGGTTTATAAGATGCTTTATCATTGTTTTCGAATCCTTTGAAGTCAGCTAGCTCTGGGTGTTCTTTCACATAGTTATCAACTTTTTCTTTGATATATGCTACTAGAGTGTCACGTTCTTCTTTATGAGATTCATCACCAAGATATTTTAGTATAGATGGAGCATGTGCTAATGCCGCATTCAATATGTTTTCATCAGATAACTTTTGTAAACAATTCTTGACAATCATCGGTACAACCAACTCAAAGCGTTCATCTTCAAATACACGTGCTACCATACCTTTACCGATCTCTTCAGTATAGTATGGTTGCTTAGTTGCTTCAATAAGCATCTCACCCACTAGTGGTACGAAGTACATACAAGCCTCAGTTGTATATAATTTCTTAATAACTTTAATGATTGGTACATAGCTACAGTAGTTTGTATCCAATAATGTACGGTATACTTTATTAGCATATGTATATGGCATTTCCATATCAGAGAATAATTGATTATACATGAAATCAATGTATAAAGTGATAGCAGTTACTGCATCCTGATTAGCTTCAGGTGTGGCATTTCTATAGATATATTTGGTTAATTCATAGCATAGACTGATAAATGCATCATAGTTCTTATTTTGTAACGCATTCAATACTGCTTTGGTGTTGATTAGCATAATTTCATTATACATATAGTCATTTTCATCATCGATGTCTACACGGATAGTAGAGATGAATTCATCTTTATTAATATTTTCATCTTCTGTATCTAGATATACATACCCAACTAGTTTGTTTGTTGGGAATCTATGGATTATCATGCGTATTTTATTGTAATCAATATCTTTATCTTCCACAATAAAGACACGTTTAATCCATGAAGCTAAGCATCTAGCATTTTCACCATAGTAATCACAATTAGGCATAAGACTATATCTTTCCTCATCTTTGAAGATAGCATTTTTAAGATCTTCTGCTAATTTAGAGAAGCTTAGTGTAGCTGGAATATTCATTTTAGTTTCCTCCTATTAAAAATAATGTATATAGTATGAGTCATTAGACCCATACTATATACGATATTAGTTTAAACTACTTCAGTGTGCTTAATAGCACGAATGTCACCTTCGATAACTTTAACCGCATCAGAGTAACGGCAATCTGCCATATCAAGAATGATATCAGAATATACACGTTCAACTCCATTGACGATTACTTTACCGAATTCTGTTTTTAAACCTAGTTGATTATTGCGTTCTTTAAGCTCTTCCATTTGTTGACGAGACATAATGAACACACGATGGTAAATATCTTTTACCGCCATAATAAACACTCCCTTTTAATCTTCAACTATAAGATCTCCAGGTTGATAGTTTGACTGTTTAGCTAGGCTTATGGATTTACCCATTTGATACATTTCATAGATAGCACGATTCTTACCATCATCTGCTCCCTCAAGAACAGCTCCGATATCATCTGCTAATTCAAATGCGGACTTAACACCAATAGCATCTCTATAACTTTGTTTAAGTTCATTGAAAGATGCATCCCAGCTATTAGGTTCACCATCACTAGTAAACGTATACCCATCATATACACTTTGATTCAAAGGACACATAATACCACTAGTACCAGGTTCAGTTGGTGAAGAGGTATTAAAGTCTAAGATACCTAAGTGAGATGGAGAGATACGTTTAAGTCTACCCTCGAGATTCTTATTGGATGTTTCACCAGGACCTGTAGGTCCTTTGAAAGTCCACTTTAATTGTAATATAGCATCACGTTCATTAACCATATTACGGAAACCTTTGATACCACTCTTTTGTAACTCAGATATTAAGTACATAGGTTTGATATCGATACATTGTCTAAAACGTTTGATTATAGTATCGGATTTAAGACGTCTAGCTATATCATTTAAACGATACATACCTGTATTTAGTTTCATTACATATAGAGACGCAATCCATTCAGACCATCTAATACGCTTATTAGTAACATCAGTGTTATCTTTAAGTCGAATATTAGAGAACTCTGCCATCATCCATCTTAGTATCATATAAATATTAGATTTGTATTCATATGGTAATCTGATATTCTTCTTGGTGACTATATCGTATTGATCTTCTAAAGAATATAGAGCGGATAAGCCTTTCTCATATTCCATATTATTCTTAACGAAATGTGCACCAAGAGAAATAACCCAATAGTCTTTATTGAATAATGACTCTGCTGTATATCCAGTCTTCAAACTACGAAGATTATCTAAGATAGTTATAACTGCTGATTGATATACACGGTCATTATCAAATAATATCTTAGCTACTTTTACATAGCCTATACGGCTAGTAGTGGCTTGACATTTGAACGTATAGTAATTCTCTTCTTCCTCAAAAGGTTCTTTAGAAATGAAGATAGTGTTATCGAATCCAAATAGGCTTAATGCTTCGTATAAACCATACTTAGCAAATAAGTATTTGAATGCTGGAACTTTTCTATCTACTGCATTCTTCTTACCCTTATAAGAAGCACCATTAGACATGATAGAATATACTGTACCGTTAAGTACAGTACCATCAGTGGTCTGATAGTCGTAGAAGTTACGAATCATACGTAAAGCGCCAAAGACTGTCTTAAGAGTAATCTTTTGTACTTTAGATGATTTTGCTAGTGTATTATTGTAAGTACTTCCATCTACTAATTGGAAAGATGGGAAGTACGTATTACCATTTAAGATGATATAAGCACCTTCGAATACTCTAGGTACTGCTATATACACATCAAATGTATCACTATAACCATTGACCTCAATGTAATAGGTTACCTTGAGTATTTTAAGATAACTATCTTTGATTGGTACAGTGATATTATCATTGTTTTCTATGAGAAGTCTGTTTACTTCATCATAGTCTTCTATAGTATCGAATCCTAATATTTTAACTGTGAAATACTTATCACGTTGACAAGATATAAGCATAGCTTTTAGGTCTTCAATAATAGCATCATCGGATTTAGAGAAGAATACGTCATTAAACTTAGGACGATTCTTATCATTATAATCGGCAATGAACTTGCTTTGCCAACTATTGTTCATCGTTACCCTCCTCTTCCGTTCCATTTGTTAGTTTGACTACTATCTCTTCTCCCATAGGATTAGGAATATCCCCATCCTTGTCTTTGAGAATGAGATAAGCATCTATATCTGTCTTATCACAGATGGTAACTAACTTATTTAAAGTCATAGATGGCTTATCAAATATACGTTTATCGTTATTGAAGTTCTCACCAAAACGATAACCATATAAGTCTAAGTCAATCTTCTTCTTTGCAATAGCTGTTTTCATACCAACCATTTCTGGAGAGTCATCAGAATGAATTGGTGGTGCAAAGATATTGTCTGGTGTGACATTACTAAGCAATCTATTATCCAAAGAGAATGCCTCTTTAGACTTAGCTACTACGTCACTAATACTAGATGTATTATCCCAATCCACATGTTCCAATTTATCAAAAGTAAAGTTATCTCTCTCTTCGTCAGATGGTTCGATAAACTTTAAGAATGGACCATGTTTATAGAATCCAGCTTTACCTGGATTCTTACTTATGTAAGTTTGAGTTGTGCTAGGATAAATAATACCAGTTCCCTCATCAATATACCCCATGAATGATGTATCATTCATAAAGTAATCATTATAGTCTGTATCTATATCATACAGACTAAGTAGTTTCCCTTCACATATTGCACGCTTCATGATTTAACCCCGCTAATAAAAATTATACAAGGACCTAGGGGAAATACCCCTAGACCCTGGATTTGTATAATCTTATTTACTATTGTTGGTTACATTTGTCGTCTTTGACATAGGTTTTCAATGCAGTACCTGGTTCAATAGCTACTACACGATTACCCTCTTCATCTAAAGATACTGCAATAGTAATAGTATCTTCGATATCGATTTCAAGGCCTTCTTCAGTGATTTCATCACGAGTCAAGCTATTAGTGTAATTCAAGATAGTGCTGAATAATACACGTAAGAAATCGTAAAGTAGTTCTGGTGTTTGGAAACGGTTTTTAACTTCTTCCAAGATGAATTTGTTTACGAATTCTTGAAGCTCACGTTCAGAAGCTGCAATAGTGTATTGACATAATTCACTATTGTCAACTAATTCCTTATCAGTAGTGAAGGATACATCAAAGGATGTTTTGTTTTCTTGGTCCACTGTACGGTTAACTAACAATGCACACAAGAATACACCATCTGTATTACTAATAGTAACTGCAGATGTAGTAATGTCCGCACCACCTACTTTGGATAAGAAGTTAGCCAAAGAGAAGATGATTGGACGGAATAGTTCTTTAAAACTTGCTAATGGAACATCAAAGCCTACTTCATCAACTAGACGAGAGTTCCATGTTTGAAAGATTGTAGTTTCGGTTAAATTCTTGATCATTGTAAGATCCTCCTATAATAAGATAACCAGTAAAACTTAGATAGCAAATTCACTATCTAAGTTATAATATATACTTATAGATTTGTTTCACTAAGGTTAAACTTTTATATTTAACCCTAGTTGAGCTACTAGCTCATCTATAGTTACAATTGGAATACCATACTTATCAGCTTTAGCTGTCTTTGAAGATGAGTAATCCTTGTAAGGCACTACAAGATAATCTGTAGACTTAGTTATAGATTCACTAGGCATATCTCCATTAGCCATTAAAGCAGCTTCGACATTAGCATCTCTAATACCAGTAAAGCATATACGTTTAGCTGGCTTAGCATTGATGCTATGTTTCAGATTAGGTATCTTTGTATAGATATAGACTAAGTCATCAGCAAATACTACACGCTCTTTGAGAATAGTATCTACTGTACGTTGTCCTATACCTGGAATAGCCAATAGTCTATCAGTCAATTCATCATCAGATAGCTTGATAAGACAATCTAATGGAATTACATTAAAGATGTTTGACCATGTACTAAATCCAATATCAGTAAACCCTAGAGATCCAACAATAACGAAGTCTAGGTTATCTCTGGATTTGATTTCATTAAGCTGGTCTAGGAACTTAGCTATACCACGTTCTCTAAATCCAGCATTGAATAATCTAGTCTCATCTACATTTTCAAATAGATCTCTAAGAGACTTGATTTCTAGTTTCTCTATAGCAGCTTGACCAAAGTTCTTAAAATCCAATCTTACCATCATATTAACCATCTTAGCTTGATGGATACCTGGACAAGTTGGATTCTCACAAGATATAGTCTTACCAGAGAAAGATTCTACTAATTGACTACCACATGCAGGACAATGATCAATGAATGGTTCTATAGGATAGAGATTCGCATTCTTATCATTGTTTGTATTGTATAGTTTACTTACATATGGCATTACATCATTTACATAAGCCACTTCAATCTCATCATTATATCTAAGACTGAGTTTCTTATATCGTTCATAAGAGTGACCACTAGCTTTATAGTGAACTGTACCATTGAACTCTACTGGGTCAAATATAATCATTGGAGTGATTACACCATTAGAACCAACTGTATATGAATATCCACGGAATCTAGTTACTCGTTTCATAGCATTAAACTTAATAGCCATGCTATACTTATTGACATGATTTACACGACCTAAGAGTTGCTTATGATAATTATCATTGTAAGATACTACAATACCATCATAAGCAAATGTCATATATGGACGCATCATATCAGCATCTTGAACGAACTTGTCTACCATGTATAATACATGGTCATATCTACCAGAGAAAGCTTTATATGCATTAGATACTTTAGTTGCAAAGTATCTATTCATAAACATAAGCTCTTCTTCTCTAGTATCGAAGTGTAATGATGTACCTAATGGAACCAGAGTAATATACTCTAAGTATTCTCTAGCATTAGCTAAACCTAGAATACCAGATACTGCAGTTCTCATATTGGTATAAGATTTACCAGTCTTTGCTTTAAGTCTTTCCATATCATACTTAGTGATGATAGCTTCAAACTTCATACCAAAGACTTCATTGTCTGGAATAGTATTGGGGAATCTATATCCATACAATACACTAGTAAGATCAGTAGCTCTATCATTATCTAAATCACCACGAGTTCTAGCAGACACTACATGGTTAGATACTTCGGCTTCAATAGAGATACCATCATACTTGAGTTCCATAACTATATTGAGAATATCATTAGGATTATTTACACCCATGCGGAAATGTAATCCAATGAAATCTCTTTCGAAGATCTTTACATTAGGATCTTCTGCTACACCAGCATTATATGCTTGGTTATCTAAGACAAACTTACACTTATCAAGAGTACCAACTAATTCTGGATACTTATGAGCTGTGTCTCTTTGCCTATCAGATACTTGACCATTATTCCATGATAATGGTGTAGCAAACTTAGATGTGTTACCATATGCTAGGATATCCATACCATATGTATTCTCAATCCCTATAGGGACAGGTATAAACATATTTGGATATTCAGCAATACCATCTTTGTCTTTACGTACACTATTCATACCAATATTGGCTCCACCAACTTGGAAGTTAGGGTTGTATCTCTTATACATTTCCAACAAGAGATCATATACCCCATCTTCAAGTGGTAGCACTTCAATATCAGTACCATTGTATAGTGCATTGCTTATACGTAATACCAACTCTACATCATCAAGACGTACATTATTCTCATCTTGAAGAGCACAAGTTGCTATATGATTCATAAGATATACATTTTGAGGATCGAGGGCAGACTCAAAGTTGCCCCCTAGTATATCCATATAAACTTGTCTCAAATCAGACATAGCTTACTCCTTCTGAGGTTCTTCTTCCTCTTTAGGTGGATTGATAAACATATTAGGTTTAGGATCATCACCTTTGAAGATGATTTGTGGTATCTTAAACCCTTTCTTATCATCCACCATCTCAATGGTAGGTTTACGATCAGCATCAGGAACTTTGATAAACATATGTGGGATAGAAGATGGTAGAGCAAATATACTCTTAATCACTTTCTTATATTTATCGAATCTAATCCTTAAGCCTATAGTCCGTAGATATACATTAAGTACTTCTACAGATCTAGATTTGGATTCACTATCAACTTTAACGTCGATATTGAATGGTGAATCTGTTAATAGATTCTTAGCTTTACGTCTTGCATGTGGAGACGTACTATATACTAGAAGCATAATAGCATTGAACCAAGAACCAATGTGTTGCATAGCAGACGTTTCCATTACACCCCAACGTACTGGAGTATTAGGGAATCTATGTCCACCCTCACCTGGGTTCTTATTACGGCTATTCTCATTTCTAGAGTTTGTAGCAGACAATGAAGTTACAGAGAACTTATCTTCTGCATACTGTTTAAGTCTTACAATGTATTGATGACCAACCAGTAAAGGACGTTGAGTTCTTACCTTACGAGGATTACCATTACTATCAAGTAATTGACAATATGCATAATCAATCTCGCATTCAGGGAATAACTCATACATAGCTACCAGTTTATCTAGGTCAATGTTTTCTTGTATTGGAGATACAGATAGGATGATACATCCATCATTCTTCATAGACTTAAGTAAATCTAACTTGCTATCATCATTCAAGGCATAGACATATTCCCTGAATGCATTAGCTTGCATTAGAGTGAAGATACTCATAAATGTAGCAATACGTTCTAATGATTGATTTACCTCATATGGAGTTTCCATAGGTAAGTATCTTAGAAGTTTGGCAGATGCTGCATTTATTTCAGTTTCAAATATTTGAGCTGGGTTAAGACGGTTAGTAGAAGTACCTTGGTTATAGATCATTTCTACTCTACGACCATCAATAGTCTCAAACATTTCTTCGTCTGGAAGTATACGGCTAATAACACCTTTACCGCCATAACGGTTAGTAATCTTATCCCCGATATGTAGTTCATTGTTTTCACGTACTACAACTTCAAGGAAGATATTAGAGAAAGCTTTCTTACCATCAAGAGAGAACTTCTCTCCATCTAATAAGCTCTTTGCCCTAGAGTAAAGTACTTGTAGTTCGTATCCAATCTTAGCATTAGGATAACGATCTTTGTACATATCCACTTTATCTACAAGCTCTTGAGAGAATCTAATAGACTCTTTCCAATACGTTCTAAGCTGTGTAGTATAGTTGGATGATTCCATCATCTCTGGATTATTAGTAATGACATTTACATCGACTACAGTACCTGTAGCAGTAATCTTATTGTCATTCATATTAATATCCATAAGTCTGGAATATACTTGAGAGAACAAGGATTCTTGTTTATTCTCACGTCTTGTAGCCAATAGAAGACTATTGGATACTTCTTCTCCGATATCAGGCATAACTTTATAAATGGTTTCATTACCATATAGATTAAGCATGATATCATTCTCATTGACCATGATTTGAACTTTGTGGTACAATGGAGAACTTAGTCTCTTAGCACAGCTTTCAGATAATACAATAGCATCTTCTGTAGTATCAGAGATAGCAGCATAAGTAACTAATAGATTTACCCCATCCATACGGTTATTATACTCATCAAACCCTTTGGATTTGAGATAGATATCACCTGTACGGATTTTGCTACCAATACCTAGGGAGTCTAAGTACTTAGTATTTTGGTCATACCCATAGCTTTCTGTAATATGTAAGTATGAGCATCGTTCTACCACATCAATGATATTCTTATTAGCATTGTATGTAAGTAGAAAATAATGGTGATTAGGTATCCAGTTAAACTTATCAACTTTATCTAGTATAACTAAATCATCACCATGGTATTGTTTGAATGATGTGGACTTATGTCCAAACTCATTCTCATAGCCTGTCTGTAAGAACGGCACTTCAGGTGTGTTCAAAGACATGACTTGATCGGCCTGTGTAGAATACAATAATTTACGGGACCCAGATACTGCTGTCGGAATAGGTTCGGCCAATTCTTTACCTAATGCCTCTTCTGGGAATTTCAATCTCCTTTCATATTTCTTAATTTCGTCTACAATATTTACGCTAGTTGCCAATGTACTTACCCCTTTCCATTATGTAACAAGCATAGAATTGCACCAGAAGATTACTGGAATCTTCTGGTTCAAAACTATAATATACAATTACTCTTCTACTTGGTCCATTGCTCTAAATAATGCCATTACATCATTAGACAATGTATTATCTACAGATTCGGTTAAAGTCTTAGTTGGAGTTAACAACTTACGACATTCTTCTTTAGCGGCTTCAAAGAATACTTTTTGGAAGTCCTTATTATCAAATAGGATTTCAGTAAACTTCTTATTGGTGAACTTCATATCAGCATGCTCATCTAGTTGCATATAAGCCCCTTTGGCTTTAACACGACCAGTATCTTTAAGAAGTAATAATAAAGAGAAGTATGGGTCAAACCCAATATCAAAGTTAAGCAATAATGGTGTAGTCATATTGGCTTTATTAGTACGGGACTTAATCATTTGAACTACGATTTCTTTACCATTGAAACCAAAAGATTCTTCTTTAATCTTCTTATCATCCAATTTAAAGATATTATTAGCATCGTAGTTAATAGCTTTACCGCCTGGTAATGTTTCATCTTGTTTAAGATATGGGATATCATTCTTAGTTGGCATGAAACCAGTTTCCACACGTTTATTGATGTGGTTAATTGCCAATACAATAATATTAGCAGTCTTAAGTAATTGCATAGTCAATTTGATGAACTGTGTATTAGCTTTAGCAATAGCAGTTGCATCCATTTGACCACCCATCTCACCACGGTTAGCTACACGTTCTGGAACCATATTGGCTACAGAGTCAATCACATATACAGTTGGCATCATCTTAATGATAGGTAATCCACGAGAATCTACATGACCTGTATCATACAGGTACTCATCTTTATTAGCCATCTTAGCATCATAGATAGATAAGATTTCTTTATAGATGCTTTCTACGTTAAGACCACTATTACGAATACTTACACGTTTAAATAAGTCATCACCAAACCAACCAGTTAATGCTTCAAGACGGTTAATAGTAATACCGCCTTCGATAGATGCAATAAACATTCTTGCCTTTTCAAAACGACGAATGATATTAGCACCCCATTGGATAGCTGCTGTTGTTTTACCAGAACCAGTACGTCCTACAACTAAGTTAAAAGACCCATCTACAATACCAAATGCATCATAAGAGAATTTAGTACCATCTTTATGATAACCATTAATCTTATAACCATTCAAATAGTCTACATTAAAGAACCCTGTTGGGTATAATGCATCATAAATACTTGTACTACTAGATGTACCCATCTTATCAGATACTATAGAAATTAAATCTTCACTCATAGTGCTTCCTCCTTACATAATTTCAAAGTATTATATACTTTCTTGTTTCCTAGTATGTAAGAATTAAAAAGAAGTCCCATATAGGCATTGCCTATATGGGAGTTTCTGTATGTAAACTGTTTTATGGTTGTATACTATAATTGTGTATGGTAGATACAACCATCGTCAGTAGCTGTATCTAAATATAACCATACACTTGTAGACATAAGTCTACTTGCTATAAGGAGGTGATCCCTATGAGCAGAGAGTTTCTTCTATCTTTATGTTCTCAGATTCCTGAGCTCGAAGCTAGAAGACTAGCATCTGAATCTATACCTGTTGGTACTGAGTCTGGTGAACGTTTACCAGATAAAGATACACCAATAGAGCATATGGTGCCACTATGGCGCATGCGACTATATCATAGATATGGTGTATAGATAAAGATATACATGGGTAGGGCATCCTCTCTACCCATGTATTATTTTTTATAAAGTAAACTACTTTACAATTGCATACTATAACTGTGTATGGTAGATACAGTTACTGATAATAACTGCATCTAAATATAACCATACACTTGTAGACTAATGTCTACATGCCGAAAGGAGGTGACTCCTATGGCTTTACAAAATGGTTGCATAGCAAACTATGCTAATCATTTTGCAGTTAGATCTGCTGATTTAGATTGGCGGATTAGAACTGCTATGAGCCTAGTGGCAGATCGATATGCTGACATAAATAATGTCAGCCATCATGAAGCTATAATGGCTTACAGATTCCTTAAATCACAAGGAATCAAAATGACTATAACTGAAAATCACTTATAGTCATTAATATACATGGGTAAGGATATAGACCATTCTTACCCATGTATTATTTTTTGTGTTGTTATGGTAAATAATAACCATCATTCTTTAGAGTATCAGCTATAATACCTAACTCTCTATAGTCATCTAATGGTAAGTTTACCAATGTCCATTTCACATCATCTAGTTTAAGCTGTCTAGCTACACAGACTTCACTATATTTTAGTAAAGTATCTTTAATGATGTGTTTAGGCATAGCATTTACTATTCTATATAGAGCAAATGTAGTATCTTCTTCAGCGGCTCTATATCTATAGTTGTACCATTGCTCACTTCTATGAGTATCTAGCATATTAATGATAAACAATGGTGTCATTTCACCATAGAATAACGCTTCAAGAATGATGCGGATATCATCTACAGTGGTAGTGTTATATTCATAGGTAATCATCAATAAGAATAAGATACGTCTAATATTGATTTCTTCACGTACATCTGAGAATCTTGCTATTACGGCCATAGTATAAAACTGTCTAGGAAGATAATAGATGCTATCTAAGATTTCACATACATCTTTATTGATTGTCATACCTAAATCATTAAGTATTTCGGTAACCATACCAGGTACTTCATCATTCTGATGTACTACGTTATGGTTATAGATTACTCCGTTTATATAGATACGGTCTAGTTTATTAAAACTAAACCCTGGAGTATATTTAGTAAGCAGTTGTTTAATTAGCTTAGGAACCATAGGTCGTTCTTCCCAAAGCTTAGCTACTTCAGGAACTTCATAAGAGTATTTAACGAACTCATGGAAGTTATTAAAGATGAATAGTTTAAGTTCATCTTCATTATATCCTTTAGACATAACTTCGTTAACAAAGTTATCTCTAATCTCTGCTTTTTCTGCTTCCGAAGGATCATCTAATAGCATATTCAATTCCATCGTATCTACAATAGGATCTAATGCAGGATTCTTCAGGTTATTAAAATAAATGCCCTTCATAAGTCACCTCGTATATTGGTAGGATTAATAGTCTTTTGTAATACCATTGCTAGTGATAATTACACGTTTAGGTTTAACTGGTTCTTCTGGAACTTCAACTGTAGGAGATACTGTAACCTTTTCTGTAGTTTGATTGAAGAAATCATCTTTAGCAGATACAGTTACACGTGGTTTAACTACAGGTTTAGAACTAGCAAAGAATGCATCCTTATCTGCTTTGGAGATATTTTGTGGACCAGTCTTATCAAAGTTAAACATACCATCTTCTTTATTGATAGTCATAGAAGAAGCTTCATCAAAGAAGGAGTCTTTAGATTTATCAACTTTAGAAGTACGTTCTAAGTAAGTTTGGTAAGCTTTATTAACTTCATCGATTGGCATTTTAATACCAGAAGCGATGAATTCAATGAACTCTTTACCAGGTTCAGCATCTTGAATATGAGTGAAGAATTCATATGGTTCACCAAGACGTTCACGTAATACATCAGTATTCAAGTCCATGTTTTGAGCCGCAGGAACTAGGCCAAAGATTACGCCAATACGTTTAGCTGTAGGTTTGAATTCCAAAGATTTGCTATAGTCTAACATTTTACGAAGTTCTTTATATAAGTCTTCTGTATTCTTAATGCTAGTGATTTTAGCTTTTTCAATAGTCATGAAACCAGGAGTAGTAGACAATTTGTATAAGTCTGTGTCATCAATATTTTGATCAGATTCCACTAAGTCTTGACCAAGAAGAACTGCCATACGTTGAGTGAATTCTTGGTTAGCCGCACGTTCAGCATCTTGTTTGCTACGGATACCATCTAAGAATTTCTTATTACTAATAGCTTGTACAGTATATTCATCAGATAATTCTTGGAAGTATTCTACAGTGTTTTGAATACCACGAGCATCTTGTTCGAAACCAGTGAATACAAACATGTGTACATTCATTTTCAATACTTGTTTACAGTACTTAGCTACAATAGTAGAAGCACCACAACCAGTACCACCTTCGGAAGAAGATACAATAATAATAGCTTCATCTTGAGGATCTGGGAAAGAGTCTAATTTGAATAAATCTGCACGTAAAGCTTCCATAGCTAATCCTTTAGCCATATCACGTTCTTTACCACAACCACCACGGTTATCACCGAATACGATATTAATATCGTTGAATTCATCTTTCATATCTTTTTGAGTTGTATTCAAAAGTAAAACGTCTTTACGATCAAATACACCTTGGTTAATAGCATGCATAGCTGCTTTATTACCAGCAGCTCCAATACCAATAAGTTTTGCTTTCATAATAATTACCTCGTGTTTAAAATAAGTAACCTATAACAGCCCATATTGGGCCTGATTAATATACAGTTACAGTGAGTGTAAAAAATAAATATGTAGTAGAACCAATAAGAGGCTCTACTACATATCTTAGACAACTATTTTTTATCTTTGTCTTGTTCTTGCTTCAATTGTTCTTGAAGCACTTTTTGATCATTATCATTAAGCTCTTGGAAACCTAATCCTAAGTCACCAACTTCATTGATTACGCCATATTTATTATCTGCCATAATTTTTTCCTCCATAAATGAATTATTTAGCTATATGTTCAGCTCTGTTATTTAAGTAGACTGCTACATCGTATAGGCTATCGAATACTTTTACACCATTAGACTCTACCAAATCCATTAAGGCTTTCATAGAAGCTAGTTGATGATTAGTATAAGTAAAATCACCACCAAAGTCACTATACAATACGCATAGTATAGTATTTTCAGGTCTCTTATTACTATCATCTACCACTTCAGCAATAGAGTATACTCCTGACATAGCTGGTGTAATACAATATAGTCTTACATCATCATGGTCACGATGATACTTCTCTTCGAACTTAGCACGTTCATCCCATACTGACACTACAGGGTTAAATGCTTTTACCTTATCAGTTAGCATTCTAAGTAAATCATTTCTCCATACAGAGCCATTACATGTACCACCTAAGAATACAGATAACTGTGGTTCTTGTTCTTCACGTAATGGAGATACAGCTTTTTTAGCAGACACACTGCTCAATTTAATCTCTGGTAATCCATCAATTTCCATAAATTATCCTCCTTTTTATATAAGTGTGGTATAGGTAACACAAGAAAACCCCATACAGGCAATGCCTATATGGAGTATTCTTGATGTGTTTAAAGTGAGTTAATTCGATAACTCTTGAAGAAGCGCTTGACCCTTATAGTTGATTAGAAGGGAAGTATAGTAGGGATTGAATGGTTATGAGATAGCCTACTATACTGAAAGTATCAACTATATAAGCCTCTTGATAGGTAGATTTATAAGTTATAGATTATACGAGGTGCTACCTATCACTATATTGTTTATATGATTTTATTTTTTACAAAAGACAAATAAAACCCTAGTACAGATTATATCCGTACTAGGGCTCTACTAGGTAAGTACATTTAGTTATTTAGGAGTCAAATGAAAAAATCTTAGCTACTTATATGTTAGGATCTAGATGAAGCCATTCTATACAAGTTCAATAGTTGCTGATAGGATTCTAAGTTACGATCACTATTAAACTTAGTATGGTATAAGAATAAGATCTTATTATATACGAACGCTAGTTTAACGTAACCAGTCTTTTTAAATAAAGCCTGTTTTGCCTCAAGATATGATTCATAGTCTTTAGTGATATCAATGATATCTTGCTGGATACGTTTACGTTGTTTAGGTGTAAGATTAGCAGTCTTAAGTTCTTGGTTTAATACAGCTAATGCTGCTAATGTACGTTTACTGGAATCAATATGTGCCATTGAATCAATAAAGAATTCAAATACACCTATAATACCAAATGTAACGTAGAACTTAAGAATCCATTCTAATACATTAGACTCTGTAGTGCTTTGTCTAGTATCTAATTTATTAGACTCTAACTTAGTCAATGCCGTAGTCAATGCAGGGCCATATCCATAGATGGTGGCAAATGCATCAGACTTTTCTTCTTCAGTATCATATTCAGAAACAAGATTCTTTACTGATTGGTCAAACTTAGTATTCATTACTTTATTGACTACAGTTTTATCACCAGTTAGGAATTTGAATGCATCTGAGATATTACCATTTAAGATAGCATCTTTAACTAAGACTACACCGTTATTAATATAAGCCAAAGCGGATCTACAATCTAAACCATTGAATGCTTGCTGGATACCAGCCATTATATTAGCATCACTAATATTACGGATATCTTCTTTAGCACCATTAGTTAAATTATAGATAGCTTTATTCATATCAGTCATACCACGAACTAGGTTCTTGATACTAGGGAGATTATATTCATACATAGCAGCTTTAGCACTGAAATGATGACCAATCTCGTGTAATAAGATGGCTACTAGCTCTTCATTAGTAAAGCTAGTATCGCATAATAAACCATAAGAGAAATATACATTTAGATCATAACCATCTTTTGGGCTAAATTGGTATGTACCATTCTTAAAGACAGGTTTACCCATACCATTTAGTTTATCTCTGAATACTAATGTATAAGCATTCTTCGCTGTAGTGAAGTCTACTAAGAAATTAGTATTAGCAAACCCAAATTGATTCTTCATGACTTTAGCTAGTTCTTTAGATTCGACTACTGTATCATTCTTGTACTTTTGTTTACGGATATCTCCGATGATAGATTCTAGTTTGATAAGACTTGGCGTCTTACCAAAATACTGTTCGTTATAAATAAACATTGCTTATTCCTCCTTGGCTTATTAAAGTGTTTCACGGAAACATCTTAATAAAATCAAGGAGGATAATGATGAAGCAAGATAACGAAGTTATACTTAAGAAGATATACCCTCTAATAGAGCAAGCTATCTCTAGAAGGGTTTCCCAATATAAACAATACATCAGTAAATTCATTGCAGCTAGAGCTGAAGACTTATATGCTATTGCACCATATAGACGTATTTACTTTACTGATAACGATAGAGATGAATTCTTCAGAATGCTAGGCATTCAACGTTCTGTCATCCAAAGAGAATTACGGAATACTTTCTATTTTAGTATTCCGTCTTTTAACCCGGCAGCTGCTAAAGATGAGACTACTATAGCTATGCTATGTATAGTTAGATTCTTCTTAATGAATAGAAAGAAATACTATAAAGAGTTGGACCTATCATTAGTTAATATAGCATTCTCTGGGTCTTTCTACCCATCTATTCACTATGGTTCATTCCAAGTTGTACAACCTATAGAGTATAAACACGTAATGGACTATGTAGTTAATAATAAGATGTCTGCTAAGTATGATCTTAAAGTCAAAGGTAATGTGTTTAGTGCAGTACGTTCTATTGCTACAACATGGGCTGAGACATACCAAGATAAGTTTGAAGACTTTGATGATGAAGATATCAAAGATATTGTACAGCAGTTACATACACGTATCAAATCATTCATGAAGAATATTGCTACGTTATACTATGAAGCATTTGAAAATCGTAATGAGTATCTTAACTATGCTAGTGATGACTATAGTGAAGATAACTATAGATTAGCTGATACTGATAGTCTTATGGCTGAACGTATAATTGATAAGACAGTTCAAGCTATTAGTACTATGGGTGTAAACTATTCTTACTGTAAGATGGCAGCTGATGTCAATGTATCTACCGATGAAATCAAAGCCATTATAGAATGGGTATTGAAGAATGATACTAAGTCTCTTACTGAAGTTAAAGAGTTCATTAGTCTTCTAGTATATCTATTCTTCCAAAGCACAGATAAGAAAGACGTCAAGCGTGTTGAGTTTGTAAGATTTACTACAGCACCTAGACCTAATAGTAAAGTCAAAGAAGTAATCAGATCTAAGGAAATCCTAGAACGGTGGTTAATGAATGGTTCTAGACGTTATCATGTACGTAAGAACCGTGCAGCAACTAAAGCTAGTTACCAACGTTCCGTTCTAATGTATTTTGCTTTAATGATTCACTTCTCTAATCTATAGGAGGAACTAAATGACACCACAAAGAAAGAAAGCCGAAAAGCTAGTATTTGATGTAATGCTAGCTATGGACCCATCTGGTAAAGTTACTGACTATTATAAAAAGATATTCTCAGATATGAGTGATAAAGAGTTTACTAAGTTTGTATCTGGTAAATACCCATTTAGATTTATCACTCGTGTATTTGAGATTGAACCAACTATGGACCAAGTAGAGAAAGCTGCTAATGTAATGGGTGTACCTATCTTAGAGAAAGTCGAAATGCCATATATCTATACAGATGAGAATGGTCATGGTGCTACATCTCATGAAGCATTAGTAGGATACTTACATCTAAAACGTATGAAACAATTCTTGACAAAAAAGAATGCTATCTCTACTAATATAGCTATGCGTGATAATAAGACAGGTATGCTTATCTCCCACGATAAGAATGGTATTACATCTGACAGAGAAATGGAATCTCTTGTAGTTAGTGGTATGGATGCAACTATTAAAGAATTATCTAGGGCACGTGCAGATTCTATGGAAGCTAAACAAGCTATGTATAATACCATCTCTACTTTAGGTTATATCTCTCAAGATGATATCCCTGATGACCCTAGTGATCCTATGAGTAAGAACTTACTTAATGTATATATGCTAGGTTCACATCTATCTACTAACTTAATCAATATTGGTAACGTAACACCATTAACTTTAAGTGGTAAGAAGATATCCCGTCGTGAATAAAAAAATAAAATAGATTAAGGCTAGAGGAAATTCCTCTAGCCTTATTATCTTATTTTTGGTTTTGAATCTTATATGCATCTTTCATAATGCACATAATTCGGTATTTAACCGAAGATTCAATTTTGTTAATAGTTTCGATCTTGAATCCTAGACCGTTGTGAGCATATTTTGCTCTGATGTTTGCGAAGATAGCACTTACTTGCTTCTTCATTTCTAAGATTGCATATTCGTGAGCTAGTGGATAATTTACCACTTTATCACTACGCAATGCTTGAAGTACTTTTTGTGTTGTTAAGATAGGTTTGCATCTATCTAATAAATCAATCAAGCTATCAGTTTGAGCTTTGATTTCATCAATGCTCAAAACTGTATACTTATATTGATTGTGGTTATGATCTACACCAACACGTTTGATACCTACGGAAATACTCATGATTAAATCCTCCTGTAATATAAATAATAAATAATATAATCATTGTATTACCATTATAGTATATAACTGAAAAAACTAAGTTTTACGAAACGGCAAATACCCAGTATAGACACTGTCTATACTGGGTAAGCTATTTTAGTTTAAGTAAGGAGTATTATTATACCATACGGTATTACGTAAATAGGAGTAATGGTATTAGGGTAGGTTATGGACTACCCTAATCCATTAAGAGGAAACTTTGTCTATTATTGCAACAAGGAAAACAATAATAAACCCGCAAACACTGCAACGAGTATCTAACATGGCCGTTTGTTAAGATACTGGCACCTGTATAATATACGGTATATAAGAAGTAACAACCAAATCTGGCTACCGTTAAATCCAGATAAGGGTGTAATAGACAGCTGTCACTGCTATTACAGTAGTGTTAGGTTGAATGAGAGTATGATGAGAAAAAATAAACAGGTACTGGAAGTTCCAGTACCTGTATTTGAATCTTACTCAGCTCTAAAGTCAACTTCTGTATCGTTTGATATTTGTGTTTTCTTAGATATGATGGAGTCTAGAGTCTTTACTGATCTCCATTCTTCTGAACCATCATACTCATGTCTATATATGATATAGTCTCTAGTATATATAAAGATCTCATCTGATATTTCTACATTACCAAAGCCGCTATCATATCTAAAGTCTGCATTCTTAGCAAATACATCCCAAGACATATATGAATCACCATAGACAACACATATTACATCATCAGTAGATACTTTAAGATATTCTAAATATTCTAAAGTCTCTTCTAAGAAATTAGTATCACCCTTATCATTAACATCAGTTTTAGCTTCTTCATATAGATACTTCACATGAGTTAATAAATCAATTAAATTAATAAAAGTTGCTTCATAGATTCCAGTACTAGCGCTAGGCATTAATCCTTTGTTTAGGTATAACTGGTATGTATATTCACCATATCCTGCTTGTTTTGCTGATACATAATACTTATCATCTCTACTTACAGCTTCCCATCCAAATTCATAATTAATACTACCATCTAGGTATAGAGTATATTCCTTATTCTTGAAGTAATACTTATATAATCTATTCTCATCACTACTTATAGATAGCTTATGTTTCAATACTATATCATGAGCTGCTGTTATAAGATAGCAGAATGCTTCAGTCCGTATAGAGTACCCATTCATAATATTAGCATTAATAGAAAATGATGGATCATCTCTATCTAACTCAGGTGTTAGTTTTACTTTTGTTAGGTTTTTCTCACTATCGAAGTTTAGTGTAAGAGTGTATGCTACACCACTAATATAAACCCCTACACCAATTTCTCTTTTTACATTATCCATTAGCTCTTTTTTAGCATCTGGGCTTAGCATACCATAAATAGAGAGTTTTTCAATCACATTTTGCTGTTTCATTTTTATCACCATCCACTATAACGTCTAGAAGACTATCTAAATGTACATAAGAACCTAATGATTGTCCAAAACAATCACCAGAATTAGGTTTTGGTATTTCATATAGGCTGTAGAAGAGCTGACCATAACCAGCTTGGTTAGCATATATAATATAACAGCCATCCTTAGATCTGGCGTCCCAGTTTAGTTCAGTACCATCATCAATATGTAAAGTATAAGTTCTTCTGTTGAATAGTTTATAGAACCTATTTTCTTTATTTCTAAGCAACTTAATCTTATGCTTTACAAGAATACTGTAAACTTTAGATAGAAAGATTTTAAATACCTTAGTACTTATAACTCTAGTAGAATTGGCTGTAGAAGCTATAAATGCTGGTGCTACTAGATCGTTAGCTTTAGGTGCTAATTTTACACTAGTTAGATTGGTTAGATCATCAAACTCTAGACTTAGAAGATACTTTATACATAGTATATCGATATCAGCATATATACATTCACGTTTATCATTATATGTAGAATCTTTAGTAACTGTAATGATACCAAGATCATCTAATATTTTGATGACTTTCTGCTGTTTCATTTTATCACCTCGATAAAAATATAGGATGGGATATTACTCCCATCCTATAAAACAATTAGATTCTTTTTACTACACGGATAAGATTAGGAACTCTATTACCTTTGGAGATAGAAGAACCTAATGGAATATCACGTACTGCTACATCTTCTTTACCTGTAGCTGATTCAATCATAACTACATCTGTATCTCTTACGATTAAGATATCTCTGATTGCATCACCACGACCTAGTTTGATTACATTATTACCAGCTCTTGCTCTAGAAGACATAGGTAATGCACTAATATCAATCTTATTAATATAACCATTATGGGTTACTACAATAGCATTAGTACAACCACCATAGACTACAGACATACCATCGACATTATCATTGGTATTCATAGCCTTAACTCCTCGAGTAGCACGTTTCAATACTGGAATATCATCAGATTTGAATCGTAATGCTTTCTTATGAGAGTAAGTGATGATTTGGTTATCACCATTTTGAGTAATGACAATAGATTGTACTTTATCACCATTCTCTAGCTTACTATAGATAAGACCACCAGATGCTACTGAACAGAAGTCGTCTAATTCAAGACGTTTGATATAACCAGCTTGAGTCAATACTACCATAGTATAAGCCTTAGACTTAGCCAATTCTTTTACTTTAGATTCACTAATGATATTGGTAACGATAGAGGTCATCTTCTTATTCAAAGATAATGCATCTGTACCATTTTGCCCTTTTCCTGTTAGTGGAATCTTATGTACAGGCATACTGAATACTCTACCGAATCCATCAAACATCAATAGATTATCTCTATTGTCTGCATTCAAGATAAATGCAGAGCATGGTTCACCACGGTTAAGATTCAATGGTTCATTTACACCATACTTCTTAATCTTATTAGATTCAGTAACTACGATATTGAATTTACCCTCAGGGATATTATTAATATCATCTTTAGAGATTACACGACAACGTCTAGGAACACCATACTTCTTTTTGAAATATAGTAATTCATTACGAATCTCTTCATTAAGAGCTTCTTCACTATGAATCCTAACTAAGCATTCTTCCATTTTAGCTTTAAGCTCTTTAGCCTCTTCAATATATCTATTCAAGTTACCCATAGATAGGTTCTTGATTTGTGTATTGATGATTGTCTTAGCTTGTAATGGAGTAATCTTAAACTTAGTTACAAGATAATCAATGATAGGTTGATCTTCACGGTCTTTACGTTTCTTGATCATATTGATAATCTTGTCAATCTCACCAGATTTCAATAGAGTAATGTATGCTTCACGTTCATGGAACTTAGTCTTAGCTCTTTGAAGAAGATTATAGTACAAACGTAGCTTAGTAATCTTTCTAAATTGTAAGAACTCTAGTAAGTATTGCTTATAAGTAAGCTTATGGATATTACCATTAAACTGTACTTGTAAGTTTACCCGATAAGAGCATTCCAAACTAGTATTGGCAAACAATGTATCTCTAACAAAGTTAGGATCAGACCCAGGTTTCAATACCAAGATATGCTCTAACTTAGTTGGTGTATGGTTTTCAAAGCTATTTATAATTTGTGGTAACTTACCCTCAGATACTAATGTATCAATATTATCAGTAATAGTGCCTAAGTATACTGAGTTAGGTACACTATGAATGAATAATGCAGGTTTCTTATCATAAGTACCAATATCAATATGACCACGTACACGATAAGACCCAAAACCATTATTACTAATCTTTTTGAAATCTGTTTCGATAATATCACATGGCATATTATGATCAGGAATCAATACAACGTGAGCATTAGGATTATCTAATAGCTTAATAGTTGCATCAATAACCTCACCTAAGTTATGTGGTGGAACTTCTGGTCTAAACCCTACAGCAATACCAAAGATACCATTGATTAATAATAATGGAATCTTTGCAGGTAAGAAGTCAGGTTCTACTTTACTATTATCAAATGTCGGACTCCAATCAACGATGTTTGGAGAACCATTTACACCATCTAATTCATCTAGTAAAGCTTCTTTAGCAAAGTCAGCTAATGCCACTTCTGTATAACGAGCAGCTGCTGGACCATCACCTTGGAAGTTACCAAAGTTACCTTGCTTTCTGATTAACGGTACATTACATTCGAACCAGTTAACCATTGGTTTAATAGATTGATAAATTGCACTATCGCCGTGTGGATGATAAGATTTCATTACCTCACCAACGATACCTGCAGATTTAAAAGTTCTATTTGTATTTTGTGGAAAGTCTGCATACATCGAATATAGAATCTTACGTTGTACATCTTTAAGACCATCCCGAAAATCAGGTACAGACCTGTGCTTGGCTATATAAATAGCATATAGCTTCAGGTCTTCTCTAAATTTATCTAGCGTATTTACTTTAATTTCTTGTGCCAAGTATATCCCTCCAGTCTATATGTATGTTTTTCGTTTGGTAAATTTTTAGTTTCCCAGTTTGACATATTGGGATATGAATAGGAAGCCACTATGGTTGTAATTTACCATAGTGGCTATATAGACTATTGGATTTCGTTAATATTAATCTTAGTGATTTTGTAACCACCTTTATTATTAGGACGTACGAATACAAACGCATCGGCTTGTTTCATATTCTTAATAATTTCATAGTTACGTTCACCAGTTAGAATAGTAATACTTAGCATATTATCTTTGAAACCAGATTCTTTTACAGAACCAACGATTACAGAACCAAGAGCTTCCTTGTTTTGAGTAAATACGTTACGTTTACCAAATACATTTACTTCGACCATATCGAAGATTTCACCTGTTTCTAAAGTATTAACTAACCAATCAGTTACTTCGTTGGATAGTTTACCACTGTAAGTTACAGGAAGAGTAAGTTCAAATAATTTAGTTGCAGGTTTACGGTTAGGTTTAATATTGTTTTTCATTGTCTTTACCTTTCAATTAATTCTTAGTAGTGCTACCAATGCCACCAGTACGTACTTCAGTTACATCATCATCATCTGTAGTCAAATACTTAACAAAGATACCTTGAGCAAATGCTTCATCTTTTGTAAGATATAAAGGTTCTGTACCATTATTCTTAATCTTAATAGCAATATTACCTTCATTGGATTCGTTATCAAAATAATCAGAGTCGATTACGGAAACAGTCGTGACTAAAGACATTTGATATTTGTAACCATAACTACTACGTGGTAGGATTAGTAATACTTCATCTTCATTCATTTCAACTTTAATATCTGTACGGATATTAAGAGTTGCACCTGGCATGATTTCTGCATCTATAGGAGAGAAGAAGTCATAACCAGCAGAATGTTTAGTTGAACGTTTTGGTAGTAATGTGCCCTCAGGCGCTGTGGACACTAAGTGGAATTTTCTCGCCATCAGTTCCTCCGAGATCTATTATGCGGATATAGCAATAAGTCATCCGATCTGAACACACCATAGTGTTTCGTTCCAGTACCGTTAAACTTAGCTGCAAATTCCGCACAATTAAAATCATCAAAATCAGCATAAACTTTATATAGATAGCTATCGCCATCATATATCCAGTTTATAGTTACTAAAGATTTATGATATAAGACCGATGGAATATATTCAGCATCTTGAACGCTCATACATCTTACTTTAAGATCTCCAATATAAGAATAGTATACTCCACGGTCAATATCAATCTGTAATCGTTGTTTCATATAATCATATGCATATGCAATAGTCTTATATCGATACTTAGCTTCCTCTTCTGTTTCGTTCATGAGATTATCCCATACAACGTCCTGAGGGTCACTAAATAACGTCGCTATATACATCTTTTGATAAATAGCCTTGATATCAGGAATAGGCTTATGGGTGTATTGGTTAATACCATTGATAAGTGGAATACTTTCATTCTTACCCATAATGATATACCAGACAATGCTAGATAGACACTCATACTCATAGTAATGAAAGTCTATCTTCTCATTGTCTTTATACATATCTATCAAAAGCTTAGACTTTGGTAAGTAATCTATAAATACCACTCGTCTAGCTTTATTTACCACTGCATTGAATCTATGTAAAGATACCGCATTATTTATATTAAACCCAATACCGACGCATATAATAGCTTCGTCTTTATTGACCCTATCTAATACAGTAGCATTAGGTTTAAATACATATGGTAGAAGCTTAATATCCTTAGAATCATTAATGTCATTTAATAGACAATATTCAGGGTCTAATCTTTTTTCTTCATCAATCAGAACTTTCTCCGGGTTCTGAAGTATTAGATGGGCAGCTAACCGCCCATCTTGTGTATCTGCATAATATATGATCATGGCAGTTCTCTCCTAGAAAATGTAATTGGAGATATCTAACCCTGCAATTAGGTCCATCTTACTAGAATCGATTTCACGAATCTTAGCAATTTCATATTTGATATCTTCCACTGTGTATTGTTCGAGAACCCTTTCTTTATCTTTACCGATTACTGTATCATATAATTGGTCTTCGTTCATTTCCCCTAGACCTTTGAATCGAGTGATGTTCTTTGGTGCTAGTTCTTTAAACTTATTCAATAAGCCATATAAGGACATAGTCTCACCATCAACTACATAATGGCTAGGTTGAGAACTAATAATATCAGTTACCAATTTATAATGCATTGTTTCAAAGAAGCTTAATAAGCGTTCATTGATGTATATAGTTTGGTATTTGTTATCTTCATAAAGACCAGTAATAGTCCAGTTGCCTTTATCATTCTTACATTCCAAATACTTATGATTCTTTGTAATCTTAGATTTGAATTGACTGAATGATAGTCCTTTACCCACATATAACAAAATTTCTTCCAATAAATACGGATTGATGGCGAATGAATTCGCTGCAGACTCTAAACGTTCAATATAGAACTCTGTAGAATTCAATAGCTTAATTAATTGATTATTGGTAAAGTTCACCTTACCAGGTAAGGTTACTTTATGGTTCTTTGAAAATTGTTTCTGTAAGTATGCATTGTACTCTGTACGGTCAGTGAAGTACTTAAAGTTCCTACCATCAATCTTACCGCCATATAAAGGTGGTACAGATGCATATACACGACCATCTAATACTAATGGTTCCATGTATAATAAGAAGAACGATAATAACAACGTACGGATATGTGCACCATCAGGGTCGGCATCTGTACAGATTACTACACGTTCCCAATTACACTTACTAATATCAAAGTTTTTACCATAACCTGCACCAATAATAGAAATGATAGATGCAACTTCTTCATTCTTAAGTACATCTTCTCTTTTCTTAGCCAAAGCACTAATGATTTTACCACGAATAGGGAAGATACCTTGGGAATCATTGTCACGTCTATTACGAGCATTACCAGCAGCAGAGTCACCTTCCACGATGAATAGTTCGTTATGCTTCTTACCTTTAGGTCTTACAAACTTAGCTGGAAGACCAGTAATAGCTGAAGCATTCTTAACTTGAATACGGACACGTCCTGCTTCATTTTTCGTACGAAGTTCTGCTACTTCTTTAAAGTATTTACAAAGTTTTTGTAGATCCGACGAAGAGGTCTTAGCCCATTGGTCTAAACCATCTATCGTGATATCTTTAACAAAAGGGACTAGGTCTTCATTTGAAATGATTTCCTTTGCTTGTCCTGTAAATTCTGGATATAAGTGATATACAGAGTTTACACAGCATAGTCCACTGAGAATATCAGCATTTGTAATCTTTAGTTTTGAATTCTTACCTAAGAAGTATTTATTCATATAATCTCTAAAGAATTTGGTAAGCCCTTCAACGAAACCCTTAATATGAGTTCCGCTAGGTGTAGGACAGAAGTTTGCATAACCAGCAAAGATATCATCTGCTTTTGTACTATCAAAAGTAAATAAGATATCAGCTTTCATCTGCCCATCTTCTTTAAGCTTGGAGATATGTATTGGAGCAATCATAGGCTTAGTTGCTAAGGAATCTAAGATACCAGCAATACCTTTATCATTCACAATACGTACTTTATGACATTTACCATTAGCATCAGTACCAAAGTAATTTACTTTAGCACCAATATCAAGTAAAGGTATTAGACTTTCTAATAAGTCTAATACATCTTGCCAAGTTGTAGTGATTTCACCCATAATAACTTTACCAGCTTGATAACCGTTGTAACCTTGTTTCTTAGTTGGCATAGTATGAATAGGGTTAAATGTAATAATTGTACCTTGGTAGTTATCCTTATTAGGGATAGACTTAACCTTGGCAGTTTCAGGGTCACCTAAGTATAAAGACATTTCTTGTCCTTTACCTAGACGATAAGATTTAACTACAAAGTGCTCACTACATGCACTCGTAGCTTTAGAACCTAAACCATGTCGACCAGATGAGAAAGCACCTGGTTTCTTTTCATAGTTGGTTGACGTATTCTGACTAGTAAATGCAGTAACCATAATGTCAAATGGAATACCACGACCGTTATCTTGTATGGTAACTTCGTGATTTCTTTCATCATAGTATACCCAAATTTCATCACATGGAGAATCTTTCTTCATCAACTCATCGGCTGAGTTCTGAAAGATTTCCCTAATCATATTAATAAACCCTCGATTACCAGAGTAACCTAGGTAAGTACCAATATTCTGTCGTACGCCTTCAGTTGGAGTAAGAGTTAAAAAGTCATCACCATAATTGGCAATATTATCTTGCATCTCTTTTGTTATTTTGGCCATTTTATCACCTCTCACTTAACTGTTAATCTTTGTTTAAAAAATACATATTGTAAAAGCCCCATTGCTGGGGCTTTCTGAATCAGTCTACATAATTGAAAGGCTGTATATTGCACCATTCAATGGTACCCCCAAGCTCTTCTTCAATATATTCTTCAAAGCTTGTTTCTATGGATTCACCAGGTTTACAAAACATTGACGGTACAAATGGTTTAACGTCTTTGATATTGAATTCGTCTCTAAGGACGTCATTCAAATACTTAGGTACGTCTTTATAAGTTTGTGGATAATACATATTATCACACATGCTAAAGTATTCTGGTTTATCTTTACCTTCTTCTGTTTTACTCCAGCCAAAATCTACATTTACTGTATCATCAAAGATAATATGATCTTTATCATTAGTATCATAGATAGCAAAGCCAGGTTCTTCTGCATAGTAGACAAACTTAATACTACTATTAGGGACTATCTTATCTATAAGAATATTAAACCCTGTAGTAATATATGTCCACTTATTGCAATACTCTGTTTGGAAATACCATGCAAGAGTACCATCAGGTAAAGTAGTAGACCAAATTTCATTATCATCTGGTGGCCATACCATTTCACCACGTAATGTGGTCCCATCTTCACAGTCATCAGATAATTTAGCAAAGTCTTCTTCTGTTTCCCATACCCCTAAATCTTTAAGAGCATATGGTAGCCAGCATTTCTTATCATTATATAGAGATATCAATTTATCTCTAAGCGTTTCTATCTCCTCTCTTACAGGAGAATAGAATGCTACGTTTTGATAACAATCATTAGCCATTTTTATCACCTCAGTAAAAATAAAAGATTCCCCATAGGAGATGTACTCCTATGGGGTTGTCTTTATTTATAAAATTAGCCTAAGCTGATTGTGTCAGTTGTAATAGTTTCCTTTTGAGGAGCTGCTACAGCTGGACCAGGAACAGTTGCACCTACGGAAGCATTAGCATTGAATGGGTTAGCATTCGCTACCATTGCTTGTTGGTTTTGCAATTGTTGTACTGGAGATACAGGTGGTTGTTGCATTTGTGCTTGTGGGTTAAATGCTTGACCGCCCATCATTTGTTGTTGCTGTTGTTGGTTCATCATTTGACCTTGACCTTGGTTAGGCATACCTTGCATAGGTGGTTGTGCATTATAACCGAATGGAGCTTGTGCTTGTTGTTGCCATTGTTGTTGAGGCATTGTTTGTACAGGCATTTGACCATTCATAGTTTGTGCATTGTAGTAACCACCATTGGCCATGTTATAGAAGTTAGGGTTAGCTTGTGCACCCCATGGGTTAGCATAAGCTGGTTGTACATTACCGTTCAAGATATTGTCGAAAGATGTGAATGCATCTGGACGTACAGCTTGTTGAGGTTGTACATTTTGAGCACGGCTCATACCACGAGATACATCATCAAAGTTCTTGAATGCTAAATGATACAAATCAAGAGATTTTTCAGCAATTGGTAAGCTCATCATAAACTCTGTATTGATTTCAGCTGGCAATGTAATGCTGAACAATTTGATTTGTTGCCAAATGTGACGCATAGTGCGCACTGCATTTTGTACTTCTTCATCACTGTAAGGTGTTGTAGGAATACGTTCACCACATTGTGTGCATCGTACCCAACCTTTACCATCAGCTACAGTTAAGAAGCCAGTGTGGTCTTTATGTGGACATTTTGCCCACGCTTCTTTTTCTGGTGGAATTTCCAAAGAGAAAGAAGCTTTTTGTTGAGGTTTCAACAACTCACGGTCTGCTTGAGTCATTGGATCTGTAGGCGTTACAGGTGCGTAATTTCCTACAGGCATTTGAGCAGTGTTGAATGTTGGATTTGCAAATCCAGTGTTTTGATTATACATATTGTTTCCTCCTATAATCAAACGTAGAATAAAAGTATGAGTACCATACCGTGTATAGGGAATTTCCCTATACACAGATATAGTATATAATTATAGATTTGTTTCATAGATTTTAAAATTTACAAATCTAAATTATTTCATAATAGTTATTAAGATACCATTGTTTTAACGGTAGCAATTAAGTTATCCACAATAACGTGGTCTACAGGGTTAGCATCTTCAGTTACTGTGATAGATGGTGCTGTACCACCATGAATATTAGCAAGTGTAGTACTCAAAGCTGCCAATGCACTATTAAAGTCGTGCTTGGAAACTTGATCGCTTGCTGTAGTTGTATATTCAGGTGTAATAGCATCAAATGCAGTAGTTGCAATAGTGTGACCTGCTAACTTGTCACTGATAATTTTATTAAGCTTAGTAAATAAGTCAATAGCACCATTAGCACTTAAACCATTAACTGGTGTAGGGGCTGGTGTTACTGGAACACTTGGAGGGGCTACAATTGGTGTAGTCGTAGGTGCTCCAGGTGTTGGAGATGGTGTAGCTGTACTACCAGGTGTAACAGGAACTGTTGTACCAATAGTAGGAGCTACAGGTGTACCACTACCACCTTGACCTTGGGAAGGTGTATGGGTAGTACCGCTACTTGGAGTTACTGGGCTAGTAGTACTAGAACCTGTACCTGTAGTAGGGCTTGGTGTAGCAGGAGTTACTGCTGAACCAGGTGTAGGGGTAGCTGGACTTGGAGCTGCAGGTGTTGTACCTGTGCTACTTGTACCAGAAGAACTACCAGGTGTTACTGGTGTTGCTGTACCACTAGTTCCATGACCAGGAGTTGGACTCACAGGTGGAGTAACATGTCCTGGGGTAGGAGCTGGTGCTACAGGTAAAATTGTACCAGTATTAGTTTCATATACATGAACGCCTAAGTATTTCAAGTCAGGTACATGTGGTGTAGGATATGGATAAGAATCATTAATATCACGAGTTACACTATGTACTGCTGTAGGGTCATATAGAGGGTCATCCAATCTGTATTGAACTACAGGAACGTTATCACTAGTTGTATCCTCTACTGGAGCACTAGGTGCTGTTTGAGGACCAGCCATTGGAACGTCTTTTGGATTGTTAGATAGATCATAAGTAGGAACACCAATACCACGAGAACGTTGTTCATTACGTAAACGCATAAGAGCAGCTTCTGCTTGGCGTTCTTGTTCCTCTCTGAGTTTGTAGATTTCATCGAGCTCACCTTTACGTACTGCACCAAATGCATACATATCAGTTGTAGGAGCTTGTTCATTTAAGAAGAGATTAATAATCTTATCTTCAAAACCAAACTCTTTCATAATAGCTCGAGCATTTTGTAAATCCATATTGATATGAAGATATTGAATCATTTCATAAGGTACTACTGTGAGCTGGAATGGTTCACGGTAAGTATCTGTAGATGGATCTGAATTTTGATGTGCTACAATAAGCACTTCATTATTATCATCCCAAATAGTTGGGACAAATCCAAGATTATATTTGTGATTATTATCACCATAGACAAGCATACCACTGACAGGAGTATCATGATTACTATTGACAGCTTTTCGCTTATCTCTTACTAGTTTAACTGCAGTTTTTTCCATAACTAGTATATTCTCCTTTTCTCTTAAGAGTTTTTACAAATTGATCGACAATGTCTTGAATCCAATCCGGCAGAGTCAAGACAGTTACGCCCATATTGTCATTAGTTGAGACAATTATATACCTGTTATAGATGGCACTTTTACAGCCTGGGTTGTACCTAACAACCCGTTTTAGGTGGTGATACAATAGAGAATGTCCTTTCGTCTCCTCCATTGTAACACCACGTTCAAATGCTCTTTTAAGAAACGTCTTCTGTTTCTTCTTCGATTTGATATTGACTCTTTCTTTCATTCTCTTAGAGAAATGATTAGATAGAGTATAATCATTATCGAGTTCGCATTTTTTCGTAAGGGTCTCTTGCATGTAACCCCAACCGTTCTTGATAAATCTTTTCTTGGACCTGATTCAAGATTTCTGGTTGGAACACTCCTTGCTTGAGATAGTCTCTGAATTGTACTAGAGCTGTATATACTAATTGGTTAATACGTGCTAAAGCTCTATAGTAGTTCAGAAATCCATCGTCATAGTAATTGAACTCTTCACCCTTTTCCATACATACATGCTTAAATGTTTCAGCATATTGTACGTTTCTACCATAGAAGTATGCTTGTAATTGAGCTGCTTGTAATAGAGAGTCTATAAAGCGTTCATTGGTAAATACTTCTACGTACATATTACAATCAATATTAGCATGAGTAAAATCAGTAATGATTTGCTTAGCTAATCTTGTGTATTCTTTAATGGCTTTATCACCATAGTATAGTAAGAAGTTCTTATTTTGTTTATTGTTATTGATTTCACGGTCAATACAATTCTTACGCTTCTTACCTTTCTTACCCTTAGCTAATCTAGCATCAAATGGTTTAGTACCAGTGATGATTTGTTTAGTTAAGCCAGTTTCTTCCTTAAACTTATCCTCATAGCCTCTACGGAAATAAATCTCCGCTTCACTAGTTGGTTCAGTTGGGAAACTTGGAACCATTATAGGTTGATTATTTTGTCTGAAGAATGCTATATGCTCTTCAGCTCTTGCTTGACCCATCTTATAAGCTTCACTATTAGCAGTGATATTATATTTTGGGTCCACCTCGATATTAGGATTATACATATTAGATTTCTTCCCCTTCGTTCAAAGATGTAACTGCTTGTAACAGTCTAGACCCTGGTTGTGATAAATGAACAGCGTTCTCATAGTTTTGTCGTTCAGTTTCACTCATATTTTGGATCTCATGTAGACTATCCAAGTAGTCACCTAATCTAAATCCATCATTGTAAATATAGTTTCCATCTTCATCACCTAAATCTTCTAAGTATAAGATGAAATCTTTCAATGATCTAAACCCATTAACTGGGTCTTCAGGTTTAATAGACCAGTTAGAGATAAGAGATTCTTCAAAGTCAATGATATCTACGTTTGCAATTACATACTCACGTACTACATCTTGACCTGTAATGAACTCAAATGTCTTCTCTTGGTCATAACCCTCAATAAAGTAAATAAATAAAGTGTATTTTCGATCTTGCGGATCTATATACTCTTTCTCTTTTGGTTCGTCCTCGACTTTGACGAACATGGATCGGATCGGCTTATCGCTGACCCCTTTAATATTATTATTATATGGCATAGTATACGCCTCCTTTCATACTTATAATATATAACTCTAGTAGAACTTAGGTTTGCGTTTTACATATATCATATAATCAGAGAATCTGGTTATACCAGTATAGATTAAGTTAGGCATAATATCCTTACGTAACCACTCTTCAATGAATATACCAGAATAATACTGTGACCCTTGAGAGAGATGTGTAGTAATAGCATATGCCAGTTCAATCTTATTCCCTGGAGAGTAAGGACTATTACGTAGTCTATTCTTATCATCATAGTCTGCATTGAAATAATCATAGTCACACTTGACATCTCTAAATAATAGTCTACCCTGTCTAAAGTCTATCTTAAAGATATTACGTTCACTACCACGAGAAGACACATCTGGGAAGTTCTCTACTGTACCACGTAAGCCATTAACTAAGTTAATACCATCGCACTCTATACTCCAGTTATTCTTTCTACAGATAACTGGTTCACCATACATTGGTAACTTAGACTTTACACCACGTAAGTCCCGTAGATAATCATTAATAGTCTCTCTTGTAGCGTTCTTACATGTCAATATTATAGGAGACTGTATCAAGAAGTCATCAGTAAGCATATCTTCATCTATAACTACAGCATTATTATAAGTGCCATAGTGTATAGGAAGACCTTTAATAGCTCTATCAGCTAAATAGATGATACCAGAGTTCTCTCCTTGACGCATAATATCTGTTAAAAAATGAACCTTACCATCTACTAAGTAACCTGGTTCATCAGCTACAGGTGGTAACTGATTCAAATCACCACAGGCTATAATCTTAATACCGAAAGATTCAATATCTTTAACCATAGACTTAGGTGTCATAGATGCTTCATCTATTAAGATAAGCTTAACACCCTCTAGTTGCTCACGTTTAACAAACTTAGTTGTAACTTTAGGCTTGTTAAAGTATGGATCCATAATAGGTCTACCTAACCCATCATATTGTATTTGCTCTACAGGCTCATAGATAGATGCATGTATAGTCTTAGCTGTGAATAAACCACGATTACGCATAACTATAGCTGCTGTACCAGTAAAGCTCATAGGCAATAGCTCATCAATAGATAACCCTAAACGGTTAATAATCTCAAATAGTACAACAGTCTTACCAGTACCAGCGGCACCAGTATACTGAAATACTAATTCAGAGCTATTATTAAACCAGTTGACAGCAGCGTCAACGACTGCCTGCTGTCCTGGATTTAATAAGAATTTCATTATCTCACCCTCTTGAATACAACAAAGGTTTCATAATGACGATCATCTGTATATACTGTAAGTAATTGATATCCACGAGCTGTCATATTGTCAATACCATATGTAGCATACTTAGTCTTATAAAGCATAGACTTAGTATCTCCAACAGCTGGTGTATATTCTTGTAAAGATGTATTGTTTTGTGCTACAGCTACATTAAACTTTTGGTCTGATGTCTCTTGTCTTACTAAATCAGTATGATAGTACACAAAAGAACCAATACCTATAAGAATAATAGCTATGACAATCCCGATAAATGTTTTCATATTATTTTACCCTTTCATACATAACCGTAATTGCTGATGATTGGAATAATGTATTTGGAGCATCGGTTATTTGCTTTACTTTATAACCACGAGACTCCATATCAGCTATACCAGCGTCTACAGATACTGGTAGATATCTCACTAGCTTAATACCACCAATATCTGGTGTAGCTTTTTCTAATGACCTATCATTAATCATAATAGCTATATCAGGTGCTTTCTCAGCATCGCTTCTAGTATCTATACCACAACTTGCAACAAAGAATGCAACTACTGTGAGAAATACAATCATTAAAGTTCTCATATTATTGTACCCGTGTATAAACAACTACAGTTCTTCCATCATAACTAGTGCTACGTACAGTAACACCTTTAATTTTAAAACCACGATCTTTCATATCAGCTATGCCATGGTTTACTTCATCATCATAACTATAAGAAACCACAACAGTATCATTTATAGCTGGGGTTAAATCTTTTAATGCTTTTTCATTAAGATCAACCGCTCTATCATGAGTTGAACTAAGACTTGTAGTACAACCTGTAACTGAAACTAGAGAAATCATAATCATCACTAAAAACACAAATTTTTTCATTTTACTTCACCCGTTTGTATACTACAATAGCTTGGTCTTTAAAATTATCATAAATAATAGTCTCTACAGTATATCCTTGAGCAATCATGTTATTAATGGCATCGCTTGTTGGATAATCATAAGTTACTGCTACTTGTCCACCAACAGGAGGGATATGCTCTTCCAATATAGGTCTGATTTGCGCAGTTCTACCACCATCATGGCTTCTGAATACACCAAATACTGCACCAGCTATAGTTATAGCAGTAATAATTGCTAATCCAGTAAATACTGCATACATAATATATTTATTCAACTTTTCTTGAGTCTCTAGAATTTGTTTCATTTTTATTGGCCTCTCTTAGCTCTACTGCGTTCTTTGATAGCTTCCATTTCAGATTGAGTAAAGTCTATCTCTTTCAAATTGGAAGTATCATATCCGCATAAATAATTTATACAGTCCATATACTTAAGACTGTCATTGTAATAGATACCAGATGAGTAAGTTACCCCATTATCCATTACAATTTGTACTTGACCCTTAATATCTCTCTTCTTAGGGTTGACTTTAGCATAAGTAACCACCGTAGGAGATTCTTGGACCAAATCTAGATACATATCAAATAATGTCTTCATAATAGCCACATTATTCAATGGATCATAGATAACTGGGTTTTGTAGAGTCAATGCCTGAGCATCTTGCTCAAAACATAATGGTCTACCTTTAATAAATACAGGAATTAACTGTCCTACATCAGTTTCAAACATAATCTGTAGAGACTTAGCTGGATTGTATACTAAACCACAAGTATAGAATACATCTTTCTCGAACTCTTGTCTCGTATAAGTTGGAAACTTTTGAACACTAACAAACATGCTTCCCATAAGAGTACCTTTCTACCTCTGAAACACTATTGTAATCAGGAGGATTTACGACATGAACGAATATAACACTAATACCGACTTCCAACACACCGAAATCGGTATATTAACATCGCCTTGTGATAAATATAAGCCAGGATTTCAAACTTTCTATTTGCCTTCATTGAATCCTATGAATCTTAAGTCTAACACAAAGCAAACTATAAACGTACAACCATCAAATCTTGTCAATAAAGAACCTATCAAAGGTGGCAAGATTCAGGTTGGGTCTAATATATTAGTGGAAATGCCTAAAGAAGTTGCTAGACAATATCCATATAAGTATATCCCACCTGGGACTAGATTTATAATCGGTTTCCCTAGTGGTGATATCACTAAACCAATTGTTATAGGGAGGGATTACGATGCCTACAGAGATAAGTAGTATCCAAGAATTCATTAGTATGAAACCAATGAATAACTCAGACTTTCATGCTTATTCATACTATATGAAATCGTCATCCAAAGGGACATTGGAAATCCCTTTTAGAAACTTAATCACTACAGATTATCTTGATGACTTCAAGAGAGAAGCATATAAGATAACCTTAACTGATGAAGAGTTTCGTAAATACAAATATAAACCAAAGCTCTTAGCTAATGATATCTATGGTAATAGTGAATTCCATTATATCATACTAGCTATCAATGGTTTATATAGTATCAAAGACTTTAATAAGAAAACTATATACTTGATTCCAAAGAAAGAACTACTTAATTTACTTTCGTATGTCTATGCTTCTAATAAGAAGTATATAGATTCTTATAACTACTCACATGATATAACCTAATCTATCCACGGAAGAGTACACTGTACTCTTCTGTGTTTTTTATCCAATATCATACTTTGGTTCTTCTATAAACATAGGGATTGGTTCTGCACTTCTAAACATAGGTTTGATTTTATCTTTCATACCATGTTGCTCAGCAAAGTACCCTACAGATAATAGACTTTGATTTGGTAGTGCCACAAACATAGATGGAGACTTAAACTCACCTTGACGTGGAGACCATTTCTTAATAAGATTTAGATATTCTCTTGCCTGAGCTCTATCTAAAGCCTCATTGGCTCTACCCTTACGTACATATACCATCTCATCAAATTCTTCTGGTGGGATATATGGACATATATCAGATTCTAATGCATTAACAGGAATCTCTAAGTTATACTTAATCATATCTAATGAACGATCAGTATACTCAGACTTCTTGAATCCATTAATCTTATCTTGATTGAACTTGTCGACTGTCATTTCTAGCTTAGCTATAGCAAATGGATTAACTCCTCTAGCAATAGCTTTAGTACCACTAGGTAATGTACCAGAATATTCTGGTGTCATCTTTTTCTTTTGACGTTCTAATCTAGCTTGTTCTTTATCTACAGGTTTAGCTTCCTCTTTAGGTTCTTCTTTAACAGGAATCTTAGGGTCTGTAGACTTTAATTCACTTTCAGCACTCTTAACTTCTTCTGGTTTAGTATTTCTTACAGATTCAGCATTTTGCGCTGCTAATGATAGGTCTGTCATAGTCAATCTATGAACTGGCGTTGTACATCCCTCATCACATAGTAACTCAACTGGTTTCTCTGGATTGAATGGATGATAGAATCTCTTAGGTGCATTAGTACCATAACGACTCTTAATGAGAGAGAAGCCCATATAAGGATTATCTGCGGCATCTTTCTCTGGAATAATGATAATACCACTATCGATATTTTCTAGAATCTTGATAGACTCACCGATATTATTACGACCGACGCATTCTACCAAGTTATTACGACTAATCTTACGTCCCTCATCGATAGCTTTAGCTGCTTCACGGTTTAATTGTGATGCAGTTATAACTGGAATATCTTTGTCTATAGCAAATTGTTTAAACTCATCTACTACAGAACCTAATGCCATGTATGGGTCTTTACCAAGAATATCAAAATCACGACATTTAATACGTTTGATATAGTCTTGTACCATACAAATGACTTCTTTATTACTATCTGCCAGCTCATCATACAACGCATATACATAGTCTGTATCTACAGTATTGGCTGGAATATACTTAATAACGATATCAATAGGGTCATCATCAGTTACAGCAAAGCCACTATTCTTAAATTGCTCTGTCATTTCTTCTAATGATAATCTTTTATCAAAATCTTTAGCTACTAAGATACCATGTGCACGTTCAATGGTTTCTTCAAGAGAGTTTTCCATTGTAAGATATACAATACATGGTCTTTTAGTTGGATCTTTAGGTTGATATTGTCTATTGAATTTCTTCAATTGCAATGCTAAGTTAAGCATTGTCATTGATTTACCCTCACCTGGTAGACCGAATAATAGATATATACGTCCATTCTCGAAACCACCAGAGATGATATTATTAAATGCTTGCATACCAGTCTTAAGCTTAGTAGATGGATTATGCAAACGGTCATATACATTACCCATAGTTCTGATAAATACATCAGAATCTGTCAATGAGAATGTCTCTGATCCTGTTGCTGTATTAGCTGTTTGACGTAAAGTCGTACCAATATCACGTAATCTAAGACGCATATCTTTTAATACTGCTTCACGTTCTAGTTGGCTACCAGCTGTAGTCAACTCAATGAATTTATCATGGGCTTGTGCCATGTATGTGATAACTGAATAGTTTTCATAGTCAGAATAGATACGTTGCTCTATAACTGCAAAGTCACTACTATTCAATGGGTTATCTATTTGATTTAATGGTAAGTGTTTCTTGATTAGACCATCAGTACACACTTCGATGAGAAGATCTTTATCTTTATTACCATTAAGTCTTCTTTCTAATAAAGCCTTGAGAAACTTAAATACGTTTATATGCTTTTCTTGAGTCTTGATATCATAAACCTTTTCAGGATCCATCTTATTCATAAGCTTTAACAACGTAGCTAAGATTTCTCGATTGTCTTGTCTGTATAGCGTTTGGAATACATACCTAACGTATATAACTAGATTAGGCCATTCAATCATGAATTTATTGTTTAATTCATTACCTCTAGCCATTAATCCTACCTCACTTTACTCTTTTAACAAATCGATCAATTGGTCTGTAGTTATAAAAGTATAACCTTTATTATTATTGATGTATCTAGTGAGTATCTCATACTCTGATAGATTCTTATCAGTAATATAGTCATACTCTTTAAATTTTTCTGAGACTTCGTTGGCTTGTTGTCTTATGATATCATTCTTGAAATCACATTTGAATTTAATCGAGCCGTCATTTCTAAACTTGTCTCTAAGTATATTAATATTTGGATGGTCTGCCGTAAGCTCAATACGGATATTATCAATACCCTGAGCTTTAAGGTCCATCAAATAGTTGTAAATGGTTACTGGGTCACTAGCTATCATATCATCTATATTGATGGTATCATATCTAAATGACTCAATGTGCATATATTTCACATAATACTGTCTTGTATAGGTATTATGTACTAAAATTACAAAGCCCTTAGGCTGTTCTTCACCAAAATTCCATCGAATTGGTGAACCACAATAGTACCAGTCTCTTTCATAGCAACCTGGTACATGGACATGACCAGCTATTACTGGTCCATTAGATAAAATAAAGTTATTCATACTAAATACTGGGGATGGTGCATCCAAATCTTCTGCATTTCTCCCATAAATAGCTCCACGGATAGTTCCATGTGCACATACAGAATCGTATGTCTCAGTATATAATATATTCTCATAATATTCTTTACCTAACCCAGGTATCTCAGGAATACAGAGAATCTTCTTACCATTTACATATTCAAACCGTATAGTCTCTATGACTCTAACGTCTACGGTATTATCATTCATATATTGATAGAATAGCTTAGTTTGATTAGCATCATGGGATGGTGTACCGTGTAAGATGAACAAAGTACATCCCTTATTACGACATACTGCTACTAATTCATCTACAAATTTCAATGCATAAAAGATAGCATCTGAATTACCCATAAACTTATGATGGAATAAGTCTCCGTTTATAGATACCAAGTCTAAATCGTCTATATTTGCTATTACATTAGTGAATTGCTCACTAAGAATCTTATAAGTTATCTTTGGATCTATTACCCCAAAGTGTATATCTGATATATGTGCTTCTATGAATAAATTACTGTCTTTCATCGGTCTTTCACCACCTCATACTAAGCTTAATTTCTCTTGTATTAGTACGTTGTGTGTGTAATAATTTTCTACGTGAAAGATTCTTCATTATAAGCCTATTTAGACAAAAAATAATCAGAATAGAGCCATTGGCCCTATTCTGTTTTTGCATTGTAATAGTATTCTAAGATATTACAGAATCCGCCCATTAATGGACGAATGATGTTAATAAACATTTGCTCATCTTCTAAGCATTCTATACTAGCATTACCATCAGAGAATGATACATTAGTCTGCTCTTTCTCTTCATCATAGTTGTAGATTCTAATATTGATATCTTCAAGATATGATAGAGTGATAGTAATCTTAATATGTGGCTTAGGGAAATAAGAAATGATTACATCATCATCTTTGAACTGTGCATCTAATCTATATTCAGATAGACCCATATCAGATTTATCTAATCTATCACCAGGAGTATAAAAAAAGATTAGTTTGGCTATTCTAATGAAACAAGCCATAGCTCTAAGTTCCTTATACGATGGTGAATGCTTTCTTAGTTTACTTAAGTATCTTGTAAACTTAAAATATGGGATAATCCCATACTTCTTATGAAGTATGAGATTACCATATTCGTTATCTTCGGAGATAGCTTTTAAGTTGTCTGATACTTTTACATTAGAATATCTCTTTCTTACCATACAGATATCCTTTCTTTAAAAGTACACACTATAATTCTACCCCATGTAGCTCCATAATATTTAAAAGATGGATATTGTTACCATTCTCATCTTTCTTATCCATATCTGGAACTTTATGAGTATAATCAGAGACATAGTCAAACATAATCTCCAATACATTGATACACATATCTTTGTTATCGTTGGTCATATTTGTTCATCTCCTTGAAAATTGTATCTACTACGTATTGACCAGCTATACCCATTTCCACAACCTTGTCGAAAGCTTGTTTCATTTCTTGTGGGTTATCAAATAGGAATTTTTCACTTGGTGCTGATTTGGATACTAAGATACCTAAAGCAGTGTAAAGTGGTAATAGACTTAAGTCTTCAGCTGGTTCAATAGACATTACATCGAGATCTGTATTAAAGAACCCTCTAGCTATAATTAAGAACTTAATGAACTTGACATAATCATCTAACCCCATGTATATAGTCTCTACATATTGTACAATATAATCAATAATGTCTTGATTATCTCTATATACATATGGGTTACGTAAGATATAATCAACTTCATAGTCTTTTATAGTCTTAAGATCTATAGGAATATAGATACTATTGATAGATGCTAATACATCTTTATAGTATACAGAGTGTCTGAATGCTTGATATGTCTCTTTATTCTTAAAATTCAATCTATCAATATATGCTAGACAAATCTTTGGTGATTCAAAGATTAGCTCTTCTGGGATATTCTCATTGATGAATCTTTCAAAAGAGTTAGCAATCTCATTAGAAGACTTCTTGGTGACAGATGTAATTTGTTTAGCAGCATCAAGAAGCAGTTTATTGTAATCCATCTTCAGTCACCTCGGTATATTGATTAGCATAGTAGATTAATAGAGCACATGTAATAGCTGAATAGAAGAGCTGTTTAAGCTCTTCTGTATATAAGTCTATTACGTACTTAGTATTGAATGCCATTGTTTGTGTTTGACCAGCTTTATCAGTAAATCTAATAGTCAAACGTTCTACCAATGTATCAGCATAGACTCTAACCTTGAATTTATCATTCATATCAAAATCTAAGAATCTATCTGACAAATGTTGATTCCTAATCATATAGAAAACAATGTCACTAGGCTCTACATTTGTTAGCATAGCATACAATTGAGCAAAGCCCTTAGTATCACCACTGATACTATAGAAATAACCGTCTCCGTCGTATACAGGTTCCCCATTTACGATGGCTTTAGGTTCTTCTTGTTTGATTAGAACGTCTAGATCTTTTGTGGTTTTATATAGACTTCTAATTAGTTCCTCAGAGTCTATTAGGAATTGATCTATATTCATACTAGAATCCTTTCGCATAAATCTTACCCATAGCAATGAATAAGATTTCTAAGTCTTCTTGAGTATAACGTTCACGTTCAGCACTATACCAGGATACTACATGATCAACACGTTCACATGAAGTACGTACGTACAAGTATCCATCGTCTTCTTGTGCTGTAGCATTAAATACACCATAAGGCGTATCGAATGAATAAGCATTAGCTTCATACAATTGAGTGAGTTTCATCTTATGTAAGATATCTAATGCCAATTGTTTAATATCTTCAGTTACAGGATATAACAATTGTCTTTCCATATTATTACCTCCTTAAAGTTAATTACTACTAAGTTAGTTTAGTTTATCTTTATCAGCTGGGTCTGGGAACTCAGGTGTGTTACTACCTTCCATAGCAGCTTCACGTAAAGCCATTAATACTTGTGCATAGTTAGATGCACTATCTTTTCTAGTAACTTCTTCTAAGAAGAACTTACCAAATAGTGCTTTTACTTCATCATCATCACATGTAGTGATAAGTTCATCAAGACGTTTAAATGCACTATCTTTATCATAGACTCTATACTTAGAATCTTCCATATCCATATAAACAAAGATAGATAGAATAGATGACATGATAGCATAGTATAGCTTATGTTCATCTTTAGGGTTTAATATATCTAATTCATGGTTCTCTTTCTCACCTAATAAGATTAGACGTTCATTACGACTATCAAACATAACCACAATACGTTTATGTGCAAAACGAATATTTATTAATAGTACATCAGTACCAATAGCTTCACCTAAAGAACAACCAGTAGACTCTTTACGTTCAAGATACTCTTCTAAGTCTTCTTTAAGCAAGAACTCTTTGATATCATAGTCATCTACATTAAGAAATCCTAATGCAAAGTCTACTTCTTCACCTGTCTTAGCATTTACTGCCATAGCTGCACCGAAATTACCATCATCATCTTCAAAATGGTATTTCATATTGCGATAAGAATCCAAAGTAAATGCTTCTAGTTCTTTAATAATGTATGATGTGGTTAATAAACCATGAATACCAGCACATAGTATGGTTGCTACATGATAGAAACCATATCGTGTTGATGTCAATTCTTTAAAGACATCGTTAACTGTAAATAAATCAGCCATGTTTAAATCTAAATCTTTAAAAAGATCTTCTTCTGTAATGCGCTTCTTGTTTTCCATTTTTATTACCTCGTATAATTAATATAATAACGGTTCACCAGATAGACCATGCTTTAGCAATAGTTCTACTGTATCCGTAAGTGCTAAATTAATAGCATCTAAAATAAATTTCTCACGCTCTTTTATATCAGTCTTCAATGTATTCTCAAAGTCTAATAAATCACAAGAGAAGTACTCTGTTTCAGTATAATCTAATGATGTTAATGAACGTACAGTATATTGGACTTCCCCGACTGTCAATTGTTTAGAATGATAGGTGAGTGGTCCAAATGTAATACTAACGTTACGTTCTATATATTGAGATATAGTCTTTGCAGCATATATCTCAATAGCAGACTCTAACTTGACTCTATTTATGTAAAACATATCAAAGTCTTTCTTATGCTTAGATCGTCTAACTATACCGCTATATTTAAGTGGTATGATGTATGTGCATTCAAGATATAGTATCAATGTAGCAGATACGAATGGTTGATTGTATAACTTATTTACACAATCCCATATCTTATCATGTAGATTGGATACTTCTTTGTCGTATTTCTTTCCACGGAATATTTTTTTATACCATGGTAATTTATCATACTCTGTTTTAATTAAGTCTAATGATGTAAGAGCTACGGTGAGGTCAAAATAATGCTTGTAGTTGTCTTCCATGATTCACCCTTAATTAATTTTCATCTGGAGAAATTAACTTAGTACAGAATTCATTAATGAGAGTACGAATACCATGATTAGTGAAATCATCATCATCGTCATATTCATATTTGATTTCTGTATTTTCAGTTGTTTCATTTATAGATTCTCTAGAAATGATGTATTTGATACTGTCTGCATTAGCTGTATTATATTCAACTTTAGATGTAGTGATGGAACCAAACATACGTCTTCCTATGTAGTATCTAGTAATAGCTAGACGAGTTCCTTCCAATTTTATATCTATATTCATATTATTATACAACTTAGTTCCGTTGCCAATAACTTTACAAACTTCTGCTACGTTATCTAATACATCTATCATTAATGCATCGTTACAGAACTTGTAAATTTTAGAGTCCATTCTCTTAAGTTTCCACCATAATAATGGTAACTTAAGGAAATTTGTGTTTTCTTCAAATCTATCTTCTAAATCAGCACGTTTAATCATCAGATCTAAAAGATATGTGTTGTTGTTTGCCATTATTTGTAAACTCCCTTCAATTCATCTACATTAAAAGCAACCTGTGTTAGTTTAAAGAATGTATCTTGAAGAAGATTATATAGATAAGTATTACCACCATCAATAGCATCTAGTGTATACGTAGCATACTTAGCAGGGTTATCTCTATTTAACTGAATAATCATGAATCCAAACACTGGTTCATTACCAGCTTTAGACCATAAGTATTCATAAGCAGCTAACTGCATAAAGTATTTGTACCCTATATGACTAGATGTCTTGAAATCAACTAGGTATAATAGCCCATCAACTCTCATGATACAATCAATAGTTCCTCTGAAGTATTTCCCTTCAAAGGATTGCTCTAATCCTAATATCTCTATAGTCTTACCAAACTTATTCACTTGCTCATCATACCAAGATATGAAAGCATAGAATCCAGCTTGAGTATAGTCATCAGGATTAATAGTGTTTAAGTCTCTATCTCCGGATAAGAATCGCTCTATTTCAGAGTGGACTTTGGTTCCTATAACAGCATATCTCGATAGTTCTTTCTTATAGCTTATACCTTTAAAGCCTAAGCTATTAGCCCAGTACATTAGAGATTCTTCACCAATATAGGAAAGTATTTCTGTTACTCTTTTAGCCTCGCTTTCTTCTGTGTATTTAGATACATGAGTTACATGGTCTAAAGACAAATCTACTAGCATTATTTAAACACCTCCATTTCTATAATATATAGTTGACAATATAGTTAAATTAAACTTTTACAATCATAACTTATTAGTAAATGCGGCGACTAATAAATCTTGTTTAGTTTAATGCGTTTAAAATTTCTCCTATAATAAATATATACTACCAATTCCTATATGCCTTTATGTCACACTGTGACATAGGGGCATATAACCCTGACTCGATATAAATAGCCTAGGGAAACATATTAGTAAAATCTCTTATTTTTTCAACGGAGGAGCTACTATTCATGGCACAAGAAATTAAAACATTGAATACTACTTTCCTTTTCCAACAACACAAACAAGAATTCGAAAAAGAAATGGTCGAATTCATCAATGCTGGTAAAGTGATTGATATATCTTCTAAAGAGTTTGAAGATATTGCTTATGAAGTTCGTAAGCAACAAAAGTTATCTAGTAACTTAGTTGAGTTCTTAAACTTCAAAGGACTTAAATTAGTTATTGGTAAAAAACCTATGCCTAGAATGATGAAAGTATTCATGGCTAGAGATCTTAAAGGCGATCGTAATAAGTATGCAATCTATATTGACGTATATGGTCTTATTGAGTTAGATGATAATGGTAAATACGTTTGTCATAATATTAGTGTATTGATTGCTAACCTTATCTATGCTGCTACTATTCATGCTTATCATTTAGATAAGATTACTGGTACCAGTACTATTGAAGATGCTGCACATGCATTTGCTAACTTATTCACTAATATCATTAACTACCTATTCAAGATTAATAATATCAACGGTCTACGTAACCGTTGCTTATTCTTATCTGCATTATACTTCCTTAATACGGTGTATAAGAAATCTAGATTTAGTGTTAACGTAAACTTAGCTAAGAAGATTGCTAATATTACTGAACGTGAGAAAGAACTTCTTGTAGCATATCTTGAAGTAGAATCTTTTGCTAATATTGATTATTTCATGCATACATGTAATGATATTCTTAAGCTTAAAGAATTAGAATTACAATCATTCTTGGCTACATGGATTAAGCTATATACACCAGGAACTATGTTTGCATTAGAATACTTCCCAGCATTCAGTGCTATGCTTACAGATGCATACGTTGGTTGTTTCTTGAATAACCAATCCACTATCGAAAAAGTAGCTGGTAATGCAATGGTAGCATACTGTAATGATATTTTGAAAAAAGTAATCTAATCGGAGGATAATACATGCGACATAATCACAATGAGATTAATATTGTAGAGCATGTAGATTTACTCAGGAATTATACAGTAAAGAATATTGAATCTATTCAAGCTGGTATGATTCCTGAGTTATTAGATATCTCTTGGTCTGTATCTCAGTACTATCTCGAAGAAGGCCGTCATAGATATGTATTTGGTAAAGACAAATACGTACTTAAAGTCAACGGTCTACGATTTATTACAGATAGACCATCCAAAAAGAAACTAGTATATATCAAGAACTTTAAAGACGCTGTTGATGAAAGATTGGTTAATCCGTCTTTAGTATTTGTCAATGGCTTATTTATCAAATGGTCTGATATTACATTAGTTAGAGATCAACGATATACATATCTCTATATAAATAATAAAGTGGGTATTGACCCTATTCATATTGATGACGTACAAATCATCAATATCCCATTCAATGTAAGTTACTCTGAAAAACGTAATATCCCTTACAAAGAAACAGTTATCTTCAGATTTGGTGATAATGGCTTAGCATTAGACTATGGTGCTATTGTAGTATCCACTAATACTGAACGTATTAATCTTATAACTAAGCAATGGTCTAACTTAGCTGGTGCTACTATTGTTAACTTAGATATCTTAGTAGATAAACGTCATAAGTCTACTGATAAGAACTTCATTTGTTTTACTGAAAGTAAGTTAAACCCTACAATTAAACCTGATGTCAAGAATCTTAACTTAGTATCAATTAATGATGGTAATCCTATAGATAAAGACTTGGTTATAAAGTACTTCTATAGAGCAGTAGTTAATGATAACCAATCTAATATAGTTAGACCACCTAATGATGATATTATGAAATCTGCTTTAGTAGACAATACCATCAAAGGGTTAGACTTACATACAATGCAAAAAGATTTCGATTATGAATATCGCAATGATACTGAATACAATGATAACTTCTTGCATGGTATCAGATATATCTCTAGATATAATGGAGCATTCTTTGATGAACTATACGAAAAACTAGCCAATATCTATAGTGATTCTTATACTGGTGAGCAATTCAAATCTTATATTGGTACTGACTTAATCTTTAGAATGCCACGTGGTCTGCATGATCGTACAGAAACATTCGTTATGATTCATCGTAATGGTGAATTATGGGATTTATATAACCGCATCAAATATATCGGTAGTGAATCCCAATTACAATTAACTCAAGAAGAGTATGATGATATTCAAGAGTATGATACTTTTGAGATTGTAAGATTCTCTAGAGTCAATAATAACTTCCTTAAAGTTCAAGTACCTAATACTGACACTATTGAGAATACTACTATTCCATATGAGGACTTAATTGTATTTGCTAACTATACAGACAACCATATCTACTATGACTGTCTTGAGTTCACTAAAAATTCTTTATTCGATGCACCATTTACTATCGATAAAGAAGCTAAGACTATCAGCTTTACTGATGCTAACTGGTATGGTAAAGATATCTATATGGCATCTAAACGTCAATTCAGATATGCTTATTATCCACCAGTAAACTTTAAACGTTGTACTTTCTATCTAACTAAGGACTTTGTAGCTTGTAAAGACCCAGATAGATATTTGGTATTCCATAATGGACGTATGCTATCTAAAGACATGTATCGTTTCTTATTCGAAGAACCAGATAACTCTGTAGTTAGACCTGTAATCCATACACGTATTATGGCAGACCCTGGTGATAGAGTGGAAATCTTCTATGTTCCAGATGCTTTGAACTATGTGGATATTGGTACAAACAATACAGCACAAGTTACTCATGTAAAAGCTACTATTGATAATCAACCTATCTTTAGTATTCCATTCCCTACAAAGAGCTTCTTGAATGATAAGAATAGTTTCTTTGTAATGCGTGGTAGTGTAATCTTAGAGCAATCTAGATATGATGTAATTGGTGATAAGATTATCATGAAAGACCCTAGTGATTATTTACCATTAGGACGTGAATTGACATTTGTGTTCATCTTTAATAAATCATTAGATGTAGATACATTTGGTGGTGTTAAAGAAGAAGATATCTTAACTGTAGATGCTAGATTCACTTATGCTGAATCCGTAGATGATATCTATTACGATATCCCTTATCCATATGAGGGTTATAATGGTTTCTTCTTCGTATCCTATAGAGGTTTATATGTAAACCCATCTCGATATACTATTGAAGATGGTGGTCGTACTATTAGATTCCGTAATAATGACTTACATCTAGACCCTAATACTGCTATGGTATTCGTATTCGTATATCCTACAAACAAGTATACTCTAGATGCTAGTGCTGTACGTGTAACTGCTAATATTGAAAACCAAACTAAGTTTACTGTACCAGTACCTTATGGTGATTACTTTAAAGATGGTAATGAGTTCTTCGTTATCCGTAATGGTATCTTCTTAGATACTGATGACTATATCGTAGACCCTGATACTAATACTATGACATTAACTTCACCATATGGTTTAGACATTGGTCAAGAATTAGTATTCAACTTTATGGTTGGTAATAAGGTTAGTGTAAAGAACCATACTATCACTATTAGAGCAACTAAAGATGATCAACAAGTCTTCAAGTTACCTGAAGTATTCCATGACTATAATAAGCGAGACAATAAGTTCTTCTTAGTTATTGGTGATACTCTTGTAGATAAGCGTCGTTATGTAATTGATGGTGATGACTTACGATTCTTAGGTGATGATGATAAGATTCCTTATGGTCGTGAAATTGACTTTATCTTTGTATACTGTCAACCAATTGATGATGTAACAGGTTCTATTGGTGATATGGTAGACACTTCTAAGTATGGTATCTTTACTAGCAAGGCTACAACTATTGCTACTGATGGTCAAAGAGATATTAAGATTCCATTTGAAGAAACTCTATTATATGATCATAACTTCTTTGTTACTATTGGTAGTACATTTATAGACTCTTCTAACTATACTATCAATAATGCTACTGGTTATATTAAGTTTATTAACGATAATATCAAAACCGTAGCTGGTAGAGAAGTCTTATTTACATTGATTGATTCCAAATATGCTGTAGTCGAAAAGGATATCAGTATTACTAAGTCTACTATGGAAAACCAAATGGACTTTGATATTGTATTACCATTCGATAACTACTTCGAGCAAGGGAATAAGTGCTTAGTGTTTGTCGATAATGTATACTTAGATCCATCTAGATACACTATTGATGAGAAACGTAATAGATTATCCTTAGTTGATTTTGATGATGCTCTCCCTAAGGATAAGAATGTAGTATTCATGTACTTATACGTAGCTAATAATACTAATAAGTCTTACTCTTCAGAAGAAGTTCAACATCCTAAACTTACAGAATATGGATATATCTATCTAGATAAGAAGAAGATCAAACACAATATGAATTCTAAACTATTCTTCTTATATGTAAATGGTAAGAAAGTAGTTGCTGATACTATTGTGACTCCTGCTAATAATATTATTAGACTTACAGAAGATCCTCAAACAAGATTCAATGCAGTTATTATGGATTATACACCAAGAATAGCTGACTTAGAACCTTATAAGAATATCAGATCTGATTATGATACTATCATTAACTCTGTAGACCTTGAAGATGTAGATAAGATGTGGGATATCTATACTAAAGTTTCTGATATCGAAGGACATAAAGTTCCTAATATTAGTCAAGAAGCTATCGTTAACCACATTATTCGTGAACACTACATTGCTAGTGGTGTAAACAAAGGATTACCATTCATCTATACATATGACACATCTACATTGAAGAATAAACAAATCAATGAAGTTAAAGAAATTACTCATAGATTTACTGCACCAGGTAGCTATAGCTTTACTGTACCTGAGGGTATTACTAAGTTAAGCATTCAATCTATCTCTGGTTCTAGTAAAGTAGATGTATTCAGTAATAGAACTACAAATCCATTATCTAATGCTAAAGTAGGTGAAGCTTCTTACTTGATTCCTCAAGAAAAAGCTGATGACTTTAATAAGTTGATTAAATGTATCTTCTCTATTAGTCAACCTAGATCTAATAATGGTGTACCTCAAAAGGGATGGGCTGTTGGTCTAAACCCTAAAGAGGGTACATATGGCATTTCTGCTGACCCTAATATCTTAGCTGGTAACTTAGTAATTCAAACTATTAAGACTATGCCTAAGATTAAGTACAAAGTTACAGCACCTAAGGGTGGTTTTGTATGCATTGGGTTCAATAAGAATGATGGTAAACGTCCTAAATATATAGTAGACTATAAATCGTTTGCTAATGCTGGTTGGTTCCCTAAACGTCTTAATACTGATACGAATATGTATGAAGAAATCCCTGCTGGTGAAGATAAGACTATTTCCTATGATAATGTATTTACATGGGACGAAGGTGAGTCTATCTTTGAAGTGCCAGAAGGTGTAACTAATATGACAGTTGCATTATGTAGTGGCTTTGAAGGTATTCCTGCATTAAATGATAGCGTTACCCATGTATCTAAGATGGCTGCTATCCAAATCGTAGGATATGGTATTAATAAATTTAGTGTACCTGAATTGCCTGATAGTGCTACAGTAGAACGTATTGATATCTATAGATACTATAATGCTTCTACTTCACGTTATGGTACTGCATCTAAGAATACTGTAAGTGCTGGTATTGAATTAGATAAGCAGTCTGACTTTACTAAATTTGGTAAGAGTACTTATACTGAAGCGCCATATAATACATTTGACCAAGATACATTAGCTAACTACTCACCAACTAATATGAACAACGATGAATATGCTAAAGCATTCACACGTTTAACAAACGAGGGTGTAGTTATATCTGTATCTCGTGGTGTCGAAGGTGTATCTAACTACTTGGATATGCGTGTAGAACCTGGTGAAAGATTCATGGTAGTTGTAGGTAAAGGTGCAACTTCTAATGGCGCATTAAGTATCACTTATGATAACTTAGTACCAGCTAGAGAATCTAACTTGTATATTATGGATACATTTAATGCTAGTCGTGAAGTTATGACACATCCTGACTTAGACTATGCTACTAATGATGAATTAGTTTTAGATGATTTACGTAATAGACAGCTTACTCCTGTAAGTGAAGAAGATAAATTAAACTCCTTTAATAGTCCTACATTCATTGGTAGTAAGCCAGAAGCTTCTGCTGATGAATATACTAATATTGAAGAAGTACAAACTACATTTACTCATGATGGTTCCGAAGCTAAAGTTTATAAAGAAAACAATTGGTGGGAACTTAAATACTAAAAATACCGAGGTAGGGGCCTTTAAGCTCCTACCTCAATTTTTGGTGTACTTTAACATTTATATAATTTGACGACTTTTAAAAGGAGGTTACTATATGCCTAATACTACTAGATACAACAGTGGTAGAGCTCCGGTTATAGCCTTAGATTATGACTCTAGGTTTATAGCTCAGAAGAAAGAGCTATTAGTTGATTATAAAAAAGGTAAGCTCTATGTAGTATCTGCTGAAGATAAATCAGTTATTATAGATATTACTGCTAATATTATCAATGAATTTACTAGCTCTGGTTCTATTGCTGATAACTTCATCGTTAATATTGAGGGTGTTGGTGAGATTAATCTTACTAAGGCTATCAATAGAATCTATAAGAATAATATTACACTAAAAGAGAATGATGAAGCACATTATCTTTCTCCGACATTAAGATTTGATAACCGTTCTATTACAGTACAAGATACTGAAGTAGGTATCTCTAACTTTAAGGTTGCTGGTAATAATACTTACCCAGTTAAAGATAATAACGTAATCAAATGGGTACCACGTATTGATGAAGATGTAGTTAGACGTGTTACTAGATTGGAAACATTAGCTCCACCTGATGCTGAAGAGTTTAAACGTCTTCGTAAACAAATTGCTGATATCCAAGTTACTGCTGATTTGTATGCAGACTTACCAGCAATCAAAACATTATCTGATTCTAACCGTAACCGTCTAGATGTATTGGATACTAAGATTCTTAAAACAGCAGAGATTGATCCTATTAAAACGGATATCTCTGGACTTAAATCTGATACACAAGCTATGAATAATAGATTGACTACATTAGAATCCAAAGAAGATACTGAACCTAAGTTTACTGCTTTAGATAGACGTATTACTGCTATTGAAGCACAGTCTGCTGCTTTTACTAAGATTACCGATCTTCAAGTTAAAGTACAAACTTTATTAGCTAAGCCTGATTTAGAACCTAAGGTTACTGAGTTGACTAATAAAGTCAATACTATTAGTTCATCTTTTGAAACGTTGAAAAGTAATACAGAATCTAAACTATCAGCTATCGAAGGTAATACTAATCGTACTACATCTGAAGTATCTGCTATCTCTGGTAGATTGAATACATTAGAAGGCTTAAACATTGCTAAGTTTAAAGCTGACTATGATACACGTATTGCTACACTAGAAGCTGTACCTAATTTCACTTCTAATATCACTAACTTAGAATCTCAAAACTCTGTATTGACTAACTCAGTTAATATACTTAAAACACAAGTCAGTGGTTTAATGTTAGCAGAAGACTTAACTCCTCGTGTATCTGCATTGGAACGTGAAAAAGTTACTGCTAAGAATGTAACTATGCCTGCAGAGAAAGTACATTTACCATCTGGTGACCCTGAAGCTAATAAGATTTATCCTTATACTATTCATAGCTTTGATAGCCAAGATTCTAATGTAGAGTTCAAGATTCAACGTAGTGGTACTCGTGATACTACATTATGGATTGACTTATTTATTGACTTTACAAACTCTAGTAATACTACAAGAAAGATTCTTAAGTTTACTAAGCCAGATAATAATAATCTATATGTATATATCCCACCAACTAATAAGAAGATTCATTTGAAAATGATGTCTTATGATTCTGGTATTAGCTGGTTCTATAACTATGAATATGAAATGGGTATTGCTGATCAAGGCACAGTTTAACTTCCAGGAGGTATATAAATGGGAGCTTTAAAATATACAGAAAGCCTACGGAATAACCTCCATGAGGTTACCCGTTCTGCTGGTACAGTTATTTACTGTACCGATACTAGAGAAGTCTTCTATGATGCTTCTGATGATATGCGTCTATTGACAGACTTCATTCTTATGCTTAATAATGATAATGAACGTACTCAAATTGTAAATAATAATACAGTTCTTGAAGCACGTATCTACTGTGTACGTGATGCTCGTACATTCTATGCTTATGATGCAAATGATGGTTGGCAACAACTCTTATCTGTAAAAGAAGCTAGTAAATATGTAGGTCCTATTACAGATATTACTAAAGCTACTATCATGAAAGATGGTAAACGTATTGCACCATTGACTACAGCTAATAATACTTACCTAGAATCTGGTGAGACTGTTGAAGCTAAGTTAAAACAAATGGGTGTAATTGCTACATCTTTCCGTACACACTTAGTTACTGAAACTAAGAAACGTTTCCCTATTCCTGTACCATTTGATAATTACTTTGATATGCCTAATGCATTCTTAGTTCATATTGGTACTAACTATATTTATCCTAACCGTTACAGTATTGATGGTAATGATATTGTGTTTAATGAACCAGTTGAAATGAATCGTTCTATCAACTATACATTCATTTACAATACTAAAGCACCTGCTGTAGCTGGTATGATTAATAATATTGATGGGTCTCTTATTAACCGTGGTTCTATCCCAACTGATAGAATGGCTAATGTAAGTGATTCCCCATTCTTAAATAGCTCTAGCTCTGTAGCAACAAGTGCATCAGTTAAAACATTATTTGATTTACTAGTTGCATTATGTGATGAAAAGAATATCATCTCTCGTGCTATTGCTAAACCTATTGCTACAACTACATCAGCATTATCTCTCGAAGTCCCTGAGGGTTATACATTAGCTGATGGTAATATTATTGCTGTACGTTTCCGTGCCAATATGCCAGCTAATGGTGATCTTGTAGTCAATGATCGTACTATCCCAGTATACAAATCTGTAGCAAGTAAACTTGAAGCTGGTGACATTACTCAAAACGATGAATTGTTCTTACAATATGATGCGGTTCATAATCGTTTCTATATCACTAATGGTATGCCTTACCGTATGGATACTTACAATAAAGTCTATACTGCACCAACTGATAATATTAGTACAATCTCTTTTAGTGATGCATCTTATCTTCCTGGTGTAGATTATATGGAAGTATATCTCGAAGGGCTTAAACTAGTTAAAGATGTAAACTATCGTATTGATGAAAATGCTAAAGCTATTCATCTTATAGACTTTACAATGGAAACTGGTCAAGTATTGGAATTGGTATCTAGACGTATTGTACGTACTCGTGGTGCTAACTCTTATAACTTGAATGCTAATGATAATACACCAGATACACCAGATGTAAACCCTGAGTTCTCTAGCAGAATCTTCAGTGCTGTTCATGATAGTACCACAGATCTTAAGAAATTACGTTTAATCCCACCAGGGGATATGGATTCTCTTAATGATCTAAAACATGGTGAATCTTTAAATATTAGATTTATTGATGGTGCTATTGGTGATTCTTATACTGAGTTTGGTCAAGCTGTATACAATATTTGTGATAAGAATGGTGAACAAATCGTAGATGCTATCGCTGCTGGTGATATCATGCCATTCATCTTCGATAAGACTAATAAACAGTTTAAGCTACGGTTTACTGTTAATAGTCATCCACGTATCCATGATGGTAATGCTACAGTAAATCCTGGTGATGAAACTGTTCATGATGGTAACTATATTGATATCCCAGATAGTCCATTTATTGAATACTCTGGTGGGGACAACTTAACTTATGAAAATAGTTTGTATCCTACAGTATTATACCGTGATTCATCTTATTCAAATAGAGTTTATAAAAATAACCGTGGTTTTACGCTTAGAGGGTACGTTAATATACAATTTAGTATATCACGAAATGGTATATATATTAGAAATGATTTCACTAAGCAAATGAAGTTATTTAATAAAGGTGATAACGACTTTAAAATAACTACAGCGATTAACAATGAGCTATCTAATAATAATGTGTATAATGCAGATACTACTATTAGTATAGCCGCAGTTGTAAATAATGCAATATTAATGGATAAAAACTTTAATATTATAACTTTACAAGATTTGAATGCTGGGTTTAATAATAGAGAGTTTTTGACATTAAAGCCATATACACTAAGAAGTGGTTATAGTAATAAAATTATGATCGTTGATGAAATAGAACACAAGTCTACTAATAAAGTATATGTCGATGGGCAGCCTATTATACAAAATGCTAGTAGATTGGATGGGTATATTACACAATATGCTAATGTAGGTGGCCTGTACTATTTGGGCAGTAATATTGGCATTGGTTGTAATATTACATATTATGATAAAATACCAGCAGATGTTTTAAATAAAGAAACTGTATTTGTTAAATTTTCTCCATTAAGTAAAGTAAAACCATCTAGTACTGCTTCTGATTATATATCTTTAACCGATGTACTAACTAATATTAATACCTCTTATTTTAAAAGTGCTACCGGTATAAATAAAGATTATTTAAAACTAGTAGATTTATTTAATATGGATAATGCTATAGGTAAATTCTTAAGAAATGTAACTGGATTCTTCGTATATAAAAATCCAAATATAGACCAATATCTTATAGAATTTGCTTATGATGAAACTTATGCACAAATGATAAAATATTTGATTCAAGAAAAACTTATCACTTTACAGGCAGGCTAATATGGCAAGACATACAATAACTTTCAAAGAAGGGAATTGTAAGTTGCGTTTTGATGATTATATTAAAATTACTTTTAATACTGATAGCAGCGGTGGTGATACTGCTGCTATCAATAATCATGATTATCCTATGTATGTAGCATATAAGGATTCTGTATTAAGATACTTAGATGCTGGGGAAATTGTGGCTGGCCAAACCGTAGTAGGACAGTTTAAAGGTAATAAAATCATATTATACGCATCTGACTTTCCGTCATCAGGTGATGGTCCTGTGGATCCATCAGTAAAACGAAGTATGTGGTTATATAGAAATACTATGATAGACTATCCATCTATCTATCAGTATATATATCTTAAACCATATATGTCACAAGACGATAATATAGTTAACCCTAATAGTACATATACTATCTCTTTCAGTAATGATTCTTTAAATAATATTGATGAAAGTGCTAGAAAGAAGATAGCTGCTATTGTATTTGATGATGTACGTAATAATGGTATTAGACGTATAGTTCCATTAGTAGATACTGATCGTAAGTATTTAACTATTAATGACGTTATTGAAGCAATGACTTATGCTAATGGTACTAATAATATATCCGTAGAGTATACTGAATACGTTAAGCATGATAATTTCATGGTAGCAGCATTTGTAGCTAGTGCAGCTCATGCTAAAGAACCAACTGCTAATACTAAACTTGTATTTAACTATGCTAAGAACTTAGCTGGTACTGAAAGCATGACTTATGGTAGTGCTGTAACACAAGATATCACTACAACTATTACTCATGATTATATGGGTCATGGTACAGCTAATGCTGATGAAGATAATACCATCTATACATTATCTGGATTCTGTGATCGTAAGATGCCAACTAGTATTCATATAGTCAAAGCATCTTCTACAGACAAAGATAATGGGTATAATGATATGGCTCATAGTAATGGGTCTAAGATTCATGTACTAGGTTTATATAAATCTACTAATGGTGAAATCATTAACCCTAAGAATAATACAAAGACTGATATCAATATAGCTCGTGTAGCCAAGTCTTATAAGATTGCTAAGTTTGATGATATCAATCTAGCTAGCGATGAAGACTCTGCTATTGGTATAAATGAGAATTACTGGTTATTACCAGACTTAGATTCTCTCATTAATATCTATAACCACTTAGTCAATAATACTGAGCTTATTGAACCAACTGAATCTGAATTACATAGTACGTCCAATTATAAGTATAAGTCTTCTAATGATGTAGATATTAATGCTTTAGATGGGGTTACTATCTACTGTGCTAATACCCCAGATGACTCTGTAATCAATATCATTCGAGATATTAATAATAGTACAACTGGACATCTTAAGATTAATCTTATTGATGGTGGACGTAGTCTAACTAAATCTAGATATGCTACTGAACTATTCAATCAAATATCTGTATTCAAATCTAATTCAAATACAGATAAGATTACAGTATTCCCTTGGGATAATACTTGGACAGATCATATGCTTGAAAAGAAATTATTAGTCAAGGGTAATACTCTAGATGTATTACGTACTAAACTATCTGGTCAAGTTAACTATGATAAAGTCTTAAATGAATCTAATACAACTACAGTGGAAACTGTATTAATTGGGTTAGATGATTTTAGTAACTTTGAAGCCAAGTATAAAGAACTTAAGAAAGTGTATACTGTAAATGCTACTCATAAACTAGAGTTCTTTGATAGTCGTTATAATATTCTTAACGATGATATCACACCAAGCACAAAAACCTTAGAAGACACTACACCAACAGCTGATCATACATATACCACTGTTTGGAATGTCAATACGTTTGTTAATGGGTTCCAATGTTTACGTAAACTAAGTAATGTAAACGATGATGATATAGTCACAGTTACATTCTTAGATAGAGATAATGTAGCGAATATATCTAGAGATAGCGAACGTCCTGCGATGTTTGTGCCGTCTACTGCTAATGTAAATAATACTTGGACTCACCCTATAGTTGATTCTAACTTTAGCTATGTATCATATAGATCATTAGTTGGTAAAACTCTTAAACTAAGATTTAGACAGGTTATGAAAACTGCTACAGTTGATTTTGGTTATTATATGATACTAGATGATATGTCTACAGTATTCTCTCATAGAAGTGGATTTGCTCTATATGATACAATCAACTATTTCAATACAGATAATTACACTATGACAACTAATAGATCTGGAGAGATAGCATTCTATAGAGATGATTATAACTATAATGATACTTGGCCTAATATGCTAAAACCTCCAGCAATAGATGAACCATTGATGGCTACTACTAATATTGATTATGCTAATATAAATGCTATAATCCCAGAAAACGTATGTAGAGTGCTATTACCTACTACGGATAGAGATAAGCATCTATATACAACATTAGCATTCCCTCAAGGACCTAATAGATATCCATTACATTGTCTAAGAAATGGTAAGCTATATAATACTGGTACAAGTAATGCTATTTCATTCAGATTATGTAATGTATCAGATTATGCAGACTTTGCTAAATATACAGTAGAGCAATATGCTATATTGGCTCTATCTGGTAGCTCGTTTGAATATAACGTATACCCTGCTATTAGAAACTTGATAAATTATTACACTAAGAAAAAACAAGGTGTATCTTATGATACCAAATTAACTGGTACATTCTCAGTTAATTAGAAAGGATAAACTATGGGAAAATTTGTAATAGTATTTAAGAAAAAGTACCCTAAGTTTAAACTTGGAGACCATATCAATCTTATATTCAAACAAGGGGTTGATGGTGGAGATACTATTAGAATAAATGGTAATACCGTACCTCTTCTAACTAAGTTTAGAAATGGTGCTGTATTACCTGTAGACTACAATCAGTTTACTGTCGGTAACAAATACGTTGGTGAATGGACTTCTAAAGGATTAGAAATCTATGCTGGTGAATTTGTTAAAGAAGAAACTGTAGATGCCACAAAGAAAACGTTAACCATAGTTGAACGGGGTACCAATAACTGGTACCCTTGTTTATTCACTCAATTTGAGATAAAGAAACAGCAACGGTTAACAAAGAATACACAAGCTAATACATTGGCTAATAATGCACAGTATACTTTCCGTATAGCTAAAACCGATATAAATGGTCGTTTACTGAACGTAAATACTTTTGCTATGGTTAAGTATGATGGTAGAGTTATTCCATTATTAGATACAGATAAAAACTACATTACAGTAGAGACTTTATTTGCAATATCCAATAAGAATACTACAGGTACTGATGTAAACTATGCTACTATTAGTGGTACGTATAAGGTTTACTTTAGCCGTGGAAATAAATATCTTGATGGTATTGAGATTAGTGTGCCATCTGGTACAGCATCTCATGCTAGATATAGAGACTATCCGACATTTGATAATGGTTTAGACGACCAATACAAATACTATGTAACTAAATCTGTATTCGTTAAGAATAGACTATATGCTATACCAGCATCATATGTCAATACCCCAGATATGCATGGGAATTTCAATCTAGCTAATGGTAAGTTGAAATTTATTGATAAATTTGGTAAGAACTGGACAGATAGCAAGAATACCACATATAGTAAGATTAGTAAGCTATTAGTCTTTAATGATGATACCAATAAGCTAAATGTCAATAAGGACTTTGAGCTATGTATACCAAATAAACCTAATGATGGTTTATTTAGAACTGTATCTGGTGATTTAACATTAACTTGTCTACCTAGCTTATATGATTTCACTACTAGTATCAATGTAAATAGTGAGTCTATTATAGACCCATTAAAATACATCAATGATATCCCATATGGGGTAATATACCGTTCACATATGGACGATATAGACTTAGCATATGTACGTAAAACAAAATCCAATAACTCTAAAGCCAATAGATACACTGAATGGTTATTGCCACACTTTATGTCTATCTATAAGATTATGGATAATATTGTAAATGGTACACCATATAAGTTTAAACCAGTAATGACTTATAACGGAAAGAATATAACTCAACAAGAGATAGACTATTCTAATTATAAGACTATCAATGTACTAGCTCGTAATAAAACACCTGAAGAGTGTGCTGCTATAGTTAATAAACTAGCATCTGATATAAAGAAATACAAATACCGTTCTATCATCAGACTTATTAATGATAATAAAGTCCCATATGAGACAATCAAAACAGCTTTAGATGATGCTGATGAATACGTTATCTATAATAGAGAATCTATAACCAAAGAAGAGTCTCTATTAATCAAATATCTACCAGCATCTATAGCTAATGAATCTTCTGTAGTCCTAGATAGACTTAGAGCTAATACTAGTGATATTCTATTCCCTAATATCAAAAATCTAAATGATTTTGGTTTAGTTCAAGACTGTTTAGATATTAGACCTAATCATTATTTCTTATATGATTTACCAGAGTCTAAGATTATAGATGCTGATACATTATATACAGTAAGATTCAATGGCCCTACCATAGAGGGTGTAAAATACTATTTAGCTAATGATATTGCCGATAACGTACAAGATTGGACTGAAATTACTAGTTCTACAAAACTAAATGGTTTAGTTGGTAAGACTGTAATTGCTGTTTTCAATAATAGTGCTAATAACTATACTACATTTGATGCTACAATTAGAGTCAAAGACACTACATACACGGTTACAAAAAATAATGAAACTGTTACTCCTGATGGTGTAATTATGTATCGTATTATCCCACAAAGTGGTGTGGTAATTAATACTAACGTAAATGTAGCAAGTACTGGTGGCACTGAATGGAAGATATTTGTACCTGGTGATGAACTAAAGAAATTTAGTAAACCATATCTATTAGTAAGAAGCGAATCTGTGGTAACTGGTGCATCTAATGAGCCAGTTAAGATTAGTATTACTGGTGATGGTAATATATCTGTACCAGCATTAAGCACAGTTAAACTTCTTCTTGAGATAGGAAACTATTCTGTACATGGTAATATCATAGTCGGCGATAATGGTGAAACTGAAGCTATCAATACTGATAGTGGTAATACCACATGGGAATCAGAGTTATATCCTATGACAAAACCATTTGAACGCATTACGCCACAAAGTATATTCTATGACTACGTTCTTAAAAACGATGAGATGAAAGTCAGTCTTAATACTACATTTAATAACGAGTCCAATCTATTTGATATGTATGACGTTACTAAAGTCGGTGGTACTATAGATGAATTAAAAGCTAATGGCGAATATAAGTTATACTTTACTAGCCAAATATTATCTAATAGACCTAATATTGGCATGTCTATTGTTGCCATCAAATACAAGGGTAGAATTATACCAATAGTCAACTCTAATAGAGAGTATCTAAAGACTATTAACGTTAAAGAGTTTATAGCTAATACTGGTAATACTGATGGTAAGTTACCTGTAACTTATAAAGTATATCATAGTGATCCTAATATAACTATAGATGCTTTTGAAGTTGATACAACTATTAGTGAATATAGCCGTATACGTATATCTACAGATAATGTATTCTTAGCCGGCTGTAATGGTAACGAATATAGACCTAGATATAGATATCTCAAGGGTAATGTAATCATAGCTGGTAAGCGAATACCTAACGCTAATCCTACAAGAGATAATAATGAGTTCTTCTATAAAGCTAATCCTATAAATGTAACAGATATAGATACTGCTAATAAAATAGTAAACTTGAAATCAAGATACTTCTCTGATTTCACTACACCATTATTAGATGCATCTCATTGTGAAATGGTAGTTGGTAAAACAGAGCATAACCGTATAGCATTAGACTTATTCCAAGATTCTCCAGTTATTAAATGCGTTGTAACTGAATCTGCTAGTAACTGTAATGCTGCCCCATATGATTTATACGGTATTGGTCAATATAATTTGTTTAATGCTATCAATAATACCTATGGCCGTATCTACATGTATCGTAGACAAACATTGATCGATAATATGCTATGGGGCTATATCTTACTTATAGATGACTACGTAAATGCAGTAAAATATACAAACTCAGTAGAACCTAGACCTACAAGTATAAGCTCTGATGTGTCTATCAGATTTAATGCACCAGCATTTAAGTACATACTAAGACGATCTGATGCTCCTGCTGGTAAATCTTATATGGAGCACTTCAAAGATACTATAGCTAAGTTACGTGATATCAATATAGATAATAGAAGCATGGCTGTTTATATCGTAGATAGTGATTATTTACGTAATGTATTAAATGTAAGTCCACAAGAATTAGCGAATATAACTAAATCTGTTTGGACTAACTATATGGCTACAGGATCTAAGGACGTTGGATTATTCTTATTAGATTATACAGATCTAGATGATAGTGGTATTGCCCAGACAAACAGTCGTGACACTGTAGAAAGTATATATAGAGAATGTCTAGGAGTACGAACTGGTATAGATAATGGTACATATCCTCAGGATATATACTTCACTGAAGTTGCCGGTGGTTTAGCATTATGGACAACTGCACCAGCCGGTATTATGAATGACTTATTTAGGAATGAAGATAATATCACATTCATTTGTGGTCGTGAATTAAATGCCGCATCAGCAGCTAATATATATAATATACCTGATTCTTCAATAAATAAAACTATAACTGACCCTATAACGACAGATTGTATATTTAAAGTTACAGGTAACCCTGTTGGGTTCTATAAGATTCCAACAACCAATAATTCCAGACCTGGCAGTGACTATAGATATCGTATATGCTATATAGAATATACTGGTGCTAATAATGAGAAATTCTGGATTCCATTAATAGATAAAACTACATATGACTATATCTCTGGGTGGTTATTATCTACAATGAATAACCAAACGTTATATATAGAAATACGTAAATTTATCCCTGATAATCCAGCTATTAGATATCCTATCTATGGTGCATTATTAATAAATACAATTACGGATATTCAAAGACTTAACTATAATATCACATTCTCGTCTGATGGTAGTTACACCAAAGGATTTATTAGCCCTAATAACTCTACATCTATAAACTATATCATTGGTAGCAACACAGTACCTGGTACAAATAATAATATTACAAGTAATGCAGTATTACCAGATGTATTATTTAAACAATCTGGGGATACTGATGCTAGTTATGTAGCAGAACCTAAAAATGGCCCTGGTAAATTTATGTATCATACTGGGGATTATGTATTCAATGCTAATATCTCAAACTGTTTATTAGCTGAAGAGTCTTTAGCATTAAATAGCTCTAGCAATTATGTAGCATTAGGTAATAATGCTAATGAATATAACCGTATACGTGTAGCTAGAAACTATGGTGTAAACCAAATCAATACGTTTGAACCAGCAATGGATAATCTATCTATGCGTTATACTGACGATAAAGGCTATAAGAATATCCAAGAGATTGGTGTTGGTACATTCTTACATACATACTTCCATTATAATAACCCATTATTATTTAACGGTAATGGTGATGAATGTATATCAGGTATTGGTAGAAATACATATGTGGCAGTTCCTGAAATGTTTAAGCCTAACTTAGACTACACTAATGAACCTGGTTCTGACGATTGGAAATCTAAGTTTAGTACTAAGCTTTATAAGAAGGGTGTAGTCTATGATTTCTTTATGCATAGTTCTGATATTATGTATGCTAGATTCTACAGAGATGGTATCCGTAATGGGTTAACTAAATTCTTAAATCCTAACGATGCAGCACATTCTCTTCGTGAGGGTCAATATACATATCCAGATTGTAATCAAGTTACACTTATACCACACTTTAAGGGCATTCTTCACTTCTATAATCAATTCTTAGATGATAGTGTTACTATTCCAACTAGTATTAGTATTGGACAATCTCCTATGAATCTATTCGTAAATAGAAAGTCTGATACTAATCATAAACAATATGTAATCTATCTAGATAATATTGATGACTTGAATAATAATGTCAACTATATTACTAGCTTCATTACAAGATACTATAGTAAACTAGCTGAAAATGAATCTGTAGCATTTATAGTCAATAACTATGCTGAAGCTAATAATGATTCTGGGGTACAATATAACCGTAATGGTACTAATGTATCTATTAAACGTGCGTCTTTACGTCCTATTAATACATACATAGCCCGTATCAATAAAGTCTTAGCACAAGAGTTCCAAAAGAACCCTGGTTATAACTTAAAGATTGCCGTATACTTCACTAATAGTAGATATCAAGTTATGGGGCCTTGGTCTAATGAATACTTATCTTCTTCAGCTAATATAGTTCAAGCACAAAACCCTACAGGTATAGAAGTAGAACGTGTAGCTAATATAGTAAAAGCAGCTACTGGTAATACTAGTATGCGTAATATCTTTAAAGGGTTTAATGTTACATTAGACTTCTTACGTAAAGCTGAATTTATGCAAGCTAAGAACCCTAAAGCCTATGTAGGTTTCGTTGACCCTGTTATCTTCGAAACTGTATAAAAAATAAAACAGGTATAACAATGGAGTAATACGGTGGCATACACCTACACCACCGTATTCTCTCTTATTACCTATAAGTGATTTTCAGTTATAGGTAGTTTGAATCCTTGCGATACAAGGAATCTAAAGGCCATAATAGCCTCATGATGACTAACATTGTTTATGTCAGCATATCTGTCGGCTACTAGGTCCATTGCAGTACGTATCTGCCAATCTAAATTGGTAGATCTTTCTGCTAACTGATTAGCGTAGTTTCCTACGCAACCTGGGTTTGCCATAGGAGTCACCTCCTTTCGGCATGTAGGATAATGTCCTACAAGTGTATGGTTATATTTAGATACAGCTACTGACGATAGCTGTATCTACCATACACAATTATAGTATACAATCACAAATATTAACTTTAACAAAAAAAATAATACCCAGTATAGTCAATGACTATACTGGGATTTCTTTTGTCTTAGAACGGTGTATAGTACGTATTAAATACCCTAGAGATTAAGTGACCTTTGGTTCTAAGGTATAATGCAACTATAGATGCATGTATTGTTATAGCTGCATATAAACTCTTTATATTATAAATACCCATTTTAGTTAGTCTATATCTTTTGTTTAAGTAAGCAAAAGATTCACCTAGAAGTAAATCATCTCCTAGCTGATCATAGACAAGGTATAGATTATAATAGTCTTTAATAGAGTCATATAGCTTGACTATTGTACCTGTTTGGAATGATGGTATATGACCCATCTCTTTACATAATTCACATAGTTTATGTCTTAGGTCTTGTCCACTAGATATCTCACCATTCTCATATGCTTTAGCTAATTCATATAAGATTTTAATAGACTTAGGTACATCAAATATATTAGAGTACTTACTATAATCAGGATAGATGTACAATCTATATGGGGATTTACGTCTACCACGAACAGGTCTTAATAACGATTTAGGAACACCATATTCTTCTCTTATATTCGTTAACCAATCAGCATACTCTTGTGCTATATTTGGTCTTAGTAATAATAGAAATGGATTACCAGATGACCGTCTTAAAGAGATAGCTTTTCTTGTAAATAACATAGTGGTCAATTCTTGTATACCACAAGTTTTCATATCTTGTTCTCTTTCTAAGAACGTTGGTTTATCAGATACTGTATTAACCATATTCATATATCTAGTCCAATAACTATATAGTTTAATTTTTTGATTAGTTGTCATACCAGATAGATGGATAGCATATGCTTCTTTTGGAGCCCTTGTATCTAAGTATTTTATTTTCAATTCCCGATATCTAATGACATCACTTTTAGTTAATTTGTTTGATTCTTGCATTTTTAATCTCCTATTCTAACACAATTTAATATAAATAATAACCATATATATCCGTATAACGAGTTTTTACAAACTTTATGTACGGATGTACTTATAGTTATAATATACAATTAAAAAATACCCTGGATGAGCTATTTGCCCATCCAGGTATACTCTTTAATTTCTATTATCATGTATAGGATAGTTCTCAGATTCTGGATCTTTATTATAGACCACTCTGTAGCCTGTATCTTGTTCCATAGCTAGTAATTGAGAATTCATATATGCTTTATCAGTATAAACAACTATCTCTGAATACTCAAAGTCTACAGGTTTGATTGTATTGATAACCATATCAGTCCAGTTGACATCTATATCAACTATCTTATTATTATTGACAATCTTAAAGTCAATAAATACAGATGGACTAATGAATTTAGACTTACAGTACTTTATTAATTTATTTATATATGGGTCACCATCAAAGATATCACTAATACTAATCTCTAGCACTTTATCTTTCTTATCTTCATAATCTAAAGTGAAGAATTGTTCCCAACCACGTTCATTCAATGTTGGTACATTAGCAAAGTTAGCTACATACGACTTAATATTACCAGCGTTATCAGTAAACTCAATAAGATTAGTATGCTTAGCTGTAAAGTAGCAATATATTTTAGGTGCTGGCATTCTAATCTCTGTAGTAAACTCAATAAAGTAATTAGAACTTACTTGTCCTTGACGTTCACCATCATCTATATTGATATCTGGTGTAGCTATATGAGTATACATAGCTTTAGCTCTAATAAAGAACTCATTTCTACCATTAATAGCCCTTAGCTTATAGATGAATGGGACTTCGGACTTACTATTCAAGTATACTAGGAATTTGAATGGGTCTTTGATTTCTTTCTTCTCTAGATCTACATCAAATCCGACATCTTGAGCTAGTGCTAATAGCATCTCTTGTGGTACATGGATATCCATATCAAGATACTTACCAGATGTAGCACCGACTTTAAGAGCCATCTTAAGATATTTCATAATATCTATTTGCTTAGCTTTAGTATTGACTTTAATACGTACTTGGAAGTTCATAAGCATTTGCTCAAATGCTATAGCAATATACTTATCACGTTCTCTATCTTTAAAGAATGTATCTCTATAGTTAAACGTTCTAGCATAGTATGTCAAGTCATAGTTATTTGCATCTATACCATCACGGTTAAAGTCTGTATCTAACTGAGGAATAATAGCAATAGCAGGTTTACCACGTTTAATCATATCATTGATATTGAGTTTAGCCCAATCATCAAAGAGATGTTTACCCTCAATGTAGACTGTCTTAAAGAATGATGCACTAAACTGTGATAAGATATAGTTCTTAAAGAACTCTACACATACTGAATATGCATGTACATGAGATGGAACACAGAGATTGCGATATATCTTCTTCTCCATACGTTCTACTATATCAATTGGTTTAAACTTATCAGGGTCTGCATATATCTTAGCCAACACATCTCTATTAACCACTTCAAAGTCTTTACCAGGCTCTACTTTTAACTGTACATCATCAGTAGTCAATGGTGTATCTTTATCAGACCTAGGTAACTGTTCTCTATCTTTCTTTATTTCAGATATAGTATGAATACCAGGGTCATCATCACGTTTTATATCAAGCTCAATCAGAGGTATATTACCATCATTATCTGGGCCTACTGGAGTGACTATACGGTACTCATAAAAAGGTTTCTTAGCCATAATACCTCCTTAATGACAAAAAATTATATAAATGTTTGGGGTAGCCCTTAAGACTACCCCAATACATATTATTTATTAGAAGCCACCGTATGTAGTAGCGCCCATAATAAACCTCCTATTTATCAATGATCACACAATGGAAGTTTCCAATGCGTGGATCGAATTTATCGTTCAAGTCCGAATAATCAGATACAAGATAGTATGTATTATATCCTTGCATTGGATCATTCGGTTCAATTAAAGCTACACGACATGGAATATCAATATCGTGTAGCTCAGATTTTACTACTACAGCTTCACCTAATTGTAATACATCAGATCTAGCAGCAAAGTAGTTATTTCCAGTATACATTATCTACCCTCCATTAGAGCTTTGATATCATCAATCTCATCTTTAGTATAAGTATCGAAACCTAGATTACAGAAACTATTCAAGTTTACAATAGTATCCTTGAAGTAGTTCATGAATGAATTGAATCGTCCATTGTTCTTAGAAATCATCATAGTATTTCTAGGATTCAATGACTCTTCACATCTAGCTACGAATTCCTTATTAATAAGATAAGTGATGTTCAAGCAGTCCCCATCAAAGTCTGCATTCATACCTGGAAGTACTTGTAATGGAACTCTCATAGTGAATGAATCTACCAATACATCAATACAATACATTTGTAACACAGAACCATAGTTAATAGTTGGGTTACGATTGATGATGAATGGAATACCTCTAGGATAGGATTTAATGATACCCTTAATAATATCTAAGATAACTGGGTCTACATAAGTTTGGGCTTTCCACCACTTCTTATGTGCATCACTATAAGTGATATTATAAGATCTAGCTAGGATATTGATGATAGTCTGTTCCAATAGAACTAGTAATGAGTTATATGGAAGCTTAATCTCATCAATACGTAATGTAGCATCTGGAATGATTACATTACGACCAGTAAAGTTATACCGTCCAGCTAATGCAGATTGGATAGCACCTTTCTTATGTGCTAATTCTTCAATGACAGAATCATACAAAGAATCATTAGACCCAGCATATAGATACTGAATATTCAAGAGAGCCTCATCTTTAAATTGGTCTCTTGCTTGAATTACTGTACGGTTACCATTTACTAATGCTGCATACTTAGCGATATTATTGTAAATAGCATTAGCTCCTTTAAAGGAGAACTTATCCCCTTGGAGATTAACCATACGTAAGAATAGAGAGTACACTGGAATAGAATGTGTAAGTAATCTGTCCCTATACTTTAGTAGCAACTCATAGTTAGCTATCTTGTCTTTCTTGGACTTGTTCTTACGAGCAAAGTATTCCATAATCTCGTCTATCCGTTTACAGAATTCTATCATACCAATACCATGATACTCACCAGATTCTTTTCTGACTTTCTCATTAACTTTAGATACTTCGAATCCATTTTCATCTAACTCTACATCTAGAGTCAAGATGTCTTTAAGAACTGCTGGAGTGATTAGTTTCTCTAGGTTCTTAAATAAGTTTGGATGGATTATTACATGCTCTTGTAATACAACCCAACCAGTAATATTAAGGTCATCGTCTACATATTTGACCTTAGTATTACAATATGGACAAATTTCATTGTTATATAGTCTACCGGTATAGTGACCACATTCACAACGATATCTATCCTTATATGCATCTTTATCATCAGATATAGATGCACCATATTTGGATGAGAAGATGGAAGAATCTGACTTTAAATCTTTCTTTACCGTTTGTGGTTCAGAAATGATAAAGTCTCTACCTTTAGATATACCTTCGATACGAAGCTTATCTAAGTCTAGAATCTCCATAGTTGTCTTCCATGATTCATTTGGTGAATGATGAAGACGGATATTCATGTTTAATTTTCTTTCTTCCATACTTAACTCCTCCTAATTGAAACGTGCAAGATAAACCTCTGCACAGATCTTTTTAATTGCCTCTTTGATATCATCCATAGGGATAACTCTATCAGATAAATCCTTATAGATTTCCTCAAGCATAATACCTACATCACCTTTAGTGATGTCATACTTAGAGCATACATCATCAAGACACGACCCAAATATGATTAAGTCCATAAACACATCATTGTGCGTTGGCATATAATGCTGTGGTATAGATTCTTGCTCTGTTGGTATAATTGATAGAACGATATCACTAGGTTCTTGTTCTTGTACTTCTGTGTTAGAAGTTGTATCATCTTTTACCACAAATGCAGGTCCTTCTTGAAATGTTCGGGGACCACTATTATGTACCCCATTATCAAGAATCATATTAACGAGTTCATTAGCAGAAACATCGTATTTACTAGATATATCTGCTAATGTCATACCATTAGCATGATCTTCTAAAATTTTGCTTTTTAAATTCTCTTCCATTTTTATATCTCCTTTTTAATCAAAGCTTTGATTGGAGCAACTTTATCCAGCCAAAGAACAAATTTATCTCTTGATTTTAGATTATACTTCTTTAATTGATATTTATATAAGATAGAATGCCAAGATACTCCGTTATTGATGTCTTCTACTAATTCTTTATATTGTGAGATCAGGCCTCTGTATCTTCTATAATAATCTATTATAGTTGTATAACGTCTTTCAGATAAAATATCATTCTTATCAATATTATATCTGTCTATAAATTCACTATAAGATATACTGTCTTTTCCATCTATAACTAATAGCATCAGTTTCATTGTAAGATTGATAGAATCTTTAATATTAATATCAAATTGATGCTTTTGATTTGGTATATCAATATAGCTAGTTAGTAGCATATAATTAACCGCTCTATTTTTAAAATTATGAGCGTTATTATACTCCTCATTTGATGGTAAACTTAAAAGTTTACCAAATCTATAGGCACGAACTATTGCTACAGTTTGTGAGTTCCTATACCCAAAGTATTTCTTAGTCCCAGTCTTTGATAATTTATTGACTTCGACTAGTTTATAAAACTCATAAAGCTTCTCAGTGAGCTTTGGGTTATAGTACCTAAAGAATACATTCTTCAGATACGTAGTGTGTCTCATAATTTTAGCACCTTTTATATTGAAGTAGCTTTTTACATCCAATTTTTTGAATTGGTCTAATGTGATACCAAAATTATCCAGGTAGCTTTTGAAACTATTGTACCTAGCCTGTAACTGTGAGCTATTAGGAATGAGAGCGTCTAAACTTTCTTTAGATTTTCCATTTTTATACATAAAATCAAACCCATTCATTGATTCTGCTATATAAGCAAAATCGGCGATTTGTTTGTATGTATAGCTATTTGGAATGATAAGTGGTTTTTCCATACTCCTCCATCCCTTCTATAAAAGTCAAAGCACCCATATCATAGAACGTAAAGAATACAAAGCTATGTTTCTTAACCATATCTATGATGGTATCCTTAGTGGTCTTATATTTTCGTGCAACCATTTCGATGTCTCGCCCTTCGGCAATTTCCTTACCAATCTTTGGCATCATAAGAAATATTGCCTTATTATCGATATAATCACTGGCGAATCTAGTGAGTATATCATTTTTATTGTCCAATGAATATCCTTCACGGTATTCTTTATCGACAATGTCGATGATAGCCTTTTCTGGATTAGGCTCATCGCTATCTATCAACTCCATAAATCTATATGTAGCTGAGATTGAGGCTTTTGCTGCTTTTAGGTTTCTTCTGGCTGAAATCATAGTGCCTCCAACTACGATATTATGCCATCTTCTTTCACCTCCTCGTTTGTAGTATGGTGTATTATCTTTACGACTGCTTTTCTTTCTGTCGTGGGTGATAATAGACCCTTTGATTGTTTTACCACCAACTATGGATTTCTTAATATCACATACTTGTGGTTCATTAGTTGTGGTTCGTTGTACATAGCTTGGAATATCTCTACGTACTTGGTCATACCACAGACCAATCGATTCTGGATTCAAACGTTCATTTTTATATAATTCAGAAATCGTTTGAATAACTAATTGCTTAGTTAATTTTGATTCGATGAGGAATCTTAGATCCCTCTTGACATCGTTTATGATTTTCATAACGACTGTCCTCCTTGGATTAATAAAAAGTAGAATTCTAAAATACTATTTGGTTTTCTTTCATATATCACCTCCTAAACCTTGCTCAGTATCATAGAAAAACGAAAAAGAAAAACTAATAGTTCAAGGACCCCTAGAAGTTAAAGATCAAGATACTATTGTATCTATCACTCTAACTCCTAGAGGTCCTTGAATATAGCTATATTCTTCAATCGATGATAATTATCATCATTACCTTTATAGTATACAACTATAAAGTCCGAGTTTTACGATTCTTCAATTTTATCTAATTTATAGAATGCGTATAGCTCGGATACAGAGTTAACTCCGACAATGATAGCTTGTAGAATGATAGCTGTATTTATATCCAACGAGCTACCAATTAAAAAGCCTATACCTGATCCGATAAGGGAACCGAATAGATTACAAGACTTATTCAAACTATTAAAGGAAGTTAAGTCATCCCCTCGGATAGCATTATTAATACTATCCAACAGCATAACTCCCCAAATAGTATTTAACGTGCCATTACAGATGGCGATCCCTATAAACCTTATAGTAGGATCGTCCACCGAAAATAACACGATTGCAGCATAGACTACTGCATCGATAAGCCCAACTATAGGGGCATACTTCTTAAATAGTTTCCTGAAAGAATTTTTACTCAGGAAACTATTAATGGTGCCTGCCAGCCCAGCATCCAATAGGTTGGCAATGCTTAGAGTACTGGCATCTACCAAACTCATAAAGTAGATTTGGATTGTAGGGGATGTGAATCCAAATACTACATTTTGAAGGGTTGCGAATATAATTATAATCGCTTTAACCTTAGTTAGTATAAGCATAAAATACCTCCTTATAAATAAACCTAACCATTGGTCACGATTATAATATATAACTAAAATTTCTATTTTTACAAAAAAAAAGAAAATAGTCTACAAGGGTCAATGACCCTTGTAGAACTTCTTTTCTTATATTAGATTATTTTACAATAGTGCCATAGTTATCACGAGCACTGTCTTTATTAACACGTACACGTTCAACTTTATTTACACTACCATCTTTACCAGATTCACGATCTACACGGAAACGCATATTAGCATAGATGCTATCTAATTCAGGTTTGAATTCTTTAATAGCACGACCCAATTCTGGATTCATATAACCAGCAGAAATAGCACGGTCTAAAGCTACTGCAAATTCATATCGAGTTAGAGTGCGGTCACCAGAGAAGTTATTATCTGGATAGCCAACTACAATACCTTTGTAAGCAAGGTCTTGTACCATCATATATGCCCAATGATTTTCAGGTACATCTAGGAATACTACATCAGTAATGGCTTCATTACGACCCATAGCATGATCTACCAATGCATCAATCTTAGCATTTTGAGCTGCTACGATTGCACGAAGTTCTTGAATTTCTTTAGCCATAGCAACTTGTTTATTAGCATTCATCTTAGATGCTTTACCAAATTTCATGGATACACCAGCACCAATCATAGCATCTTTACCAATAGTAGAAGATACACTAATCATAGTGTTTTCATTTGGTTGATATGCTACGCCTAATGCACCAGCGTTTTGACCTTTGTAGTGACCATAACCAGCTGCGAAGCTCCATTTGTCATCTGCATTGAAGTCTTGGTAATGTAAGTTAGCCATAGCTGCTGCACGAGCACCTACTTTACTGATTTCACGTTGGTTATTAGCAATAGCTGCATCATAACGGTTGCTAATACGTTGAGCTGCGTCATTCAATTGGCTACCGTTAATTGCATCAGTAGAACCTGCTTCTACACGGCCAGGAGCTACATTAGTAATTGTTTTATTACCAGCATCAATACCATCTTTAGTTACAGATGGGCCATTGTTAATAGTTAAGCCATCATTGTTCACTGTAGTACCACCATCGAAGTTAACAGATTTCATACCATTCAAGTTATCATTCACAGAGTATTTAACTACACCATTAGCATCTGTAGTAACTGTAGTATTTTTACCATTAGTGAAGTCTAAGCCATCAGCAAGCATAACTTGTTTAGCATCTTTACCATTAGCTTTGTAAGTCAATGGAGTTTTGGTAGCAGCTTTTTCGCCGTTGTATTTGAATGTAGTAAGATCTGCCACATTAGCAGGAGCATCCCAACGAGTAACATTGATAACGTCATCTCCTGCAAAACGGTTAGAAGCTTTGGCAATAGCATCCACAGTAGAACGGGATACATATACACCGTATTGTGCATTTGCATCACCAGTGGATTTGCCATTTGTTACACGAACTGCCGCAATATTGTCGACTTGATTGTCAGCAACAACAGATTCAACTGCTTTATTGGCTTCGATAGCTTTATTCATTTGGTCGACGTTAACCGCATCTGTACCAGCAGTACCTGCTTTAACATTATGGATTTGGTTATTGCCAGCATCAATATTAGTTGTAGTGAAGCTTACTGTACCATTAGCATCAGAAGCTGTCATGCCATTAATATTATAGGATGCTGTATCCAAATTGTTACGGTCTTCGATAGTTAAACCATTAGCACTATATTTAGTGTCTTTATCGCCATCAAATACAATAGTACCATCAGTATTGACTACTGTGTGTTTGTCGTCTGTATTCTTACCAAATGCAGCAGAGTTCATATCTACCAAATCTTTATTAACGTTTACTTTGAACTCTTTTCTGCCGTAAGCGTTATCAGTAGCTACTACTGTAGTATTGGATCCATTAGCCATAGTATTGTACTTTTGTGCTTCAAGAGCAACATCGTACAATTGACTACCGTTAATAGCATCTGTAGATGTAGAGGACACACGACCTGCTGCTACATTTTGTAACTGACGTGTGTAACTAGTTACACCGCCAGCACCAGCACGGCCATTAGTACCAAAGCTTACAACAGAATCTGGTGTGGAACCTGCGTAAGTGGAATTACTGAAACGGATGTCTGTTGTATTATCCTTAATATTGGATGTACCAACAGCTGATTCTGTAACAGAATTTGTACCAATTGCGACGCCATTTTGAACGTCAGCAATAGTATTATTGCCTAATGCAACAGTATCAACAGCAGTAGCTTGACCATGAGTACCTACAACGATAGAACCTTGGCCACTAGTGACAGAATTAGAGCCAAAGATCAATTGCTCTTGATCAGCAGTAGTCATTTTATTATTATAACCAACTACTACAGCTTGTTCACCTTTAATAGTGCCATTATTAGCACCAATAGCTACAGAATTTTCACCTGTAACATTGTTTGTTCTACCAATAGCAATAGAGGATGGGCCAGATACTGTAGCACCATTACCAATAGCCAAAGTGTTATAACCAATAGTTCTAGCTTGAGAACCAATGGCAATGGTATACTCAGTTAGAGCTTCTGCAGAAGAGCCGAACGCAAAAGCGTCACGACCAATAGCTTTAGCTTTATCACCGCCAACGAAACTATTTTCGCCGTCGGATAAGTTACCTTGGCCAAAAGCCATAGAGTTTGCTTGTTTAACAGTGTTACCGTCACCGAATGCCAAGCTACTTGTAGCTGCTGTTTCAGCAGTATTATTAGAACCAAATACAAAACCATAATCGCCATTAGATACGTTATTATATCCAATATTGGATCCTGTGGCAAATGCAGAGCCAGATGCTAAAGTACCTAAAATTGCTGCTGTTAAAATAACTTTGTTGTTCATCATTTGAATGTCTCCTTTTAACTATATGCTAAAAAAGTATGGCATAGTACCGTCAATACTATGCCATATACATGGTAGAATTATTTATTTGCAAGAGCTGCTTTGATTTCAGCAAGTTGCTCTTGTAAATCTTTGATTTGTTGTGCCATTTCAATACGGCTAGTTTTCAATGTAGGATCTTGTTTACCTACTTTGAAAGATGCACCAATATTATACATTGGGTTATCTGTTAAAGTTACACCTGCATGGATAAGAGTGCTTTCATTTGGTTGATAAGCAACTCCAATAGCTCCAGCAGTAGAACCTTTATAACCACCTAAAGATGCAGCGAAGCTCCATTTATCATTAGGGTTATAGTCTACATAATGTAACCCAGATAATGCGGCTGCTCTAGCACCAACTTTAGATACTTGAGTATCTGTATAATTGTTTGCACGATTTAATACATCAGACATACCAGTATCGATTTTGCTGTCTAATTGTTTAAGTTGTGCAACGTTAACTGCATCAGTATCATTAGTACCTGCGGATACAGATGTGATTTGACGAGTCACATTATTATCTACATCACCAACGGATACAGCAGAAGCTGTAGAAGTCCATACTGGACTATTGTTTGTAGATTGTGTCTTAGTTGCTACATCATATCCAGCTACACCAGAATTTACTGTATCTTTAGATTGTGCACCAAGAGCTACACCACCAGCGTAAGATACTTCTGTATTATGACCAATAGCTACAGCATCATTTACTACTGTGCTTGTAGCATTATCACTAGAACCGATAATAACTGTATGTGTAGCATTAGCTACATTATGGTTATTACCAACAATAATTGCATTAGATACATTAGATGCATTATTGTTTACACCAACTACAAAGTTATCTGTGCTTTCATTTCCAGATGTACCAGTAACTGTGTTATTTACACCAATCATAGAAGTGCGTAATGTGTAATCGGCTTTATTACCACCACCAATTACCATAGTAGCACCACCACCATTGGACTTAGAGATACCATCTCTTAGTTTACCAGCAAACTCTTTAGCAGAGTTACCAGTATTTTTTGGAATACCAGTCAATTCTGCAATAGAATTAGTGACTTCATTACCAGCACCAAATACGATAGTACCATTAGTATTAGCAGTTCTATTTGCTAAACCATTAATAGTATTAGCTACACCAACACCAGTTCTATCAGCAAACCAACCAGAACCAATGCCTTGTGCTGTTTTAGATTCAATACTATTCATAGCACCTGTAACAGTAGCACCTAAGTTTTGAGATGGGGTGGAGAATCTACCGCCAGTATAACTACTGGAGATAATATTATAAGCACCAGTAGATGTAGTTAAAGCACCGTTACTGAAACTATTTGCACCAATATTAGTTGCATATACATTTAATGCTTGGCTTCTAGTGCCTGTTTCATCTTTATCAGTATTGATAGTTACATCACCGATTTCACCATGGTAGTTATGAGAACCAACCATAGTAGAACCTGTACGTGCATATGTGTTGTTACCAATAGCTACTGCCCCAATAACTTTAGATGGGTCAGCTGGGACACGTGCAGATGAAAATTCGCTCCCACTATATGTAGTTTGACCAAAACCAAATGCTGCTTCAACACCACCAGCCATAAGTTCAGTATGAGCTTTATGACCAATAGCTATTGAACCATTTTGGTTTGTATAGTTTTCGGCTTTAGAAGATACGCCGATGGATACATCATGTGTACCATTAGCACTGCTTCCTGTACCATAAGCGATGCCACTACCAGACCCAGTAGCGTTATCAATTGCCATTACATTTAGGCTCAAAGAGCCAATAACCATTGCTGTCAAAATAATTTTCTTGTTCATAATAAACCTCTTTCTTTACAAAATAGAATTCTAAATTTAAAATATTTTGAGCGTATTATAGGATTTTATATCCCTCCTTGGATTTAATTAGCTAAACTGTAAATTTGCATAATATACTAAGGAATGTGCTTAGCTAATACACATTCCTAGTTATATTATACAACCAAAATTTTTATTAACTAATCATTTTTCAAAGACTTCAGCTATTTCAGACCATCTAATAACTAACGCACCGCTAGTATTATCTATAGCCACATTTTGTAACTTAAATTCTTTATTTTCTGGGTCTTTAGGGATACGTATAGCATCATTAAAGATATCTAGCATATCTTTATCTACATCTTTTAAATGCTTACGTATTTGACTAATCTTTACTGGTAATTCATTATCAGTAAGCTCACCTGCGTCTAAAGTATTTAGCTCCTCAATAGCATATTCTTTGTTAGGATAAACATATGGTTCATACCCAACAACACTACAGAGCTTCTCAGTTACACCTATTTTAATACGATTATAACGTAGCTCTTTGGTTATAATCAAATATTTCGTATTCATGAGTACCCTCCTACTGGTCTTTATTCATATCCATTGTAAGACAAGGAATAATACGCCAATGGACTACACGATGTCCTTCAGCTATAGATCTACCGTTGCCGAGTCTGTCTAACTTACAACTTAATTTAAAACCTAAGAATCTTTCATGATCATCATTACAAGGTATATCTACTGTAGATAAGAGCTCAGGTTTAGCATTAGACTCAATAAAGTCTACTGCTTCTTTCATAGTTAATCCATCAGCAACTACATTATCAACGCTACCAGGGATTAATTCAAATTCTTTTGTTTCTGGGTTGTACTCATATACTTCTTTAGCGATAGCATATTCCATAATAAAACCTCCTTAATAAAATAATATATACTTTGATAGACTACGTATCTATCTACAGTTATAGTATATAACTCAAATTATTAATACTAAAAAAAATAAATGCAGTATACTGGGAAAGCCCCAGTATACTACACCATTCTTAATACCATGTGATATTGATATTAAGAATGTATATATTTATTCTTTATTACCAGAATCAGTTTGGTCTTCTTCGTCTGTATCTTCTTCTAGTTCAAAGAGATACCATTGATAGATTTTGTCTTTGCCACGGAATACAAAGTTTCCAGGTAAGTCATCACCATCATTCAAGATGCCTTCTAACTCATCCATTTCTTTAGTACGGATTTTGTCTTCTTCTGTTTCTGGTTCATCTTTGAGTTCTGTTTGCTCATATAAAGCATTATACTCTTCTTGAATGACTTTCTTACCTGTATCGAAATTATAGATCTTATTATCGATCTCTGCTTCATAATCATCAGTTGTGATTACTTGTTCTTTGTAATCGTATTCGAATGTGTTTTTTACAACGATGTATTTATCAGACATAATGATAACCTCCTTAATTAATATCTGCAGAAGTCTTATTAGATTTAGCAATATACCAATGGTGTAGTCTATTACCTTGGATATAGAATTCATGATGTGGTAATGTACCACAATCACTAGCATATTCTACTTCTAGCTTTTCTTTACGTTCAGTTAAAACCTTAGTAACTTCAGGTTCTACATCAATATAGTTAGCTGAATAGTTTTCAATAGATGCTCTAGAAGATGTACCTAATAGGCGTTCAGCTTCTTCTAGAGATAAATGGAATCCAATGAACTCCATAGTTACATATCCATCAATACCTTGTGTAGATGGGTCATAAGCAAATACTTCTTTTACTACATTGTATAATTCTGACATAATATAACCTCCTAGAAAGCTATAAATATATGAACCACACGATCTGTGCCGATATATGTCGTACTATGTGGTTTATCTAAAGACTCAATACGGTCTAAAAGTTCATCAATCTTATCATTAAGATCGGAATCTGGATTAGGGTATTCTTCATCCCCATAAAAGTGTATCAATTTATCTTTTTCATATTGAATAGCATAATCAATATCATCAAGATCATCTATCACATAGTTTTGTCTAAATGGGTTCTGGTCCAATAAACCATCTTCATGATTAAATAAGTATGTGTCAGTTATGACTCTATATCTTTGCATATAAATGCCTCCTTAGTGGAAATCTGTAGTACAATATGGAGCTTTCCATATCTCCCATATGTATATTTTATTTCCATGAACTATAACTACTACACGTTCAGCCTTTCTCGTATGTTTCTGATATATGTCTCTCTTACGATCATTAAGAACAAGATCAGTCCCTAAATCACAATCAACTTCTTCAGTCTTAAGATCTTCTATAGATCTTTTGACAGCTTCATCTAGTATACGATTAGCCTCTTCTAATGATTTATAACGAGAAATATTTTCATGTAAATATTCTCGGTCACTTCCAGGTACATCAGGGTCATATACAATTAAACTTATAGTCACATTATATAGGCGTGCCATGATATTATACCTCACTCAGTAATTTTATCAATTGCTGTTGCCTTGATAAGGAAATCATATACGATCACGCACTTATCATTATCCAATATTAATATTGTCGTAATAGCAGAATTAGGATACATTTCTTTGATTTGATTTAATGCATCGGCTACATTATCTTTCAAATCTGCATTCTTAATTGTATTTACGATAGCACCGATTTCTTCATTAGTTTTAGCTGCCATATTTAAGCAATGCTTAGCTACGTCTTCACCAATAAACACATGATCATAAACTTTTAAATAATCTGGATCAGTTTCTTCATTAGGTTTTACAACCCACATCATTTGTTGCATAATATAATACTTCATAGTATCTAACCTCCTTTGGTGGAAAATAAATAATATAAGAGTGATACAATTATCACTACACAGTTATAGTATATAACTATAAATATCCTTGGACAAAAGAAATCCCAGTATAGTCAATGACTATACTGGGAATGTCTTATTCAAAAATAACAGAGATATTTGCTTTTGGTGTAGTGTATACATTGTTTAAGAAAGTCTTAATAGTTTCAATAGATTCAGTTGTTTCTGGTATTGAAGTCTTGGCTCTAAGAAGTCTAACTACAATAGCTGTAGGCAATTTATATGTATTATCAGATCTAATGTTATTGATAAAGTACTTACAATAAGTATCAGATGTTATTGATACTTTGAGTGTATCTAAAGACACTATATTTTGATCAGGTGGTTGCCTGAATACTAATTTCCCAATACCATTCGTACCAATAACGTTTAATGAAAATTTATTATTAAACTGGTCATCTAGATTATTAAGTATTGGCACCTCTAGCTCTTTAAAAGTAGCTTGCGAAGCTATACCATTAATATTAGAATTATAGTCGCGTCTTAATGATAAATTGAAGAATCTTTCATTAGATATTGCCATGTATATTTCATACATACTAAAGAACGGGATGCCTCTTACGTAAGTTAATATACCATACATATTTACACTTAAATATGATTTAAGCAACTCTAGTAGTTTTACTTTCTTTACTAAGAATCCCCAGACATCGAATGAAATATCACGTCCAGTAAATGATGTAAACATAGAGCCAAACTGTAGTGTCTCCTTAACTGCTTTTGTTGCAACAAAGCTACTATCAACAAAGTTATCTATATTTATAGTATCCAAATTAATATTATAAAATAACGAGTTGAAATTTGTACAGCTAGATAGATCTATATTTTTTGGATACTTACCATTAAATTCGTTAAATGCTGACGAGAAATCTTTAATACTGGATGTTTTTAATGTAATACCACTCAAATCAGCAGATGCTCCCATAGCAAATTGAGCCATAGTTGAAGGGGCTAAGGTAATATTACTTAAATAGTTTTTTGCAGCATATGTAAATAACCCATTAAATTTACGTTCAGTTATACCAGAATTATCTATAATTTGTACATTAGGAATTTTACCAGAATTGGTATTTACTGTAGGTGATATTGTGAATGGTTCATCTTTAATATTACTTATATCAATATATATATTGTTTATAGATTGGTCTAGTGCTGGTATTATACCGATTATAGATTTTGTTGTATAGTCTTTAGGCACTACGTATTTTATATAAGCTTTAGATTGGTCGTATGTAACCCATGGTTTGAATATTTTAATCTTTTTATTTTTAATGGTGGATTCATTTGGATAAGAAATGAATAAACGTTCGTTTACGTTAATATTCTTAGCAGTAGATGGGTTTATATACATACCCAATGACACATACCATCGATAATCTATCCCTTTAGTTGATGTAAAAATTAGTGCACCATTTACATCTAAAGATTTAGAGTAGTCTAATTTAACTCTAGGAGTGTATCCACCATCTTGTACATCATACCTGAATGCGTAGTTTATTGTATTGGCGTTCTTAAATATAAATGTACGTTCTTTATCAGCATAGTAAGACCTTACTGGTACTACACTTTGATATATATCAGAAGATCTACCATTATACTCGGTAAGATTAGATATTAGATCTTCTGCAATGTTCATTTTTAAATTAAAATATGCACCAAGATTTTGATGAAACATTGGTGTTGCACCTAATGGCCCAATATCGTACCCGAAAATATTTAGTGTGTATTTTGGATCAGATGGCATATTTTGTATTAGATGTGATCTACTAGATAGGTATAAATTGATATCTGTACCATTAGCCATATCATCAGTAGATTTAAAAGTATTGATATAACCAGCTTTTGAGAATTTATTTGTATTAAATACATCTTGGGATGACATATCTATATCACCAGAAAAATTCGGTGATATAAACATCGATCTACCATAATAGTCACGAACTAACGGATCTAACGTAATCATTTGGTTATACTGATCTGGTGTAAACTTAGTTCGATTTTCTTTTGTATAACTATCAATACCATCTATATCTTCGAAATCTCCTTCGACTTCTAAGATACAAATACCATCAGCATCACGGTCATGGAAATACTTATTAAGCTTAAATCCCATATCTTCAGTATATAACTTACCATGAGTACCGACTTCAATAACTATATACTCATTAGGAGATACATCCCATGTACCAGTTATTTCTTGTCCCTCTAGTGGGTTTGGTACTATATTACCACTTAATGGGTTAAATAGTTTAGTAAACTCTTCTGCTCTATAGATGTCTATATCTTCGATATCATAGCAATATGCATCATCAAAGTATTTATCCCATCCTAACACAAGAGAGCCGCCATATTTAACCGATAATGGTCTAACCACACCGTCTAAACATTGTATATCAAATATAACTTCCTTAGCACCTAAACGTGTTTCTGACAATTTAGGGGATGTATGATGTCCTGTAGCAAAATCATATGCACCATCAACTAAATCCATATTAGATAGCATAGAAGAATTGATCATATTATCTAATGTACCAGCTTCTTTAAGCTGCATCATATAGTCATAATCAAACATAGTTCCATTTAAGAACTGTTTACGCATATAGTAAGTTACATTATCATATCTTTGCTTATATTCTGTAGACTTAGCTTTAAATTGATTAAATGCTGTATCATATGTAGACTGTATCAAAGAATCAGTTCTAGATGGTGGAGTAGACCCATCATTATACATAGCTATACCAGCAGAATACAATTTATCAAATGGTGTATATGTATTATAGATATATGCTTGATTGATGAATGAATTTACCATAAGAGAGTTGTCTTCATCATGATATATATCTTTATCAACAAGATTGACTTTATATTTAGCCATTGTATCATTGATAAACTTTGATATATCGGTAATCTTTACCATATCAGATTTAGGGTATACATTATATAGTGCTTTAAACCCTTTATTGTATACAGTAAACGATGCATCATCTTTTATAGCTGTTAGTCTTACATATTCACCCTCGTTTTCCACTGGGCCTATTGGTGGTGGCAAAGGTAATCCTGCAAGTATACTGTCAACTAAGTTATCATAATTGGTATCATCTACAATATCAGGATTTATCATAGTCGGAGCTATAACAACTTTCTTTCTAGTTACAACTAGCGTAGTCTCAATATTTTGCCCCATATTATTATAGACAGATGCATCAGCTTGATATACAGAAAATCCTTTAGATTTATTATCAGTTGTCTGCATAAACCAGCTACTTTCATCACCACGCCAATTATTATACACTCTACTTGCAGTATTTATGCTTCTTGTCGTATCCATACCAATATACGTTTCATAACCAGAATCAGGATCGCCTTCGAACTCCTTCTCTACATACATAGATGATGGTGTACCCATTATACTTCTACCCATATAAGGTATTGTAGCATACATAACATCATTAACCTTACGAGCCATCATAATGCTTTTATTATCAGTAATACCATCTTTTTCGATAGTATCTAATATAGGTGCATTAGATGATATGATACCATTACCACCACCACAAAGCGTATAGTGTATCTTCTTAGCCCAGAATGGTACTTTAAATCTATGGCTACCAGCTTTAAAGATATATACTTTCCTGATTTTAGTTTTCTTCTTTTCAGCTTCGGTTAAAGCAGCATATACTTTACCTTGGATTTTAAATCTCTTCATTGTAGCTAGTCTAGATTTGGTATCACCAATAGCAGCATAAGCTTTAGTGCCATCTGGTAACTTAAACCCTTTACAGATATCCCCAGCTTCTTCTTTTGTAGTGTATAGTGAGATCTCTTCTCTTCTACCACCAGCACTTATTACATATTTTATATCAGTTAATTTAGCCATAATAGTCTCCTATTATAAGTGATCAAGATTATCTTCAGACGCTACTGGTCTTTGATATTCGATCCATTCTTCGGTACCATCTGGGTGAATAAGATGATTATCATTGTCGTATACTGCAACTTTAGAGTAGTATTTACGTGCTAAATTATCAGTAGTGATAAAAGAGTTAGGTGATAATCCACCGACAGTATCAGCATTACCACCATTAGCTCTAGCTGTAATAGTATTATACATGCTGCCTATAGTGACTGATTGGTCATTAATATACGTTTCAGGGAATGTCAATAACCTGTTTATATTTATATCATATTTAGTATCGTAAATCATACCATTAATGGTTACACTACGACCCAATAAATCTAAGACTTTATTGAAAGATAACGCACGGTTTTCATCAATACCACTACCCATAGATTGTGGTAGATCTTTTGGTGGAGTAGAGCTGAGCAAACCTGTTGTGCTATAAGTAGCAGTACAATCACCCAAAATAACAAAATCATCTGATATTGTGGATAAGTCAATATATACAGTTAGTCCGCTAATTGCAACGCTAGGTTCATTTCTAACATTTGCAGCATTATATGAAACTATACCATTGCCATTAACCCCTAAAGCCATATTACTCATAGGATTTAAAGTATAAATATATACAGTAGAAGTTGTAGAGTCTAAATGAAGATCTAAACGTCTATCATAAGTGCCTGGTTTTTTAATAGTATATAGATAACCAAATTTTTGTGTATCTATATACTTTTCGGCAAAGTGGGGAATAAGATCTCTACTAGATACAACCTTTTTGGCACTTGCATTATTTAGATTATATGCTTGATCTCTAGCACTAATAGTAAAATCATCAGCAGTGATTGGTTCATTACTTTGTAGAGTGATGGATGCTAATAAATTACCGTTAGTTGTACAAATACCACCCACAATAAAAGTAGTATCAGAAACTCTGTATATGGTAGGCATAGTAACACTGTAGTCGTAGTATTTATCAACATCAACCTTATCTTTAATAATTATCTTATTATAGAGACTAAAATTGGATTGACTAAATAAATTGATTACAAACTTCATAGTATCATCTTCGACAATAATTGCTTTATTTGTGATATTAGCCATTCTATCACTCAATGTAATTTTAACAAAGTTATTATCGTAACTAAAAGATACGTAGTTAGGACACTTAAATACTTTAGTTATAGAATACTGAATTTGATTTAAGCGTTCACCTAAAGCGGTTAAATCACTCTTTAATGCATATTGATCTGCTGTCTTACCTGCTAATTGTGTAGCATTTGTTGCATTAGCTACAGGTGTAGCGTTTACTATATCTTTTACTGATTTATCTAAACCAGTTATAGCTTGTACTGAATGAGTATGATCTAATGGTGCAACTGCCTTACCATTAGCATATATAGTACCCGAGGCATTAATATTACCAGTTACACTGGTATCATGTAGTTTTGCCATTATATTACCTCCAATGAAAGAATTTGTTCAAATTATAAGAGTGTTAAAAATCCATGGGTTGGTCACCCATGGATTATAACGTCTCTTTATTACAAAAATCTTGCCTTAAGTAGTCTAAAGATAACAGAAATTATCTTAGGAACTATTCTTAAAAACTTAGGATTGACAATGATAGTTTTAGCCGTACTAAGGATCTTACCTTTAATTGTTGCACGTCTGAGTTCTCTATCTAATTTGGTCATATAAGTCCCTCCGAAATAAAAATATACTATTCTTTGAATGGAAGGGATTCACATAATCCACACTTGTGGTACTCAAGTTCATTATATACATTAAAGTTTCTTTGTATACGAGACATATCGAATGTATAGTCTGAGAATAGCTCTCTATATAGGTCTAATTCTAAGTGTCTAATCTTGCATTGTTGTCCTAGCTTATACTGCATATTATTGTAGTATAGGTGACTAATAGCTGGACATTCAAAGCAATGTAAACACTCACAACCATCCTGTATGCTACACATGGGAAGATTATTATACTCACTACAAAACTTCTCTAATTTATATTTATCTAAACCTGAGTAAATGTCCCCTATAGATAATGTTTGGTCATCATAATAGGAATCATCAGAGAAGTATCCACAAGGGTATATATTACCATGTATATCTATATGCAAGAAATGACCAAGATGTCTACAACTAACACATCTTAACTTTGTAGCATCAGATAAGTCTGTATGTACATAAGCCATAGAATCTAGATTAGCTACAATAGATTCAGGAAAGTCTTTACTATCATTGTATATATGATATAGCTGTGGTCTTAGTCTCTCTATGAACTTTGGATCTTTGTATTCATCACAATCACTAAGTAAATAGTATTCCCATTTAGTACAACCATTATCTATAGCGAATCTATATGCTTGATATAGTTCATCTACAGTATCTGGTGTTAAGGCAGTTCTAACTAAGACTTTATCTCTATAGTCAGACTTACCTAGTTTACGAATGATATTTTTAAAATACTCATCATCATAAGAATTATTTTTTACTTTACGTGATTTAGATGCACTATAAACCCCATCCCAGGATATCTTACAACCCCATGGATTTAGTATACCATCATTCCAGAGTTCTGTCAACCCATCTATATTGGTGCCATTAGAAATGGTCGTAAACTCTATGTTTACGTTCTTATAACGCTCTAGTTTCTTAAGCTTTCTATAGGCGCTTCTAATCTTATCACAATGAAGACTAGATTCTCCACCAGTAACTTTAAATTCTAAAGTATCCCCTAATGGCATCTTTCTTAGGAATTTAACTAACTGATCGAAATCAGTAAACCCATCATATCTAGTCTTAGTATCATATTTCTGAAAACAGTATACACAGTCTAGATTACAATATTCAGATATCTTAAATGTAACCGCATCTATACGATCATACATTACTTATCACCCTTAGGGTTTGGTACAACTTCTTCAGCTGGTTCATCATCTAAGAAAGAACTTAAGAAATCATCTAATGGTTTAAGAATTCTATCTTCAGATGGTAATTCTAATCCAGCTTGTTCATAAACGTAATACTTATATGCTTTAAGTGCTTCAGCAGAATTATAGAACCATAGATTAGTTCTTAACGCATAGTTATAGAATATCTCTGAAGTAAGTCTATCAGAAATCAATAGGTCACTAGAATCCCAATCATATATAGAGATAAATTGTTTATCTTCTTCGGAGAGATTATTTAATGTAATAGTTGGATCGTATGCACCAAGCATTCGACAGATGAATCTTAGTATACCATAAAAATATGGAATATTGTTTTGGTTATATACGTATAAACCACGGAATAGTAATTGTGGTTCTTTAAGATTACCATCAATTAAGTCTACCATCTTATTGAATAGCTCTTTACATTTAGCAAAGTCTCGTACTGAGAAATTGATTTCAAATAGTTTATACCATAATGCTAATCTAGTAATACCATAGTTACCATATTGGACTTCGAATAGTGATTCTGGTAACTGTACATCATCTAGCATCTCTTTAACCAGCATATCATTCTCAAGTTCTTCTAGAACTAATGTAATGCATTGTACAAATGTATTGATATAGATAACGTTTAATGCATCAGCAGATAGATTACCATATCCAAAACGTAATGTATCTAGATATTTCTTAATCTTAAAGATACATTGTGAATCTTTAGGTAATGTCTTAGCATATGCTAATGTAGCATATTGGATATATGTATAATGAATGATAGCAGAGTATTTCTCTGCATCAGACTTAGCAATATTTTCATATAAGTTACAATACATACCAAGATAGTTAAAGTAATCATCTTTATACTTAGACATATCAGCTATTTTAGATAGCACAAATAGCTTAGTTTCAAAGTCAATCTTAGTATCATTATAATAGATATTGAGATAATCAGCTCTAGTTTTTCTAGGAGAGATAGCAATATCTAATTCAGTTAAATAGTCTGGACAATACTTTTTAACTAGGCTCTGTAAAGTCCCAGTAAAGTATTCCCATTTTGTTTTATTCTTAATGAAGACGTTATCATATAGACAGAATTCTTTGAACGTAATTAGTTTACGGAATTCATTCTCTCTATACATTAAGATATTTTCATATTCTTGGTCTTCTTTAATAGCGTTATATATACGCTCAGGTAAAAAGTCAATCATTCGTGAGTAACCTCCTGATGGTATCGTTCTAAATGATCTTTATAGCTTCTAACGTAAGCTAATAGTTTTTCATAGTCATCATCATCTAAAGAGTCTATCCACTCTCTAATGGTAGTGTATATGATTTCAGACATTTGACATGTAGCATCTAAGTGGTTTTCTCTCCACTTATCACCAAACTGAGCATAGCGTTCATATCTACACCCACCATCACAAATACATTTGTATTTACATTCCTTACAGTCTGGAGATGTACATGGTGCTTGTAAGATATCCTTATCAAACTCAGTCTCTTCTTGAGATAGTGCAGTACAGTAAGATTCTTCACCATATGGTGTAATAACCTTATACTTACCGACATCACATGAACCAAAGTTATCATCATCTTGTAAGATAGCTATAATACGATTCATGTGTTCCATATACATTCTCTCTAGAGTGAATGTCTTCTTATACTTCTCACGGAATAGTTCTAAATATTCTGGTGCATAGTATGGTCTATGGGCTAATACAAACTCACCATTGACGTTATACTTCTTCTTCCATTCTACGAAAGTCTCATGTATCTCATCAAAGATTTGTATATTCTCATTACCAATAACACACTTTACATCAAACTTAGTCCCTTGAGATATAGCATATTGGATATTATCATATACTGTCTTAGATATAGAATTACCACAGGTATCAACACGGTTCTTATCAGAGAACCCATCCCATGATAATTGTATCTCACTAAATGGATACTTCTTATCTAATTCAATAAACTCTTTAAAATTAACTACAGTAGATGTGACTACTTGGAATTTAATCTTACCATAATACTTCTCTAATACTTGCTCTATTAGATCTATCTTGAGCAATGGTTCACCACCAAAGAATATAATACGTGTAGGATTTTCTACACGTATTATTTCTTCAATCTGTTCAAATGTCATACTCTTAGGATTGTCTCTACCCTTAATATAACAATACTCACATCTGTTAGGACAAGCCTCAGTAAGCATCAGGTATATTTCTTTATAATCATTATTCATATATTCTTATCTATTTTCGCAATATCTACAATAGTCTACAGTTTCTGGTATACTACCATCTGGGTTTACACCAGCTGGTCTATCAAATGGTGCACCAGGATACCAGCCAATATTTTTTTCAAAATACCAATAGTTGTCGTTTGGTTCATGACCTAAATAATATGCACCATAATTTGGCTCTGCTAATACATACCAACGCCAAATACGACCCCATGGGTCATAATAGTTTAATACTTCATTACCATTACGACCACGGAAATCAGGCCATCCTAATTTCTTAATAATCTCGGCATGTTCATAACGTTCAAGCTTAGTATATTTGGAGAAGAAATCTTCACCAACTTGTCTATGCTGACAAGTTAATTGGCATGTAGACTGACAGTTAACCTGGCAACCTATAACACAGAAACCGCCATTATCATAAAACTTACCATTGTTCTTAATGAAAAAGTTAGATGTATTTATAAGATTTTCTCTTAGTCTAGCAAACCATTCTAACTTTATAGGTTGATTATAACTTTGACCATCAGTTCTAGCTGGGAACTTAGTACGACTTTCACCATCTCTAAATGCATCTACTAGTATATATGCTGGTGCTTCTGCTGTTAATCCATTATTGGATATATTCATAGATAGGTCTACAGATATACCGCCATTAGTATCAGAGTTATACGTTCTATAATAATCTAATATAGATTCTAGATTATCTTCTCTAACCCCATCTGGATCATTGAGTATAGAATTTAGATTTGCTATACGTGTTCCTGAATGATATGGTTCTTTATGCGGATTAGCAAAGTTCATCTTATTAGCATGGTCTAAGTCTATATTATTTTCTTGGTTTTGTCGGAATCTATTATTACCTTCCCAGTAGTTGTTACCTTGACGGTTGGTTTGTGGATTATATACTAATTGAGACATCTCTGCATATATAGCTACACAAGTTTGATAAGACTCTACTAGACCACGTACTGTAGTATCTACGAAATGTCTATCAAAAGCTATATCTACATCAGACGGAATCTCTGTTGTAGTTTTACCATCTTTCTTTACTATATATGGAATATCAGGGATAGTCCATTTATAGCGATCGTTCATATTAAATTTTATATCTGCCATAATTAACTATCACCTCTATCTATTATCACAGCTATGACAATAACCATCCGATACATAATAAGCACCATCATCGTTCCAATGTGGGTCTAATTTATTAACCAAAGTATCCTTTCCTGTATGTCTATTATACATCATTTCCCAATGATATTGCTTAGGGTTATCATATGGTGCACCAGGATACCACTCTAAGTTAGTATTATCATCAGCATGGTGAGTTGGTCTAATAGATCTTATATCGTTTTGGTCTGGTAATAGATAGTACCCGTCCCCATAATATCTAGTATTACGATACATCCAACGTCTACCCCATGGATCATAGAAGAAGATATATACATTGTGGTCATGGTCTGGATGATCATAGGTTTGCCAACCGAGTTTATAAATGGTTTGTAAATCTTCGTTCCACTCTAAGAATGTTTTATTTAAGAAATCATCACCTAACTGTCTATGTTGACAAGTCAATTGGCATGTAGACTGACAGTTAACCTGACACCCTACAACACAATATCCATTTACATCATAAAACTTACCATTATTCTTAATGAAGAAGTTAGACGTATTAATTAGGTTTTCACGCAATCTAGCAAACCATTCTAACTTAATTGGTTGATTATAACTTTGACCATCAGTTCTAGCTGGGAACTTAGTATTACCATTAGCATCTCTAAATGCATCTACAAGTTCCATCTTAGGTGGCTCTGCATTATCATTACTTAAAACAATACGTTCAGTTATATTAGTAGACCCACCACCAATACTTGGATGATATACACCATAGAAGTCTAATATATTCTCTAATGTATTACTTTCCACCTGTGTACTAGAAGATAATAGATTATTTAGATCTACAATACGAGATGGATGTAAATGATCTCCAGAAGATGGATTGTTAAAGTTCATCTTATTAGAGTGATCTGTATCTATATTAGCTTCTTGATTTTGTTGATATTTTGGTGTACTAGATTCCCAGTAGTTTCTACCCTTAGCATCCACAGTTGGGTTGTATGACAACTGTTTCATCTCAGCATATATAGCTACACAAGTTTGATAAGATTCTACTAAGCCACGTACTGTAGTATCTACAAAGTGTCTATCAAAGGCTATATCTACATTATTAGGTATCTCAGTTGTTGTTTTATTATCTTTCTTCACTACATATGGAATATCAGGGATAGTCCATCTATAGCGGTTATTCATATTAAATTCTATATCTGCCATAATTAACTATCACCTCCTAGACTGAATGTAAGTAATCACGAATAATAGCACGGAAGTCTTCCATAGTTGCTGAGTCATCTCTAAGTTGAATTAGTTTAGGTTTATTATTATTGAACCATACGTCTACGTAATTCTTAAAAGACAGCATAGCATCTCTAGATGGTTTAGATGTAAGATTTACATTAGTTACACCCTCACCAGCTAAGAATAATTCATCAGTAAAGTCTAAGTTAAATAAACGTAATTGAACTATTGAAACGAAGACTTCTTTAATATTAAGAAGACGTCTAACTATAATAGCAAATGCTATAATATTGACTTTATCATAGAATCTTAAACCATCGAATAGGTTATCATGATCTGCTAATGCACTATCTATGTATCTGAATAGTTTAAATGCCCATAAGATAAACCCATGATAGTTACTAGCATTAAAACTAGTTTCCATATACATTTCATATAGCCACATGACACCTAAAGATACATATTTGTATTTATTGGTTAGCTTTTCATGGTCTAGATTAATACGTTCTAATATGATATCTATAGCAGTATTAGTTAAGTCATTATGTAATAATCTAATAAAGTAAGCTTGGACTTCAAGCCATATATTGTCTATTACATCAGCATCACTATAATATGGTTTAACTTTCTCTTTGACTGTTTTATAATGCTCTACTAGTTTATCATAAGCAGTTGTATCAAATGTCTCATGGTTATCTTGCATAGTCTTATACAAGTAATAGCCATTCAATTCAATATAGTTTACATGAATATAGCTAGGTAATGTAGCTAATTCTTCAGTACTCATAGCATTGTACATAGTGACAAAATCAACTACATATTCAAAATGGATACCATCAGCATAGCTATAAGTGAATAGTCTTAGTAATGCATACATCTTATCCTTTTTGGGTAGACTAGTATCATTAACTATAGTCATTAGAGTCTGTACTGATATATCAGATGTATAGTTTATATATCTAACTAAATCTGGTCTATCTGCTACTTCAGATTTGACTTTATTAAGATACTCAGCTAATTCCCCTGTAGTCATAGAATTATACTGTGCTTCTAGTTCTTCTCTAATAGTCTCACCATAAGTAAGTTTATCATAAGCTGTTTGGAATTCATTAAAATCTGGGCGAGTCTTAATATAATCATATAACTCATCTGTCATAAATATTTTCATTACGACCACCCCCCACAATTTTGATTGTGGCACGTATCATACTGACAGTTTTGACATGCAATTTGACAAGAAGCCTGGCAGGATACTTGACAAGATGTCTTACATAAGTCATTTTCCCAGTACTTATTTTCTAGGTCATTGAATGCTTTATTTAAAACATGTAAGTTACTAATCATAAGATTCAATGTCGCACCAGTATATAAGTCACCAGGAGCCATAGCTCTAAATAACCCACTAGACGTTTCACGATAGTCACCGTGCATTATACCAACAGCACCATCACTAGCTTTAAAAGAACCATCAGATTCGTATTTTGCACCACGTCCTACATGTACATTAAACTTTTGTCCAGGGTATACGTCTAACACTACACGTTTATATTCACCAGGGCCACCAACTTTTTGGTTAATGCTATCTTTAAACATACCACGACCAGTTGGTCCAGTTTGTGCATCAAAGTTAAAATTCCAACCAGTATCTGTGGTGTATGAGATATTATCTCGATTACCACCATTAGCTACTATATCACCAAATCTAGATGGTTCACCATTAGCACCAGGTAAGTGTGATGGAATATAACCTACTACTTGGTAATTATGTGGTGCTCTATATCTAGTTTGTGGCCAACTACCTTGACGTGGATTATCATATCTAGTAAATGGTCCAGTATAGTTTAATTCATCAAGAACTCTATCTAGATGCTTATAACTTTGAGCTGGGAAATTTCTAAAATCTCCTTGTTTGATATAACGACCCATATATTCATAAATCTCAACTTTATTTTCGACAGTACCACTAATAGTAAATGCACCACCACCAATTAAGACTACCGATATTTTACGTACACCTGCTGGTACAGTATATTCATAAGTACCAGGTACAGTATATACTTTATCTAAACCATATGGTTCATCATCACCATCTGTTTTATATGCTAAGTATACAAACCCTTGAGTAGATTTTCTATTAGCATCACCATACCATCTTGGTGCACCAGGACCACCAACTACAATAGATTGAGCAGAACCACCTTTAACGTTTAAAACTGTGGTCATAAAATCACCAGGTAACCCAGAGTTTTGTCTACCCCAGTGCATACCAGAACGATTAGTATACCAATCAGTGGAAGATTCTGGTCTACCATAGTAACCAAATCTGCTTTCAAATAAAGATACTTGGTAACCAGTTACACCAGCTAGCAAGTTATCAATAAAGATATTATTACCACCATTAACAATGGCTTCATTAAAACTTGTGGATTCACCACTAGCACCCATGGAACCACCACCACCACATAAACCTAGTAATACTGTCTTAGTCCCCCTAGGAGCATTCCAAGTAAATCTACCAGGTGTGGTATATTTAACTACAGTATAGCCTTCCATTGACTCACTAATACCAACTGTACTGTTTATCAATTCAGATGCCATACCTAATAGCATATTCATACTAGATGCTTTAAGTGATTCGTCTATAACGATACTATCACTAAATCGTTGTACTTCATCACCAGCATCAACCACACGTCGTATACGATTCTCCGGAGAACCAAAACCAGATCGTACACGTTCTAATGCTTTAGCTTCTTTAAGATTGACAGCTATTGCACTAGCTATAGCAACTAATGGTGCTTTAGCTACTATATTATCTTTGGTTCTGTCTATTTTATCGGGAATACTGTATTCAACAGTATTCCCTCTTTTTACTTGTGTTGGCATGTAAAATTAATCCTCCACAAACTCAACTTTTTTACCAACCAATGCTGCAATAATAGCATTAACAGTCATTAGTTCATGTTTAAAATATGTATCAAAACTAGGTAATACATTGCCCTTATTATTTAGATTCTCATACTTCTCTACGAAATGATTTAGTCTTACACCAAATTCTCTATCAGTAATACTAATAGTCTTAACTTTCTCATCATAGTACTTCTTGACTTTAAGATTTTCAATTAAGACATTTAGTTGTCTAGAACGGATATTGGTTGCTTCAAGTAGCTTATCTTGATAAGCTTTAATAATCTCCACAAAGGCTTTCTGTAAAGTACAGTAACCAATAGTTGGTTCATTAAACTTACCATTCTTAGTATAGTTCTCATAAGGACAACCAGACTTACAAATAGAGATAGCTTCGCATCCCTTACAACGTTCTAGTTCATATGTAGCAACCATAGGTTTAGGGTCAACTTTAGTTTCATCTACACCAGTATAGAAGTTACCAATCTTACCAGCAATCAAATCTACATTATCTGTAGTCGGATAATCTGGGCAAGGCCAAATATCACCTTTCCAGTCTACAATAACCCATCTAGGATTACCAATATTACACATAGAAGTATCTTCCTTGATAGGTTCTAATGCTAAGTTTAATGCTTGGTCTACTTTATATAGAGAGATATTACGTTTATTGGTTTCATCATTCAAGATATTGATATACATATCAAGAATCTTCTCATAGTTATCTTTATAATCTTGAATAGATTGAGCATCCCATTCTAAATCAGATGCTGGTACATTAGCAATATTATTAATACCTAAGTCTACTAGCATCTTAACTGATTCATACATATACTTAGCTGTATCTGGAGCAACTGTCATACGTGCTTCAATAAGATATCCTAGGTCTCTATCAATAAGCTTTTTCATATTCTCGATAACTTTATCGAAACTATTACATCTATGCTTATCATGAACCTCTTTAATACCATCTACAGATACTAATACAGGGATAGATAACTCATCTATATAGTCAATCATTTCATCAGTAAGTAAAGTCAGGTTAGTTGTTGCAGTAATACGAATCTTAAGGTTATTTTCTAAGACATAATCACATACAGCTTTAAATGTCTCCCAATTCATTAATGGTTCTCCACCAAACATGTTTAAAGTGAATATACCAACCATTGGGTCTACTTGGTTGTATGTGGCTTTAAGAATATCTAATGCCATTTCTTTTGGCATATAGTCTTTACCCTTATTAGATTCGAAGCAGTAGCTACATGCTAAGTTACAATCATTAGTCAGTAGCATTGTTACAGCTTGTGGTTTGCTGTACACTGTTGTAAAGTTTTCCATTGTTTCCTCCGAGAATCATTCTAAATCTTTCATATAGTTTTCTCAACTTTTCAGGAGGCTCTTTGCGTTCACAAATATAATCTCTACCATATGCTGTCATAAAAGACTTAACGGTTGGCCTATTTCCGTCTGTAATAGTATAGGTTCTTTTAAGCTTATTGTAAAGACTATTCATAATACTAGTAGACTCTACAATATTCTTTTTAATCTTCTTATTGTAGATTCCAGAAGTATTGTATTTCCAGTCTTCCATAAACTCTCTTGCGACTTCAGCAATAGCTCTATTTAGTTGACATATATTTTGATGCGGATATTTAGAATCAAATGTAGCAATATCGCTACAGGATTGACATACATTCTTAGCTACACATCCACGACATTTTGGGTGGCTATGGATATCAATAGTATCAGGAAATACTAATTGGTTACTGTATACATTACCAATATGCCTAATACCATTAACCAATGCCAATCTATTAGCATATAACTTACCATATGGTGATACATATAGTTGACCAGATGTAAAGAAGTTACTATCAGCAGATGTATCTTTATAGTCTGGAACTATATAATCTAGATATGATATAAGATATAATGCATCAAATCTATTCTTAGTAAACTTGAAGTATTGCTCATAAGCATACTTAGTAGCTTTCTTTAGAGATGTCTTAAATTTACCAGTTATATCTATAGACTCTGCTGGTTCAAATAAGATACTCTTTACACCAAGCTTACTAATAAAATCAAAGTTATCTTCAAAGTATTTAATAGTGTCTTCCATCAATGTCATATGGATAGTTACATGTGTCTTAAGTATATTAAGTTCACGTAAACAAGTTAGTCCACGTATAGCTTCTTTATACCCAGTACGATGTTTACTATTATGGTCTTCTTCACCATCAAGATAACCTACTACATCTATAGCATTAGCTTTAATAACTTTAGCTTTAGCTAATGTCATCAAAGTCAGATTCGTATATAGTTTGTATCTACATATTACATTATTAGCTTTTAGCTTATCTATAATATAGACAATCTTATCCCAACACATCAAAGGTTCTCCACCTTTGAATGTGATGGTATATACACGTCTATAATCCTTAAAGATCTTAGTAATCTTCTCTATCATAGCATCTATCACCCTGGTAGACATATATTGTCTACCCTTAGGTGGTAGATAGTCACAATCTATATTATTATCATTAGTAAGATAGAATACTATTTCTCTTACATCATTCCCTATTTCTTTAAACTCTAAAAACATTTCTTTCTTAAAATTCCCCTTAAAGTTACTGACTCTATATTATTAATGAACCTATACTATACTTATCTTCCCCAAGAAGATGATTTTCTTTTAACCTAGACATTGCAACACTTCCGAACTTATTACGTAGTATCCAATTATGAATACGTAATGCAACTCTATATCTAGCCTTAATTAATTTACATTTATCATCAGCTACTAAATGATAGTCTCTTGTTGATGATAGCATATTTTCCATAGCACATGGTAAACACATACTCTTGGCTTCACAATTGATACAGTCATTCTTAGCGTTTGCTGTAGTACAAGGGTATTTGTCTCCAATATTTCGATTATAAGCTATACCGTATTTGATATTACCAACTACAGTATCTGAATATACTTTAGAAGAATATTCTTTAAAATCTGAATTTGGGACAATAGAGCATCCGAACAATGCCCCATCAGTATCTACTACAATACCTCTATTAGTTTTAAAATGACATGGTGGTCTAGGTTTAAAGTCTTGGTTTATGTGTTCCATCATTATGAAGTTTCTCATATACTTAGGAATAACTGCTAAGCCATATTCTACATACTTAAGAATAAGTATAGCAGTTCTATACATAGATTCCTCATAAGTAGCTAACTCTTCATCAGTTATACCACCAGCTAAGACTGCTGCAAATGTAACTTCAGGGATACCTAAGTTTAGTACACTTCTTACATGCTCTTCTATACTACCAAAATAATTGTTTGGGAATGTAAGTCTAGCAGTAATGTCTCTACAAAGACCATAGTCATATAACTTATGTAATCCCTCTATAGTTTTATCATAAGAATTATTACGTTCGTAATTGTGTTTCTCTGGTGTACCATCTATAGATATATTGATATGGACATTATACTTTCTAAAGTATTCAGCTATCTCATCTGTAATAAGTGTACCATTAGTGGATACCATAAAAAATAATTTATTTTTAGTTAGACCTAAATCATCCATTAGTTCTAAACCGTATTTCATTACCGGCCAATTTACTAATGGTTCACCACCAAAGAAGTCTATCAAAACTGGGACATCAGGATTTGTATCACATAAGAAGTCTATAAAAGATTCCATAACTTCTTTAGACATATTCTTATTCTTCTTATCATCCTGATAGCAGTACCTGCAACTAAGATTACACCCTGTTGACATCATTAGTTGCACGTTAGTTAGATTGTAGAAAGTCTCCTCTAAAGGACTTATGCAACAGCGCAACGAGTCATTCTCCATTGATTATTTACGTAGAAGTAAACTGTCAAGTTTGTGGTATTGAACCAGATTTCTTTATTATTTTCAGGGTTAGCTGGAGCAGTACCATCAATAGTTACACGAATACCACCAACACGTTTAGCATTTTCTGCTAAGTCAGCATTAGTTGCACGATCAGCTACAGTAGCTCTATCTGCTAAAGTTGCACGATCAGCATTCAAAGCTTTATTTGCAGTATCAGAGAAAGAGATACCAGACGGTTTATCAATAAGATCATTATACGAACCAGTAAAAGCAATACGTGCTAATGTACGTTTGAAGTTTTCGAATTCAGTCTTATCTAATTTAGATTTGACTACATCCATCAAAGTTACACCTTGACCACCAAAGTCACCTAAAAGACCATTTACATAGTTCTTAGCCCATGTATTAGCATCTTGTAATGTAGCATTCCATTTAGCACGTTCATCATTTGTGATATGACGTGCATTATCATTAATATGATTATTAAGAACCGTAATACTAGCTTTACCATCAAGCATGGCTTGTAGACTAGGTGCCAGCTCTTGATAGGAGACTTTATTTTCTTTATTAAAATTAGAGTCCATTTATTTCTCCTCCGTAAAAACCCCATTTTGGGGTAGAATAGTTAGAATTACATAGATGTTTTTGGTGACATAAAGTATTGACTTTACATAATAGTAAACCGTAAGGAGGTAATAACGATATGAAACGTACATCTAATAGAATTACTAATGCTAAAGATATAGATTATATCTTATCTATAGATCAAGATATGGGTGCTAAGACTTCTACAGTAATTGGCATGTTTGGTGAATTTAATGGTAAACGTAGATTCAATACATATGATTTAGTTACTATTCCAGCTGGCTCATATGGCCCAGAAGGAAAAAAGAATAAGAATGCTTTTGTTACAACTGTAGGGTTATGGGTATTCAATAGAGTATTCATTGAGAAAGACTTGTTTGATATGTTTGGGTATATCAATAAACCAATTACCAAGAAGATGGTTGGTAATATTATGCAAGAGATCTCATATGCCATTCTAGAGAATAGAAAGACTCTTAAAGTTATGCAAGACTTTGTTATGAAAGGTCAAAAGTTCATGCCTTATGTAAATATATTGTCTACTAGTTATAGTATGAAGCTATTGACTATCACTACAAAGATCAATAAGGCTAAAGAAGAACTTATTAAGAAATATCGTAAAGAATTAGATGCTAAAGATCCTAAGATAGTATTGAAGATTCAAGAAGAATTATTAGATTTGGCTGAAGAGATTCTTAAAGATGACCCAGCTATGGATACTTATAATAGCGGCGCTAAATCTAATATGAGTAACCACTTCAAAAACATGTTTGTTGTTCGTGGTATTACTAAGAACCCAGATCCGACTAAGGGTTATAATATCATCATGTCTAACTATATGACAGGTATATCTAAAGAAGACTATGCTGACTTTGCTAACTCTCTAGCCGAAGGTCCTTACTCTCGTGCTAGCCGTACAGAAGTTGGTGGTTATTGGGAAAAACTATTATTGCCTGCATGCCAACACATTCAGACATTAGACAAGGGTAGTGACTGTGGTACTAAACGTACTATCACAATCACTCTAAATAAAGACAATATAAAAGAATACATCTATTGTTTTATGAAAGAAGGAAATAAACTAGTAGAGTTGACTTCTGAGAATATGAATCAGTATATTGGTAAAACAGTACAGTTTAGATTTGCTTCTTTATGCGAGGCTGAGAATGGTGTTTGTAATGCATGTGCTGGTAATATCTTCTATCGTCTAGGAGTAAAGAATATTGGTGCAGCTGCTCCACAAATAGCATCTAAACTTAAGAACGTTGCCATGAAAGCATTCCATGATAGTCAGGTAAGAATGGTGGAAATGGATCCTATGGAAGCGTTTGGTTTAAAATAATACACATATAACACAAAAAATAATACATGGGTAGGTGGTTGGAGACCCACCCATGTATTTTAAATTAGCATTAGACTTTGTCTAGATCGACGGTAAGACTAATGCCATGCTGGAGTAGATAAGCTTCTGCTTTTTTAGCTTCAGCTAAACTAACTCCGTTATTGCCATAGACATAATCATAGATTATTTCTTGGCAATAGCGGATCATCCAGCCAACATTGGCTGAACGTTCCGCTAATGTATTATGGTAATTCATAACACATCCGGCCATAGGAGTCACCTCCTTTCGGCCTGTAGGATATAATCCTACAAGTGTATGGTTATATTTAGATACAGCTAATACGACTAGCTGTATCTACCATACACAATTATAGTATGCAATTGTAAGTATTAACTTTAACAAAAAAAATAATACCCAGTATAGTCATTGACTATACTGGGTTTTCTTATTACTAATTATTTAGAGTTATGGCATCGTATAAGAATTCTAATGCTTCGGATATACCATATTTAACCAATGGTGATAAGATATGAATAGTATCTACAGTATATAAAACTTTATATTTAGTATTGTGTATACCATCATACTTCCTAGCTAAATTAAACAAATGACTTATATAATCATTAGCATCTGAATCCAAATGCTCAGTTACACTAAAGCATACAGTATGAACCAAAAGATCCATTTTGTATTTATTATATAATTGAGTGTATGTCAGAGTTTTATTATCAGAGTTATATGATAAAGCTATATTAAATTTACATTCTTTATTAAAGGGTTTTTTATCATCATCAGCCCAATCGGTTTCGTATAATACACGAAATGCATTAATAGTGTCCAATTTAGGACAGAAATGTTTTGCACTTCTACGTACTGTTATTGATACACTATATTCTTCATCATCGTCAGTTTTATCTGAAAGAACGGCTCTAGTAAGTAATACTTCTGGGTTAAAGTCATCACGACGTTCATTAATAAAAACTTGTTTATCTTTATAAAGACCAACTTCAGAATTTAATAAGTTATTAAGTTTTTCACTAAACTTTTCAATACCATATCCATGTAATAATGTATCTGTATCTAACATAATTAACCTCCTAAAAAATATACCAGGTATAGGAATTTCCTATACCTGGATTTTACTTATTTCTTATATATAGATTCGTAAAAATCATGTTTATATCTACAGTCAAAGTGAATACTAACATATACCAGTAGGGATACTAAGGCTGTAGACGATAAACCTATTATAAAAATATCCATCGTTCTATTTACTCCTATTTGTATATGATTAAGATACAAATATGTTAGTAAATTTTAATAGAACTCGTATTCAAAACCTTTAAAATAGTCAATTAGACTATCTTTAATCTTGAGGATATCTTCTGGTGTTACAAACCCAGATAAATCTATACTATAGATTTTTATATCATCATAAAATAGATATGCGGTTGGTGCATAGTGGTTATTGGTTTCATATATTTCATCAAACTCAATAGTATCAGGCAATGCACATAATGTATTAGTTTTGACTTCTACATCACCATATCTTTCATATGCATCTGAGTGTAAAATCAATAGCATATCTTTTAATGATTCTACTGTATCTTTATTAAGATCAGTATCAAATACATTAATTTCCATATTAGAGCCTAAGCAATATTCTTTATCTGTAATATGCATAGCTCCTGTGGAATATGTGATACCTACATGACCATTACCATCTAAATATACTGAAGTGGATTGTGTTCTAGCCAATCCTTTCTCGAATACTATATCAGCAACGGTTTTATATATACCATCGTATGTTTCTCTATCTGTCATATCATTTCACCTCGAAGAAATCTAAAATTATCCATAGTCATATTAGACTCTATGATTGTATCCATTATATCAGCCATTTGATATTCGTCATAGTAGTTATCAAATGTAATAGTGTCATTCCTAGTATTGATTTCTACATTGATAAATTTATCATCATACATCGTAGTCAGCTTTACTATCTCACTATTATACCCTTTAACTACAGTATCGAATATCTCCATCATACAACAGATAAGCTCTTCTTCCATACAGATATCGGGATACATTGCTTCTTCTATACCAATAGTATTCCCGAAATCATCATATCGAGTGAGGGTGACTAACTCACCCTCTAACTCAAAATGTAACACAGATTTCATATTAGCCTCGATACATATCATCCAAAGTATTAATCACGTCTTCAAAACTGATATACTCACCATGTAATATAACTAAGCCAATATCTTTAGCATAATTAATAGACACGTCTTTATCATTCAACTTACGTTGAGATAGTTCACGACATAATGCTTTAAACATGTCAACTACCTCACGTTCTGCCTCAATAACGTATTGGGATACAATGGTTACAAATTTATTGTCTGTATCTACAAGGCTAATATAACGTGAAATGCTTAGTGTTGGTTTCATAGATTCATCATCATAGTATTTATAACTAAGATCTGTATTTATAGTGATGCCAAGCAACTTATCATCATGGCCTACTTTAGACAGAGCTTCAAGAATAGCTTTTCTAGTATCACTTAACGAAGTTACTTCTATATCTTTAGAGAAGAAGCATACTCTGGCATTACCTTTAGTGATATAATACTTATTAGGTATATTATTGTCATTGATTCGGAAATCAACTTCATTAGTTGCATCTAATAAGTCAATCATCTTATCACGAAGAAACTTATCGTTATACTTTGAAAGATTGTCGAAAGTTAATACTTCACGTGGTTCTTCGTTAATAAGATCTCCTAATGATGGTGCTTGTGTAGTAGCTTCTTCTACAGTTTCTTCTTCTGTAGATTCCACTACTGTAGTTGGTTCCTCTTTAGGAGTTTCAATATCTGCAATCTCTTCAATTGATTGCACTTTATTAATACTTTTGCTTTTTCTAGCCATTACTGTCTCTCCTTAAATAAGTGAATTCACGATATCGTTAATAATATCGAAAGTATCTTCTACATCATATACAGTAAATCTGTATGTGATATTACCGTCATCGTTATATGGCATTACAGTAAAAGCTGTATCACCACCATAGTTTTCTAACTTACTGAAGATTTCAGTATTAGTTAGATCACTAAATACTTGTAGCTTATAGTGCAAGTCTGTATTGATTTGGACACCATAGTCACCAATACCATCAGTGATACAATCCCAATGACTAAGACCAAACTTAATGACTTTATTCTCTCTATCGTATACGATATCTAAAGTCCCTGCAGTAAGATTATCCAAAGCATCATATAATGTGATTGGTTTATCTTTATAAGTAGCAATTACATGTTTAGATATGTCTACTACGTCTAGGATATTTACACCACCTAGACCTCTAACATAGTCTTCAGCCAAGTCATCTCTATTTATAAACTCATACTCGGCTTTATCATAATAATCCATTAAATCTTCTCGACAAGATTCTTTTGTTCTGACTTCAATAGACATATTCTCTTTATTGATATAAAGATAGTTTATAGTTTTGATGTCTGGTGCGAATTCTATATTCACACTATTGACAATCATAGTTTTAACTTCACTCAATTTTTCTTTGAAATCAAACATGGTTATCCTCCTGATTAAATAAGACGTCTAGCAATATTACTTGTATTACTATTTACGTATGATAGTATTCGGTTAGCTTCGGCTTCAGATCGCATTTTATCAATTACAAATTTACCATAGCTTCTAGTACAATCTATAGCACTATAGTTTATACATGTACCATGAAACTCATACGGTAAAGCCAATAATTCATCTATAATATCTTTAGCCGAAGTATGTGTATACACATTAGTAGAATCTTCTATATACATAGAATAGGTGTCTAAGTCTTTAGCCATTTTGACTTTTGATTTCAATGTAGCAGAATACAGTTTACTATTTACTTCATATTCAATAGAATGGTGTAACTTACGGCTACATAGGGTATTTATAATAGATCCCACTCTTTTATTTTTAATCTGGATCATATTAATAAACTCGTTATATGAATCACTAAATAACAAAGTATCTTTGTATTCATCATCTACTATAAAAGATGATGTGTTATGTCCATCAACAATCACATATTTTTTATCATCATAGATACGAATTTTAGATGATGTAATATCATCTACAGCAACACCATTCATTTCTAATAATTCTAATGGTCTTATCATCATACTAGACAAAATAATATTTGGACCAGTTGAACTGTATTCAGAAGTCGTACTGTTATTAATATATATTGATGAGTTAACTACTAGTGCATCATCACCTACATATACAGATTCTTTTCTAGTTACTAGTTTTTGTGGTATTATGGATGCAGCTATACGTTTAACAAATGCTTTATTATCTTTTATACTGACTGTCATATTACCATTCCTCGGATTCTAATAATGCATTGACTGCTTCATCTACAAATACAAAACCAGCATTCTCTAATGTGATTTTATCAGAGAAGTCATCATGTTTCCAATTAAAGAAGACTGGTCCACGTGGTTTAATTTTACTAATGATGATTTTAGGGTTAAAGTATCCATTAACTGGAACGAATGTATCAAAAGTAACTGTATATCTAAACATAGGTTTACCTTTGGAGTTCGTTGCCAATACTTTAGCAGATGCACGGCAAGATACTTTCAATAGTGTCTTGTGGTCTGTGTCTTGACTGATGCAAAATTCACCAGTATTAGCTGCAGCTAAGATGTCTTCTAATGTAGTACTCTTATAGACTTCTGTAGTTACATCTACTTTCTCTTTTTCTTTAACTTTGATTAATGGTGTAATGAAACCATCTTCAGTTTCATACTCATTAGTCCATACAGTAACAAGTGTGTTACCTTTCTTAGCTGAGTAAACAGCTGTTCTCTTAGAACTGCAATTCAAATCATAAGACGCAAAGTCAAATGTTCTGAATTGACCAATTAGTTCTCTTAAATTAAATTTTTGCTTTTCCATAGTAATTGTTCCTCCTTAACTATAAAACAAATTTACTATAATTACTACACAGTTATAATATATATCCAAAATTATATTTCATTGTATTGAGACAGTAGATAACCCATATAGGCAATGCCTATATGGGTATCCAAAAAAGTTTTAGTAATATTGTAGTAAAAAGAGATATTCTTAGGATCCGTGTTCATCCCAAGTCTATATTATTTTGTTGATTAGTTATAATAAATCAGCATATAATCGAATGGGATTTTAGCATCCCCTGCACCAGAGCAGTATACGATACATGCTGTATTAGTTTTCTTAACCCATACTTCACCAATCAAACCATTAGGGTTTGCTGTTGGAGTAATAGCTACAGAGAAAGATGTATTCTCAAAGCTATGTGGGATAATAGTACCAGTTCTACCATTGAACTCTGCTGTACCTAATAGAATTGCTTTAGAGTCTTTCTTATCAGCAAGAGATTGTCTTTCTTGGTCAGTAAAGAATCTATTATTAGGGTCTTGAGCAATGATAGTTGGTGGTAATTGTGCTGGGAGCTTATATTTATTAGCACCCTCTTCGATGGAATCTAATTTAGCTTTATCTTCTTTAGACATACCACCATTAGAAGTAGCTGTAGCTAAAGAACCATCTAATTTATTATTCCATGCTAAGATTTGTTCATCAGTTACAAATCTATGACTAGCATCTTCTAAGATAATAGAAGGGTCATGTGTTTGTGGATGAATATAATAGTTGGCATTCATATCTACAGAGTTAAGTTTAATCTTATCTTCTTTAGACATAATACCATTTACGTTTGGTGTAACTAAGTTATTGCTTGCTTTATTAGACCAATTAGTCTTTTCTTCCAATGTAACGAATAAATGATCATTATCAGTTTCAATGATAGTTGGGTCTAATTTGCTAGGCATACTAAAGTTAGTTGCACCTGTTTCAATATTGTCTAATTTATATTTATCTTCTTTAGACATAAGACCTGCATATTGATAAGTAGCATTACGGTCTTCAGCTTTAGCTGACCAGAATGCTTTCTCCTTATCAGATACGTGTCTTGTAGATGGATTATTAGGGTGCACATAGTTATTAGCACCCATTTCTACTGTATCCAATTTAGCTTTATCTTCTTTAGACATAAGACCATCTACTGCAGCTGTAGCCATAGGTACAGCATTACTAGAGATAGGAATCCAGTTATCACCATCATAACGGAATGTAATATTAGTATCATTTACAGATACAGTCCAACCACGCTGAGGAGAAGGATACATAATATCAATCTCACTAAAAGTATCTACAGCTTCTTTCCAAGTATTATTAGATTCTAGCTGTACAAACTTATTATCAATCTCAGCTTTAGTATATTTATCATCCCAAGACAATCTATCACTATTAGAAACGTGAATAGATTTAGTAGCCATATGTCTATTAAAAGATGCTGCTGCCATATTAACTTTAGCTTGTGCACCTTCAGGGGTTTCTTTGGCATCCCAATTAGCCCTATCTGTCGGGCTAATATGCGAGGATGCGTCTACTAAGTGGTTATTAAGATCTGTATGATCTTGTGTAATAAACTTCTTTTCTTCTCTAGTTACATGGATACCATCATTAGCTAAGTGACTAACGATATTGGCATTGTTTAGCGTTGCTGCTTTAATCTGCTGGGCATTTAAACCAGTATCTTCTACTAATCTACCTGTAGTATCAGAGTACTGTAACAGATTACCAGAGGTAACTAAATCAGTTTTGTTTTTCAGTCTATTAAGTAATTGGGGTTTAGACATGAAAGAACTTCCTCCTTATTCTTTTTCCTTTTTAGTTTGAAAGAAAAGATAGCTAATTAATACAGATACTGATAAGTAATCTGCTAGCTCTTCAAGTTCAGTGAAGTAGTCTTTAAGTTCTTCACTTTTTAACCTATGGTCAAATTCAAAATCTGCACTTAGAAAACCAACTGGTTTTTCATCCAGTTGGTTAGAGGAGTCATATATAGTAACTACTATTGTAGTTCTATTATCATTCTCTCTATAGAAGAAGTTTGCCATGACTCTATCAATAACGTTTTCATCATCAGGATACAATACCGTAATCTGATGATTATTGATACGTTTAAATAGGTCACTAGCTAAGTTAATAGGTACACCTTTGTGAGTCATAAGTAGACTGGTTGCCCCTTTATGTCTATCTATGTATTCACAAATACAAGTAGTCTTTAAGAAAGGTATATTATTAACCGAATGCTCACCATTATGAAACATATACACGCAAATACGTTCAGCTCCAAGTGTATCAGCAGTCTCTTTGAGTCTGTGTTTGATTAGTGTATTTGTTTTGGTATATGTCTCATTTAGTTTATTTAATGTATATGGGTGCTGATTCATATCATCAATCATAGTATTGATCATTCTAGCTTCTTCAGATTGTGCTGACTTATCAGAAGGCTTAGCTGATTCTTCTCTTCTTGATAATTGTAGAATTGCTCGGGTATTGGTATGGTTGGAGTAGATTACATATGCCACTAGCAAGATTAGAATAAATTCTATAGCACCTATATCTTTAACCATAGAAAGTACACCAGTAGCACCTTCAAAGTCCACTTCATCACCACCTTTAATAAAAATAAAGACTTATTTTTATGTTTCACCTAATTGACCTATTTCTTTGCCTTATAGATTGCATACCCTATACCAGCGGTACCTAAAGCTACACCAGCTATCTTGTAATTTCTGTTTTCATGTTTAAGTTTCTTGACGTCATCACGTAGCTCTTGTTCGACTTTATCTCTCATTAAATCATGAGCAGCAATTTGTCTATTAGCTATATCAGTTACGTCAATAACAACTTCGTCTTTTTGTTTAATTTCTACTGTACCATCTTCCTTGGCTACACTAGATGCCGCAGAAGATTGTAAGGGTGTACTGAAAGTTTCTCCATTATATCTAATACTGGCAGTCTTTTCTTTATTGACTACGACATCAGGATCTTCTGGTGAAGTCTTCTCGATGTATCTTATAGTATCTGTATTATTATTAGTAATGGTTTCTTTTACTGGCTTATTATTACGTAAGTCATCAATAGCAGCCATTACTATTTTATTTTCTTTAGCTAACTCTTTATTGTATTCTGTAGTCTTAGTTACGTTATCAAGAATCTCTCTATAACGATTAGCTTCTACATTAGCTTCATGCTTAAAATACAATATAGTCAGTAAAGAAATTAAGATAATCACGATAAAAGCAATAATAATCTTCAAGTGAGCTTTCACTTGATTGATTAAATAGTTCATAAACACTAACCCTCCGGTTGATTAAAAATTATACTTTTACTAGCGTTACTCCATAACTAGCAAGTCTAGTTTTTAAACTGTCAAACTTTTCCATTCTATCATATGGATCGGCCTTAGACACCTGAATAGTAAATGTACTATTAGGAACCTTGTTTTCTGCAATAGTAATTAAGTTATTTTCGTTTAAATCTATACTATATGGATAGTAGATTGATTTGCCCAAACCTCGAATAATCAACTGTCTATATGGATTTAAACGTTCATAACGTAATTTATCATAGACTCCATTAATCTCTGCTGAGTTACTAAAAGCTATACCTCTATTACTTATAGTCACATCAACAATAGGTCTATGATTATTACACTTGATATGGTCTAATACATCGCTAAATCTAACTTGGTTACCATTATCTATATTATAGTAATCGTAGCTTAGTTGTTTAACGTAATTTAGTTTTAATCCTGTAGATGATGCTTTGATAATATAGTTTACAGTCATCATAGCTGGTGCCATATCATCACCAGCTGATACTACAGCACCACTATCATACATGGTTAAATATGTTTGCCCAATATCTGTAGATGGATCTGGAATCAAGAATTTATCATTACCATCATCATTCTTTACGTGAATCTCACCAGTATCCTGTTTAGAGTTAAACTCATTAGGACCAGGATTCCACTGTATAGCACCAGATGCTACTTGGAATGTACCACGGATATACTTAGTAATCCATTCAGAAACATTACCAGATAGCATTCTATTATTATTTACTGATACGGTAATGGCTCTATTAAAAGTCGGCATATATAACTTATCATCTTTTAGTACAAACTTAGCATTGTAGTACTTATTTTCCATCATATTATTCCAATTCTCTAATAGGCCATTAGTATTAGCATATTCAATAAGCTCTGGTACTAATGATTTTTGTACAGCCATACCATTCATAGGCAAATATCCATCAGGTATATTAGAGCCTAACCAGAATAGTATAGTCCCAACAGGCACACCATCATCTTGAATGTATCTAGTTGGTATTTTTCCATTTACCAGTTTTATAGTATTAGCTGAATTAACTAGTGAATAGCTTGTCAAAGATGATGCAGTACGTTTATATATTACGATATCATTATTTAGCCCATAATGTATAGACTTAGATGTACCATCTTGAGCAAATAATGAATCATCGTCTGTAGATATAGCTATGGATTTATTGAATGCTTTATCCAATCTATAATCATTAAAGTTTTTAAACGTAACAGGTGTTCCATCATATACATCGCTATTAGGATTTATTGTTACATTATCCCCAAATACTTGATTAGACGCTCTTACAAATTCACCAAAGATTGTATCTTTAAGTTTAGTTGCATTCTCTACAGTACAATCTAAGAACGTTGGATTACTACCATATATTACATGACCAGAATCATCTGATACTGTAGATATATACGTGCCAGCATTAGATTGTATATATTTAGGGTGAGTATAGTTATTAGCACTAGGCTCTATAGAGTTTAGTTTCTCTTTATCTTCTTTAGATAGAAGACCGTTCAAATCTATATTGGCTTTATATAATACAGTATTAGCTGCTTTATTCCATACATCACGTTCGTTTTCAGATGTATGCATATTTTGGTTATACATGTGAACATAACCATCATTAATTAGCTTAGCTAACGGAGAAGCTAATTCGGTTTTATTAATTTTATCTAGTTCATTATTAAAGTCACCCATAGCTACCTCCTATTTAGCTTTAATACAATACAAAACAGTTACAGATCTAGCAGAGAAACCTTGACTAGATTCATTTATTATAGGCTTATAGTAATTATCTAATGATTCACGATTCTTATTAGCATATTCATAACCCATATAACCCCATTCATTATAGTGTGGCATTCTATAGCTAAACGTAGATAATGGTCTTTGCTCACATCTAACTATAGGATACTTATTATAAAGCTCAATATCTTCTGGGTATGAATAACCATTAAACGGAGTCACTGGAAATGTACCATATATATTAGCACGTTTAGCATTAGGCTGTAATGTACCTTGCTTATTAGTTTCACTCGTAGGTCTTAAATGTAGATTATATAAGTTAGGTAATCTAAATTTATCAGAATCTGATGCTACAAGTGAAAAGTATGCAGTAGCATGCTCATATGGTAAAGAATTATACTCATTATCAGATATTATCTTATAGTATCGTGACACCCTACGCCATAGTTCAGGATAATCTGTCTTAGATATAATAGCCCCATCTAACAATAAACATCCTCGAGGGATAGTATTACCATATACCGTAACTACAGACCCTATAGGATATCCTACTAATGGTAATAAAGAACTATCTATAACCCCATTATCATTATAAGTTACAGGTTTATCTGGTATAGAGAATGGTTTCCATATATTACTTTGATAATAGTATGCTTTATTATCTTTAGTATTATACCAAAGCTTTCTTGTATCAAGATTTGTATTACTATTAGTGACTTGTATAGCACCATCTAATACATAAGACTTCATTGTCTTATAATTAATAGCTGTATTATCTTTAGCCGTAGAGATATCTACATCTGGCACAGTTATATTATTGAATACTTGGTTATTATTCTTAGCAAAATATTCAATAGGCTTACCATTCAATGTATCTACAGAGTCTACAGTCACTGGTAATACTTCTGGTTCAGATGAACCGTAGATATGACCATACTCATCAACTTTCTTAAATTTATAAGATGTTACTGGTCTATATTTAGGGTGAGTATAGTTATTAGCACCTTCATGTATATCATCTAACTTCTTCTTATCTTCTTTAGACATAAGACCATTAGATTCTGTAGATGCTAACTTAGTTAAAGATTCATATGTGACTTTATTCCAAGTATCACGTTCTTCTTTAGATATATGCATAAAAGAATCAGTCATATGGAATCTTATATCGTTGATGGTATTATGTAATACAGTATTAAACTCTTTCTCTGTTAGCTTATCTAATACTTCATTATATAGCCTAGACTTATTGTGCTCATCTAGCCATTCTTCTTTACGACGTTTAGCTTCTTCTTCAGAATAGGATAGCCACCACTTTATTACATCTTGCTCTTTAGACATAGCTTCTCCTTTCTTTAGTATTTAGCTTTAATCATATATATAGTATTGAAATGGGCTGGTTCATTTATAGTACAGTCATTATCATTTCCCTCATTGGAATTGAACTTTGTAACCAATATATTCGTATTATTATCCCATCTTCTATAAATACTATTCATACCTGTAGCCTGACCTAAACGATCTACTACTCTAAATGCACCAGTATAGAATGATAGTCTTTCATTTACAGCATTTCTATTATTATAGTCAAACTCTTTTAGGAAGTCATTCTTAGCCATAGTATTAAACGTACTAGTCTGTCTAGGGGTACATGATGGGGTATATCTACCAGTATCACTAATATTATTAGTAGCACATAAGAAATCGTTTAGTTTAGGCAATACAAAAGTATTACCCTTATCAAAGAAGAATCCAATAGATGGTAATTGTTCAAACTTACTATATTCAGAATATGGTACAAGTATATTAGATGTCTTAGCAAAGTTATATAGGTCTAAGTACTCATTCTTCTCTACTTCAATACCAGTTAATGGTAAGAATCCGTCTTCTTTCATAAGTTCCATACTAGCACTTAATGTTGGTATAATAGCCCCTATAGGAAGACCTTGTGTTGGCATAAGATTCAATGGAACTTTACCATTAGAATCTAATCTAGCAATATTATTAGGTAGAGTTATATTAACCCAGCTATTAGAATCCGCATCATAGTAAGATGCTACATTTGTAGTCGGACTAATTCTAATCTTATTCAGATTAGGCGCAGTGCCATCACTAATATAATAGCTTGTAGTTAATGATTGGTCAACTAGATCTTTCTTAGTTATAGGGTAATTAAGATGGTCTATATCATTAGGATACTTCCTAAATGATACATTACCCTTTAGGAATGCATTATCAGGTGATACAAATTCATCTGGGTTTATATTACCTAACTTAGTAGCATTTCTAGCTCTAATATTAAGTCTAGCTGGGTTATTGCCATATATTACATGCCCTAATCCATCAGTAGTCACTTCAAGATAACTACCAGGTGTTACATTAGAGAATGGGTGCACGTATTTATTAGCTTTAGCTTCGATACCATCTAATTTAGCTTTATCTTCTTTAGTCATTAATCCATCAGCATATACAGTAGCTGGTTTAAGTACACGTTTAGCTGATTGATTCCATCTGTAACGTTCTTCTTCTGTAATATGTAGAGTATGATTATATATATGGTCATACTCATCTTGTATACGATTACGTAATGATGGAGATAGTTCCTGTTTGGATATATGCCTAGGAATAGTTTGATTTAGACTTTGTCTATCATGATATGACATAATAAACCTCCTATACCTCAGTTAGGGTGACTTTATATTTCTTACCACCACTATTAACTACTAGGCTTCCATTATCTATATCAAATTCCATAGCTTTCTTAGTCTTTGCTACAGTTTCATCGTTGCTATCAAAGATTTTAACTAGGCTATCCCAGTTATCTGCACCACTACGGATGAATAAGTCATTACCAATAAAGATAAACTCATGAGAGATATCTTGGTCAACAGCTCTCATACCCATTACAGTAGCAAACTCTTCAGTTCTAGTACCAGTAATAGCAGTATCTAAGTTTAATGCAGATAATTTCTTTTGTCCATAGAACTTTAGATATGCTGCATAGTCAGATGGTTGAGTATTTACATCAATCTTCTCATTTAATGCAAGCATATACTTACTAGCTTCTGTATATACAGAATGCCATTTCTTCTCTTTACTATAAGAGCTTAAGATATTTGTAGAATCAATCCAGAATAGATTTTCTCCATCACCAGTTGGTTCTACACGAGATCTTACGTAAGGGAAGATATGAGATTCTAGGTATTTCACATTAACTATTTCCATCTTGGTACTGTCGGCACTAATTACCGGAGTCGGTGCTTGTGGTTTACCTAAGAAGATTGGATTAGCTATAGGAGCAAAGTCCCCTGGTACTAACCCACCTAATCTATCAGCATTATCTACAGTAATAGGTAATCTAGTAGGGTTATATCCACGAGTGACATGGCCCTCATCATCAATATCTACTGTAATATAGTTACCAGGAACGGCATTAGGTTTCTTAGGGTGTACATAATGGTTGGCTTGCTCTTCTATTCCATCTAATTTAACTTTATCAGCTATAGACATAAAGCCATTATTATTATTGCTTACATTAGGAATAGTTGCTACAGTATTCCATAATGCTCGCTCTTCTGCAGTAATATGTATTACATCATCTTTAGTATGATTGAATGATTTTGTAACCATATCACGCAGTTTAAGACTAAGCTCATTTAAACCAAGCTTGTCTCTATCTAAATCATAATTGATTTGCTCTGGCATAGTTTTAACCTCCTATTTTAGAATTACTGGGATGTTCAAGTAAGCCAAAAGATGGCCCTAATGGCATATAACCATTAGGGCTTATATCTTTCTTACTTATCATTCTTTTGATAATTGTTTGTAGTAGATCCAGAACTACCACGGCTTAAATAGGTTAATAACCCACCAGCAAGTGTAGCCGCTACAGTCTCTGATTGAATGAATAAAGAATACATTAAAGCTATACCACAGAATATTACAGTTACTATCTTAATTATATTTAGAGGGTAAAAGTATACTCTAGATTTGTAGTATGGTTTACCAGTATCATCCATTTCTTCAGGCTCCATATCTTCTATTTCATTTTCAGTTAGGCTATTAGTATTAGATGATACTTGTTTACCTAACTTAGACCATTTACCGTCGATAAAGATATAATAGTCTCCTTGATAGGCTACTATATTACCATTATATTGAATTTCTTCTGAATTTAATGACGGTACGGTATCTATTTGGAGAGCTTTTTCTACATCGGCAGCAGTATTCATGATATAGATTATACTTGAGCTGCAGTATCAGAGATGCCACGAGCAATAGCCTTAGCAAACTCATCTACTTGATTAATAAGCTTATCTTCTTCTTTTGGGTTATTGATGAATGCTGTTTCAACCAATACCGCTGGCATATCAGTTTTACGCAATACCCAGAAGTTGGCAGATTTAATACCACGATCATATAAGTCTAAAGAATTAACTAATTGATTGTCGATATTAATAGCCAATTTAGTAGATAAGGAGTTAGGACCTGCACTAGTATGAGTAAATGTTTCAGTACCTTCGGCTGCTGGATTTTCTGCACTATTACAATGAATAGATACAAAGATATCAGCATCCCATTGGTTAGCTGCTTCACATACTGCGTCTAAGTCATCATCTTGCATAATGTAAGTTTCATAACCTACAGCTTGAAGATATTGGCTTACTAATGCACCAATTTTTTTAACAACTTCGGCTTCTGTAGTACGAGAGCCTACAGCACCTGGGTCGATAGCATAGCCACTTCCATTAAGTTTAGGGTCATGGCCAGGATTTAAAAATACTTTTCTAATTGCCATAGTTATTATTAACCTCCTATAGTCAACGATTATAGTACTGTTGAAACATAGTAGTAAATTGGTGAAAGGAGGCTATATAATGCCAGATTTCAATGAAAAATACGATCTGATAACCTATAATGATTTATCCCCAGATTTAAGGGAACTCATTAATAGCTCTGATAAAAATCTCCAAAAGAGTTTGAATCGACATATGAATGATAATGAGGTTCATGTAACTGGTATCGAAAAAATGTTTTGGAATTCCAAAGCACCTATTAATGATCCAGCATTTACTGGTAGACCAACAGCACCTACTCCTGAGTTGAATACTCGGAATGATACTATTGCTACTACTAGATTTGTGCACAATGCTCTATATGGTCTTACTCCAGAGAGAGCTAAGACTGCTGACAGACTTAAAGGTACTGTAACCTTTACACTTACAGGTGGGGTAACGGCTCCATCTGTTTTATTCGACGGTTCTAATAATGTAACTTTAAATGTCACATCTATTGATGCTAGTGCTATTAATGGTAAATTTGGTCCATCAAACTTATCAGCTGGTACTTATGATATAAATATTAGTGGTATTGCAGCTAAAGCTAAGTCTGCTGAGTCTATTGCTGGTCTTAATGCTGGTGATATTGCATTAAAAGATTCTCCTAACTTTATTGGTACTCCAACTGTGCCAACAGCTGCTGCTGGAGATATCTCTTCTAAAATTGCTAATACATCATTCGTTAATATCGAAGTTGAACGTATTAAAGATTGGGTTAAGAGAAACAATAATGCAGTTAATAGCATAAAGACTGTAAGTGCTTCTGGTAAAATTACAGCAGCATCTACAGGACCTGATGCTAATGGTAATATCAATCTTAATGTAACTAACTTACAAATTGATCGATCATCTTTAGGTAATATTGATGCTGATACTGTACGTGGGTTTACTATTGGTTCTAGTGTACCAGCTAATGCTAAATTCACAGATACTGTGTATGTACATCCTAAGACTTCTACTGACCTAACTGCAGGTAGTTTTAGTCAAGTATTAGTAGACCGTGAGGGCCATGTTATTGCTGGTGCTAACCCTAGTAGCATGGATATTAATATCACTGGTACAGCAGCTAAAGCCGCAGCATTAGCTACACCATATAAAATGAAATTCAGTGGTATCACTGCTTCTGAATCTATCATTGATGGTAAAACTGAAACTGTAGTTAATGTAACAGCAATCCCATCTGCTATTGTCACTGAAGATACTAACCGTAAATTCATGACTCCAGATGAAAAATCTAAACTTAGTGATTTACCATCTAATGCAGAATTGACTGCTAAACTTGATGCAGTTGCTTCTTCTATGGATTGGAAACCTGGTGTTGCTAATTATAGTGATATTGCAACTACATACACTACACCTAAGAAAGGTATGGTAGTTCCTGTAACTAGTACTGGTTCTATCTATCGTTATAATGGTACTACATGGGATACTATCTCTAGTGTAAATATTCCATTGGCTACTAATACCATTGATGGTAAGATGTCTAAGGAAGATAAGCTTAAATTAGATGGTATTGAAGAAGGTGCTACTAATTATGAGCATCCTGCTACACATCCAGCAACTATGATTACTGAAGATGCAACTCATAAGTTTGTAACTACAGATGAAAAGACTCGTTGGAATGATACATATACCAAAGCTGAAGCTGATCTTAAATTCTTAGCTAAACTCGATGCTGCTACTAATAAGGCAACTATTGGTGAAAACTGGACTATTAAACCTGGTACTGGTGGTGCATTAGACTTCGTGTATAATGATACTATTAAAGCTACATTAGGTACTAATGGTTTATTCGTTGCTAATGAATTATCCGAATCTGGTTCTGCTGGTGCTAGTGTAACTACAGTTAGTACTTGGAAAGCTCCTGTAGCTAACGTATCTGACCTAGATGCTACTGCACCTAATGGGTCTGTATGCTTAGTTACATCTACAAATACAATCTATACTAAAACAGCTACAGGTTGGACACAAGTCAGTGGTGGCTCTGGTACAGCCGCTCCTAGTGGTGATTATATTACTAGAGATGAATTAAATGCATCTTTATCTAGATTAGAAAAGATGGTTAAAGATCTTCGTGGAGGAGAATAATGGCAGACGATAATAAAGTATTAACCGACCAGCTTCTCAATAATATATCTACTCAGTTTAGTACAGTTATTACTGACTTAAATGAGACCAAAAAAGCTATTGAGCTTACAGGTGTAACTTCTTCTGGTAAAACTAATACCTTGCCAGAAGAGGTCCACAAAATTCAAGATAAAACTATCGAGAAACTGAAGAAAGAAAAAACGGTTGATGGTTTAGTTGATGGTGAGTTTAATCTGGAAGTTGGGATGCTATTTAATAATTTTATAAACCCCGAAACTTGTACTGATTATAATACATCACTAATACCAATGTCAGATACATTTGTATTTACTAAACCATTAGGTTTTATTTGGCCTACTATTGAGAAGATGAATAGTATCAGTTCAGCTATTAATATAGCTAAACGTTCTACTGATCCTAAAATTGCAGCTAAGTATAAAGATAGAGATGGTAATAAACCTATCATTAAAGCTATCTTTAAAGATAATAAATATCATATCAGTAGTCTATATATGACAGCCTTTCGTTCACCTGTAGACAAGATGCCTAAAAACTATAATGATGTAAATTATAGACTATCTGTAGAGCTGATTGATGATGCTTTAGCTATCAGTAAAGTATCTCAGGAATTGATTGATAAATATCATTTAGAAAACTCTGGTATCACTACTGACACTAGATTCATTAATATGGTAAAAAATAACGATGTTGAAGTATCCTTACCTTATTACCATAGTGATTTTAGTATCAATAATCAATCTATTGATAGTCCATCATTATTACGCTGTAATAAATTCCGTCTTTGTATGCATAAGAATATTAAGACAGTTGTATGTAATAGTTTATCACTAAATAGAAATCTTATCTTGGCTAGTTTAATTTGTGATAAAGATGGAACCAATCGTACAACCATTAACCCTAATAAACTAGATATATACCTAGATGGTGATATTTGGATATCTGAGAATTTTACAGTAGATCCTGTATTGGCTGGTAATTTCAAAGCGACTACTATGGTTAGTAATACTGATGCTACATTCAGAATTCTTGTAGATAAGTCTAAAGTATCAATGAAATCTCTTCGTAATAGCAGTAGTGTGCTTCCATTATTACAAGCTATCGTATTAACTTATGATAGAAGTGAATATTTTGACTATAATACTATGACATGGAAATCATATACACCAAATATGAGTATTCAACATTGGTTTGAATATTGCTTTAGAGATATATTCAAAGAGCAATATAAAATTGGTGTAACCCCTAGTAATACATTATTCGGTTGGGGCAATAATGCTAATGAGTCATCGATATACGCACGTAGCTATCTTGAAGAAAAAGAATTCTCCATATTCGGTAGTAGCATGGAACTCAATCTACAAAGTGCTAATCGTACAGGTATATTCTATGGCGACTATCCTATATCTAATAGATACGTTACTGCAACTTTCAATGAAGCTTTAGTAAAATATGTGTATATTGCCTATAAAGATAAGCCATATACTATAGATAAGCCTATTAGTTACATGACAAATAGAACGCTCATGAATATGTCAACCTATACTGACGAGGCTACATCTAAAGAAATCTATAAGATTAATTTAGACAAGAAGGCTATTACTGGTAGAAGTTTAGATCTATTTTATCCAAAATATCAAAACGAGTTTAGAGATAAAGTGATTGAAGTCACTCTACCTATCGATAACAACGCTAAACTTAACCGTTGGCATCTTCAAACTATGGCATCATTTGGTGAAATTAAATGGTTAAACACCAAAGGTGAATTAATTGAACGAATCAATATAAGTGAAACTAGATATGATAAGGATGGTCCATGTATTACACCATTCTATAATAGACATATCAAAGAAGTTAGTCTTACTAATGTAAAATTAGGATTTGACTATGTCTTAGCAGAAGAAACATTTGGCAAATTCTATATAGATGAAACTCAAACAGATTCAGAAATTGAAGAACCAGTAACACCAATGATTTGGAAACTTGATGGGTGTAAGATGGGTGAAGAAACATTCGGCCCATATAAATATCGTGGTTCTAAAGTTTCTCGTATGTATCTTCGTTTATTTAAGAATGCTAAATACGTTATCTTCTTAGTTAACGAAAACGACCCTATCGTAAGAGACATTCGTGCTTGTTTAATGGGTATGATGTTCTATAATATGGATCAATCAAAATATTGGAACTATAATACTATGAGTTGGGAAAATACTTCTGATATAGCTCCATACGAAATCCAACCAGAAAACCACCCAGATTATGAAACATTCTCCAACGAGTATGATATCGAGGGTGGGGATAGTTTTGATTATTATTAATAGGAGGGTTCTAGATGCCTGAATCAAAAAATACTACTGAACTCATTTTAGAAAATATCGAAAATGGGTTTAAAGAAATTAAAAAAGATCTTGAAAATGTAAAAGCAGCTATCTCTGAAACAGGGGTAGCAGCTGCTAATACCACTGCTGGTTTAGCTAATGATGTAAAGAAAATCTCCAATAAAGTAGAAGAAAAGATTAAAGCTGCTGATGTGGTTACTGGTTTAGCCGGTGGCTCTGTAAATATCAGTAATGGTTTTATGTATTCTGCTTCTTCTGAAATGATTGACCATAATAGTATTGGTGCTATTCCTGGATTGACTACATATACAGTACCAGACGATAAGAACTATCTTATCCAATGGCCAACAAAATCCTTTATGGAACAAACACCTTCGGATAAACGTAATATTACTATTAACTTTGGTAAACGTCATTTTGGTCAATTATGCAATACTTGTTATCGTATGCCTAAGTATACTGATTTATATAATGATGAATCTACATATAGTCTTAGAGTAAATCTTAATGATGATAGTATCGTATTGAAAAAGAAAACAGATCTTACTGAAGATGAATTAACTATGCTAAGCACTGCTGAAATAGAAGATACCAGTGATGTTTTCGAATGTAAAGGAACAGCATCTTTACCTGAATATACATCTGATTTCTATATCAATGGCAAGTCTCCATATGCTGCAGTAATCAAATGTGACCAATTTGTTGTATCAGGTAATCCTAATGTAAAAGCAGTTGTTACTGATACTATTATCATGGACGAAGAACTTATTCTACGTAACCGTGCTGGCATGGGCCAATATGGTAGACAAAATACTATTGGTATAATTGGTATTCATGGTGGTAATAAAACATCAGCATTCAAAATCTATGTACCTAAAGGGAAATCTAAATTCAATCTTATCAATTCTACTTTGAATCCTGATAATGAATACGTTAAGAATAATATTAGTAAGATTTCTGACTATGCTACTATTGCAGATGTAAGTTTCCAATACTATACACTTATTGCTGTAGAACCTACAGAAGAGATGACAGCATTCTTGATTAAAGAAGCTGACAATCTAGTTAAATTAAGCGTATCTGTAGTCTCCCATGATTTTACACAATACTTCGATTATTGTGACCTAGCTTGGGCTGAAAATAAAGATAAAGAGTTCCATTATATGTACCGACAATGGTTCGATTATCTTGTTCCTACGGAAGAAGATTATAAGTATTATAAATTTAACGATGATGTAGCACAAAATACATTTAAGAACTATAACCCAACAGCTACAGATTATACTGTTACACTTACTGATGCTAGCGCATTGAAATATGCCAACACTGAGTATGGTCAAACGGTATATGCTTTAGGTGATAGTAGTGGTTTATACCATAATAAAACAAATACTATGATTATCCCTAATAAGAAATACGCTTGGGATTTCACTAAAGCAGTATATTGTGATGCAGATTTCCCATTCGATGGTAGTGAAGTTAATGATGGGGCAAGCGAAAATACTACAAGTGATGGTAGAAGCATTTATAGCTTAAACATCTCTCCTGATCCTATCAATACACCATCAATGTACCATCTCGTAGATTTCTATAAGAATAATCTTATCGACAGACAAAATGCAGATGTCCATCTATTAGTTGAATCAGATCGTGGATATGATGCTGATACTAAAACATATACAACTTATGACAATGTCTTAGCACAATACTACTTAGAATCAGACTATCGTGTTTATCTTAAACACAAAACACATGATGGTTCTTTAAGTGATATTGAAAACTTAGTTATTGTTGGTGAAACAGTATATGGAGAACCAAGTAAATATACTAAATACGTACCATACTTCTATAACCGTAGCATCAAAACTATCAAAGGTACAGATATTACATTAGTACCTTTCCGTTTAGAAGATAAACAAGGTAAAGTTACTGGTGTAACTTCAGATGAAGTTGCTGTACCAGAAGCTCCTATGGAAATTATCTTAGATGGTAACTGTGCTGTATCTGCATGGCAAGGTGGTTTGTATTATGACCGTACTGGTAAACATCATATCATCACCCCAGCAACAGGTGAATATAATGCTAAGTACGTTCATATCTTAGTAGATGAAACTAATCCTCTAGTGACTAGTGCTAATGCTTGCCGTTATCGTTTAGCTTTATTTACTAAAGATAAAACAAAACGTTATAACTACACAACTAAGACTTGGGAAGAAGTTGCATCCTATACTGGTGATACTGGTACATTTGCAGAACTATTCCCAGAAGAGTTTGCTAAATTGACTGATGTTGTAGAAGTATAATAGGTACATTAAGGGGAGAATCAAATGGAATACTCGGCTAAACTAAAGAATCTTTCAGCTGCAGAAAGAATATTATATATTCATGACTTAACTAAAGATGGGGTCTCTCTAGACCTCATCTTAGAGTCTATTATTGCTGATGATGATTTAGCATTATACAAGTTCTATGCTAAGCAATACTTAGATATGCTAGATGGTACAGTATTAGGGTTATGTGTTAAACACAAAGCATCTAATATCTTAATCTATCTAGAGTCCTGTAATCAGGCTTGGTTCAATATTAAGAATGACTATAATATCACTAGTGTAATACTTACAGCTATTGATGAATTAGATTATTCTGATATACTTGCTTTCTCTAGTTTAACTGGTATCTTATTCCGAGCGTATAAGCATACTGGTGTTACAAATGCTATCTTGGATTTATATAAAGCATTCATGATTAGATGTATAAAGAATAAGAAATACTTCTTCTTGAATACATTCCATAATCACGTACGTGGTTTATTCGAAGACAAGGTTGGTGACCTTGCTTTAGATAAGCTACTTAAGAACTATATGTCAGAGGAAGAACTACAGAACTATAATGAGAATTATAGATTAGATATTTAATTTTATATAACACTATAGTATCATTGGTCTGCGATGACAGTTCAATGGTAAACCTCGATAAAGCAATTAGCAGAATGAATCCCCATATAGACAATGTCTATATGGGGTTCTTTCTATCTATTCTTCATTTCAGCATTGTTTTTTGCTACATACAAGGTTACACCAATAATGATCTTATTAGCCACTATATTAGTAAAAGACTCTTTTCTATATACATAGTGAGCTTTCTCCAAGAATACTGGAGTAGTTCTAGCTATAATATAATCAGATACATATTTACGCATTTGCTTTTCTATATCTTCTCTAATATAGTTATCATCATTGAATGCTAAGTTATTAATAACTAAGAATTCATTGATACCCTCTTGAATCATATTATCAATCATAGTATCGACTTCACGTACATCGATCTTAATTCGAGAACGTTTGAAAGCCATTTGCTGTTCATAGAAATATGTAACACGGTTAATGATTACACTAACTGTAAAGAAGAAAGCTATAATACTAATAGTTAGTATTACCGTAAGACTGATTTCCAAGGTTGTACTCATTGTATCGACTCCAATTCACTAAATGATCACGAACTTCCATCAATCCATTATCTTGTGTGGAACCGACTTTAATAGCTTCATCTAAGTAGCGTATAACTTTATTGGCAATCTCAATAGTGATACCATATTTATACTCTTCTAAGAAAGCTCCCCAGTTACCAAAACACATATCTGGATGAATGAAGAAATTATTTGTATTATGATAAAGTTGGTGAGCTGTTAAATTTAACATTACAAGCATTACCTTATGCTCATGATGAACTTTACGTAAATGCTGTACTAAGTCAAATGAAGTAATATACCCTGTAGTATTAATGATATGCTCTGTAATGATAAAAGCAATATCAAAGATAGTTAGCATATTATGATGCATCTCAATAGTAGCCATATCCATAGTGATATTATTATTGATTTGGCATCTATCCATACCTAGATTCATTAAGAAGAACTTATAATTCTTATAAGCTCTAGATGCTCTAAATCTAGATACAGCATTCTTTACAAAACTTGTATATCTATCAATATCCATTAGGGAATATTTAGTTTGATAGAACTCCAATTGGTATGGTACAAAAGGAGATTTTATAACTGGATTATTTGGACTTGTAATAATGCTTAAGTCCGGAAATGGTTGACTCATATTCTAAACACTCCTGTTGTTATTCAAATAGGTATGATTAACTTGATGTTGGGCTAAATAGGCTATTACGGTCAGTACATAGTAGTAATCGAATAATTCCATTCCGAAGGGAGGAACTACAAAGAATGAGACTTTCTCATATTATTAAAGCAATCTCACCTGAGCCTTTTGTAGATAATACTGTATACTATAGTAAAATCTTAGCATTAGGTGCAGTAGTAAAAGATAAAGACTTAGCTGATTCTAAAGAATCTGAAGCATCTATGTATTATGCTGACCTATATATTCAATCCATCGAAGGTAAAGCTCCATATGATGCTTATGAATACAATGATCTTATCTTATCTCGCTGTGAAATAGGTAGAGAATATTGGATGGGTATTAAGAAAGATCCACGACTCATACCATTAAATAAACGTGAAACTTGTCGTAAGTTTGCATCTGAATACTTTGTAAATCATTATGTAGAATATAATGAGTATTATCGTATGATTATGGGTAAACCACCATTAGGTATGCCATTCTTATATGTAGATGCTGATTTACGTAAAGATAATATTGGTGTAGACTTTAGTAAGCCTATGCATGAAATGTCTGAGTTTGAATTAAATATACTAGAAGATCATGGTATAATGGACGATCTACGTTCTAGGTATATTGGACCAGCATATGCCTATCTAAACTATATAGCATCTGGTATTACTGCATATGCTGCACGTAAAGCTGATAACTTTGAGTTATTATACTTACCACGTATAGACCAACAAGTTTTATCTGATAAATTTAAGAATCGTTATATAGTAAACCGTGCTTATACTATGGCAACTGTATATGCAGAAGCTTATAGATTTGATAGTGATTACTATACTAACTTTATTACTATCTTTATTCTATTACAAACTATGATTGATCTTATCTCTGAAACTGGAGAGCATATTATCAAACTAGATGTATTAGATGAGAGATGTATTCGTTATATCTTTGAATGGCATGATGTACCATACTATGATGAGATTCCTTTGAAATATCAAATAGCTATGGTTAAGAATCTTAATAAACTATTGAAATTCAAATCTACACCAACTTGTATGGTTGACATCTGCTCATTATTTGGGTTTGATGATATTAGAATCTTTAAATATTATCTTCTTAAAGATAGAAAGTCTGATCCTGATACTGGTGACTATGTATTTAACTATAAATACAAAACTTACCTAGATACTGAAGAAGTTATGGATACCGCCACAAGCACTATGCCTATAACTGATAAGAATAATATCCCTATACCATACCCTAATAACGATACAGAGTTCTTAGATAAAGGGAATTATATACATCTGTATGCTGATGACTTACTAATACCACCATCCGAGTATAATGTAATCGAGCATAAGATAGTATTTGAAAATGAGCATTATCTTGATGGTAAGACTACACTTAAGTTTGACTTCTTAAGCAATAAGACTCCAGATATTCCAGCTAATATTAATGATTATACCATCAAAACAGAGTCTAAGTTTATCACTATAGTGGATAACTCAACAAGAGAAGTTCCTATAGAGTTTCCTGTAGATAAAGATACTTACTTTGAAAAGGGATTTGGTTTACGATTGTCAGTTGGTTCTACATTTATAGACCCAACACGATATAGATTCAATGATGACTTTACTAAGATTATCTTTACTGATGATATTGATTGGAATATTAGTGATACTAATGCCAATAGAGAACTTATAGCCGTATTCATCTATTCTGATAAATATAAGTTCAAGTTTAAAACTATTCAAACTAAAGCCAAAGATACATCTAATACCATCATTACCGAAGTCCCAGAAGATATAGACTATGTAGACCATGGTGTATACTTTGCTGATACTGCGTCAGTATATCTCCAAAAAGATAGATACTTCTCTACATTGACAGCAGACAATAAACTTAATATCACTAATATAGATAATGATGATAAGTTTATTAAAGACCGTGTAGTCAATACTAACTTTATATATTCTAATACTAGACCAGTAGCATTACATACAGAAACTCAAACTATTACTGTAACTACACCGGGTGAAACTAAGTATGAACTAAATTTCCCATTTGCTGGATATATAAATAATAACAATGTCATCGAAGTATATGTAAATGGAGACCCATTAGCATTTACTGAGTATACTATTCTTAAGAATACTCTCCATATTAATAAACAAAACTTATTGATGCGTAAGGGTATTACTATAGAAGTGATATATACATATCCAGAAGACCAAACTGTAACTAATAAGAAAGTTAAAACAGTTGCAGTTGATAATAATAAACAAAGTGTATTGTCTCTTGAGTATCCGTATGATGGATATATACCTAAGAAGAATAAGATTATTCTACTAGTTAATGGTAGACGTCTAGAAGAATCTAGATTTAGATATACTAATACTGGTATAGAGATTACTGATACTAAGTTCTTATTGAATATAGCTGATAATGTCGTATGTTACTATTACGATTACCCAGAGAATGAGTTTTCTATTAATATAGAAGACCAATTTATAACCACTCCTATTGAGGGCACTAATAAATTCCAAATTATATTCCCATTCTTTAACTATATGAAATCTCATAATGGGTTATTTGTAACTATTGGTAGCACACTAGTATCTCCAGAACGTTATAGAATCAGTGGTGATATCTTTGAGTTTACTGATGGTACAGTTATTGATGCTACTAGAGGATTTAATATCACTTTCGTATACAATACTATATTCAGGAAGTATAATAAGTATATCAAATCTGAGATGGTAATGGCTGATATAGCGGATGATGCTACAGGTATTACTATCCCATTCCCATTTGATGGGTATTTAGAATCTCCTAATAATAATCGTATGATGATGGTTATGGATGATGGGTATGTACTAGTTAAGAATGACTATGAAATCATTAATGGTAAAATCTTCTTAACTGATAAAGCTAAGATGGTAAAACATGGGTCTAAAATCAAGTTTATCTTTAACTATATCAATGCTAAGATTAATAAGAAACTAGTTGAAGATAATGAAAAGAACTATGATTTGAAATTCGTTAAGATTCCATTAACCGAATCTGGTGATAAGTATATCAAAGATAAAAATAACCATATTCCTTACGATAAAATGACCGAGGGTGATGGGTTATGGACTGGCGAAATGGATAAAGAAGATGTATATAGAGAGATTCTTGATAAAGAGTTTAACTATGTACGTACAAAGTATATTACTATCGATTCTGTAATGTCTATGACTAAGATTGCATTTGATATGCCTTACTTCTTTAACTTATTATTCGATAAAGTTAAACTAGAAGACAGGCTTATGTTACAAGTACCATCTATCCGTGAGTTTAAGATGTTTAGACTTAGTGATATTATGTGTACACTATTCTCTCTAATGTATGAATACTATAATCTTGAAGATGATATCATGCAAGACCCTGAAAAGATTATGTATATTATGGGCTTTAACTTCGATGCAGACCTAGGTGTACTACAAAAGATGCTTCGTGGTCCCAGATACTATAAAGACTTAGATTATACTGGTGCTGATAAGTTTGAATCTTATAAGACTCCATTGACTTCAGCTAAACAATTATTAAAAATCTTTAATAATAACTTGGCTTTACGTAATAGTCTTCTTACTCATATGAAAGATGCAAATAACTATCGTGAGTATAATGCATATAAGAAGACATATGAAGCATTAATGCAAATCAAATACAATAATGACTTCTTCAAGATGCCATTTGAAGCCGATAGGGGTAAAGAGCCTAATAAGTCTTACTATAATTTCTTGACTTATAGAGATAGAGACTTATCTGGTCTTATTGATAGTATCCGTAATATAGGTGATCTTACAGAAAAAAGAAAACGTATCATCAATACTTGTATTGATATAACCAAGTATGTAGAGCGATACTTTAATAGTAATGAGTACCAATACTTATTTAACTCATTCCCTGGTGTTGGCTTAGACTTTATTAAACAATACGTAGCTAAAGTCATTAACTTCTTTAAATCTTATAAGATCGAAGTCATGGGTATTAATACCATCTATAAATTTGATAGTAGACTATTTGAAACTATTAGAGCTATAGATGATATCTGGTATATCTGTAAGATTAAAGATGATGACAGTATTGATATAGTTGATGGTATAGTAAATACACATATCAAGTCTTTAGCTAAAGATGCTGTACATTTCTGTGATAAGATGTACTTACGTAACTGGTGGTATAAGACTCTTATTCTTGCTGATATGTATGATATTCTCCCTAAGGATATCATTAAATACATTGTATTGAAACCATTGATAGATGAGATTGATGGTTTAGATGGTGTACACGATAAACTTAACCTAGATGTCAAATTGATGCTTGATGATCACATCAACTCTTTATTCATTTATGACACTATGGGAAGCAATGTACACTTCAAAGTTAAAGATACAGCAAGGGCTCATGACCATATGTGGCTTAACCCGTTCTATAAAGCCTAGTTTAACATAGTTATAAAGTTTAAGCTTAAATAACGATAAATATATTTATGGAGGTCGACATGTCCAATACTAAAGAACTCATTTTTAACGAGTTTAACGGTACTGAAGAGAAAGCATCTATTCGTTCTCATGCATACCGTGATACTGATATTGTAATTAGAGCCTTGGGTACTGATAAAGTATTATTCCGTGGCAAAAATAAAATTGTTTTACCTGGTGCTGAATTCACAGCTCGAGCACATTTCGGATTTGCACCAACTACTGAAATCACTCCTTCCTATAATACTGAACTAGGATTAGAAAACAGTGTATTCGAAGTTCCAGCAGAAGCAGAAAAAGTTATGTTATTCTGTGTGGGTACTGATGGTTGTGGTCGTGAAAACTCTCAAGTACGTGAAGTTAACTATGCTAAATGGATTACTCCTGAAGCATTGGTTCCTTTCCGTTATCCATTAGTAACTGAAGATATCAGTGATGCTAAGAAAATGACTTACCATGGTCGTAAAGTAATTGGTAACCGTGTTGCTTATTACTTCAAAACATTCGAAACTGAACCTGTACTGATTCGTCGTTTCGAAGATGGTACTCCTATCGATGCTAAGATCTACAATACTAATAAAAACTTAGATGTAGAAACTGTAGTAGAAATCCATCTTAAAATTACTGAAGATGAATGCCGTGAATTCTTCGTTAATACTGTAGGTCTTAATGAAGCACGTATCAATACTATCTCCTTATGCTATGCTTGGCGTAAAGAAATCGATGGTGTAATGCATTACCAAGATATCCGTCCTTTGACTAAATTGAACTTCCCTAATGAACAATTAATCGAACTCAACAAAGGTATCGATATCACTTACCAAATTTATTATTAATAACTAATATAACAAAGATTGTAATAGAAGATGGAACCCATCCACTTCTTCTATTACATTCACTCATAGGATAATCATCCTATAAATTCTTTCATGGTTAGTTGATATTACGTAGTCAACTAATTACTCTCCTTATAGTGACACGGTTGCAGACTACTCTCCCTGCAACCGTGTTATTATTACAAAAAAAATAATACATGGGTAGATGAGCGAACACCTACCCATGTATATTAATCACCTATAAATGATTTTCAGTTATAGGTGGATTGATTCCTTGTGTTTTAAGGAATCTAAAAGCCATTATGGCTTCGTGATGACTGACGTTGTTTATGTCAGCATAACGATCAGCCACAAGGTTCATCGCAGTTCTAATCTGCCAATCTAGATTGGCAGATCTTTCTGCTAGTTGATTAGCGTAGTTACCTACGCATCCTCGACCGTTCATGGGAGTCACCTCCTTTCGGCCCGTAGACTATAAGTCTACAAGTGTATGGTTATATTTAGATACAGCTATTCTGAGTGGCTGTATCTACCATACACAATTATAGTATACAATCGTAAGTATTAACTTTTACTATAAAAAAAACAAAATTCCCCATATAGGCAATGCCTATATGGGGATATCTTTTGTCTATAATGTATCTTGAAGAAGTAATGAATGAAACTCTCTTAAGATTCTTTCATTGAATGAAATATCAATTGCATTCTTATATTGCTCAGGTACATAGTTTAGATTGAATTGGCTACAACTAGTTCTAAACTCATACTGAGAGAATATATTGAATGGTCTATAATACCCTATATCCAATTTACGTTCAATATAATCATTATATAATCCATGGAGCTGTTTAATAGCATTACGCTTATCTCTCTTATAAACATTGATCATATTATCAAAAGACTTCAATAAATATGGGATGTGTAAATCCACAACCCTATTAGGCATACCCTTAACTTCGAAATATGTCATAAGCATATCTCTAGTGAAGAAGATACTCATATTATTTAGCTCTAAGTAATCATAGTATATAGACTTTGCCTTGAAAGTTATGCCATCAAGTTCTGGGTATAATATACTAGGATTTATGATAAATAACGCATCATTACGTATCTCCAGTAGGGATACTAAGGGAACTTCATTTTTCTCGAGAAAGGCTAACTTGGCCTTCTTAATCCCCTCAGCTAAGGTAGAACTGAGATGGTTATCTCGTATGAAATTCCCCATAAAGTATTGTCTATTGTACCTATCCATATGATAAACCATATCATATGTCTTATCATCAATCTTTCCATACTTGTATAGTATATTAAGATTGGCTTTCTCAATATCGTACTCCACGATATTACTATCGATTACCATTCTTATATCTGATACATAGTCTCGTCTGGCTAATACCTCATCATACAAGCTCATTAGTAAACATACTCCTTACTTGTACACCATATGTAGATGGCATACCTCTTAGAGGTTTATGCTCTGCTATTTGTTGTAATATTTGAGCGTATAGACCAGACGATTGATTGATGCTTGAGAAGTCTAAGTTTTCTGCTGACTCAAAATAGTCATATTCTTGTAACAGTTTTTGATCTGTTACATCTCGAATATAGATTGGTTCAATACCCCATTCTTCTTTAAAGAAGTCTCCTATTACTTCAGCAATATTGTATAACCAATCGTTATACATATCAACGACTATGATAGCTGTGTTATTATTGATGACACATGTAGCAATTTCAAATAACTCTTTAAAAGCTTTTTGAGATTGATTCATTACACTATCACCAAACATGAAATCATAGTCCTTTGTAGCTGGATCATAATTACGTAATGCATATATAATCTCAGCTACACCTTCAAGAGACTCTAGTCTAGTTATATGGATATCTTCTTTTAACTTAAAGAGATCTTCATATAATCTAGAAGTGATTGTGTCTGTAAAGATTAGTTTCATAATCTTAACTCCTTACAAACATAGATGGTCTTGTACCACGTAGAGATGCTTCATATGTGGCTTTAGCAATACGGTTAGCATCTTCGAAAGATAGTCTATCACCATATCTAGCCATAAGCATTGGTTGTTGGTTGTACAAGACATTTTGAATGAATGCTTGAGATGCTTGGGCTCTATTGAATAAAGCAATAAAGTTCTCATAGGAAATATTATTGCTTTGCTGTAACCAAATCAATGCATCAAAACCAGCACCCATATCAGGGTAAATAGCATAAGCATCATCAGAGTAACCCAAGTTCATATTCTCAATCGGAACTTTACTTTGGAGCTTCTCTTGGAAGAATGCCAATAAGACTTCAGGGATTAGATTAAAACTATCCCATTCGTCCTTAGGAAAATATAGTAGTATTTGTTTACCTGTAAGTAAACCTGTAGCTACAAGCAATGCACTGTTCAAAACGACAGTGTTATTAGATTGCAAGTATGCCATATATTGGTCTCTAAATACTTGGTCTGCTACATTACCATTGTAACGTTCTTGTGCATCTAAGTATTCTGCTATCAGTTCAAATGGTGGAAGATAGGCTGGGATAGTTAATATCCCGCCACCATCCATAGGTTCATCTGTAATTGCAATAACCCTTGAGGGACGTCCACTAGCTAATAAGTTATCTACCATGATAGTAGAATTTGTTATAACAAACGGACTTGGAGCTTGTGGTGCATAATTCATTGAAACCTCCTAACTAGAAGTTTGCATCAAACTTCTTATTACTATATTTTACTTTTTTGTGTTTACCAGCCTTATTGCTAACTACACGAGACTCTTGAGCTTCTGCTTCACGTTCGATACGTACATCCTCGATGTCTTTGATTAAACGTTCAATATCTTCTTTGATTGTGTCATATAGTTTCAAAGAGTTTACACGTACAGTATACATTACGGGACCATCTAATTCTTTAAATCCATCTTTTTCAAGATCAATACATAAGAAGTCAGGTAGGATTTCTGTAAGCAACATTGGTTTGTTTAGCTCACTCTTACCTTTGACTTCATTTAGCTTCTTAACTAAGTCTTTAAGTTCTGTATCATCATAAGTTTCAATTTCACTCATGAAATCGTTAATACGATCTTGTAATACTTGCTTGAAATATTTGATGTCTGGCATATTCATTAGCATTTTAGCATTCATATCTTCTTCAGTCTCCTTGTTTTCAATCTCTTTAGACTCTACTTTAGTGTTTTCTTCCTGTTTAGTTTCTACAGGTTCAGTAAAGTCATAGATTTTACCATTTGTAGTATCAACTACATTTACTGGTTTACCATCATGAGTAATCAATTTGATTGGTTTCTCAATAACTGGCTCTTCTTTCTTATCTTCTGGTCGAATTACTTTTACACCATTAGCTGTAACAATGATGCGTACCTTAGCATCATTCTTTTTCTTTTCTTCTTCAGCTTTAAGTGCTTCACGTTCTTCTCTTTCTTTAAGAAGAGCTTTTAAGTATTCATCGTTATGCTCTCTTACTTTTTCAGTCTCAGTTTTCATATCATCAATAGCTTGACGATAATCATTAAGAACTACCTCATGTGGAGCTACGAATTCTTCTTTACTTTCATTGATTTGGTTAGTGAAACCTTCTTCAGTACTGAATACAGTTTTACCACCAACTTTAATAGTACATTTGATTCCCATGTCAATCCCCCTAGATGGAACATAAACGGATAATTTTTCTTTTCCTTTGTATTGTTTGGCTTTACCTATACCGCCACACTTCTTACACATAATCTTATTATATCCAGGAGTGTAGCCTAGCTCTCCACCACACACTGCAGTGCTATGCCAGTCTATAGGTTTACGACAATATGCCGTATCTTTATCTAGAATATACATATCAGCATAGTCTAGTAATACTGGACCAAAACCTTTACGAACTCCCCAGTTCTTAAAAGCTTCGGTACCAAAATCGTCAATTATAAATCTTTTAGTTATTGCACGCATAATATCAAAGATATCTTCACGTACTGACCATAGTTGGTATAAATTCTCTATAGGAACTACACGTTCGAAAGTACCTATAACACCATCATCCGTGGTATCAAAGCACTTACATACGAATGGTTTAAGATATTTCTGGTTAACAATCTCATTCGGATTATTAGTTCGTCCAGCAATATCTAAACCAATCTTAACTACGAAAGAATCATCAAACTGTGGTTGGAATACTACACGGTTAGTACCAGCATGTGCTAGTATATAACCGAGTGGGTTTAGTATTCCTGCTAAGATTCTAAACTTATCTTTAAAGAACTTGATCTTAGGATTAGTCACTGTCATTTTAATCGACTTAATAGTTTCTGCATCGAATAAGTCCTCAACCATAGGCCCTTGTAGATCATCGAAAGCTCTCTCTAATGGTACTGTATAAGCTAATGACCTATACATGGCATTTAGATGAATTTTTCTTACGTCTACATTACTATTTGTCAGATTGAGTCTTACATCATCAGCTAATGTGCTTGCTACTATCATATGTGCCTCCTAATTCTGGAGATAGATATGCTTTGATTGCATCGTTAGCTTGCATATTTAGTTCGACTTGATGCTTAGCAATAGAGTCCATAGATTTACCATTGTAAGTATCAAATTCAGGATCTTTTAGACAAGACCCTTTAGGTAAGTTTTGACCAACAGCTAGGAATTGTTCTAGAATAGAGTTCTCAAAGTTGACTCTATCTTTATTATAATCATATCCAGCTAGCTTGCCAGTTTCTTCTAAGTAGATATAATTATTCATCATATCTTTAAATTGCTCATCATCTTCATATTCTTCAAGTAAGTCAGATACTTGACCGATACGAGTCTTGTGTTTATAACTGCTTAATGCTTCTTGGAATGGGGCACGTTTATAATACCCAGCATCTTCAGATAAGTCAGTTGGTCTACGGTGAGCTTTTTCTAGCATTTCTGCTCTAGCTATACATGCTTCGAAGTTCTTATTGTCGACTTCTTTATCTCCTGTAGCTTTATAGTTACTGAATGCTGTAGCCCATGGATAGAAGTTCGTAGCCATCATAATAGGTTGACCATTTCTTCCTTGGAATGCAGACCATTCAGGTGCTGGACGTACAGGAATAACCGCATCACGGAAACGTTGGTTCTTCATACGCCAGTTATAAAGTCGTAACTCTTTTTCATTGAAATCAATACGACGTTTTTGTGTTAACATATCCCAATCAGGATATTCCCAATCTTCCATTTTACGAAGCTTTCTTGAAGATTCTGTTTGGAGTCTTGGGTCATAGATATATTGATGAATCAAACCATATGGATCTTCTTCATCATATACTTTAGAAGCTTCTTCATTATTAACTTGGTTTGTTACCATATAAGATGCTACCCACATACTTTTCCACCAAGCCATTTTATCTTCATGGAACTTACGAGCGTTCTCATGTTTAGATTCGTACTCTTCTTTAGCGAATCGTGCAGATTCTTTATTGAAGAGATATGCTTCTGCTGGAGTTAATACATTAGTATTAGGAATGAAATGCTTAAGCATATCATTTTGCTGTACTTGTGCTTTAACTTCGTCCATTGGGAATGTCCATCCCAATCTATTACCTCGAGCTTGCCAAGATCTACGCAATGCACGACGTTCAAATTCTTCACGACGTTGGTTGTATTGTTCGATCAAATAGTTGGCATACAATAAGTTTTGCTCATCACACCAAGCAGGGTCTTCTGGCCTTGGTGTTGGTAATTCTGATTGCATCTTAGCAATACCACGGTCACAAGATCCGATACTATCCATTAATAGATTATAAGTATCTTGGTCATATCTTGCACTGTTTACTTGCTTAACATAGATTCCTCTCTTATCTACTAATAACTGTAACTTATCAAACAAAGCTTGTTTATTTTGTTCCCAGTTATAGCGTTTAATCCACTCACTGTATCTTGCTTTATAATCATTGATTTCTTTAACTTTAGAGTCACGTTGCTCTGGAGTAAGATTAGGATTATTAAGCATATCAGCAATAGCTTTATCATTAGGTGGAGCTTCCATATATCCTACATCGTATACAGGAACATAGAATTTATCCACTAAGATATTAAGACAACTGGAGTCTTTAGGTGTTACCATAACTTGCCAGTTAGGATTTACAGGATAACCTGCTAATGGATGACCACCAACTGTAGTCATCATCTCCCAGTTACGACGTTGGTCTTCATATGCCAACATTTGTGCATCTACCATCTGTCCTTGGTATTGCATACCTAGTTGCTGTTGAGCAGCAGATGTAGTATTAGATGTAATATTAGGTAGACCAGCACCATGGAAATATGTACGGTGTGGACTACTAATAATACGTTGTCCTTTAGGGAGTTGTGGGAATACACCCTCAGTAGGGTCTTGACCACGAGATAATAACAAGTCTTCGTATAATTCTAATACGAATTCTTGTTCCAAATCAGCACGATCTGGATATGCATTCAGAAATGATAATACATCGTCATATGTGTTTTCTGGTTTCCATGGTACGTTATGAGGAATACCACATACCATATCATTAAGACGATTGATATACATATTTCTGATATGGATATCATTTTCAATTTCTTCTGGGCGGTTAGCAAAACCTAACCATTTCTTAGCATCATATACATCAGGGAGCATATCTGCTAAATGTAGACTGTCATCTTTAGGTGTAGATTGTAATTCACTATACACCTTGTCAGTCATTTCTTGTGCTACCTGTTCAAGTATAGCATCAAAGTCAACTTCACCAGCAGTAATTAGAGTCTGAATATCCTTGTATCCTTTCTCATGTGCTATCTGTTGAAGTCTATTAAGAACTATTGGTGTAGCAGCAATAGCTTCAGCTCGAGCTGCTTCTTGCCAAGTCATTTGTGTAGGAGTCTTTAAAGACTCTTCAGTTACACCACGGTTTGCTGCAATTTCAGCTAATGTACGTTTTTGTTTTTTACTGTAGTTGCCTAGTGGTCTATGCCAACCACTTGCGTCTGGTTGCATTCTACTAGCAGTTGGTGGGATAAATGTATTCATACCACTCATCGGTGGTTGATTATTAAACCCATAATCCAATGGAACTGCTGTTTCGAAATCAAATCTTGGTGCATTACCCATAGCCATATTTTGAGACATTGCTACTTGTGGTTGAGGTTGTGGGTATTGCATTTGCATTTGTTGAGCCATCATAGCATCATGTTGTGCTTGAGCCTCATAGATTTTGTATAGTGGTACAGCATCTTGGAAGTCAAAATGCACATTAGGGTCAACGCCTCTATCTTGCATTTGCTTATCTGCTATACTTTGATTTACCATTTGTGCCATATCACCCCAAGACATTCTTCCTTGTTGCTGAGGTGCTTGTTGTTGTGGCATAGGTTGTTGGTGTTGCATTTGTGGTTGAGTCATTTGCATTTGTTGTATTGGCTGTTGCCATTGCGGTTGTTGCACTTGTTGTTGCATACCATACCATACACCTGCTGGAACTGTTTGAACTTGTTGCATTACAGGCTGTGGTTGTTGACATTGCATTTGTTTATCTGCTATATCTTGGTTTACCATTTGTGCCATATCAGCCCAAGACATTCTTCCTTGAGGTTGAGTTGCTTGTTGCTGTGGCATTGGTTGTTGTACAGGTTGGTGGTGGTGATCATGCCCACATCCACAGTTTTGACTGTGTTGGTGTTGTACTTGGTGACCACCATTCATCATCTCTCCTAGAGATGGAACATGTTGACCTTGAGCTTGCATTTGAAGCATTTGATTAGTCAACTGATTGAAAGCTTCTGCATTCTCGTTAATGAATGCTAGCTCTTCAGGTGTAAAATTGCTTGGGTTAGCAATATTAGGTTGCACCTGTTGTTGTTGTGGTTGTTCCACAGGTTTAGGTGGTTCGATAACCACTTCTTCTTCTTTTGCCTCACCTGCCAATGAGATGAACATCGATTTTGTTTTATATACTTCCCCTTTGAGTGCAGCTAACTCTTTCTTAAGATCTTCAATCTTGTCTGCATTATCAAAGATTGTTTGTATATACTTCTCTCCATGTTTCATTAGCTCTCTATTCTTTGTTTTGAGAGCTTCAATCTTATTGGTGATTACTTCACACTGGAAGCTTGTTGTATCTACAGTTGGTGTAGGTACTTGTTGCACAGACATAGGTTGTGCCTGTTGTTGTCTGTTGCGTGTCCGCAACGCATCGAAATACATTTTACTTTCTCCTTTTGTTTCTTTAAACACATGAGGGTTCCCCTCTACTTTTGAAATGGATATGAACTGTTCACCCATGCTAGGTGAGGCTTCATACTCTTCTCTTGTGATAGTTTGTACTCCCATCTGTCCATGGGGCATATAATAACTATCAATACTGAACTTATCCATAGACTTTCTCCTTTCTTAATGGAAATAAAAACATCAGCCAAAAGAATAGCTGTTCAATATCACAGCTATAATATACATCTATAAATTAAGTTCATTTATCATTTCTGAGGGGGTTATTAAGCACACTGAGCCATAAGTGCCCAGTGTGCTATTAAATGTATTAGTCTTCGGAATTATCTAAATCTTCTGCGTTAATTGTTTCACTTTCTGGATCCTCATAGGACCATCTACAATGTACATGATTTTCTTCAGTAGGCTCTTCTACTGGATCATTGTTAGTCTGGATAGGTTCTTCTTCTGGTGGATTAACTATATCCATAAGAGCTTTCTTGAATAAATCAACTAACTCTTTACTAACTAGCTGATATCTATTATTGAAGAACATGTCTCCGAATAATACGATTCCATTATATCCGTATCTAACTCTAGCCATAACACCTTGTACTAAGTCTTCTTGTGTCATAGACTCATCTGTAGCAGCAATTAATTCAACCATAGTTTTCTTAATAAATTTTGGATTTGTTAGTTCCATAGGGTTAGCATTTTCAGCATATGGTTCCATTACGATATTGGTTACATTAGCAGCATCAAGAATCAATACTCTAAATCTACCATTTACATACACATATGCTACTAGCTTATCATTAGTCACCTCAAAGTATGGCGAAGTGATTTCAACTACTTCATCAAATACAGTATTGATTGATAGTTTTAATAACGTGGAGAATTGCTTATTAACTTCTTCGATAGTAAGATCAGTTACAAATAAGTATTGTAATTGATTAGCTATAACTAAATTAGTCTTACCATCTTCAGTATGATAAGCAAGAAACTCTGTCTTACCTTTTTTGTAGTCTTCAATAGCTTCTTCAGTAGTAGAACCCTTACCACTGTAGTCATTCATTAGAATAAATTCGATGTTTAATTCTTTCATCTCTCATTACCTCCTATAAGAAAAGATTGTTTCTTATATGTGATATCTGAAGTAAAAAGTTACCCATATAGGTCATTGACCTATATGGGACTTTTGTTTTTTAGATGCGGTATAAGATTAATGCATCCATAATGATCATAATAACGATTAAGACATATACAATTTTTAAGTTTACAGACACTGGTTTAATAGCTTCCATTTCAATAGGTTCTGCTACATTCAAGATGTCTTTAAGTTGTTTAGCCTTATCTTCTAATTCAGCTTTTACATTGCTATCATATTTATCAATATGATCAACTAATGTAGCTGCCATAGTATCAACTTTAGTTGAGATCTCTCCATCGAATTCAGCAAATTCATCTAATTTAGAAGCTTGCTTTTCAATCAAAGTAGTACTATCTTTTTGATTTTCTTCTAGAATAGCCATTTTAGTTTTAATATCGTTTAGCTCTTCTAGTAGTTGCTCAGAATTGGCTACACATTGCATAATGTCTTGATTATTTTTAATCATCGTAGCTAATAACTGTTCACGTACTTCGGCAACTGTAAAACGGTCACCACTTACTGGTTTCTTTTTAATAGTATCTTCTTTTACTTTTGCTTTAGCCATATTTCTTTCTCCTCAGTTATATGTATTCTAGTAAATGAACTAAGTATAAGTGCTTATGATAGTGTTTCTCAAAGATTACTATATTTAAAACTAAATATCTTTGATATTCTTCTGAAGTCTGGATATGGATATCTTTCAGTTATAATAGGCATATTTGCTTCTATACGTCTACCATATACACCAGTACTATTGTTATTGTATAGCATTTGCCTAGTGTAATTATCAATGTAATTATTGGCTTTATGTAAATCATCAGCCAATTCAAAGTACTCTTTAAATGATACAAATTCTTGATTATAGCTATTAGAATTCAAAAAGTTATTATAGGCTTTCTTAATATGCAATAATTTTCTTGTATCTATATGCCCATTAATATGGGATATTCTAATATTTACCCAATCAGGTATATTAGATATGACTGCTAAGATATGATGGTATAGACTTTGATTTGCCACCGGAGTGCCAGATGAGTTATACATAATACCATTCTCATCCATGTTTCTTAACCAACCTGGAAGCCAATCACGAAGAGCACATACACTAATCTTACTATCACTAAAGATATTAAACGTAGTGAATGGACATACTTGTCTTCCTGTAGTCATTTGCTCTATATACATAAAGGCTAAAAGAAGACCATATAACTCACCATAGTTATTAGTTGTCTTACGTATATACTGATAGGTTGGTTCTAACATCCAAAATTTCCCACATCTATCAAGATATTGCATCTGGTCAGAGTAGAATAATGGTAGACATCCTGCGACTACATCGTTATTCTGTTTAGTATGACTCTTCTTATTGACAGATGCATCAGTAAATAAGTTCAAAGTTCTTGGGTCGTAAATATCAAACACTTTCTATACACCCCCTTTAGTGTGATACAAAAATATCCAGTAAGACCAATAACGGCCTTACTGGATAGTTATTATAAGAATCAATAGTTATTTGTGTTTAGTGACAATCTTAATACCATTGCTTTGTAAGTTTTCTAATAAACCCACTAGTTCAGCTGCTTCTTTAGAGAATGTATTTTGTTTGGTTGCTTCCTTAATGAATTTAACTTTTGAATCATCAACAAGAACGGCTTTAGTGAACGTAGCATCATCTGGAACCAAGTTCTTATCACAGATGTGGTCAATTGCTTCTAAAGAATCTGCACAGTTAGCGCATTCCATATAATGAGCCAAATCATTCGCTGCAATTACAACTAACTTTTCGCCATTGTCTTGAGTATACTCAACGACAGGAATCATAGTAGCATCAAATTTCAATGCAGAGTCTAAAGATTCCACGGCTTCAGTTACTGTAATAGCTTTTGCTTTAATTTCGTCTTCTTGCAAGGTATTAAAATGACCTAAATCATATTGCATAGATAATTCTTGTAATACGTCAAAGTCTTTCATGTTTAATCCTTTCTTTGGATATAAATTCTATATCCAATTAATAACGTGTTCTAGGATTTAAAGTATTAATTATCTCTTGCTTACGTTTCTTCAATAATTCAAGTATGAATTCTTTTCTAGGTAAGTCATAAGCACCACTATCATCGATATACATGTATTTAGTTTTCAATAACTCTTGGCTCTTAGCATGATCATATGAAGCTGTAGCTTTCTCAATCTCATGTAAGTTTTCCAATTGGTCTATCGTAAAGTATGGTTCATACATCTCTACAAATTTCTTATATTCCCCGTAAACATGAGTTGTCGGGATAAATAAGTAGTTATTGTGTACTAGTTCATGTACTGTCTCTGATAGTGGGATTAAACCAACCATTCCATTATAATGAATCCACATAACTTCTTTAGCAATAGTTTCTTCATCAAACTCTTGTCCAGAAGCTTGCTGTTTACGATATACTACCATACAAATATCATATAACGTAATTGGATCATGATGGATATGAATCTTAATACTTGTATTATCTCTATTAGATACGTTTTTATAGAAAGAGCAAGTATCCATATTGAAAGAAAGACGTAAGTATTGAATGAGTTCTCTATATTCAATACTATTACGTACATTCTTTTCAATTTGCTTAATAAATTTATCAAATTCCTTAGGATCATTCAATTCCCAGTCTTGTAAGTCATACTGAGGTACATAATCCATTTTTAAAATAGATTTATCTACGGTAGAAACCTGATTAAGCATATTTGGGTTTCTCACTACAAACCACCTCCTTTTGGTGTGAGCTTATAGTGATGTTCTCCAAGGCCTATAAACGGTCCTTGGCAGACACAGACGTTCTACCATCTGGATAATATTCAGTTACAAAGTCCTCAGAATCAACTGTAATGATACCAGTCTTAGGATCTACTGTAGCATTAGGTGGAATAGGAGATCCATCTGGCATTGTTGTAGGAATCTTAGGTGTAGGTTCACTAGTAGGAGCATCTGCAGATTCACCAGGTACTGGTGGTAACTCATCATCTGTTGGTGGTAATGGTGGAATATCATCAGTACCAGATACAGGAGGTTTAATTACTGTACCGGTATCAGGTTCTTTAGGTAATTCTGGAACAGTTTCATCTTCACTAGGAGGAGCTGGAGGTTCAGCTGGAGATGCACTACCTGGTTCATTTTCATGTGGAGTAGTTTCTGTGCTTCCATCTGTAGGTGGTAATGGTGGAAGTTCAGGAATATCTCCACCTGTAGAATCATTAGTATCGCCAGGTAATGGTGGAAGTTCAGGAATATCTCCAGTATTATCATCATTCGTAGGAACTGTAGGTACTGTATGATGACCTTCTTCAGGTAATGGTGGTAACTCAGGAATATCGTCAACGATATTATTATGATTATCAAAACCTGGTGGGTTTGCTGGAGATGGTGTACCTGCTACAGGTTCATGTACTTCAGGTTTTTCTTTTTCAACTACAGCTGGTTTAGCATCTTCAAGTATTCTATCAATATCACCTAAACGGAAGAATTGGTAATCTCCTTTGTAATATTGGTAGTGCTCAGTGGAGAAGTAATTACGTACTAATGCACGTTGTTTATAATAGTCTTCTCCAAGTTTACTTGCTACAGATGTATCTGCTTCCATAGCATCGTTAATAATAGTTGCAATTAAAGCATCATCAATGGATACAAATCCATTTTCCATAGCAATCTTATTATACTTAGCTTTAAGATTAGTCATAAGAATAAGCATAATCTTAGCTCTACGTTCTTTTTCGGTTACATTATTCATATCATCAACTGTTGGTGGGATTAATGTAAATTTACCATCAGCATCTAATCCTTGAATGTAACCAATACCGACATCAGCTAAACCAGTTACGTCTAGCCAAATAGCTTCGTCACCGAAGTTACTTCTTACCTCATCTAGGGTAAGAGTTGTTTCTGTTAAGAATACGACTTTTTGTTTATAAATCTGTGCGTATTTTCTCATCAGTCTAAGTCCTCCAATACTTCTTCTACTTCACTACCATTAGCTAGCTTTGCATTATAAATCTCTGTACGTATCTTACTATCTAAATACTTCTCAAAATAGTCTATATTTTCAATATTTTTGTATATATTTTTTAATATAGTCTTCCCAATTGTATCTTTATTGGTAAGAATAGAACGGTATGATATTGCTAATTCGCAAATATACGATGTCTCCTGTGTATCCCCACTGGAAGATGTAGATAATTGCTTGTAGATGCAATTCTTGGCTAATGTAGATAGAATTAATAAATCAATTAATCTAATGTCCATTAGTCTGACTTGCAGATATATCATCGAAGGGTCTAATATCCAATCTGTATCTTCTCTACCAACCATGTAGTTCTTGGATATGTCTTCTATGTCTGGTATATTAAAATATAAGATACCGTCTTCTTCTACTGGTTCTAAAGTATTTACATAACCACGTAAACGAATGAACTCATATATTCCTTCGATGGTATCTTCTTCTATAACCCCAAAGTATGTGGCTAGTCTATATAAGATGGAGTCTTCATTCTGTATACGTATATCTGTAATGATATCTATATACTCTTTAAGATTCAAAGATATTAAGTTATCCGATATTTGGTATAACTGTAAGTACATCTTTTGTTCTTTATTTATGGTGTCTCCATCTACAGCGAATAAGAAGTGATAGTTCTCTGCTGATGCTACTGGATATTTCTCTGGTAAGTCTGGAAAGAATAATAATGATACTGTCTGACTTGTAGTCTCAATATCTTCTATGATTAATCTATTCTTCTCCTTGGTGGACATTAAGTTCTGTATCTTCTTTAGTATCTTCATCTTGTCCAATTCTTTCTAAGAATACTTTAACGATTTCATTGTTAATATCTTCTTTAGTTCTGTATACAATCTTAGATGATTCCATATCCATTCGTTGGATGTCTACGACTACATCTGTTTCTTTGGATTCTAAACATTGCTCTTCATCTAATAAAGATCTAGCTAAGATATCATTTGCTATATCTAGCATCTTATATTGACCATCATTAATTTCATCATTACGGTCAGTCTGTTCTTTAGCCCTTGCTTCGATAGTATCTTTCAATACACTAGTATCTTTGTAATGCATCTTAAAGATTAAGTCTGCTTTAGGTAATAAGAATCCATCTGCTAGTTTCTTTACCATCTCTTTCATAATGGAGAAATCTATTCCTTGGGATTCTTTATATTTAACTGAACTCAAATATCCACTAGGCATATGCTTCATCTTGCTTACTACACGTTTAGCTAATTGGTAATAGATATTAGAATAGAAGTATCTGTCCATAATGATAATATAGTTATCATTGAAGAATGTATTGATATTGTCTAGTTCTTGTTTACTATAAAACGTAGTGAAGATATCTGTAACGAATAATGTAGTCTCTGCTAATGGACTAATAACAATGTCAACGTTATCTTCAGATTTGTATAGCTTATTGGATTTGAAATAGTCTACTAGATTATGACTAGATGGACTACCATAATTAGGAAACTGAAACATAACTACTTTGCTTGTAATATTCTCTTCGATATAATCCATTAGTAGATTAGCTTGAGTATTCTTAAAACTTCCATCTACTCCTTCGAATACAATAATCATTGGTTTATCTAATTCTATTCTATCTAGAATCTCATAATCAAATTGCATAATTAGGATATCCTTTCTTTGTGTAGAATAATTTTTGCTTATATAATAATTAGTTGCTACAGAGACGAACTAACTAGTTCCAATAGAGAGAATAGTATCTTCTGTTTGGATAGTATAAATTCTAGTTGCTACAGAGACAAACTGTTTACCCCTATAGTTATATAATTTAACTGCGTCAGCATAAAGTAAAATTAGATCATGATACTACTTAAGATAATTAGATAATGGTGGACTAGGAGAGGAGCAGCCTTAGAAGCTGCGACTCGACGTAAGTCCACCCTTATATAATTTCCTAAGTATTATGATACTCTACAAAATAGAAGTAGATTGTTTATCTCCTGAGTAGAGTATATACACTTTCTTTCTATAGAGAGTTTTATTTTATCTTCTATATAGAAAAATTATCTCAGATAGAATATATTATTCTATCTGAGATTCTTTGTAATAATTTTATATACAGTAGCTTATTTT